AGTTTATTCTTCTGAAGTTGAATTGTATAATGAAATTCCTGAAACTATTCAAAAAGAAGTTATGGATATTATTGTAAAACGCATTGAAGATTTGATCGAATCTAAAGGTATTGAAGATATCAAACCTGAAACAGAAGACGAAAAAAAGACACGTCTCGAAAATGATATTGAAGCTCAAGTACGTAAAGCTTTAGATCAAATGAATAATAAATAATAATTATGGACTTGGGTCAAATACCCAAGTCCTTTTTATTTTTTGAGGATAATTAATATGAAAGAGGCAATTGTAAGTGCTAGCACATGTCTTAAATGTGGATCTAAGAATATGGATTTAGTAACCATTAATGGTTCTATTATAAAGTATTCTTCATATCTAAGCATGTTAAGCAAAGATGAAGTAAAAGATAAACTAAGCAGATACCAATTATATAAATTCAAGTGTAGAGAGTGTGGTCATACATCATCTATTGATTGGAGATTTGGATTACCATGTCCAACTGAAGAAAAGGCTGATTTTTAGTTAAAACAAAGCAATAATATAAAGAAAGGAGAAACCCTTATGATTACAAAAAATAAAATTTTATACATCATAGGTGCTATAATTTATATTAGTTGCTTTGCCTACATTATATCCGATATGCTTCAAACTATCGAAGGTAGAATCTTATTGTTTATTTATTCGACATCAGTCATTCTGACTGCTTTAATTCTATTTCTAGGTTATAAGATATTCAAAGCCCTACTAGTAATTATAGAAAAGTATAGCAAGGAATGATACCATGTCCAATTTAGCATTTACCATACTACTTTTATCAGGTTTGCTATGCATTATTGCAAATATCGGCTTTATATCTTCAATATCGATGATGTTATTAACAGTAATGTATATCATAACTCATCCACGGAGGTAATATGTCAGTATTTAGTTTTATTAAGATAGTTGGGACCTTATATATGCTTCTCTCTATTTTGCTTACTATCTGTGTAGCTATCATACTTCCAGATGGATTAACTTTAGTGTCTCCTATTTGGATTACACTACTTGTGTCCATTGCCGGTACTGCATTCTTAGTATATTCTAAAAAGAGAAAACAGTCTAAGGTTACAGGTAATAAATAATGAAATTAGACTTCATAACTCTAGTAATACTATTGACTATGGCAGTTACCTTTTATAAGAATTTAACCACTCCAGGTGATATTCCTATAGAAGTTGTAACTGCATTTATATTCTTAGCAATAGTAGTGCTAGCATATTATAACTCTAAATAATAAAAAAGTATCTCATATTACACATACAAATAGTTTAATATTAAAAAGGAAGTATAAAAATGACTTTAGAATTAGGGCTCATATGTGGGCTCTTATTGATTATTATATTCATGATAATTTTATTTATAGACTATGTAAAATTATCTCCAAAGTATACAATAACAAGTAAGAGAGAAGGAAAAGATGTATCTCTCTTTTACAATGTAGAAATTAATGGTGATTTTTCAATACCAGTTTCTAAATTAGATTATGATATGGTTTCAGTCGGTGATAAAATTGTAATACGCAGTTTTATGGGAATCGGTGATAACTGTAGACTTTATAAAATTGAAAAGGTATAATATGAGACTTATTTACATAAGACTTGAGAATTACATAGGAATCTATAATGGTCGTGGAGACAATATCTTAGAGGTAGACTTATCACAGTCTACCTCTAATATTATTATAATCCGTGGCTCTAATGGTTCTGGTAAATCAACTTTATTAAAAGCTTTATCTCCACTCCAAGATGATAATACTGCAATTATTCCTGGGTTGGAAGGTAAGAAATCTTTAAGATATTTATATAATGGCGAAGTTTATGAGATCGTTTATATCCACCCAGTTAAATCTGATGGATCTAGGGGTCAAGTTAAACTTCAAATCTATAAAGGAAATAAGAGAGAAGAATTAAATCCAACTTGGAATGTAACTTCAGGTAAGGATATTATCTTCGATCTATTTAATTTAGATGCTAACTTCCTGACCCTATCTCAATTATCTTCTGAGGATAGAGGGTTAGCAGATAAGAAACCAGCAGAACGTAAGAAGTTTGTTAATAGTATTATCAGTGGTATCGAAGTATACAACAACATGTATAAAGTCGTTACCAAAAAATACTCAAACTTCAAAAGTATGATTAGTACAATCTCTTCTAAGATTGCCCAAATTGGTAATATAGAAGAATTGAATGTTAGATTTAATAATATCACTCGACAAGTAGAATTAGTTTCTGCTGAAAGAGATCAGGCTATATTAGAGACTGCAAAGCTAGACTCTCAAATAGAACTTTTGTCTAAAGATAATAACTTAGAAACTTATTATAACGCAGAGAAAAGTTTAAGAGAACTTAAAGCTACAGTTGATAAAGATATCAATACTATAATTGATATCTGTAAAGGTGAAATTCCATATACCACTGATACAACTGAAATATACGAATTGATTAATAAGAATTTAGAGAAATCTAATAATGAAATCAAACAAGTTATTTCAGATGAAGCTAAAGCTAGTACAAAGCTTGATTCTCTTACAAATGAAAAGACTAAAGTCTATGAAGAACTTCAAGTCAAGATAACAAAACGAGATTCTATTTTAGATAATAGCTTCTCTGAATCTGATTTGAATTTATATAATGAATCCAAAGCTAAGATTTCTGAAATTGATAAAGAAATCAAATCTTTGAATTTAAATATAAAGAATACATCAGAAGCTGAAAGTCTTATTAATGCAGTAGAGATGATAGTACCAGTTATAGATACACTCTATAATGGATTAGATTCTACTACAAGAAAAGATAAATCTAACTTTGTAAGATCTACTTTAGATAATAATAGAAATTATGTAAATCAGTTACCAATCATATCTGAAGAGCATAGAAAGTTATCTAGAGAATTATTAGATTTAGAATCAGAATTACGTGCTTATGAAATTCTTTTTGATAAAGCTAAAGGATTAGCTCTTAGACCTAAAGAATGTAAGATTGATTCTTGTGCTTATGTAAAAGAAGCAATTGATGCATCATCTAAAAATCCAGAATCTAGAATTAATTCAATCAATAAAGAAATATCTGAGATTAATAAGATGATAAAAGAACTAGAATCTAAATCGGAGTTCTATACAGAGGTATATGATTTCTGGAATAGATTTAATAATCTTCATGGAATGATTATGTCTTTTAGAAAACTATTAGACAAGACTCCAATTAGTTATATTCTTGATCCATATAATCTTCTCGAAAGTTTAGATAATATGGAAAAAGTAAATACTGAGTTTAATAGAATTCGTGGTGTCTATAATATAATGATTACTAAAGATAAATATGAAGATATTTTAGAGTCATTAAAAGAGCCAGCTATTAAATATGAAGCCAATAAATCTCTAATAGAAGAATTGGATTCTAATATCGCAGATCTAAGAGAATCGTTATCTAAGATTGATAATGATATTCTTGATGAATCTGAAAAAGTTCAATCTCTTAAATATAAGCATGAAGTTCTTGATTATAAGATAGAGGCCTATACTAATAGCTATGATATTATCAATAAAGTACTTAGTGACTTAGATGATATCAAAGAATTAGAAAATAAAATGAGCTCTTTATCCGATATAGCTAAGCAAGTATCTGGCTTGCAAGTTGATTTGGATTCTGCTAGAGAAAAATCTAATAGATTAAATGAGCAGTTGAATATGATTCTCCAAGATAGAGATTCTATAGCATCAAATAAAACGCTATTAGAAGACTATCAAAGGGACTTAGACCTATATAATAAAAATTTCTCAATTCTCGAAGCAGTACGTTACTATTTGTCCCCAACTACTGGCATTCAGACAGTGTTTATGAGAACATATATGGGAAATATTATTTTAAAGGCTAATGAATTATTAAGTTTAATCTTCAATGGTCAGTTCATCATTCAGCCATTTGTTATTAATGAAGCTGAATTTAGAATTCCATGTTTAGGTAATGGATTATTGAATGATGATATTTCATCTATGAGTACAAGTCAGATTTGTATGATTAGTATGATATTATCATTTGCGATCTTATCAAATTCATCTACAGATTATAATATTCTTAAGTTAGATGAAATAGATGGGGGTCTAGATACAGAGAACCGTATCCAATTTATAGGATTGCTTAAACAATTAATCGCTATGGTTGGTTGCGAGCAATGTTTCTTGATTAGTCATAATATGGAATATGATGCAGATACAAGTGTAATTGATATGACTGCAAGACCAGTAATGGTTAGATAATTAAGAAGGAGGTTCACCCTCCTTCTTCTATTATTTTTTTGTAATCTTAAAGAATTATATATATATATTATAAAGGCGAAATATGATTCTTAATATTTCTAGTTTATATTTTTAATTTTATTTTGGAGGTGCCCATTATGAGTAAAGTATTTTTTATTGTAGGATTTGTAATTGGTTTTGAGTTATTCTTAGCTATCACTGCTGAGAATATTATTTTAGCTATTCCTAGCATCGTGCTGGTATTAGCTTCAGTGGCAGTTTTGCTTTATGTCTATGGATTAGATTTTAAAGCAATTGTTAATGTTTTTAGAGGAGCTAAATGATAATATGAATCTCGGCGTTTTATTGGGACTGCTGGTATTTATGCTAGCATCAAAAGATTTTATTGCAACCTATGCTACAACCACAGAGTTAATCTTATATATTATAGGACTGATGTTAATGGGTTGCTCATGGTTAATCGATTTTCTTTTAGGGATTGATAGTAATTCTAAAAGGAGAAACAATGCTAGAAAATAGAGTGAATGCTGTAGAGGGAATATTAAAAGGCATACCAGATGATACAACAGTTAATCTTATTGTATTATATTCCGGTGGCTTTGATTCTACAGCACTATTAGATATAGCTATTAAAACTAAAGCAAAATTAGAAAATATAAAGAATGTATATGCATTACATATTGAAAGTAATTTAATCCATGAAGGGAAATTAGAACTAGAAAAGGAATATACTGAAAGATTTATATCTCATATTAATGAAGATAATAATGCAGATGTAAAATTTCTCAAAGTAGTTCGAGATATCCCTAAATTAGATGAATATGCCGAATATGCGGAGAATTCTTATGATCTGCTGATGGTAAATACTATAAATTCCGTAGTTCCATTTATTGGCGGAGCTCATTTAAATATAGTATTAGATGGAACTCTAGATAGAGATTCTAGAGTTTATCATTTACCATTCTATAAAGATATGGTAGAATCATTCAATAAAAACTTCAGAAAGAATGAAGTATGGATGGAATTTCCTTTTCTAAAAATAGATAAGCTAAGAATATTATCATATATTATCCGCAAAGGATTATATGAATTCTGTACATGCTGTGAACAACCAGATCTTAAAGAACAATTCTGTTATAGCTGTAGAGACCACACAAATGCTCTGATAGAACTCCTATTAGAGAATGAGGTATATGGAGGTACAAGTCCTTCGGCGGAGCTTGATGAAAAAGATATCAAGTTCATTAAAAGAGAACTAACAAGAATTCTTGGAGGTGAGTGGAATTAAACCGAAAATTGAAGTGATATCTAGCTTAATTTTATTATTTGCTAGTATCGTAGTAATAACAGCAACATTTGGATTCCTGATCCGATTTGTTTTCGGGATGGAATTATTTACAAAATTCGAAGAAGCTATGGTATTTCTTTATGTGATCAATGGTGGTCTATTAGTATTTATGATAACTATAGGCTACATGATTTATAAATATCATAAAGGATAAAGAGGGATATTAAAATGGTTGATAAATTAATAAAGTTATTAATATATATGGTAATCCCATGGATTATCATGGTTCCAATTTATTTATTAGATGGTATATCTGGTACTAGATTAACACCAGTAATGCAACTTTTCTGCGTTTTGGTAGATTGCGGAATTGTTGCATTTTATGTAATTTGGTTAATTATTAAGAAGATCGGAGAAGCAGAATGAAGTTAACTGACTATGATTTAAAATATGGTAAATTATTAGAATATATCCTTGCTGCTGGCGAAACAACCCCAAACCGGACAGGTATTGATGCTATATCGACACCTCAAGTGGCGTTTAATATTAATTTAGAAAACTTGGATATGCCAATCCTTGGATCAAAATTTGTACCGTTTAAAACAGCTGTAAAGGAAATTTTATGGATTTGGCAAAAGCAATCTAATGATGTACGTGAACTCCAAAAAATGGGCGTTCATGTATGGGATGAATGGATGCGGGAAGATGGCACTATCGGTAAAGCATACGGGTATCAGCTAAAGAAATTTGATCAAGTAAATAAACTAATCAAAACTTTAAAAGAAGATCCTCATAATCGTAGAATGGTAGTAACTCTCTGGAATAATGCAGATCTAGATGATATGGCACTTCAGCCATGTGCATTTGAAACTATCTGGAATGTACATCGCGGTAAATTAAATTGTACTCTAATTCAGCGTTCTGGTGATGTTGGATTAGGTGTCCCATTTAACACATTGCAATATTCAGTGTTAGTATGTATGATCGCACAATGCGTTGGGTTGGTCCCTGGTAAATTAGTTCATTTCATCAACGATGCTCATATTTATGTAAATCATAAAGACGTTTTAAAGAATCAACTTAAGACAATTTATGCATATGATGTAGTTAATAAAGAAGAAAGACAATATCCTAAATTAAGATTAAATCCTGAAATCAAAGACTTCTATGATTTCACAATTGACGATATTGTTTTAGAAGACTACGAGCCAGGTCCTAAACGACCAATGGAAGTAGCAGTCTAATATTTTATTTTAATTTTATATTTCTAGTAGGAGAATTATTATGATTTCAATGATTGTTTGTTATGATGCAAGACGCCATATTGGTAAAGATGATGAATTATTAGTTAAAATTCCGGCAGACCTAAAGCGTTTTAAACAACGCACTTTAGGCTGTAATATTATTATGGGCAGGAAGACTTTCGAAAGTCTTCCTGGACTTTTACCCCATAGAACCCACTGGGTTATTACACGGGATAAAAACTACGTTCCTAAATATCCAGGGCCAAATGTTAAAATATTTCATTCTAAGCAAGAAGTCTTAGATGAAATTAAACGATTAAATTTGGCAAACGTATACGTAATCGGCGGTGGTCAAATTTATGAAGAATTTATGGATGTGTGTGACTGTATTCATGCAACGGTAGTTCATAAAATTCTAAAAGAGGGAAATGTATTTTTCCCAAAAATTAAATCTAGTGAATGGTCACAAAGCCAGGATGGTAAGACATGGACTTGGAAAGATGAAAATGGTGATATGCTAGAATACACATATCAGAATTTTTATCGAAAGAAAGATAATAAATTAAAAATGGAGTCTAAATTTAACAAAGCGTTATAAGGAGTAATATATGGAAAAAGAACAACAAAGTGTAAAAATGTTAGATACAAAAGCTAAAATCGAAAAGTATTTTGGTCGTTTAGATGAAGTATCTGATGATCGAATCATTCAGTGGTTATGTGATGAATATGGTCTAACTGAAGAGGAAGTAAAAAATACGCATGTATATATCCTTAAAACAGATATTATATTTAAATTTATCGCGGATTGCAAGCTAACAAAACGCGATTACCATTTTAATGCGTTCCCTATTAGTAATAGAGCTAATGCTATTGCTAACCGTATCTCTGAATATAAAAATAATCCAAAACCTAAGAACGATCAGTTGCCTTTCTAATAATAATCTTGCCTATATATTATAATCGTGATATATAGTTTATATATAGGAGGATTTATTATGAATAGGAGGACTTTATTTCTATTACTAATTTTAACTTTTTCAATATTAGTGGCTCAAGCATCCACTGATAGAATTTGGTTCAGCTCAATGACTCGAGATCAAAGAGATCAAACAATCAGATATTTACAAGATTCAAATAAGGACTTATCTGATAGAGTTAATCTTTTAGAAAAACAAGTAAAAGAGTTAAATGAGCAAGTTTCTAATTTACAAAAATAGTATTATTTAATTTTAAGGAGAATTAAAATGAAAACTAACAAAACTTTAATCTTAACAGCAGCAGTACTTTCTACAATTTCTATGGGCACATATGCGTCTAACGTAGTAACAGGTGCAGATGCGGCAGCTTTTGGTAAAAATAATGTAGTTGCCGGTTCCAGTGCATTTGCCGGTGGTTATAGCAATAATGTAAATAGTCAAAACAGCATTGTTGCGGGAACTTTAAACGAAGTCAATAAGAATACTGCAGGCAATGGCTCTGCATTGGTTATTGGTGACAATAACACAGTAGCAGCCTCCAGTGTATTAGCTGGCGGTTATGCTAACAAGATTACAGGGAATAACTCTGTAGTTAATGGTATTAAAAATACAGTAGAAGCTGATAACTCTGTTGTTACTGGTCAAAATAATAATGTAGCTGGTCTAGCAAACGATGTTAGTGGTAATACTAACACTGTCGATGGCTCTTATAATGCTACAAGTGGCTATAAAAATGCAACTACTGGATCTAGCAATATTGTAGGCGGTTATTTGAATACTGCTAGTGCTAATAATACATTAGTAGTTGGTATGAATAACAAAGCTACCGCAAATGAAGCATTTACAGGTGGTCAAAAATCCATTGCAAGTGGTGAAGGTTCCATTGCATATGGTTATGAAAATAAATCTACAGGTTTGAATTCTGTAGCTCTTGGTAATCAAACTAAAGCAACTGCAGATTTTGCTACAGCTACAGGTTATTTAACCGAAGCTAAAGGCGGTTGGAGCTTTGCAGCTGGTAACCAATCTAAAGCTATCGGAAATGGCTCCGTGGCATTCGGTAACAAAAATAAAGCTATCGGATTGCATAGCTTCACAGCTGGTGATAACAATGTAGTCTATGGTGGCAATGCTACGGCATTAGGCAACTTCAATACAGTTGCTGGTGTAAGTTCTTTTGCTACTGGTCAAAATAACACAGTAAGCAAAGATTTCGGTACTGCTATTGGTACAAATAACACCTCCAATGGTGAAGCTGCTTTTGTAGGTGGTAATGGCTCCACAGCTCAAGGCGATAACGCTTTCGCATTTGGTTATAAAACACAAGCCATTGGTGATGGTAATATTGCTATGGGTAAATATGCTAATGCGACTGGTAAAGATTCCTTAGCACTTGGTCGTGATTCTGTAGCGAGTGCAGATAACACAAATGCATTAGGTCAAAATGCAGTAGCAAGTGGTGAAAATGCTACAGCAATTGGTCATGGTTCTGAATCCGCTGGTCGTAATTCCAATGCGCTTGGTTCTTCCGCTAAAGCTACTGCAGATTTCTCCACAGCTGTAGGTAATAGCGCTAAAGCTAATGGTGTATCCAGTACAGCTACTGGTTTTAATGCATTAGCTAAAGGTAACTTCTCTACTGCATATGGTAATGATGCTCAAGCAAAAGGTAATCGTTCTGTAGCAGTTGGTTATAATGCGCGAGCTGAAGAAAGTGCAGTTGCTATTGGTAATAACTCTAATGCAGGTGCAGTTAATGCAGTTGCAGTTGGTGCTGGCAATGCAGTTACTGGTATCAAATCTAGCGCATTTGGCGTAGGCAATACAGTAAGCCAAGCCAATACACATGTATTAGGAAATGAAATCACTACGACTCAAGCTAATAGTGTTGTAGTTGGTAATAAGTCCACAGACCGTGCAGCTACATCTGAAGAAGAAGCCGAAATCAATGGTTTGAAGTATGGCATCTTCGCAGGTAAAGGTTCTGTAGCTAACGGTGTTATGAGCATTGGTTCTGTTGGCGGTGAACGTCAATTAATCAATGTAGCAGCTGGTAAAGTATCTGCAGATTCCACTGATGCAGTTAATGGTAGCCAATTGTATGCTGTGGCTCAAAATGTATCTAATGTAGCTAATAGCACTAAGAATGTAATTGGTGGTAATGCAACAGTAGATCAAAATGGCAATATCACTACTAACAATATTGGTGGTACTGGTGAATCTACTATCGATGCGGCTATTGATAAAGTTAATACTAAAGTTAATGATCACGAACGTAAGCTAAAAGATCATACTGATATGCTAACTAAACATGAAGATATTTTAAATGGTCATACTCAAATTTTAGAAAAACATGATAAAGAAATTTCTCGTTTGACTAATGAAAATATTCGACAAGATGCTGATTTAAAACGCCATGAAGCACAAATTCAAAATCATGATGCTCAATTAAAAAATCACGAAAAACGCATGAATAATCAAGAAGCTCGTATTGATAATCAAGATAAGCGTTTAGATTATTTAGATGGTCGCATTGATAATCAAAATTCTCAAATTGAAAGTCATGAACGTAGAATTGAATCTAATAAATCTTTGGCTACTGAAGCATTAGCTGAAGCTAAGAAACATACTAGCGTTTCTGTAGGTAATAATGTAACTGTAACTACAAGCACAAATGCAGCTGGTGGTACTGATTACAAAGTATCTGTAGATAAAGTTAAATTTGGTAATGTTTCCTTAGATGACAAAGGTCTAAACAATGGTGGTAATAAAATCACTAATGTAGCTGATGGCACAATTGCAGCTGGTTCTAAAGATGCAGTTAATGGTGGTCAACTTAATACAGTGGTTAATAATATTAACAACCGTTATGATGGTTTGACTAATCGTGTAGCCAAATTAGATGAACGCGTTAATAAAGTTGGTGCAAGTGCAGCAGCTTTAGCAGCATTACATCCACAAGACTTCAATCCAGATGATAAATGGACTGTAGCAGCTGGTTATGGTAACTACAAAGGTGAAAATGCGGCAGCTCTTGGTGCATTCTATCGTCCTAATGAAAATACCATGTTCTCCGTTGGTGCTACAATCGGTTCTGAAAATATGGTAAATGCTGGCGTATCCATTAAATTCGGTCATTCTGATAAATTAGTTTCCAATAGTCGTGTAGCAATGGCTCGCGAAATGCAAGACATGAAAGCGACTATTGAAGCTCAAAATAAGAAGATCGAAATGTTAGTGAATATGCTTCTTGGTAACAATGATAAAGTAAAAGATACCGTGTTCCCAGACGTTCCAGAAAATCATTGGGCTTATACTTTGGTTAATGATTTAGCACAACGTGGCTATATTGATGGTTACGAAGATGGTCAATTCAAGGGTGATCGTTTAATGACACGCTATGAATTTGCAGCTATGTTAGATCATGCGGTTCAAAATGGTGCAGCAATCAATCAAGAAATGGCTGATGCTATTCATGAATTCAAACCTGAATTGGATCAAATCAAAGCAGGTATGCGTTTCCATGTAGATCGTATCAGTGGCGAAGATACTGATTTACATAAAGTTGAACGTGTACGTGTAAATACTGATTCCAATCGCGATCAATACGGTACAGTTGTTACTAAATAATTAGGCAATATCTATTATTTATAAGATTTATTGGAGAAGGGATTAAATCCCTTCTCTATATTTCTTATTTTTTATCTTTGGAGGTTATTATGGTACTAGAGGATATAATAAATATATTTAAATCTAGATATGAAATAGATAGACATGATCCCGAGAATGGATTGCCATTCATCATCCTAGATAGAAATATTAAAGTTACAGTCCAAAATCATCATGTCTTAATAGAATGGAAAAACTTAGGGATTCCATCATATATTAAGACTAAGAAAAATAAGATGCTATTTGGAATCGGGATACAAAAAGCATTTGTTATCCAATCTGGATTCTGCGATTCTGAGCTATTAGAAATAGTAGAAAAGTGTAATCTTAAAGCTACTATAATATATGATAGCGTTATAAAATCCATGTATGGTAGTTTGCTATTCTATAAACCAGATGGAACTGTATGTAATGTATATCATACAGATGATGGACTATTTGATTTCAATCATCTATCTATTTGGGTTAAAAATTTTACTAAAGATGAGATGATTTTATATTTAAAGTCCATAGGATTTAACCATTAAGTCCACATATTAATACGAAATACTATTGATTGTGGGGTAATTTTATGCTTACTAAAATTGATGTAAATAATTTATTGAATTCTTATGGCTATGCTTTACAGACAACTGGTCATTATAAAGATTGCAATATATTAACCTATATGAATTCACTTAAAGGCATTGTTAATTTCGCTATTGATGAAAATAATAAACCTTTGGCATTCTATATGGATTCAAATATTGTATTCCATAATATCAAATCAGAAATAGATGTAATCTACACTATGGATCTATATATGGATAAGAATGATAATTTTATGAAATTTGTTTATAAAATTATTTTTACATATTATGATTCCTGTGCAAGAATCTATGTAAAAGATGGACTAGCCGAACGTACAGTAATTAGAATTGAACTTCCTACACAAACAATTGTTATTACTGCAAACTATACAAATATTATAGTCCAAGTCAAATCTTTAAATGATAAAGATAATCCTGGCGAACGTATTAAAGTAGTTGAAGCTGGTAATCATCAAGAAGTATTAGATTTTATAAATGAATTATATTAGAAAAATATCCCAGAAGAGTTTGAAACTCTTCTGGGAATACTTCTTTATTTTTTTAATATTTAGATTCAACTAGAGAAATGATTCCATTTTCTCTTACAGCTAATGGGAAGTTCATATTAAGATTTGAATTACGAGCAACCCCAGTTTGGAAGTTTAGATTCATATCTTCTAATAAGAATGGATCAGGTAAGCTGATATTTTGTACTACTTGACCAGTCTTAACATTCATTGCTACGAATTCACGATATTCTGTCTTAGTATCATAGACAACTACAGTCTTAATATCAGGATTAGACTCAGCAATCATACGATTTTGTTCAGGAGTGAATTGTTCATTAGTCATTGCTGGTTGGAAAATATCCATACCACCTTGAGGTTGAACCATCAATGGAATATCCCCTGTTTCTAATCTTGGTGGCATAAATCCAGCTTCAAGTTGTTGACGAGGAGTATTAATGATATTTTCATACAAGCTCATAACAGCTGCATCATCATTACCTGTAGCATCAATCTTAAGTTCTTTAGTACGTTTAAGTTCCATATCATGACATTTAGAAATAACAGAGTTAAGTTCTTTAATGGCAGATAATTTGGTGCTGGATAAAGAAGAAATGGTTGTGGAAATATCAGTAAGGTATTGATATTTGCCTCTCATCTTAGAAAGACGAATATCATTGAATTCTTGCTTAAGTTCACCTTGCAAACCTTCGATTTGCATGATCATACCTTTAAGCATACCATTAGTTTCTTCATAGGATTCTGCATATGGCACATTTGTTACCAATTCAGAAGCTTCTCCTTCAGGAGAATCTATATCTCTATTTTTTTTAGGTGGACGGCCACGTCTACGTGGTTTAATTAAAGTATTTTCGTCCTCTACTGGCATAGGTTTTACGATAGACTCTGTTTTGCCAGATTTTAGTTTACCAAAGACTGATTTCATACTTAAATCAACTTTTGGTTCTTCTAAAACTGCATTACCAGAGACAATAGCTTCAGTATATTGCATAATAGACCTCCTAGATAATCATTATTAGATAGTTCTAGGTATTATAACCTATATGGCTCAAAATAGGCACAAATTAGATAAATACTAGCCTAATTACATTATATTAGGTATAACTGGGAATGTTATAAGGAGAAATATAATGAATACTCTTAATATTTTTAATCAGTTTCCACAAGATTATGACTTAACTATATTACAAACTTTCTTTGCTAAAGGTGCTAAACAGGATAATGGACGTTGGTCTACTCCTAGTATTAGTATAGTAGCAAAAGACAATAATACTGGAAAAAAATACTTATGTGAAATAGAAGATCCTGAATATATTTGGTATTTAGCCAAAGATCAGAATCTATCATATCATCATGACTATCTTCCTATTGAAGAAGTTGAACCTGTACAATGTACAAATAGACAATTAGAAAAATGTATAGCTGAAAAGACTAATAATCTTAGATTCTATACAAATAATATTAGTAGTGGTCAATATAGAGAGAATGCAAAGTTACATACTTTGAATCAAGTATTCTTCTCTGACCAAAATATTGAAGACCATTATAGATTCTGGTTTAATAGAATCTTTAAGAATGATATTCATTCTACAATTAAAGCATATCTGGATATTGAAGTTGATATCTCCAATATAGTTGGAGATTTCCCAGAACCAGGTGAAGCTCCGATTAATGCAGTTACATATATTTCAAATGGGGCAATTAATACTTACGTTCTAAGAGATCCTAGAAATCCATTAGTTCAAGAATTTGAAAATAATGTAGCTACTGGTCAAATAGAGCATGAATTAAGAGAACTTATTGAGTTTGCAATTGGTGGTGAAGACCGTCAACGTAAATTCAATATTTATGGTATAAAATTTAATATAAAATTCTTTGATGAAGAAACACATTTGATCGCTTCTTTATTCAAACAAATTAACACTGAACAACCAGACTTCTTAATGGCATGGAACATGGCCTTCGATATTCCATATATCATTGAACGTATCAAGAAGTTAGGATATACTCCTGAAAGTATTATGTGTCATCCAGACTTTAAGATGAATCCTAAAGCTGAATATTTCATTGATACTAGAATGGAAAACAATTATGCTGAACGTGGGGACTATGCATATATCAGTTCTTATACTGTATATCTAGATCAAATGATTCAATTTGCATCTCGGCGTAAAGGTCAATCTGCATTTGCATCATTTAAATTGAATGATATCGGAGCTCAAATTTGTGGTGTGAAGAAATTAGATTATCATCATATTACTACAGATTTAGCTAAATTGCCATTCTTAGATTTCAAAACATTCATATTCTACAACATCGTCGACGTTCTTGTCCAAGTATGTATTGAAGAATCTACAGATGATATTGGTTATATTTATAACTCAAGTGTTTTGAATAATACAAGATTCTCTAAAGTTCATAGACAAACAATCTATCTAAGAAATAAACAACAAGATTTCTATTATAACTTAGGACTTGTTGTTGGTAATAATATTAATAAAACAAAAGAAAAGCCAACTGAAAAGTTTGACGGTGCTTTTGTTGCAGATCCTAACTTGGTTAACGATTCTGCTAAATTGAAAATCAATGGTGTACCAGTTTTCTTATGTGATAACTTAGTAGACTTTGACTTTAGCTCACTATATCCAAGTATTAACCGTGAATTTAACTTAAGTTCTCCATCTGAAATCGGTAAGATTGAATTTGGTGATGATAAAGACGCAAGTTCTGCATTTGTAGAAGATATGGTAACTCAAGACTATTTAACTATTGGTAGTAGATGGTTTGGATTACCAGAATTCAGCGATCTTGTAAAAGAAGTTAAAGCAATCTATTCTTCTGGTAGAATTAAACCTAGATTAGATTTCAAAGTATATAAAAATGGTATCTTAAGTGAACCTGAAGTTACAGAATATAATGAATTGATTCCTGCAATTACAGATAATGGATTCGGATGTATTCCTGCAATTTATGGCGAACGTAATATCCCTGGGGGTAAAAATGATTAGATACTTTAATTTATCTATTGATGATATTGATAGTTTATTATCAATAAGTAAAGTTCTTAAATGTGATAGAATTATTTATGATGCAACTCAACCATATTCGATTCTAGGTATAGGCCCTGATAATTCATATATTCAACGTATTATTGGATTACAAGTAGAATTACCAGAATATTGTAATGGAATCATGTTTAATGTATTAGAAATGAAGAATTTAGCAAAACTAAATTCTTCTGCTTCTATTACATGTGAATCTATGGATGTGGATTATATTAGAAATGCTAATAGTAGATTTCTTTCATTAGAAATAGATTCTAATTTGATTGGAAATGTAGAAAACTATAATGAGCATCCTGATTATCAAACTCTTCAGTCAGCTCCAGCATCATTAGGAGCTATGTGTTTATATATAAATAATGTAGGATTCTGGATTCCTAAGACAGCTTTGCCTACAACTAAATCTGATAAAGTAAATGTAAATCTTTATACAGATGGTATAACTAAAGTTATTAGAATGAATATATATAAACCTAAAAATATTATCATCCAACAATCATTTATGTATTTATAAACAGTAATAATCGGCTATAGAGTCTGACTCTATAGCCATTTCTGTTTATTAGGTATCATAAAAACATTTAAATAATTCAAAGGAGGAACGATAATGGCTGAAGATAAAAAAGATAAGAATGCCAATAATGCTGGTAATTCCTTAATAAAAAATCTTTCTAACTTTTATAAACGTACGTTTTTTACTCCTCCAGATGCAGATAGCGAATTAGAAAATATTTCAAATAAAATCAACAACTCCATGGGTCGGATTGTTAATGATATTAACTATTCTACAGGTCTAAGTTCTCTTAGTACATTGTATGCTAAATCATTAGAATATCAAAATGATCCTAAAGTAGCTGATGGTTTTGAAGAAATGTTTAACTCTCTATCAGTAGATGGTGGTATATATAACTCTTTCTTCAACAATAGAAGTTTACGCCTATTCGATGCTGAAATCGATATGGTTTGTAAATACATGCCAATGCTTGAATATGCTATTGGTACTCTATGTGATAACGTAATCTCTTCTGATCACTTCTCTAAAGATTATATTTATATCTCTGATGAGAATGTAACAGTTGAAACTAATAAAGATGCTTTCTATGAAAATATCAAGGTATTGAAAGATAAGTATGATTTGTTAGCAAAATTCCAAGATATTATCTATAATACTTCTAAATATGGTGAACGATTCATTTATATAGTACCATATGAAAGAGCTATTAAGAAAATTCTTAATAATCCTAATAGCCAAATGAGTTCTTTACGTGAATCTATCGTACTGAATGAGTCTGGAGTTATCAGTAGTAGTCCAGCTTTTAATGAAAATGGCTCTACTTATTCTAATACTAGTATTGATTCTAAAGATAAAGAAAAAGTATCTGTGGATTTTACTTTCAATACTAGCAATGCATTATATGGTCCTATTATGGAACGTCATAATGCAATTTCAAGATTCCAAGCAATTAAAGAAAGTTCTATGAACTTTAATGAAGCTACAACAAGTACAGTTTCATTGGTTGCTGATGAAAAACTGGATGCAAGTGGATTCATGGATGATACTGCATCTAATGGGTTGACTACCATTGGTGGTCATGATATTAATACTAAGGAAAACTGGGGATTGAATGGATGTCTATTTAAAGAATTGAATAGATATAAAATCATTCCTATTAAGATCGAAGACTTAGTATTAGGATATGCATATCTTGAAAATGATAGTGTATTTGGCCTAGAAGATGACTTCCCTGTAAGTGATACAACTACACCAGTCAATGCACTTGGTATTAATAAGAATACTGATTTAATGGCAACTAAAAATTCTGCTGTATTATCTGATGCGGTAGTTAAAACAGTTGCTCATAAATTATCTACAGCTATTGATACTAAATTCATTAAGCTTAATAAAAATCTTTCTAAAGAAATTTATGCTATTCTTAAACATGATCTACAAGTTGGTAAGAATAAATACACTGTAACTTTCTTACCACCAGATGATGTAGTTCATTGCTATTTCAAATTAGATCCAGATACATATCGTGGTATCTCAGATTTATATAAATCTTTGATTCCTGCAAAATTATATGTAGGTCTTTATATTACTAATACGATTGGTGCTATGACTCGTTCTCAAGACCGTCGTGTTTATTATGTAAAACAATCTGGCATTGATACAAATATTTCTAAGATTCTATTAAATACAATTGACCAATTGAAACGTCAAAACTTCAATATCCGTCAATTAGAATCTATGAAAAATGTATTAAATATTCTTGGTAGATTTAATGACTTTGTAATTCCTACAGATAACTCTGGTAATGCTCCAGTGCAATTTGAAGTTATGCAAGGTCAAAATATTGATCCACAAACTGAACTAATGGATAGACTACAAACTATGGCAGTTGATGCTACAGATGTACCTTTCGAAATAGTTCAAGCAAGACAATCTATGGATTATGCAATCCAAGCTACCATGTCTAATAGTAGATTCTTGAAGAAGATCTATAATAGACAAACTATTGCAAATAGATTCCTATCTAAGATTATGACATTATTATACCGTGGTGAATTTGATAGCCCAACGGCTACTATTAAAGTAAACTTACCGGTTCCGATGTTCTTAAATCTTACAAATACAAATCAATTCATAGTTAATGCTAACGATATTGCTACATCTACGGCAGCGGCATTTGGTGCTGACTTAGATGATACAACTCGTACATTATTTGAAAATAACCTTAAAGCTAGATTGCTTGAAGGATATTTAGATATGGATATGATTACAGCAGTTAAAGATAAAACACGTTTACAAGCTGCTAAATTAGCAGCTGATCAAGATAATGAAACTTCTGATGCTGGATATTAAACAGCAAAAACCGGACATAGGCTTGAAGCCTATGTCCGATATTGCTTTGTCGTCATTGTTTTGGATAGGAGATGAAGACTGCAAATAAGGATTTTTAAGTCCGTACAATTTGTTATTATGTGTATAGTGTTTTCCGTTTGGTTTTATTTGTCAGCAGCGAGCAAGGTATTTATATTCACGTTCATTAATCGATTTTAAATGAAATTTTGGTATAAGTAGTCATGTTATTTTATTAGGAGTATGTTATGAAACATTGGCACCTTATTTGCAGTCATTAAAATGTTATAAAAAATTAGTGACCAAATAAATAGGACTAGACCTTTATAGGCCTAGTCCTGATTTTATTTAGTTGGTTTTATTATTTACCTGTCCAAGTAGTCTTAGAGCCAGTATTGCCTTCACCATTACCAGTCAATGTACCATTGAAAGGTTTCATGTTAGTAATACCAGAGTAAGTCATTTCGGATTCATCCCAGATTGTACCTTTACGTACCCAATCAAGTAAGCTTTGAGCTTTCTTGTTTACAGATGGGTTAGCAATAGGGAAACCAGAGAATTCAACAGACAATTCTTTGAAGCCGATATCTTGACGGTCTACGTTGTAGATATTCAAGTCAGCATTTGTAGGTTGAGCAGCCACGATGTAGAATGCTTTTTCTACGTTCATCAAAGTATTATCAGTTACGATATATAAGAAGCTAAATACTTCTTTATCGAAACCAGGGTCTGTGATAGTACCATCTTCGATAAGACCATGATAATGTTTAACTTGTGTTGTTGGATCTTTGATACCACGCAAGAACAATTCATGAACTTTTGTTAAGATAGAACCAGATTTTTCGAAGTAACGTAATGTAAAAGTAGAAGCAGATTGGCTATTAACTTTATTGATTACGTTGATATTTTTAACACCATTTGTCAATTCTGCAGTTTCGGAGTTGATGTTATCAATACCGTCAAGACCACGGAATTCATATTCAAGGATATGAACGTAAGTATTAATCAATTTAGCATATTGCTCATGTTTTTCAGCTAACTTCTTTAAGAAGAATGGAATATCAAGTACTAAGAATAAACCATAACCAGATTCAAATTGGTTGAATTGGTAAAGGTTAGCCCAGTCAGTTACACCACGGAATAAAGCATAGTTAGTCAAATCACGAATATCTTTAGTGCCGTCGAAGATAAAATTAACAGCACCGCTTGTACGTTGTTCAGCCATTTTTATCCTCCTTATTAGATCTTGGCACTATTGTTTGTAGTAGCAATTGGAATAGCTACAATACGGAAGATTTCTGCTTGAGCAAAATCTTTGAAAGATACTTTGATTACAGCATATACAATCTTGTTAGCTGCATATACAGAATCAGTTTGGAAATCAATAGAAATAGATGCAAATTTAGAGGAAGATGCATCGATAACTGCTTGAATATCTTTCTTATAGTCTTCAAAGTCTGCACCAGTAATAAATTTATAACGGGATTTAGGACATTGAATACGAATATCCTTAATAAGACCTTGGATATTCAATACGTTATTGATAAAGCTCAATTGTGTAAAGATATCTTGGGATGTATATTCAGTAGCAATATGGAAGATACCATTGTAGTATTTACCAAAGTTGATACGAAGATCATCCATTTGGTCTACTTGGTTACCAGCTGGAGTAATCTTAGGTACATAGCTTAAAGTACCTTCGATAATTTCAGGAACTGTCCAACCATTACTTTGACCAGCACAAACTAGAGAACGACCATTAGCAAAGTGCATACAAATCAAACGAGCGATTGCATATCCCATTGTAACGGTAACTTGTTTCTTAGTATATGGATCATAAGTATCAAAGTATTGACAATAAGTACCGATAAATTTATTATTGATACCATTGTTAAGTGTCTTAGCATTCTTAATAGCGAGGATATTGGTCAAACCAGTTGTACCCATATCACGGAAGAAGAATACGTCTTGACGGAAAGTAACTAATGCTTCGATAGCACGTTTAGTAATGTGAGGATATGCCGCATCAACTACCACATCAATAGGGTTGTTGTCTGTGTCATAAATTTCATCATTAAAAGTACCATCATATACTTTAGTCATTTCTTTAGCATAAACAGATTGATTATCAGTTACGCCTTTATAAGTTTTGATAGGAGCATCACCGAAAGTTTCGCCATTGAAGCCGCCGATCAAAGGATGACCGTTTACGGAATCAAGTTTAACTGTAGCAACACCATCAGTTGTAGAAGTTAAAACTTCAAATGTTTTGAAAGTTTCACCTCTCCAAGTGCGTGCAGTGATGATATCAGATTCACGAAGTACTGCTTCATTGATACTAGAAAGAGAAGCAATTTTCGCAAATAACAAATTAACTTGATCTTCGAAACCAAAGCATTTTACTTGTTTAGAAGTACGTTTGATTACGGAGTCAAAGAATAAGTTAAAACCAGATTCTACTTCATCTGGATTCAAAGAGAATACAATGGATTCCAATGTATTATTGTTTTCTTCGATATCCAATACATAACGAGTAGATTGAGCAGAACGAGAAAGTGTAGTATCAGTGGAAATAGTAATGGATTTTGCAGATACACCACGACCATTATCAGTGATCAAGAACAAAGGATAACGATTATCTTTGTTATTTTTGAATTTGTTATAGAAAGCTTCAGCAACTGCTTTATAGTCGGAGCCATATTTATTTTCAGTAGCTTCAAGAGTTTCTATAGAGAAGTTAACTTGACAAACTTTAAACATAGCAGCAACGCCGTCGCTACCTGCTTCAGTTTTTGTGTAAAGTGGGCGATCTTCTGGTTTGGAAACTGCATCTACATCAGTTTTCTTCCAGTATAAATCTTCCATTTCATAACTTCCATCTGGTTTTGTTACAGGAGCACCAGTTACAGTGTCCGTTTTAATTCGAGTTTCTTGACGGGAAATTTCTTTGGTATGAGCTACAACACCAAGCATAGCTAAACGAGAAGTTGGGTCAACAACACGTTTTGCATAAACAATACCACCATTGTTGATTACGTTAGCGGCTTGAAGTAAAGGTTGCCCATGACGTGCAAAGGAAATTTCACCATATTGGTCAAAGAAATCTTTACCTTGCCATTTTGTATATTCTTCAGTGCCTTTGTCGGATGTGAAGCCGGCAAATACAATCGGCCTAACAGTAGAGTCAGCTACATTCAGAGAAGGAATATAACTTTGGTCTTCAAGAATGATTTTTGTACCAATCATAATCTCTTATTTCCTCCTTAATAGAATTAAAATAGTTCTAAACGATCCGATTGGAGATCTATTTAAACTTTTATTCATATGTTATTCCGGGCCCTTTAGGTCATTAGGATCTTTTCCATTGGGCTATCTACTTTATTCTTGTTGATTACTGCGTTTACAACCGCATCATCCCAGTTTTCAGAAGTGATAGAAGTAAAGGCGGAAATATATTTAGGAATCATCTTAATAGATACTGGTTTGTATTTATGCATGTCGGTCTCTTTAGCCAATCGGAACGGAACTGATTCATCTTTAGTAGATCTGCATAATTCAGAAATAAGAATGCCAAACATCTGAGCAGAAATACCGAAGGAAGATCCATTAAATTTAATAGAGTCCATTAAGAAGGTATGTAATTCATCATAAGGAATTACATTAGGTATATTACCAGTAATCATGAAGATTCTAAACATGTTTTCTACGTTCGTGATATCTTCTGGAGATCCAGTATTTACAATAGCCACATCATCTTTCTTAAATCTAAGAATACGATAATCTACAGGAACTGGAATCTTCTTGTCTAGGATATAGTCTTTGACTTTTTCAACAGAAGAAGGCATACAGGAAATTAACACAGGATGGTTAAATAGTTTAACTCCATATATCGATTTTCCTTTAGAGTCGAAGACCTCATATGAAAAAAGCCCGAGAGTATTAATATACTCTCCGGCTTCTTCTGCATACTTCATATGACCGTCATTCCTAAAATAATTTTCAGGGATATAGTAAACTAACTCCCCATCTCCCTTAAAGATAAGGGAATTCCCATCCTCTTTAAGGAAGGCATTAACTTTAGTCATAGACATTAGTTTGCACCTCTAGTTTTTTCTAATAGTTCATTGATCTTAGCCATAACATCTTGAACTTCTTTTTTGGTAGCATAAGCTGATAGATCTGGGGCTGCACCACCAACATTTTCTAGCTTTTTCTCTAAAGCAGTAGTTGTTACATAGTCATTCAATTTAGTATCTACTTGACTCTTACTATAGATTGCGGTACCATAATGAGCTGTAGTAATAACAGTATTGGAATTAGTACCATCGTATACAGTCAATGCATTTGTACACAATGCCATAGACTTATCTTTAGACCCCATTTCTACATTACCATTTTTATTTACTTTAGCAATTGGGATCCATTTGTTATCTGGGGATTTACCATATAGATATTGTTGGTTTGGTAAGAATATACCGCTTTTGAAATGATTATCATTAATATGCTCATAAGCAGATTTAACTGGATCATGAACGTAGATATTAACTTTTCCACCTTCATTAGATACCATATAAATCATACCGTTTGCATATGCAAAGTCTTCAATTTCAATACTGGAATTGATTTCTACTTCACGTAGAATGGTTCCAGCATAGTCAGATTCAACAATTCGATTCAATGTAGCAAATACAATAGTTTTATCCATAAGTAATGCACCATTAGAATCATTGTTTGTTTCATTTACAGTTACTGTAACTTCTTTTTCTACAGTATTAAGATTAGCATAATCATATAATCTTAATTTACGTGTAGCATTAGTATCACCAGGAACTATGGATAATAATTTTTTACTGCCTTTATTATAGTCAATATTGAAGAATTTATCAGTGTAATCAGTATAACCATCAACTGTTAAATCATCATTAAGTCTATAAATTCTATTACCATTGGCTGCACCATTAGTAACTAAGATGTGAGTGCCATCATATGTCAATGTATTACAATGACCCAAGATATCAGCACCAGTGAAAGATCTTTTAGTTAAAACAGAGAAATCTGTTGGGGATAATTCATAGATAACTTGTTTGCTATTATCGGAATTAACACATGCAAGAATAAATGTATTCTTTTTAAAGTTATAAGTGAAACCTTGACATTGATTTACGTCAGGGTCTAAAGTAATATTTGTAGCTAAAGTGATATGATCTGCAGATTTAATCTGTGCTAGATTTTTTAAGATTGCTTCATTTACTTTAGTACTAAGCTTATAAATGTCTTTAGCAACTTCTTGAATTGCTGGTGTTAAAATGCCTTTAATGAGTTGAGTAAGATTCTTCATAGTAATTTCTCCAACCTATTAATCATGGGAAAATATTAAAACTCTATATTTAATTGTTGAAAGAATGAGTAAATACTCAATGAGGATGAACCTCATTGAGTATATCGCTCTCTTATTGTTGACTGATAGCGCCAATAGGCATCATTTTAGATAATTCTTCTGCTTTAGTTGGGAAGAGTTCAGAAGATGGTTTATTATCGCTAGTTACGTTATAAGAATCTTTAGGTACCCATTGTTTAGTTGAATAATTATATCGTTTAGTTTCATCTTTATTAAATAAAGGAATACGATATTTCAAGAAATCTTCATCAGACATTACTGGGTTTGTTTCAGAAATACAACAATGAATATATTTAACGAAATCAATAGATCCTTGGTTATGTGTAGGATCAAATCTATATCCAGGTGCATTAAATGCATTAATTGATGTAGACATCGAATCAGACATTTCGTTATAGTTAGCTAATGATGGCATTACAACTTGAACTCCAGTATCTTCAAATATATATTTAATAGGCTTGATAGTTTTTCCGGAATATAAATTTGATAATGAGTTATTAAACATATCTTTGAATACTTGTGTTCTCATAGGTAATACAACTTTATCTACCTTGACTTCAGATATTGTACTATTAAATACTAAAGGAGCTTCATGGCCAACTAATGTAACCTTTGTAATAACATCATCGCCAGATTTGAATTTAGTAAATGGCGGAGCGGCAAAGAATGCTTCTTTATATCCTAATTCATACGAGTCTGAATCTTTTGATACATATCCTAAATTTATATTAAAGTCAAATATAGTATTAAATGATATATTGCCAAATGGATAAACACCAGCAGCAGCGGTATTAGATATATCAAAAATTACAGGTTTACGTAATAAATATAATTGTAAGTCTAGTCTAGAAAGTCCAGTAGAATATAGACTATAAGTTGAACCTAAACTATAATGAGAACTAGGTGCCCATAAAGAATTATGCTCTGTTACTACACTATACTTTCCAAAAATATCATCTTTTGTTACTATAATACCTTCTGAAACAGTACTAGAGTAATCATTCCCAAATTTATAATCAGCAAATAATACAGAAATTTTATCGCTACCTAGCATTTTATAAGTATTGACATAATTATCAAACATCATTGCTGGAGAAATTTCATAATATTTCTTAATATCAGGAGTCGCAGATGCAACTGGTTCCCAAGTTCTATTAGAATAGTTATATTTTTTACTACCATCCAAATTATAAATAGGAAGTCTCATTAATATAAATTCTGCAGAATTTTCTTTTTCTTTCATTACTGATGGATCTATATAAATATGAACTAGCTTACCAAGAGCTTCAGCTAATTTAACGCTAATACCTTTGAAGTTTTTACTTTGCTCTTTAAAATAAAGAGTTTTAGTATCTTCTTGCGCCCATTCACTTATAGTCAATGGATCTGCAGTTCTAACAAATTGAGCTTCTAATTCATTAGTCTTATATTCATAGTTATTTCCTTGGAAGAAATCACCACCAAGATCCCCAGTTAACTTAACTATGATTGGATCATATTGAGTTGTATCACCTTCACCATAATCATTCATTAGACTTTGGTTTTTGTAGAATAAGTGTTTAAGTAATCTATAGTCGACTATTACTTCTTTACATACAACTTCTTTTATGTATTTATTACCAGATAATACGAAAGCATCACATTTAAATTTTTCAGGAACTTCACCATTTAAAGTGATCTTAGTATTATAATCAGTTAACGCTACTGCACCACCAAATTGTTTACGATCTGGCTTACTCCAGTCATTATCACTATTTGTTTCTTGAGTGAGATCGTAATATTCAGTGCCATTATAATTTACTTTCTTGAAATCATCTTTAATATCAATGGTTAAATTGATATTATTAATATTTTGAGCACCGGCAGTCAAATACATATAATTATTTTGAAAGAAGTTCATATCATGAACGGTCAATTTAACATTTCTATCAGATTGATTATCATGAGCACTTTCTAAATGACTTACTAATTCATCAGTTGGAAAAAACATGCCTAATTTTTTTTCTTTAGGGATATTATATTCAGTCATTGTAGAAGATATCAATGTATTTTTTGCATCTAAAGTTTCACTTGAAGATGGAGAGTAAGTAAATCCACCAGTGATGTCTAAAGTACCATTAACCATACCTTTAACTTCTGTGGATTTCTTAATATTCTCTTCAGCCTTCTCTGGAAGTTTTACAACTTCAGCTGCTAACTTAGAAGATGCACCAGTGGAGCTAATTCCGTTCTTAACTAGAACGGCTTTAACTTCTTGGAGATCATTATGTAAAAGATTTAAATTTTCTATAACCTTTTCGGTCATATTAGGAGCGTCTGGCATAATTTATACCTCCATTAAACATTTTTACTACCAATAACTCTCATTTTATTAAGTTCTTCAGCCAATTCTGGGAAGATTTGAGTCATTGGTTTATTATCATTCTTAGGGTCATATTGGCCAATTAATTGCCATTGACGTAAAGAATAATTAAAGCGTTGATTACCATCTAATGTAAATAATGGCAAACGATATTTTAAGAAGTTCTTATTTTGAAGAATTGGATTATTAGATCTAATATGACAATGGATATGAGATACAAAGTTATTAATTGCTTCTTGTTGTGTGCAATCAAATCTATAACCAGTGTGATTATATACACCAAAGTCACCGAAATCGTAATCATATTCACTAAGATTATCTCTATAATAAGATAAAGACCATGGTAGAGATTCAGCTATAGCTGGAGTATCAGCAAAAATAAACTTAGTGAATCCAGCATCGCTAATTTTACCAAATATTAATCTTCTGAAAGATTTAGCTTTGTAAGGAATAATAATTTTATTAACCTTAACTTCAGTAATGTATTTATTAAAGAATAAAGGACATCCTTCATCATAAGAAGTCATATCTAGTTTAGTAACGTCTGTACCATCTGAAAATTTGAATTTGGTATTTATAGGTCCAGGCATTGTACGTACATAACTGCGTATATTAGCATATTCAGAGCTTGTAGTAATATCATTACCGAATTTTACTTCTAATACATCACTACTAAAATCTAGATCATGGAAAGGATAAGAACTACCAACATTTTGTGCACTCTCAAATTCAAATTTAATACTATTGAGGAAATAGTTATTAGAATCGAATGGTGTTCCAACTAATGCTTTATTTTTAATAATATAACGATTATCTGGTGTTTCTGTAAAATAGGAATTCTTTTTAGTTATGTAGTCATTATTGTCTAAATCCCGCAATACTATAATTCCTTTATCTCTAGTTTCTGGATTTCTATCTATCTTAGCTATCCCATAACGAATTTTTACAGATTTATCAATACCAATGAGTTGTCCATTATCTGCGTCTAACTCACCAGAAGATGTAATATCAAAATAACGAGAAGCATCTTCTGTAGCTTTTGATACTTCTTCCCAAGTTTGATTAGTATAATTATATTTTTTAGTATTATCTAAATTATATAATGGAAGTCTCATCAATAAAGGTTTTATAGATCTAGTTAAATTAATTTTAGCTGGATCTACTAGAATATGACACATTCTAGATAAAAATTCAGCTGGGGTATGACTAAGACCAATGATATTTTTTGCTTTTTCAAAAGCTGCATATTTAAGTTCTTCATCACTAAATAAAGAGCTATTATTTAATGGATCCACATCATCTAAGAATGCTGGTCGTTTATATCTATAGTCTAAAGATGTACTAATATTTTCAACATTAGTAATTTCATTATTAACTTTAATAATGATAGGATCAAAGTTTGGATTCTCTTCACCAGTCTCATATGCAGAAACTACCTTATTATATTTATATAAGATATTCATTAAAGCATAATAATCTATATTAAGATTATTACATACTACTTCTTTAACGTATTTATTAGGTGTAAGAGTGAATGTATCGCATTTTACACACTCTAATACTTCACCATTAACTGTGAATTTAGTATTATAATCAGCAAAGCCAATTTTACCAGTAAACACGGAAACCCCAGGTCTATCATTATTCCCTTCCTTAGGGAAATTTACATACTGTTTTCCGTTGTAGTTTACTTTTGTTAAACTTTGATCATTAATATTTACAGTAAAATTAATATCACCAATATCTTTAGCCCCAGTTAAGTAAGCATAAGAATCTTGTAAGAATTGTTTATTAGATACATTTAGTACTAGATTTCTTTTATCTGCAGATGTTTCAGATGTAAGAATATTATTAACTAAGCTATCTGTAGGGAAATACATTTCTAAATCTTTCCCTTTAGGTAAAGTAAATTCTTTATTTTTATTATTAACTAAACAGTTAGTTTCATTTAGTGCAGTTGTAGAGTTTGGGGCATAAGTAAATCCGCCTGTTATATCTAATATACCATTAACTAAGCCCTTAACTTCCCCAGATTTCTTAATAGTTTCTTCAGTCTTTTCTGGAAGTTTAGTTACTTCAGATGCTAACTGTGCAGTTGTACCATTAGACTGAATGCCATTTTTAACTAGAATATTTTTAACTTCTTCTAAATCGTTATGTAGTAAACCAAAGCTTTCTACTACTTTATTGACTAGATCAGTTGTTGTCTGTTTGTCATCTGCCATAATTATTTACCTCTAATTTTAGAAATTTCTTCTTCTATTTTCTTAAGAGTTGTATTTAATTCATCACGAGTAATGAAATTACTAGTATCCGGTTGAGTATCATTTCCATCGTATAGTATAACCCAATTTATATCGCCGAGACAAATATATAATCTCTTAGCTCTAGGCATATAATATAACTCACCAGCATATGATGAATATTGTGGCATTTGATCATTAACTTGAATGCCTTTGATATTTTTCCATTTCCAGAATCTGTCTAAACAGTAAACATCATTGGAATCATAATCTATATAAATAGAACCAGCGGCATAGCCTTTAGCTTCATTTTCCTCTTTACCGTTTTTTGGTATATCTTCATACGTACCAGTTTTGAATTTCTTTCCTACGGCAGTATCAATCATAGAATTTAATTCAGATTGACTTTGAGAGTTACTAACATCGGTCCAGTTAATACCATCCCAAAATTTAAGTTTCTTTGTAGGGCCATCTTCTTTTGCGAAGATTTGACCTATATAATCGCCACTAGTTGGTGGAGTTGCACCACTTTTTGGTTTCAGATTAAATATATCCCTCTGCAACTTAGAAACATCTTTAGCTACCTCTTTAGAAAAGGTAGTAAGAAGTTTCTTAATAATATCATTAAGCTTCATAATACCTCCAAAAATATAAATTATAGAGATGGTACTGAATACCATCTCTATAATTAAATATTTAGTTTAAGACTTAGCCTTGTGTTTTAGCGGTGTTGTAAACTTCAACTAAGTTGAATGTATCTAGACCTTCCAAGTCTGCAGTCTTCACAACTTCGTCTTTCTTAGCATATGGTTCTAAACCATTAGTTAAAGATGTAGTTGTAACAAAATCAGCCAACGCTTCTGTTTTAGCATAAGGTTGTAATTTTGTATCCAAAGCATCAGTTTTAACATATGCATCTAAAGCTTCAGTTTTAGCATAAGGAGTCAAAGCAGTAGTCAACGCTTCTGTTTTAACATATGCATCTAAAGCAGCTGTTTTAGCATAAGGTTCCAATGCAGTAGTTAATGCAGTTGTTTGAACATAGTTAGCTAATGCTTCTGTTTTAGCATAATCTGCTAAAGTAGTAGTAAGCGTAGCAGTTTGAACGTAGTTAGCTAGAGCTTCAGTCTTAACATAGTCAGCAAGTTTACCATCTACAATAGTACCAACTTGTGCAGTTGTAGGATAGTTGCTCAAATCTGGAGCTTCACCAGCACCAGTGGAAGAGATAGTACCATCTGGAGAAATAGTGATATTAAGACCAGGTTTAAGTTTATCCTGCTTAGCATCGGTTAATTTTTTAATATCTTTACCAACTTCTGTAGCAAAAGGGTTCAAGATATTTTTGATTTGATCAGCAATTTTAGTAGCCATTTAAAGAAATTCTCCTTTCTTGAAAATAGTTAATTATTTATTAACTATTTATATGTTTATTAATAAAGTATATTCGGTTATATGCCTATATTATCAGTTTATGATAAATCTGGGTTATATTAACCCTCAGATTTACCACGTTTATAAGACTCGAGTAGATCTATAGATAGCTCTTCTTCTAGCTTATCTCCAACAAAGTTTAATCCTCTAATTGTCCAACCAGCAGCTTCTGCAGCTTGAGCAATTGGAAGTAAAGTAGCATTAACATCTCTTGGCTCAAAAGAAATCAATTGACTTTCATCTGGACCATTATTGCTTAAAGCATTTAATACAGATGCAACAGAGTTTTCATCTAATGGGCATTTAGTTAGATCTAAACCAGTTTTAAGTTCACCAGTAACTTGCAACTTAGTTAAAGATCTACATCCTAAAAACATATTTTTTGTATTAGTCAAAGAGTTTACATTTAATTTCAATGCAACTAGACTGCTACAATTTTTAAACATGTTTTCACCACTTTGTACAGATTTAGTATTCAATTCTACATTGTTTAATTTACGACAATTTTCAAACATACCAACTGCAGATGCTAATTTATCACTATTAGATAAAACTACAGATTGTAAGTTTTCATTGTCTTTAAACATATAGTCTGCAGATACAGTATTGACTAAGTTCATTGGAGGTAATCTTAGTAAAGAAGTACCACCATCAAACATGTGATCTGCATATTCCATTAAATCAGTATTCAATTCTTTATCTAATTCTGTAATATCCATATAAGTTTTTGGATATAAGTTTCGTAAGAAGTTATAAGCATTCTTAGAAGTCTTATAGAATTTATTTTCAGAATCTTGAGTAAGTTCAGAGTCAGAAATAGAACCGGCTAATTTAAGACGTCTAATATTTCTAACATCAATAGCAACAACTTTATTTTTATAATCCATAGAGCAATCAAAACGAACTACAATTTTTTCATCACGTTCTTTAATTCCATTAGCTCTATAAGTAGACAAAGCTACATGTTTATTTGACCAACATTCGAAGCCAGCAACTTTACCAGCAGCACGTTGTAATTCGCCATCTTTTACATAGTCAATTTCCCAGATTTCATCAGATCCTTCATAAAGAAGAACTTTATAGTTATCTTGAGGATTAGAGAAAGTGAAAGATAGCATTAAAGATCTAAGAATTTTAGCTTGTATATCAACAAGATTAGCTTTAGGGCAAGCACGTTTACGATCACCACTTGCAGTAGTATAAGGGTTACAACTAGTAGGATCTACAACATTATCGAAAGCCATATTAGTACCTCCATGATTAGTAATATTCAATTATCCTAATGTTGAAAAAATATATAGGAGATGGACATACTAGCCCATCTCCAAATTTATTATCTTTGTCGTTTCTTAAATGCATCTTTATATGATGCATAGTCATTTACATAGTTAGATGGATCATAAACTCTAAGTGGATTATTATTGTAGTAATCAGCAAGTCTATTAGTTCTTTTAGAGTTATTAGACGAGTATCCCATTAATAGATCTTGTGGTAGATTGGAATACTTTCTATTATATTCGGCTAACTTTTGAGAATCAGTTAACTCAGGTTTAGTATAAAATCTATCAGTAGTCACATCTAGCAATTCAGAATAATTATATACCAAAGCAGTTCTAATACTTTGATATTTTCTTTTAGGATTTCTAGTATCAACTATAATAGCTCTATCTTTAACAGATACAAATGATCCATCTGTATAATAGAATAAATATTTACCATCTTTAGTTTCATATGTATCTAATAGAGATACCTCCACATTTAAACTTGGATCATCAGCATTTTTACCAATAAAATCTTTTATTTTATCAATAGGGTTTTCAAATGATACTCCATAAGAGGAAGCTCTATCATCATCTAGTTTTCGTCCATCTCTGGCGAATCTAACTTTTATATTATTACTATATTTTAGATTGATTACTTTTAGATCTTCGTCAATAAAAGATTCATCTATAGTTATATATTTTATTTTAGTTGGAACTATATCTGGAGATTCAGCTGTAGCGTTTATTTTATCACTCATAATATTCTCCTTATGAAATAATAAATAGGCCAATGGTTTGAAACCATTGGCCACCATTATTTATATGTATAATATTATTTACGCTTCTTAGTTTTCTTTTCAGGTTTAACTGTATGAGCAGTCTTATCCCATTCAATAAAACCTTTATCAATATATGCAACTAATTGTTGGAAGTTAAAGATGATTTGTTTATAGAAATCATTTACTTCATCTTTAGTTTCATATACATGAATAGCCGCAGACAGATTCATAATAAAGCTATATAATTTTAACAAATCAACTTTGTTTTTAAAGTTAGTATTTGTATAAATTACACGAAGTAAGATAGCATTAACTACAACTGTATTATCTGGATTGTGGTTAAATCTACCAATAGCATCAATAATAGCTGATACATTTGCAGTCTTAACTCCAATAGCTTGTAAAGCCATCATAATTTCTCTACGATAATATTCTTGATGTTTGAATGCTCGAAGTGCATTAAAATAAGAATTATGCAATTTCAAGAATTCATAGATATCAGAATAATCAGTAGAATCATTCAATGCTTTAATTACAGATTTAGCGAATGCTTTAACTTTATCAGAAGATTGTTCATCAGCAAGAACTTGATTCATCTTTTGAATACGATCATTATGGGATGCTTCAATATATTCATCAATAGAAATATCTTCATCTAATTTAGATGTAGCTTTCTTAACCGTTTCATCTAATAAAGATTTACCTTTATCCATGAATGCATTAGTACATGCTTCACGAATAAGACCTTCAATATAGAATTCCAAGTCTTTAGCATTAGATGTATTTACACCATCTTTGCTAGCTTGAATTAAGAATTTTTCTTTTAGGCCAGCTGTAAGTAATGTAGTTACATTTACTGTATCATCTTTAACTACTTTTAGATATGTATCGATAATATTTTGAATATCATCATCAGACAAATCTAATTTAGGGAATTCTTTATTTTCAGAAATGGATTTTTTAACATCTTCTACAGAGATGGTTAATTCATCAAATTTCTTTAACGCTTCTTCCAATTCCGGATCGCTAGAAACATTCTCGTTGCTTTCGGAAACTCCATTGGGGCTAGGAGTCTCAATGTTTTGAGTGTCTTCTTTAGATCCATCTTTAGCTGGTTCTTCGCCATGGCTTTCATTTGAGGGAAAGTCGGCTTCAGCCTTATCCTCCTCAAGAACTTCAACTTTTTCCATTGCTTCAATTTCCTCAGCAGTTGGAGGAACTTCAGGAACGATAGCTTTTACGTTCTTATCATCTAATCTAGCTGCATCTTCTTCTGTAGCAAGATTTAAGTCTTCAACGATATCTAATTTTGTCTCTTCGCTCATTTGTATTCTCCTCTAATATTTTGAATTCGTAAACGTAATTCAGTTACATATTCAGGGAATAAGTACTGATTAGAAATAATAGTTTTCATAAAATCTGTAAAGATATTAACATCTTCACTGAAATTAGATGTAAGCAAATCTACAATAGGTTGCTGATAGCAATTAGCTAAGATATCAGCCATACGAATGTCTAATGTAGAGATGTATTGAATTACTGTTGGTAAATTAGCATTGATTACTGCTAATTTAGAATTATCCATAACTTTCTTGTTATAGATAGTGGAGCTATCTTTAGATTTCTTCAAGTTTTCTAATTCAAGAGCAGAATAGATAGAGTTCTGCTCAGATACAATTAGATTAATCAAGAAGTTAGTCATATGAGCATTAAATCCACATACTAAGAAATCATATAATGTAGTTGCTAATAAATAGATATTATCATCAGATTCATCAATATGGGATACATTACATTTATTACAGATTGTTTCAATGATGTTTTTATATACATCAAGTTCAACCTCATTTGTATTTTCTACATCCATTGGATAATTAGCTCTAATATTATCAAAGTTGGATCGAAATACGTTTACCATATTTGGTTTTGCATTAATAGCAAACTCGTAGCGTTTACTAATATGATTATCAATTACATCATAGATATAATCGCTACTGAAGTTTGCTAGTATGTCAGATAATTGGTGTTCATTTGCTAGTTCATAACCAGCATTCCCGTTACTATAGCCAAACATCGGATTCCTCCTTAAATAGTTAATTTAAAATTTACTGAAATGTAAGTAAATATTTAAATTTTTAGATTTGATTATAGAATCTAGAAAGATTACCAGATAAATGGGAATCATTATTTGTTGGTGTATCATTAGAATATAATGAGATAAATGCCTGATTTGGTAATTTACCATCTTGCTGATTACGTATTAGATCTACATCTTCTTTTGTTAGGTTATACTTATAAGCATATGCCTTTAAGAATTGAGGATCTTGTAATGCAGTCTCTAATGCTTCTTTCTCTTTAGCATCCTCAGCTTTTATCCATTCTTGGTAAGTCATACCGATAGCTCTCTGAGCTTCTTTTAACTTATCCATAGGTGATAATTCTGATGGATCATCTTTAGCTAAATCTTTTTGTAGCTGAATAGTTTCTTCATAGATTTCAACAGTTTCAACTGCTGCATCGAATACTATATCATCTACATCTTCATCAGTCTTTAAGACTGTTTTATTTATACCAAAGGCTTCTTTTAAGTTTTTACCTTCATACCATACATATAACGCCATCAAATAAGAGAAAGTTAAATCATCATGTGTATTAGTAGAGTGCTCTATCTTACCATTACGTTTAACTTCTAATCCAAGGAATTCATCATATAGTCGTTTAGATACAAACTTATCTTTATGATTATCCATACGCTCTTTTAATATTTCCATTAAAAGTTCACGTACACCTTTAGTTGAATCTAGACCGAATACCTTAGTGAGCTGCTTAATTCTCTTAATAGCCCCAGGACCTTCAAATCTTTCTTCAATAATTTTATCTTTAAATTCATAATAAAGATTATTAGTAATTCCGGCTTTCTTGAGCAACGCAATAACAGACGCCCCGAACCCGAATATATTTAAATATAGTCGCTACACTATACTTATGCAATTTGCATCACTCCCATTACAGGACGTGTCTAGATCATTTGTCATCCTCCAACTTTACTTGCTGAGGCCAGGATTTTTCTTCCGCCAATCGCTTGCGGTTCTACTCTCCCGTCAGGAGATGATCGTTGAACGTCCCATCTAATATAAATTAGATGTGTTCGCTGCTAAACGTAGGAGATAACTTTACTCCTATGCGTCAAAGCAATTAACCCTGTTGATACATAGACATTTCTATCTATGCAGTGCGTTCTTACACCATTTCGTTCGACATTAATTACAGCATTACGCATATACTTTTGCGTTAATTCAACTATAATTTTAGCCAATTCTATTTGGCTAATATAGTTGCACTTAAAGTCAGCTATTACTTTAGTTGTCTTACTATCTATAATTGAAATGGCCGAGCTATCTCGTCGATAACCCCCAGATACGTCAACACCCATTATAGGTGGATCTACTGGTAAACCATTTCTATTATATTCGATAGTATCATATAGATTAACTTGGAACTTACCATTCAATACATCAATTACCGAAGTTGGTTCTCTAGTTAATCTAGACATTGTTTCTAATTCTTCTAAGGTAAATGGTGAGTTATCTGTGGAGTTTGACCATTCAAGCAAAACTTCACGACGGATATCTTCCCATTTATTATTCATGGTTCTACAGATTTCTTTGAACCATTGTTCACTACAGCCTAGTTGTTGGTAAGTGAACTTAATATATACGAAAGTAGACTTAGTATTAGATTCCATTATTTCCATGATTTCTTGATAAGATTTATCATACCAAGTTTCACTAAATGGAACTGCATCTTCTTTCATTTGAAATGCAAATACCCCTTCTTGAGAAGTCAAGAACCCTGGGGTAGTTGTAAATAATATACCATAAGGTGCACCATTTGCTCTTGAGTTATCTGCAGCTCTCTTGAATGCTGGAACTGTATTTAGATAAATGATTTCATTATATGGTGCAAATCCCCATTCGTCACCCCACAATAAAGGGATAGATTTACCGCGTAGTAAGTTCTGAGCTGCAGTTTTATTACGTGCAGATGCTACAGTGATAATTTTATTTCTATTTACTGCATGCTCTAGACGTAATACTGTATCTGAAGCCTTTGCAGCTTTACCATCTTTTCTATTGAATGGAGCATCCATTCTTAGATATGGCGGTAAGCATTCACGAAGATTCTTTAGAGTTTGTAAGTTATCTTTAGAACCGTCTTGTGCTTTATGTAAGAATGCAATAGTAGCATTCGAGGTACCAAAGTTAAATAAATATAAATATCGAGCATCAGCCGCTAAGGTTTTACCTTGCTGACGTGGTAGCTCGTGGAAGATATTCATATTATATATTGAGCAGAAGAATAGAGCCATATTACCACGGTGTAGTCTAAATGGTATACCTGTACCACTACCACCTTGGTCTGGAACTCTACATACTTCTCGAATAAAGTACCAGAAATTTGCCATACATTCGGCTAGTACTTTACCCTTATAATATTGGTTTAGATTTGGATCATGTGGGTCTATAGCCGCTAAATCAGGGTCTAACAGAGCCAGCATGAATTTGTTATTCTTAATTCCTATGGATTTAAGATATATATGCATATCCAGAAAGCTTTTATTCCTGGTAGACATCTGATAATATATTTGCATATTTATCACCTTTGTAAAACTGTGTTTTAATAGTTATATATTATTAAGGTGTTATAATGATAAGTATATAGTCAAATAGACTAGTTTATATTTTATTTTAAAGGAGAAATTTATTATGTTTAATCTTATTATGAAAGCCGACGCTATGGTTAAGTTTGCAGCACTTGTAGCTGCAGCTTTATGTGTAATTATTATCACATTTATTATTGGAATGACCATCGATCCGTTCTTCGGATTAAGATGGCTGTCTAACTTATTGACTCAATATATGAGTCAAGATTCTATGCTATCAGTAATTATTACTTTGCAAGTCGCAAAGTATTTTGCTTTATTCTGGTTAGCACATAGAGTGCTAGTTATTGTACGTAATATTAAACGTACAGTAGCTCCAAGAAGAAAAAATAAATAGACAATAAATACCCGTAGGATTTCTATGATCCTACGGGTATAACTTGTTTATTTTTTTTATTTTTTGCTAGATTTCTTAGCAGCTTTTTCTTCAGCTTCAGCTACTTTTTCTTCGGCGTTTTCTTTAACGTCTTCAGTTTTTGTTTCAGGACCTTTAGGATCTTCTTCTGTAGTTTCTTCAGTAGTTGTTTCTGGTTTAGTTTCAGGTTTAACTTCTGGTTCGGTTACAGGTTCTTTGTCTTCCTTAGGTTCAGATTTGGTTTCTTTCTCACCAGATTTTTTAGTAGTTGTTGGTTCTTTTTCTTCTTTAGGTTCTTCAGTAACTTCTTCGTTATAGTTAGTGAAGTCTAAAATACGAGTTCTACCATCTTCAAGAATTTCTTCAACAACGCCATGTTGAATGATACATTCGAAGATTTCTTCTGCTTCCAACATTTCTCTGTGGATAGCACGAACCAATTTATTACGTAGTCGAATAGGACGACGGCAAGTTACATTTACAAGTTTAGCCATTGATATTTCCTCCTAGATAGATTCAATTAATTCATCTTCAGAAGTAAGAACAGATTCGATCAAAGCATCATCAATCAAATGATAAGCTTCAGTCAATTCGATATCATCTTCAACTTCTTCAGCGATTTCTTCGCTGTCTTTTTCATGTTGTTGGTCAATGTCAGACATCAATTCGAGTTCAGCAGCTTCATCTTCATCTTCTGCTTCGATATCAATTTCTTCATCTTCTAGACCTTCAACGGAGTCAATATCATCATTATCTTCGTCGTCATCTAATTCTAATTCATCAGAAGCATCAACGATAGCATCGATAGTTTCGTCCATATCTGCATCATTTACGTCATCAGTTGCGATTACATCTTCAACTGTAGCTGCAGTATCTTCTAGATCTTGATGGATAGTTTTGTTATCATCCATTTCAATATCCTCCTTTAGTAATCAAGTTCATTATATTCATTATCGTCAACTAAATCATCTAGATCATCACTAGACATAGTTGCTAAGAATATACCTTCATCATCAACAATATCATCGCTTGCCATATCAGCATCAATGGCATCGATAATATCTCGTTTTGCAATCATAGTATCTAAAAATCCGTTCTCGTCAATCATGACATTGAACGCATCTTCGTTATCAATTTGCTCTTTGAAATAATTATCGAGTTCGTTCATTTAGAGTACCTCCATATAGATTACTGATATGTTAACGAGATAGGTTTTTCATTATATTCTTAACCTGTTCTTCTAGGATAAATATAATTACAGGAACGTAGTAAAAAATAATGTTTGGAGACAAAGAATAATTAAATTCTTCTAATGATTTTAGTAAGAATTCATCATATCTATTTAATTTATCTTGGTTATCATTAAAGTAATCTATGATAATATTCTTAAAGTAATATGGATCACTTGTGTCATATCTTTCATTATCTCTAATTCTCATCACAGTATCATCATCAAAAGATGGAACTACCCAGTTATCACCAGGTTTATATTGATGGAAGATATAGTAATAATCTTCGATATTATAATATAAGATAGAAGTTTTATCTTCGATCTTCATACCATAACAAGATGGATTATTAATACAAGTTTTATCTTTTCGTTCTAATGAATGAAAAAGAGTTCTAGAGTAATCTAAAGCAAAAGATTCTTTAACTGCAAGTTGATGAGCAATTTGCATGAATGGTATACTCAAAGTATTCATTAAATCATTTCGCTTAATAAACTCAATCATATAACTATCATAGAAATTATGATTATCATAAGAGAATATGAAAGTCTGAGTCTTATTAGAATAGAATAATGAACGATAGTAAGTGATCATATCTGTACAGATATTTTCTAATCGTTTAATATAAGCATGATCATCATCTTTGATAACTAGAGAAAGATTTGTACCAATATTAGTTGTATCCATTGTATAAGATCCAACTACTAAGGATTCGATATCTGTATTATCACCATCATGGGAACTTAAACGATAAGAAATCTTATACATATTAACCCCAGTTGGTAATGTATCTAAAGTAACTCCTGTAACTTTAAATAGATATTCTTCATCTGTATGATTGATTATAAAATAATCTTGTGGATATGGTTTGAATGCATTTGGAAGGACATATGCATCACCTTCAATAGAATCAGATTCAATACCATAATCGCCAGACTCTAATTGGACTTGAATCTTGTCTAATCCAAATAGAACTGTATCTTTAATTTTATTATATCTTAATGGAGAATCTCCATCAGTGTAGCTATATGCTTGATCAGTGCCTTCATCTAATGTACTTTCTGCAGTATTGATATTGAAGTAAGTACAAATTGTAGGCGGTTTATCTGTAAATGTATAGAACGTATTATCCAATCTATCTTTCTTAGAGTCTAAGATAGAATTAATAGTCCCAACATAGGTAGTATCTAGGAATTTTCCCATATGTTACCTCCTTTATTAATGAGATGTTTAAGAAAAAAAAATAAAGTGAGCGGATGAGGTTTATCCCCATCCGCATCATAATATTTGTCTTATAGAATCTTTAATTTTACTTAATGGTACGCCATAATCTTTTTCTCCAGATTCATTTCTATGGAAATACACAGATGATCCTCTAAAGAATTGGATATTATTATTTATGAAGAACTCAGATTGCCTCATAGATATATCTCCAGCATCATCATTATCAAAATATAAATGTAAATCCATATTCATAATTCCTCTAGAGAGAATCAATGAAATTACATTTGGATATTTATTGCCTGATGCGGCCATATATATTCCATTAGTACCATATGATAAGTTAGTAAATACTGAAAGAATATCAAATTGTCCTTCAGTAATATTAACTAAAACCTTATCGGTTGTTATAGGAATTTGAGCCGGAATAGAATACGTTTTAGTAAAGTTATTCTCTGATAGCTTTACTATTAAGTATCGGAATTTCTTATCAACTGGCTTAATACACCGCATAATTAACGCGGTATTATTAATCGAGAGGAAACCCACATACTCACGTTGAATTCGTTCATAATCAGATTCTGTCGCTCCCAGAACATGCACAATCTGTCGTTTAAAGAACGTAAAATCAAATATAATTTTAAGTTCTAATAAATACCATACGGGTAAAACTACACCTAGACGGGAGTTTACATAGTCTACCTTTTCTTGATAGATTCTATCATCTAAGACAAAATCTTTATACTTTATTATTCTTTCATCAGTAGAAATAGAAGAGTAAGCTTTTGGCTTACTCTTCAACATCTTCTTATTATATTCTTCTATCTCAGATATTAAAGATAAGTCTTTTATTTTTAATAATTCTAAGAAGTTTCTATTTACTAATCCGCCAGCTTCACATTTAAAGCAATTATACATAATAGGTTTATCTTTGGATACACCTATATACATATGCTTCTTTCCTGGCGATGATGTATGTCCGCAATACGGACATCTTAAAACTATTTCTTTCTTACCAGCCGCAAATTGCGAATCTGATATTGCAGATTTTAATCTGTCCGCTATATTCATAAATTACCTATGCTTTAAAAAAGTAGATATTGGAATATTCAATAATCTTAGCTTTAATTACTTCATCTTTTGCTTCAGCATGTAAGAATTGTAATCCTTTTAAGATAGAATAATCATTACAAGTAAAGACATTCATTAGATATCCTAAAGGACGTCCTTCAATTAATACCATATAAAATAATTCTTGGTAATTGATTGTTTTACGACCAGTAAAATTTATTTCTCTACCAATACTACTAGTAAATTTAATATCTTTATCGTCGATATTTGTAATAATATTAGTAGGGGTTACAATTGAAGCAACAACGATATTATCTTCATTGGATTTTAAAGTGTCATTACATTTTTTATCAATGATATTACATTCAGCATCTAGAATATATCCTACAATTTGATTTGGACTAAGCTCTGGATATTTTTCTTGAATTTTAGCTAAATTATGATGTTTATTAAATTCTTTTTTAACTTCAATATTATATTCTTTCATTGTATTTACTCCTATAAAATTAAACCATTTGTCTCTTTTCATTTTCATTAGTAACCGCTAATCTTAAAGAAAAGAAAGGCAATTTACATCCAGCTTCGCTTAAACTTTTGAATCCGGTCTCTTTTAATATGAATTTAGTTTTATATGAATGCCTTACATCTTTATATTTCTTAATAAACTGATCTAAATCTGTATATACATTCGGAAACTTGTTTACCATCTTTATTAGATTAACAACAGGTTCATGTCGTCTAACTTTAATATTTTTAAACTTATTTTCTTTAACAAAATTATTGATAATATTAATTAACTCATCGGCTGTAATATTTTTATTAGCTAAAATTTTTTCTAATAAAATATCTTGTATTTTTAAAGTATACTCTAGATCATATTTTGCACCAAATATTTTTTTATGATGGGCAAATATATGAATACTTTTATTTAGGGAATTTTCATTTTCAAAGTTATTCAATATACGATAAACGCGGATATTTTTTCTTACGTATTCTAAAATTTTATCATAATTAAAATATCTATATAGTGGATTATTAAATATATGATATTTTTTATGATTATTACATTCAGCTAGAGCTACACTTGGCATGAGATTAATATTTTTATTATATGAAGAACCATCTCCACAAATAATTCTATTATAAGCATTAGTTAAAATTTCAAAACTTTCTCTAGATGAGAATAATTTATTAATTATTTTATCATCATTGATATTTAAATAGATATTATTTCTTTTGATGTAATCAAAATTAATAATATCATTCTCTGTCACATTCTTTAATAATTTTTCCATTTATGTGCTACTCCCATAATATTCAAATTATTTATTATGATTTTTATCATTAAAAATAGATGATCTTAATGAGAAGAATGGTAATGAATTCTTAATGTAATTACTATTTATATCGTCACCTATTAGACTATATAGAAATTCATATCGTTCACAGACTGGACTAGTAGTGTATAATCTAACAAATTTGTCAAGTTCTTTATATATATTAGGATATTTATTAACTTTATCTATTAAATTTTTAATAGCACTTAATCTAGGAGTACTATAAGTTAGATTATTTTTATTAGCAAAATCTTTAATAATTTCTACTAAGCTATCTACTGTAACATTTTTATTATTTAATATTACATCTATTAGAATATCTTGCATTTTTATAGTATATTCTAGATTATATCTTGCACCAAATACTTTACTACTAATTGCAAAAATAGATATATTCCTGCCCATATCATTGTCATTCTCGAACTTGCTTAATGTATGATAAATCTTTATGTGTTTATTTGCATATTCTAAAATTTTATCATAATTAAAATATCTATATAGAGGGTTATTAAATATATGATGCTTTTTATTATTATTAAACTTGCGTATAGTATAAGCTGGATTGAGATTAATGATATCTATATAAGTAAAATCAGAATTGATAAATTTATCTATTCTCTCGTATGCCATATGTAAAATATCATAACTTAATCTTGATGAAAAAATTTTAGTGATTATTTTATTTTTGCCCTTTAAAGATACTCTATTTCTCTTAATAAAATCAAAATTGATAATATCAGTTTCTGTTACATTTTTTAATAGTCTTTCCATTATGAAAACCTCCCATAAAATAAAATTAAAAAGTTTATTATTATAAATTTATTACCTCCAATATATAAAATTTAGGAGATGGGGTTAATACCCATCTCCCATAAAATTATTTACTTAATTTAGATACACGTTTAGTTAGTACTTCGTAATAACCAGTCATATAATGTAACTGCTCTGCTAGTAGATCAAAGTCTTCGCATTCTTTATTTTCATTTAAGAATTTGATCAATCGTTCTACTTTTTCACCAAGTTCTTTACGTTCTTCAATTAGTCTTGTTTTCCAATCTTCCATTTTAATTTTCCTTTCTTTTATAATAAGAATCAATATCTATAATTATAATATATATATATATATCTTTTAATTTTTACAGATATTTATTTTGCCAAATCTATCAATATTGATAATTTCTCCAATCTCCAATGCAGGAATATCACAATGACATACTTCCATAGATTTTTGGATTGCTTCACTACAGTTTAAGGGAACTCTATTAAAGTAATCATAACTAGGATAATTATAATACATCCAAGGTATAGAATCTATAGTCTCGTTAGGTAGAAAAGCGTCAGAAATTCTTGAGGATAAAAGTTCACCATCAAAACTTAGTTCTGTATCTATACTGGTGACTTTAAACATAGCTTTTCCATCTCTCGTTATAAATTCCTTCTTTTCATTTATAATAAATATGCAATCTAAAAACCTTCTAATTTGCACATCCATATCTTCAAATGCTAATAATTTCAGAGTATCTAAAAGCATTTCATTCAACCTCGCTAATACTGAAATTTATTTACACTACCATATCTATCAATAATAAAAGAGTCTCTAGGAGTCAATGTAGGAATAATAATGATGGCATATACTTCCATAGCTCTTTGAATTATTTCACTACATTTTAGAGGTACTTTATTAAAATAATTGTAACTAGGATATTTATCACATATATCATTAACTTTATTGCTAAAACTTTCAGTTATATCTGATTTTATAATTTCACCATCATTGGTAATTTTGGTATTGATAGCGGTAATTTTAAACCCATTTTTTCCATTTTCGATCACTTGTTCTACCTTACTATTTATAATACATATATGATCATTACATTTATTAATTTTTATATCCATACCTTCAAATGCCAATAATTTCAAAGTATCTAAAAGCATTTTAATATACCTTTCTATCACAAAGACGAACTATATCTATTCCACCAAATCTATCAATATTAATATAATCCCCAAATGCAAGTTTAGGAATATCACAACTGCATACTTCCATAGATTTTTGAATTGATTCACTATACAAAGAAGGTAGCCTGCCTGAATATTCTTGACTTGATTTATCAATGATTCTATGAGAATCTTTATATGTATTATCAACACGTATTTTAAAAGTTAAGAAAATTTTTGAAGATACAATTTCACCATCTAAATTAATTTTCGTAACTATATGCATAATTTTAGTTGCATTACCATCAGGTCTATTATGAATTTCTGTACTACTGTTTTCTATAACTATATAACCAGTATCTTTATTTTTCGATATTTCTACATTCATATTTTCAAATGCAAACTTTTTTAAAGTATCTAAAAGCATTTTAAATCTCCTGATAAATGAATAGAATACGATAGGAGTTGAACTCCTATCGTATATCATATTTCTTATTATAATATTTACTTCGCATGAATTTAATCATATCTGTAAATGCATCTCTAGCTTCACGATTGAAGTTATCGACATTTTTATACTTGCCAGTCTTTTTACTTTGAGTCATGATATTATCGGTATCGTCTAAAATATAAACTTTATCTTCACCTAGATCTGCATAATAAAATTTATCTTTATTAATACCGAATCTATAACCAGTAAATTCAGATCGGAAATTTTGTCTATTCGATAAGATCAATGAAGAGATGATTGAATAATATCCAATTAGTTTCATTGTTTCTTTATCCTCTAAGAGTATTAACTATCTGATTCATCATATGGTAATATTAATGTCACTATTGTAGTAATACGATGAGCTATAATATCTTTTACTTTTGGATCTTCAACTTCATTATATATTTTGTGTAAGAAGTATAATATATACTGAATCGATTCTATATCATCTAAATCTATAGCTTTTTCAATATCGTCAAGTTTATCATATACGATAATAAGAGACAATAATGAAGATACATCACATTCAAATAGTTTAGGTCTATTTGATGGAAACTTTAATATCTTTTCAGATTTATCATTATCTGTAGTCTTATTAAAAGTTTCTTCAAATAAACATTTAGTAACTTCATCTACACTAATACCTAGAAGTTCAGCAATCTCTTCATAAGATTTCTTTCTATTATAATATAGATGTCTGATTCTTCCGTTCATTGCATCCATTTATATCACCTATCTATTATTAATTAAACTAGCATAAATCAAGAACTCTTCATTCAATAGCTCTTGCTGTGGCACAAATGGTAACCCAGTATTTTCTTTATTTTCAAAATCAATGATTTGGAATTTAGAAGATACAATTGTAGCCAACATGGCTATCAAAAGATTAGTAATCTTTTCATTATGATAAATAGCAGCAACTGCTTCATATGTACTAGAAGAAGTAATCTTTTGAAGTTCCTTCTTGTTCATATTTACACGTTTAATTACTTTAACAAACTTACCAGATAGAATTGCTTCCATCGTATGTAAATTATTTGCCGCAAGTATTCTCTTAGCTGCAATAATAAGTTTAATATAACTTGTTAGATCAATAGATCCTAACGCAGATGGATCCCCAAACCATTTATAGAATAGATAGCATACTAATATCTTTTGATGTGGAACTATTGGGGACTTACGTCCTTTAGATAATTCTACTTTATAGTATTCTATTTCTTCTTTGGAGAATGGACCGAATCTTTCTTCAATTTGTTTCATAGTAGAATGGAAGTTTACTTGATTATGCATAAGCAATGCTTCATTCTTCTTAGAAAGATGAGATTCAAACTTATCAAATTCTGAATTATCATCATCATCGTCACCTTCATTACGATCAGATGATAATTGGTTGAAGGAATATTCATATTTAGCTCTAATAATCTTATTAGTAATATTACCTTTAATAGATACATAGATTAAGTTTAGAATATTCATTTCATAAATAGCTTTAGGGATAATCTGACTAATAATAGCCCATACAATTTCAATATTGTATGTGAACTTATTCTTAGAACGGATATATTGTTTATCCCAAGAACCACTATTCTTAGACATATCTTGAATGATACGGCTATTTGCAGTTTCGGATAATTTAGTCAAGATATCAATATCAGGATGCATATCAATAATAAGAATTTCATAGAATTCCATTAGATAAGCATCGATATTTTGAATCTTCTTCATATATGCATAATGAGTCAATAATGGAATTAGAATGATTTGGAATAATCCAATTTCCATCAATGCACTTAGATGGCGATTACTGTATTGAAGTACATTGCCATCTTTCTTATTACGTTTAATATGAATAATGAAATTATCTTCATTCATAGCTTTAACTTTACGAGCAAATGTACTAAACAAAATATCTCGTTTAATATCAGCCATGAATTGTTGTTTTGTATATAATCCAGCATCATCTGTGTCAATCATAAACTTCATACGAGCATAGATTGCTAACAATTCATGATCAGGATCATAGTATTTTTCAAAATAATTCAAATATTGCGTAAAGTGATCTACTTTCTCTTCAGATGAGTAGCATTTCTTTACACTTAGAATGAATGAATCAAACATAAGCATGTCTTCATCATCATTAGTTAAGATTTTAGCCAAAGGGGCCATAATTTGTTTACCCCTAAGGCCTCTAAATATAATATCTTCTGAATTTGGTGCCCATCTATCTACAGGTGGGACAGCATTTTCATCAGATATGCTTAAAGTATAATTTTTAACTTCTGGAGTTCTAATAGAATAGTCTCTGTCTAATTCCTCTCCTGGAGTTATTTCACGTCTTACAGCTTTACTTGTTAAAGCTTCAGTTAATTGCATCGTACACCTCCGATAAAACTACACATATTCTAAATTATAATATATAATTTATTTACGTTTTGTAGTTTTAGTCGTGCGAGTAACCCTAATATTATTAGATTTCTTTTGTTTACTTTGAGTAGTTGTAGTTCTTTTGATAGCTTTAGTGGTTTTTGTCTGTTTTATATTACCACCACTATCATTACGTTTACGTTCAAGTCTATGCTTAAACATAGGATCTACTTTACGTAGATGACTTTCTGCTTCTTCACGCTCAATAGCTTTTACATCAGACTTAGTTACTAGTTTTAAGAAGTCATCTTTTCTATTAATCTTTAGGTTAGATGCTTCATAGTAATGCTTTTCTAGATAACCATGCTGTTTTATATATAAGAACCCAAAGTAAAGAATCTTAGCAAAGTTTACAACTCCGAATGGATTTCTTTCTTTTGGTTTTTGTTTTATTACTTCAGTAGAAAGTTTATTTTCTAATTCTTCTACTAATAAACCATATTCAATATATGTATGAGCATAAGTAAATGTAAATGCTGGGTCATTAGAGAAGAATCTAACTTCATAATTTTTAAGATCTTTAGCGTGTTTAGCATCCCCACTTTTAGGGATAAACTTAAACACTACTTCATATGTAAAATTTGGTACAACTTCAGATGGTACCCTTAAAAGGATAAAATAATTATCTCCATCAGTGTAAAAGTTATGGTCAATTTTACCATTAACTCTAAGCATAACTTTTTCAAATCGTTGCTTATAGTTTTCTGCTAATAATTGAGATCCCATTACATTACCTTTACCAGCAGGGGATCTTCCGTACTCTTCTAAAGTTAAATGTAATTTTGCAGCCATTTAATTCTCCTTAGAGTGAGGTCTTGCAGAGTAGACCTTTTATGGCCTACTCTTACAAGATTGCTCTGGACAATTATTTTATATAGATATTATGAGCAGGAGTTTGACATAGGAATTGTTTAGTTGTTACTAACATACCTACAACTTTACCCACAATTTCTAACACAGTGATATCAGAACGGATAGAAGATAATACTAAGGAGTCAGTTTGCTTAGTACGTAAGTTTACTGGGATTCCTTTAGAGTTTGTTTCTTCTACCATAGCTTTAACTTCATCAGAAGATTGAGCCATACATTCAGGAAGTTCATTTAAAGAACTACCATACAATTTAGAAATCAAATCTAAATAAGAATTATAGAATAACTGAGCAATTGTTTTATAATCACCAGTTGTGTTTTCATCAGATAATACCTCTTTGATAGCTAATAGACCTTGTACGTTTGCACCCCAGCCATAACCATGTTCAGCCGCAGACATGCAGTTAAGAACCGCATCTTCAGCAGCATCAAAACGGTTATCACGTTCTTCTGGAGTAGCACCACCAATATATAAGTCTACCATATTAGCTTTCATGCTATGAACACGACGGCGAAGATTGCCAATACCAACCATATCTTTACCATCTTGCTTAGCTTGAGCTAATTGCATTTCCAAGTTATTCAAGATAGATTTATAGAAGTCAGAGAATTCAGTAGTTCCTTCTTTATACATATTTTTAGGATTGATTACCTTAGTTTTATTATAACCAGCTACTACTGCATCGGCATGACCGCACCAGTCTTGAACTGTTTCTTCTGTAGGTGCATCGCCATTTTCTTGGTCTTTCAATTGTTGTTCTAAGTTTCTATATTTACGAATAGTCTTAGCATCACAAAGGTTAGCCAAATCCATCATGATTTCAGCTTGATGGATATCTGATACTAAACAGAATGGAATATTAATACCACTGGCTTTAGCATTAATCATTGTTTTAGTTAGTGGATCCATGACTGTAGCTACATCGGCAGAAACTTTAGGACAAAGAATAACAGTAGGAATCAATTTAGTTCTAGCTTTTAATGGTTCAAAGATATTATGGTAAAGAATTGAACTTAAGAAACCAATCATTTCTGGAGTATCAATAGGATCTTCGAAGAAGTAAATACGTGGATGGTTTACTTCTGCAGTAGATTCTGCTTCATTAGTTACATAAACTTTATCAGCATATCCACTATTAAGAGTCATACCATCAAAGATTTTTACATAGTCTTTGGAGTCATTGGACCGCTTAACGTCAATATAAACATCTTGACCATTTTGCATATAAACATCGGCAATCAACTCTGCCATTTCTTCATTGTTATTTGTAGAAATTAGAGCGATCTTTTTGATGTCTTCATAAGTTTCAATTTGTTTAGCATGAGAAAGAATACGATTAGATACATCTTTTACAAGACGATTAATCATGTATTCAATTTCAGCTGGAGGCATTTTGAAATTGTAAACACTAGCTTTATATGCTTCATCGCTTAAGTTAGGTTCTTGACCAGTAGCAAAGCGTTTATATGCTAATTGGGATAATAAGATAGCACTAGTTGTACCATCACCAACTTCTTTAACAACATGAGTTGTTAAGTCTTCAAGCACTTCACGAATACTCATTTCGATAATACCATTGAAGAAGATATGTTTAAGAATAGTATGACCGTCTTTTGTAAATTTAGGCAATACATTTTCTTTTTTAATTTGAGTAGCAGAACCATATGGTCCGAAAGATGTTACTAAGGATTCAGCAATGATTTCCAATGCTTTCATGGATTGCTCACGTAAATCTTTTTGAGGTACAATATTAGAAAATACTTCCATTTCTAATCCCTTTCTATTTCAGCTAAATCTACATATGGATTACTTACATAAAAGAGATTATTCTCAAAGTCTTGATGATATTTCTCTTTAACTGCATAAATACGTTTATCCATATCATAGTCGACATTAAAGCCATATTGTAAAACAAATATATGCTTACCAATAGGCTTAGGATCATAGTTATATAAGTTTTCAGGATACTTTAGATATATCCCATCGTATGAATCAAGATCTACATTTCTTTTATTATAAATACCTAAAGGAGTTTTAGCTCCATCTAAAGTACTTCTAATAATAGCTTCTTGATATTCATTATCTACCATTACATTAACTCTAAAACTATTGCCATCTACTAATAGCATATTAGAATAGAGTTTATGTATATCGGTATAGTATATATTAAGATAAAGTAAGTCTTTGTACTTATCTTTAATTTCATTCAATAAATCATCTGCAGATGATTTATATTTATCTTCCAAGACTACAGATAAAGGATTAGGATCTTCTCTATCTCTTAAAAGATAGCTGATCGTTATAGGATCCTCATCTAATATTCCAGGAATAAAGTATTTTGAATTTTTAAATTGAGACCTCAAGATATCGATAATGGACTTATCAGTATCAAATAAGGAATCATATTCAAATATAGGTCTTATACTTGCCATATAAACTTCCTATAAAGACAAAAAAAGAAGATAGAAAACTTGTTCCTATCTTCTTTAGTTTTATTACATATCGTCTAAGCTTGCACGTTTGAATCCACCACTAGATTCAGACCCACCATAATTAGAGTTACCAGACATACCAGTGCTTACGCCAAGTTTATCTGCAATTGCTTCAATATTAGCTAACATGGAGCTATTTACATATTGAGCTGTTTCATGAACTGCATACGCTTGAGCATTAGTCATAGATTTAGCATATTCTTCTAAAACTACAGCTAAGTCTTCTAAGTCCATATTTTTATAAGATTCGAAGTCTTTATCGCCATCGAATTTTTCCACATCAAAGTTATGAACTGCAAAGTGGAAATCAGTACGGCAAATGAATAAGATTTCCTCTTCTACTGCAGAAAGATCTTTATTCAATTTACGAATACATACAACAGGTTGAGTTAAACCAAATTCAGAACCATCAGAGATAGTAATGAATGTTTGTGCACCTGTAGTGATACCAGTAGATTGAATTTCGCCAGCCATAAACTTACGAATTTCTTTAGCTAAGATATTAGCTTTAGTGTGTTTCAAATAAGCACTAACTTCATGCTCACGATCTGGCATCGGATAGTCTTGTCCGCTGACTACTTTAAGTGGAGCAATAGATAACTTAAGTGTACCTTGCCAGAAAGAGAAGCTAATAGAAGAACCACCATATTGACCAACATCTTTAGAGTTAGTCATACGGTAATTAGAGTAAACATTGATTGTTTTCTTCCCAGTATTGGAAGAGTTTCGATTAAATACGCTTTGTCCAAGAGCCATTTGTTTATCCTCCTAAATATAAGAATATAATTATCAATATGTATTGATAATAGTATTTTATTACATCCTAACGTGTTATTCTAGGATTGTAAAAGTATACTAATATGATAATATATTATTATTGTGAATATATGATGAGATTTATTTATGATATTAATTTAAGGAGGAAATCATCATGAAAATTAATAATAACGTAGCATGTCCAACAACAAAATTAGAAAAAATGGCTTTAGCTAATCTAAAATATAACTGTATTGAAAAGGATGCGCTTATGCCTTTGTTTTTGCCATTAGCAGATGAAAATATCTGTAATGGCACAGTTTCCTTTATTGATAATTTGTGTTTTATTTATAATAACGATGGCCTACATAGTGGTTACATTAAAGAATGGACAGGCCGTCCTGACGGGGCGGTTGAAATTGAAGTGGAATATGAGGATGGCCACCTCCAAAATGAGGTACTAGGAATTCCTAGTAACTTGGATGCATTGATAGCATATTACTACGGTATCGGCAGATACAGAAAAGCCGCTATGGTGATTAAAAAATATAAAAAATTTATGTAGAAAGGATTATTATGAACTATATAGTTTATACAAATAGTGGTGCTAAATTAGAATGCACATCGATGGCTGAAGCTATCAATAAAATTGAGAGAGGCAGATATCAAGCCGCTAACATCTTCAAACTAAAAGAAGATGGTACTCAAGAGAAAGTTTATGAGTACCGTAAATAGTAAAAAGGCCCCATGGAGTTGAACTCCATGGGGTCTTATATTATTTTTTTTTCTTAGGATTTAAATCTGGATAGTTGATATAAATTCTATTATAGTCAAAACGTAAAGTTTCTTTACGTGCCAATTCTTCACGAAGCTTTTCATACTTACTGTAAAGAATAGAGTATTTAGAACGTAGTTTATCATCAAGGTCATCTTCTGATAATACCCCATCGATGATAGATAAACGAGTATTGATAGAATGAAGCATAAGCAACGCGTCATTCTCATCTTCTACGTTACGTAAACGTAATTGGTATTCATAGAGATCATTTTCATAATCTCTGACTGCACTATATCTGAAGGATTTCGATGTGTCCCTATATTTCTTCATAGCCCAGTCAATAGGACCTGCTTCTAGTAAAGAGTTGTCATCGATACGACTCAAAGCAGTAATTACACGTTCAATTTCACGTTTTACCAATCTAATAGAAGTATATTCTAAAGATTTACGTAATCCCTTGATAGTAATAATGCGGTTAGATAATACATCATTATATACAGATAAGCACCATGCAATAATAGTAGATGTATCTTTCTTACCGCCAGTTAGATAATTAATATATCCATAATCTTTAAGCTTCTTAATAGAAGTTTCAAGATCCATGCCAAATCCACAACTAATGAGGAAATCATCAGCAAGTAACGTACTATGATCTTTGAACATCACTGAAGTTATCTTCCAGATAAGATCTTTAAAACCGAATGTCAATAATACTGCATAGTTAATAGTACTAGCTCTACGGATAACACTATTAGTTCTATCCAAGTATACATCAATTTCAGCTCTAGCAATATCTATAGCAGAAGATGAATTTACTAATGCTCCTACATCATGTAGGATTAAAGCTAAGATTTCTCTATTAGATAAGTTGAGGATTGGATCAAACAACTTAGAATCTAATTCTAAATAATACTTAGTAATTTTAGATTTATCTTGATGATCAGTATCATATGCGAATGGATCATTTAAGATGACATCATAGATATCATTATCTTTGATGATAGGCATTACGCAAATACCGAAGAAAGCTTTATCTGTATTACGAGTATATAAAGCCACATTACAAGATGAACCAGTGAAAAACATATTTAACTCATGAGCTAATTGTCTTAATAGTTCTGGGTCTTGATTAGTGCGGAGTTGTTCAATAATAGATATACAATCATGAAAATCATAATTGTTCATATCTAATCCCCTTTCCTTTAAAGTCAAGGAAATGCCTAGGGTCTATAATGACCCTAGGCGTTTATTTCCTAGATTAGATTAAGGTTTTACATATTCAACTTTTTCTGGAGCTGTTATGTCTTTCTTAGCATCGTTTACTTTAGTGTAAGCAGAAGCATTTGGATAGCCACCAGCTGTACCAGCAGAAGTCATAGTATCAGGAATATATGTAGTGTAATCATTCATGAGGTTACGTCCGATAGGATCAGTATTTTCATAACGAGTACGTAAACCAGTAGGGTTAATGATCTTAACACGACCTTGAACTGGTTGATAGCTTACCAATTTGAAACGTTCGAACGCATGAACTGCTGGCAATGCGTAGTTTTGTGCGTTGCGAATTTCATTGGATAAGTACAATTGATAATCGTAAATGCAATAGATTACACGATCGCTATTACGAGGGTTTAACAAGATGATCAAGTTTTGGTTGTTACGAAGTTTATCAGATGCAACGAAGTTGTAAACGCGTTTGTCGCTAGTTACAACTGTACGGTTGAAGTCTAATTCAACAGGACCAATGGAACTTGGAGCTTGGTAAGTGTAAGTGGTAGGAGTGATCTTACGGATCAATGCAGGGTTACCAATTACAGAGATAGTGATATTAGGGTCATTCAATACTTGGATCATTGTTTGAGCGTAGTTGTCCAAAGCATCCATGAATGTTTTGTGACGGTATTCTACTTGATCCAATGCATAACCTTCTGGTGGAGCGAAGTCAAATACTTCAGCAATTTTGTTAGCCATAGGCATAGTTTTAAAGTCGTTATCTAATTCTTTATGAATTTTGTCGTCTTTCCATGTACCTAAAGCTGTTTTGAATAAGGAAAGGATATTAGTCAATTGATCTTCATTATAAAGAGCTTGAATATCTTTTACTTCTTCAGGGCTGATTGGTGTATTGATTGGGAATGCATCAGGAATTTCCACGATGTTTGTTTGAGAATCCCAACGTACAGAGCAAGTATTAAGCATTGCAGAGGAAGTATCACGACGTACAGACAATACAACTTTAGTTACAGCTGAATCAGAGCAGTAAAGCATAAATTTATTGTCTTTCATGAAACCAGATAAAATGCCTTCCAAAGTTTTAGGAGTGCCTGCAGTTGCTTCATAAGTAACGGAGAAACGAGTCATCATTTGACGATCGATTTCACCATAGCTTGGGTCGAAGCGGCATTCTTGAATAGGAAGAGCTACTTCAATTGCAGTACCAGCAGCGATTTCAGTTTGTTCAACTGGTTTCAATTGATGAGTTGCGGTATCTTCTTTCATCATACCAGCTTTAGGAATAGCAGATACGATTACATGAGTTACTGCAGATTCAATAGAGAAGTTATCAATGTTTGGTACAAGACCAGAAGCACCGAAAACAGCTTTACGAATTTCAGTTTGTTTGGAGTCATCACCAGGGTTCAATGGCAAACCAACTACTACGTTTTTAGTAGGAGCTGCAGATTGGATCGCATCAAACATTTCATTTTGTTGAGTGAACATGTCGATTTCGCGACCTTCTGGAGTAACCAACTTACGAATTTTCATTGTAAGTGTGAATTTAGGAGTTTTAGCAACTGCTTTGTTGATAGCGCCTTTATCGAAGACGTTGTTCATCAACAAGTTTTTGTGCAATGGGAATACAAGACCCATAACTGGATTGTATGCAGACAAAGCAGAGGATTCCAAGAACGCATTGCGGTCATTGTCGAATTGAGCTTCCATCATTGCCATATGGTCAGCATAACCATCTGGATTGCCTAATGCTGTATATTCTTCAGCATCAGCGGAATTTTCAGTAAAGAAATTTTTAACAGTTTGAACACTAGCTGGATCCATCATAATACGACGCATGTCTGTAAAGAATTCGGAACCAGATTCGTGCTGAATATCTTCAGCCATTTCACGAATAGCTGTAGCGTATTGGCGAGTAGCAGGAGTCACATAACCACGACCCATAACTACGTCAGCGCGAGATTCACCTACAACTGGCATAATCATTTTCTCCTTTCGGGATGTACAATTTATTTTTATTATATTAGGTATCTATAGGGACACCAAAATATTTACTATATTGTTATATCTCATAATTCTATACCATTTACTTTTTAACAGGTTCTTCTGGTGCTATAGACTCAATTAGAACTACAATTCGATCTAAACACCAAAGTGCATAGTAAAAGTCAGATTTATTTTCGATATATGTCTTAGTATGATAAGTTTTAGTGATATAATGTAAAGTCATATCAGCTAGTTTATCTAAAGCATTAGATACTCTACTAATAACTTGCATATTATCATTATTCTTCTTAATATACTCGACTTTTTGTTTAAAAGATTTAATTAGATTATAGAGTTCAGCAAACTTATCTTTCAATTCTTTATTTCTGATAGCTTTCTGTTCTTCTGTCAAATCATCATAAATTTCATTTTCTAATCCTTGTAAAGGATCAGAAGAGTTACCGGTGTCTCCGTCAGTAGAATCTGAAGAATCTCCATCTCCGCTGTCTAAAGAATCAGTATCGTCACTACCATCAGATCCATCATCGGATAAATCATCAGGTTCCATATCACCAGAATCATCTCCAGATTCTAAATCGTCAGGTTCACTATCATCAGATAGATCATCTGGTTCATCACTAGAATCGGTATCATCTGGTTCGCTATTATCAGCTCCATCTTCATCTGATAAGTCGTCAGGTTCATCTACATCATCAGCACTATCACTATTAGATGTATCATCGTTATCAATATCATCTGAAGGAGCACCATCTTCTAGATCATCTGGCTCATCTCCAGATTCTAAATCATCAGGTGCTGTATCATCATTGTCATCTAAAGGAATACCTTCATCCTCGTCAGGTTCGCCATCGGATAAATCTTCAGGCTCATCGTCACCATTAGGATCATCTTCCCCTAGATCTTCTGGTTCATTATCATCATCGACCCCATCACCATCTGCGTCAGGATCTCCATCAGTTAAATCTTCTGGTTGATCATCTGGATCAGTATCAGAATCTAATGGATTATCGACGACAACTGGAGGAGGAGTTTCCTCCTCTTCCTTTTTATCATCTTTTTTCTTTTTTTTATCTTTATCATCATCTGCTTCAGTAAATACCGCAGATGTTAAAAGAGAATCTACATATTCAGAAAAATTCATCTATATTATCTCCTTATTAATCATCATCACGGTTACTATTACCAGAGACGTGCTCACCATGTTTGAATGTCATATTATAAGCAAGTCTAGCTCTTTGACCTTCAAGACGTTTCTTAATTTTTAACAATTCACGTTGTTTTTCTAATTGATTATCATCTTCGGCTTTCTTAAGATATCTCTTAGTCATTTCTAATTCAATATCAATTTCTTCAAGAACTTTTCTACGTTCCTTGGATTGAGCTTTCATAGACATGCCTAGATATCCTAAGATAACAACAACAGATAATGCAGGGTTGATTAATGCTGCAATACCACTAGTGATAGCCAATTTAACAATACGGCTAGCTTTAGGGAGGATATTACCAGCAATAACTGCTTCTCTATTTTCAGATTCAAATTCTTTATTATCAATAATACGTTTTAGTTGATCCATTTGAGCATCAAATTGACGGCTAATATTAACAACACTGTCATCTAATTCGCCGATCTTAGATTTGATCTTTTGAGAAGCAACTTTAATAGTATTAATGATATCCATTTCATTAACTACTGTAGGATATTTAGCAAAGTCATAAATGCAATTACTATATCCTTCTAATACTTTAAGATGAGCAATAGCTTCATCGATATTAGCATTATTATGATCAATAATAGAGCAATCTTCTACATTATCGTTATATTGTCGTAATGCTTCAGCTTTATCTTTTAGATTATCAATTCGTACATAGTCATCTGCAGTTTTATGCTTAATTGCACGGCAATCTCGTAAATGACGTTTAAATACAGCGGATAATTCTTCTGGATCTAAAAGAGAAGGATTGTGTTTAGCTATATTAGCAATATTTACGATAGTTTGAGTATCATATCTGTCAATAGAATCTTCTACGCATTCAATTAGATTACGTTTATAGATATTTTCCATTGCAGAATTCATAATATCTAATTTTTCAGATAATGCAGCTACATTAATTTCTTTATCCTTTGTAGTATCAGTACTAATTGATTCTACAGTGGAAATAAAGTCATCAAATTTAGTAGCTAAAGCTTCATCATTATCCATATTTAGATCTTCTTTATATTTGGCATATAAAGAAGCAATTAAGATAAGTTTTCCTAACTTATCTTTACTTTTTTCTTCCAATACTTTATTATTGAAGTCTACTAGAATATTAGCATATTCTGTTAGATCTGCATTAATAGATTTTAGAGTAAGAATGATATTTTCAATAGAGTCGATATATACATCTAATCCCAAATCATTATAAATATTCTTTAATAATAGCTTGAAACAGTCTAGACCTTTATCGAACTTAAATTGACCAATATAAAGATCTACTTTTTTACTACCTAAATCAATAACCTCTTTAGGATCAGATTCAATGATTGTATTCTTTACAATCTTACCAATATCACTATTAGAAAGAGGATTATACTTAGATAATTCTTCTAAAGTACTTTCAAGTACGGCAGTAAATGCAGTTGGATCACTGGAGTTGATTAAGAAGTAGTCTTTCATAGCTTCAACTACAGAACCAATTTCATATTTACAACCATTCTTAGTTAATACGTAAATATATTCTTCAGTTGCAATCTTGAACTTTTGGATATCTCTCATATTGTAGGTATCGATTAGTTTTGCAACTTTAATTGCATTAACTTTAGCATCATCTGCAGTTAATACATTTTCAAGTACAATTTTATCTAAATCAAAACGCTTACTGATCTTTTCATAATTGAAAATGATGCGGTCATAAGTAGCAACTTCACATGCTAATTCGAGAGCCATATTTAAAGTTTCCATTTGAGCAGTTGCTGCTTGATCTTCAGATGGAGCATTAGTACCTAAAGCATCTTTAACCCCATTAGCGGCTTTATCAGTTAAGTCTTTAATCTTTTCAGATGCATCACTTATCTTCTTATTGATTTTATTTTTAAGACGGCCTTTATGTAGTGCCATCTTTCTTTGAAGATATGCCTTGAATTGAGATGCATCTCTTACTTTAGTAATAGACTCTAATACTTTTTGTCGTTCACGATTGACCTCAGCAGGTGGTACATAGTTGTACAACTCAACTAGGAGATCTAATGATTTCATTATTGCCATATCATGATTAGAGTCCACTTCAAGAATATTTTTAAAAAGCATATCTGCTTTATTCATATCATGAGTTTCATAAACCATATCATACAGTCTGGCAAACGAGCCATTAGACTTGTATGATGCGTTCAACTCATATTGCCGTTTACGTATATTCGTTAGCATTGTATTTAAATCTCCTTTTTCACCTATTTATGGTCAGTTATTATTATAAAGTTCCAGTATTATATTGAATACTTTAAATAAATAAACCCAGATATAACTTATCCTGTCAACATAAGTAATAATAAATATTTAGAGATTAAATGGAGGTCTATAATGGAAAAGTGCATCCCATTTATTATACATGAAGCTCCAATGACTGTTGGAGAAACAAAGATTGTTGAAAATATCAACAATAAACCTATTGCACAAGGTATCCTTCAAGATACAGATGTAGTAAACCGTAATAAACGTACGTATGCTACTAATGACATGAAAGCTCAAATTGCTTGTGAACGTACAAAAGAATTAATTAGAACTGGTAATATGAAGGGTGAAGATGGTCATCCAATGGAATCTAGTGTTCAACGTCAATCTACTATTGACCCACGTTTAGTATGTGTTAAATACTTAGACATCTGGATGGAAGGCACTGATGTATTAGCTAAGTTTACTGGTACCAATACTGAATATGGCCGTAACTTTAATGAAGATCTCCTAGATGGAGAACTTCCAAGTTTCAGTCTTCGTGCTCTTGGTAATCTTGAATCTATGGGTGGTAAATCCTATGTAAAGAACTTAAAAGTTATTACTTGGGACCGTGTAATTTATCCATCTCATAAACGTGCATATACTACTAAACTTCTTAATGAATCTGCTGGTGATCTAGGTAATACAAATGAAGTTGTAGTTAAAGAATCTTATGCTGGCCGTATTATCCCTATCAATAACCCTGCAGTTATTAGTTATATACAATCTGAATCTGCAAATGTAGATATGATTTCCGATGTAATGGAATTTGGTAAACGTAACATGCAAGTTCTTGAAAATGGTAATGTACAATTATTTGATGAATCTGGTGCTTCCTTGATTATGTCTCCTGAAAAATACATCAAAGATGAAATCATGGAATGGGCTAAAAAACAATATTAATCAAAAAAATAAATACAACCCAAGGAGTTAAACTCCTTGGGTGATTTTTATTTCTAAAGTATTCTTTAGATTTTCATCTTCAGTAGATTTTAATTCAATATTGAAGTTCTTATTGATAAATAAGAATTCACAAATATCATTCAATGCTTGAGAATTAATGTATTGCCGATCTTTAGCTACCATAATTCTATGATTATTTTCTAGCTTATCGGTAAAGTCTAAGAAGACATCTCCTTTAACGTATAGTTTAAAAGATGGACCAATAATAGATTCCAATTTAACCATAGCTACAAGCTCTGGATATTTTTGGAAATATATTACATTCTTTAAAGCTTCATATCGTGGTTCATACATTTCTCTAAATACTGGCAATCCAACACTTTGAATGAATCCAATATTATCTAGGATGTATTCACAAGATTTTTTAACACATTGCTCTTCAATACTTTGTCGATACTCTATATTGTATTTGATGTGTTTTAGATCAATAAGTTGATCTACATGAGTTAACTCATGAATGATAATTTCCATAGCAAGATTTCTGATTGCATCAGTTGTATGATATGGGTGAGTTGTAACTGTGTCATAGAATGCATCTAAACTCACATAGATGTATCCATATGGTGAAGTTCGAGCTATATTGCTCATCTTCTCTAAATATCCAGAAACAAAAATCAATTTTGTATATGGATCAATATGATTAACTTTACCATTGAAAGTATCATATGTAAATTGCATTGTTTGTTGCCCCAATTCGATTATATCAAACTTATTCATTTATACAGGCCTCCTTCAACATTATAGTATATCATTAAAATGTGCTTTTTAAAAAGGAGCTATGACAATATATGTATAATAGAATGACAGATGTCGTAAATAAAATAGAAAGACGTTTAGGTACAGCTCCTTTGAACTTACCTGAACAATTACAGAAGAAAAACTGGGCCGATTCAGTTATTAAACCTGATACATTGACTACATTTAGTCGATTCTTTCCTCATATGGTTAAAGTCCAATTAACTAAAGAGGATATGAAAGATGGATATTATCTATTAGATCGTCATATCCCAGATAATTATGAAATACTAGGAGTTAAGGATATTCTTTGGAGTGATATTGATAATGAACGTGCTGGTCTCCAACAATATTCTGGCTATGGCATCTATAATGTATTAGCTAGATCAATGAATGGTGATAGCATGATGCTAGCCCAGAGCTATGCAGATGTATCTTCATTATTTAATAGCGGCATTTACTTAGATTTCATTCCTCCTAATATGGTTAAACTCCAAATGGCTTTAGGTGGAAATACTAATAATCTAATGCAGAATGTAACTATTGGTGTATTTGTAAAACACCCTGATAATCTTATGACTATCGAACCAACCAAAATGGAAACATTTGAACAGCTAGCCCAAGCTGATGTTGCTGTATTCTTATATGAACACTTAAAACACTATGATGGAATTGAAACAGTATTTGCCAATATCGATTTAAAATTATCTACGTTAGAAGCTCAGGCTTCGAGAAGAACTGATATTGTAGAATTCTTAAGAGATAACTACGTTAACCCAGCTAATACAAATCAACCAATAATGTATACAGTATAAAAAAAATAAAAGACCCATAGGAGTTCAACTCCTATGGGTACTTTGTTTCATCCTAAACCATTATCTGTTTAGTATACATTTCTTCAACTTATTCTCAAAGAGTTGTATTTGATCTTCTGTAGAAAATGATATACAAATCTTTCCGTTATTATAAGCGATATAAGATGGTCTAGCCTTCTTAACCTCTAATAATTGTAAATAAGCTAATTTTACTTTATCCATTATTGTCTCACAATACATTTAATTTTTACAATTATAGTATTATCAAAATTACGTTCTACTTCTATATGATGATTGGGGTCTCGCATAACTGAGTTATTATCTTTTAAATATCTATCCAATTGTTTAATAAAACTCATAATTTTAAAAGATGGATTTTCAGTTATATTATCAGATTTACCCTCAAGCATTCGCTGATGGTACTCACCGATAACGATCAATTCTCTAATTTCATCATTAAACTCACTATCGGTACTATATGCACCAAATGGTAAGTCAGAGAATAATTTGTTAATAGAATTGGTTATCGTCTTTTCTAATAAAGAAACCTTCTCTTCCATAAAAATCTCCTATCTAACCATACTTGTACGGTTGCTTCCAAGTAAAGGAGTAGATGCCATATATCTTGCAATAGCACCAGCATGTAATACTGGATTGTAAGTCATTAGGAATCTACGTAATCCTCTAATACGAGATATTGGAATATCATAACAAGAATCTGCACTAAATCTAAATCTAATAGCCTCAGTTATATTACCAGTTGAATTATCAATTAAAACAAATGGAATCATATCTAATGTATTCTTCCATCTATCAATAACTTTCTGATATTTAACTTTAAGACTGTCACATCTGATATCTATGATTTCTCCAGTATCATCTATAATTCTCTGGAATGGGGTATTAGGATTATCTGGATCACAGATAGCAATAGATCTTTCTATAGACATAAATAGATCATCATAATTATCCCAATCTATATATAAAATATTCTCTCTATCTCCTTTAGGAGATAAGACTAAACGATATCTATATTTAAGATTAGTTGTTATATTAGATCCACCTATGATAAACTCATTATGAAAATTTTCCTTAATTTCTTCACCAATTTTTCGTTTTCGTGTTTCATTGAAAAGTACTTCGATTTTTAGAGTAAGTCTATAATCTAATTCGAAGACTTGCTCTACAGCTTTAGTATAAATATCGAAGCTAGCCACTTTACTACTCCTGAAATCTTAATTATTCTTTAATATTACCAGTGATATCGATTTTAATTTCAGCACCATTTGGATAGTAGTTAGAATCGATTGCTACACCCGTTAATTCAAATCTATCAGCTACCTTTTTACAAGAGTCTTCAATATTCATCTTGACTGAATCAATTGCACGTTCAATAATATCTTTAGAATCACAATATTGCTCTAATTCTACAGGTGTATTATAATGATAAGTAACTGTAGTAGTTTCTCCAGTTACAGTTTCTAATTCTGCATGCATTAAGAAATGCTGAAGCACTTCATTAATTTCGTCTAAAATAATATCTTCAATTTTTCGTTCCATTTTAATTACCTCCTATTAAATATAAGTATCAAAATGTGAAATGAAACTTAAAAAAATAAATCCCATAGGAGTTAACTCCTATGGGAAATATAAGCTATTTCATAGTACGTTCATGCAAATCCAGTTTATTAATTTCTGGATAGATGTCGACTTCATATCGACGTTTGTTTTCTTTATCCACATAATTCAAACGTACCATCAAATCTTTACCAGCTTCTTTACGAATCAATTCATAACGAAGCATCTTTTCAGGTTCTACACCTGGGTTGAATTTGTTTACAAAGTTTTCAAATGCTAATGCATTCTTCTTGTCAGATACAATCTTAGCATTTAAAGTTCGTACAGCTTTAAGAACTAATTCAGCATTAGATTCTTTAACTTTATTAAAGGAATCATAATCCACATAGTTATTTAAAACCCATTCTACATCTGGAATTTCCACTTTTACTTTACGTTCGCCATTTTCTGGTTCAGATTGTACAGTAAATTTTACTGGAGATTCAGGTGTTTCAATATTAGGTTGAGCTACTACAGAACTAAAGTTTACAGAGAATAGATCCCCTGTAGGATTTGGAGTTAAGAATGCAGGTTTTGGATCTTCAATTTTTTCTGCACCAATTTCTTCTTCTGGTGCAATATCAATCACATCACCAATATCTGCTCTTAAAAATTTGTTTTGGAAATCGTTCAAGAATTTTCCAGTTACATTTTCTAATCCGATTTCCCTTTCAATAATGTCTGCTGGACTTTTAAAGACTGTTGGTCTTTCAATGATACTTGCCATAATACGTATTCCTCCTTGTGAAATACTATGCAATAAAAATAATATAAAATGATTAATAGAGTGGAGGTATAATTCTATTTTTTCTAGTCTAGTCTTTATTTAGTTTTTAAAAGAGGTAACCACTCTATTAATCACAATTATAATATATCATCATTCATCTTTTTGAAAGTCAGATTTATTGAAATTAGGATCATAGGAAACCATAGCAAATCCTTGATCATATTGCCACTTAACATTTTCACGAACTTTATACAATTCATCAGCTTTATCCTGCAGAGTTTGGAAAGGAATCTTTATCTCTCTACATTCAGTGGCATATTTATTAAAGATTGGTTTCTTAGCATTATAGAATCTAGATATCTGTCTAAATCCATCATCTACTACTTCAATACAATCAGTATTATCATTACGAGTTCTACCAAGAACTTGCTTTGCTAATATTTCAGATTTAAATGGTTCTGCTAAAACTATTGTGGCCTTAAGATCTCTAATATCTAATGCCGCACCGGCTGATTTAGTTGTAGATAATATTAATTTTTTAGAAAGCTGTTCATGTTTAATATCTTTAGGAGTAAGACTTGTATAAACGCCAATATTATCTTTAAACTCTGGATAGTTTTCTTCTATCCATGCTTTCACTATATCTATAGCAGAGTTGGTTGCTATATAGATTAATACTTTACCATCGATCTTAATGACTTTATCCATTACTATATACATCATATCATAGAATGAGTTATTACATACTATATGATTTACATAAGCATTTCTATTTAAACCATATGCTTGATTAGAGCACTCCCTCATATCCTGAGGAGTAGGTCTGCTATTAAATCTTAATGCAGTATATCTAGTATGAGGATCTGAGTCTTCATCGAATAAATTTATAGCAGGAATATTCTTGAAATATAATTTATAGATAAAGTTTTCAGTTTCATCAGATCTACCAGGTGTAGCAGTTAGATATAGAGTCTTCCTAGTATTAGTAGAATAATCTACATAGCAGATATTATCAAAGTTAAGATGGGCTTCATCGTAAACTTTAAGCTGAACTTGGAGTTTCTTAAATAGCTCACCTATAGTATGCCAACCATTAGTATTACCGAAGCTCTGTAAAGTAGAATGAGTAACTAAGAATACTTTATATTTAGTTACATCGGTAATCCCATTTAGTACTTTATGAATAGCCACAGAACCATTCAAAACTAATACTTCACGATTTTCATCTATATTAGTATATTCACCCACACAGTTCTTCCATTGATCTAGCCAACCAGTTGTAGATGCAATAACTATAGTTCTAGCTCTCCAATAAGTTAGAGCCGCTATAGTTACATATGTCTTACCTTTACCAGTTGGTAAATTTACTGAAAGCTGTGTAGCATTTTGATTTGAATAATATTCACCTTTACCTAAGATAAAAGCTAATGCTTCTTTTTGTACATCATCTCTAGGTAAATACTTAATAAGGATTTCAGGAGTTTGAAAGAATGGATCACTATTATATTCTCTTACAGGCTCAGACTCAACAAACTTCTTTATGAAGTATACATCTAACCCTCTAGGAAGAAATAGTCGTCTATTCACTTCATCATACATCATTCCTTTATATGATTTAGTATAAGTTATTCTATCAAATATAGTAAAGTATGACTCTAATCTCGGTATGTCGCCAAGATTATAATCATTAATAACTATAGAGGAATTTCTTAAAACTAATTTATTCATTAGAGATTATCTCCGAATCTAAATATAAAGCAAATAATTCTATATTATCAAGAATATACATAAATGCACTAATTATATAAGATACCTTATCAAATCCCATTGATTCTTTTAATTTTAATGCATCTATTAAATATTTTAGATCTTTAGCGAAGTCCTCACGTACTTCTTTATCAGCTAAAACTTTAAAATTTATATTAAAATTATTTATAAGTCCTAATGTATGTACACTGATAGGTCGATATAATTCAAGGTAATGTCCAGTTATATAAACTTCGAATGATTTATTGCTTGATTTTTTATCATACATTATAGTTAAGTCATTTGTATTATAAAGTATACTATTATACAACTCTATATAATCAATTACTTTAGTTTTCATAAGTATTCCTCATAAAAAATTAAAGATAAAGAGAAGGGTATTATTACCCTTCTCTATTAACTTATCTAAATATATATTTCATAGCTCGGATTTTTACTCTAATAGCATTCATTCTACTAAGTGCAAATCCTAATTTTTTAGTTGTAACTTTATGAACTATAATACCATGCTCATATTCTTTAGAAGCTCTAATCTCGCCTAGTACTGCAAATAGTTCAGTTCTAATTCTACTATAAGCTTCTTTATCGATAAATATATAAGAGTAGTATTCGTCATCTGCATTTTTTAAGATAGAATACAACTCAAAAGATATAGTAGTATCAATCTTAATAGGTGCATCAAGTTTTTGTTTTTTAGTTAAAAGTCCGAGTTCTCGCTCGGACTTTATTTCTCCATCTTTCTCAATATTATTAAAATAAGCATTGGCAAATAAGTATTCCATACCTTCGATAAATTTATCTCGATGATGAGCTATTGCCAAGCTATTAGATAAAATATTGTAGTCGATGTTTTTCATATTAAATATCCCCTTTGAACTCATCATTGATCAAAGCACGTGTCAATGTAGTATTGACTTCGGCATTTGATTCTCTTACTAAGTCAGGTGAATTCATAAACTTTTGAGGCTGTTCTTGGAAGAAGTAATCTATCGTAGAAGTTGCATGTTTTTCGAAAGATGATGGACTCTTCAAGATACGTCCTAAGTTTTGGAAATCCAATGTCTTAGTAATAGATGGATTTTCAGCTAATGCTTTACTTAATGTAAGAATTTGATATGGTTCAGATTTATTATTCCAGTTAGGCATATCATAAATATTATAAGCACTTCTAATTTGATTAGATAATAATACTTCAATATGAGTTGCCTGCATGGAAATACCACCATCAATTAATGCTTCCATTAAAGCTTGAGCAATTGTGTCTTTATTAAACGATGCTGTTACATCAGACTTATCCATTATATCTTTAATCCTACTTAGAGTTTTAGAGAACTCATTATTTATAATAGGAGTATAGAATAATACCAAATCTTCTACAGATGCCAATGCAGTCATTGGAATAATAACTTCACCTTCATCTGTTTGATATCGTTTACGTTTGATAAATTTAGTTAACTCTTTAGATAGATAGAATTTATCAATCTTATCAATTTCAATCTTATATGGAGTATCGTGATCGATGATATTGATTGCACTTACATAATCGTTATATTCTAACATATCATCTGTACTATCATCAACATCATCTTCATTTTCCTTAAAGATTTCTTCTTGATTGAATACTAAATAGATATCTTTATAATTCTTATCCTCTACGAGAGTGATAGTTTCTTTATTCTTAACAAAGTTATCTACAAATTGCACAGGTAACTCTAAGTCAGGAATTTCTGTTGCCATTACGTGCTTAGCTGACAATTGTCGTTGAGTCGTATTGGATGTTAATTCTTCGCCTGGGCGTTTACCTGGATCGATATCTTGGTTGATAAAATAAAGATCACCATAACAATATCTACAAATACCATTACCTTCAGCTTTAGATTGACAAGTCATTGGACTTCTTGTATAAATTGTTTTACCAATTAAATGAGTATCAGTTTCTTTAATTGGACCTAAATCAAAACCATCTTCTTCTAGACGATAATATTTAGATGCCAATAATTCTAATACTTTAGCATCCTTAACTTCATACTTAACGAAGTTTCTAGATGTGCATTTATAGTTTGGATCTGGATTAAGTTTAGTTCCTTGGTTGTTTAGACCTACTTTACGAGCCACCGCACCAGAAGAACCTACATTAATCTTTGAAATTATTTGTGCTGTACGGCCAGCAGACGATTCGATGAAATAATCAACCAAATCATTAACGCCACCGTTGATAAAACTATTAGCAATAATATGAGGGAATACGCCACCATTACCATCTGGCTTAGTGCCAATGGATACGGCATATTCTCTAAGCTGTTTAGTATTGATAGACTCATTAGCTCTAAATGCATTAGTATAGATATGATCATATCCGATAAGCTTTTTAGAGTTTAATACTGCTTCACGCATTTTTCTGATATTATCCATACCAAAATCATTAGCTTTAGCAATATCTACATTAGACATATCTGGATGCAATAAATTATAATATTCAGGCAATGCATCCATCATCAATACATCATCTTGTAAGTTGATGCTGTTAGCGAACAATGCCGCAAATTCATCAACCTTACTAATATAATAAAGACTATCAGCAATCATATTATTCTTAACGATAAATGGAATATCAGTTACATGATTACTAATGAAGAAGTCATCAATATATTTCTTTATAGACTTAGCAGTTATTTCTTTTGTTAAGAAGATATGTTTTGGTTCTACTAGGTCTCCAGCCTTAATAATAAGAGACCAAAGAATTAGATTCAGCCAATAATCATGAATGGTCATCTTTAATTCATGACCACAGATAATCAAAGTTAATTTAGATTTAGCCAAGTCAGGATCATCTATTCCGTCTTTTAAGATATCATGAATAGCTTGAAAGTGATTTGACCAGTTTTCCTTACAAATATCTTTGTTTACATCTACTAAAAATTCTCCTTTGTTTTTAATAAAATCAGAATAGATCCAATAATTTTGATAGTTTGTTATATTATCAAACACTGGTCTTTCTCCTTTCGTTTTAAAAACTTTAATATTAAATACATTACTCACAAGTATAATATATATTCAAATGTAAAAATGACTGTAACAAAATAAACCCGCATAGGATCTTTAAGACCCTATGCGAAGTTTAATTTTTTATTATTTTTTAGGCAAATGTTTAGAACCTTGTGCAGCTTTAAGGTAATCACGTTGACCAGCTTTAGCTACACGGACAGCCATGTTGCTGTATTTTTGAACGATCTTTTTGATCAAAGCACGTTCAATAACGCGGTTTTTAACCAATTTAGTCCACAATGGATCTTTCTTTTCTTTTGCAACTTGGAATGCAGCCATTTTTACACGGCGAGCCAAGTCGTCTTTTTTGCTTAAACGTACCAAAGTACGGCGAGAGATCATTTGTTTTTCCAAAAGAGCTTGTGCTTCTTCAGATTCAGCGAATGCAACACGTTCATCTTGGGAAAGACGGGAAGCCTCAGCGCAAATTAATGCATCAGTATATGCATTAGGATTAGCCAATTCTTGTTCAAGAATTTGGTCTTTTTTGTCTGGATTGAAAAACATGTTTTCGTCCTCCTTAGAGATTATTTTTTAAATATATTTAAAAACGAAATATACGTTTTATTAACTTAATGTTGTTTGTATAAGTGGCTATTTAGAGGCTAAAGGTTAAAAAAGACCATATCGGAAACAATAAATTGTATTTAATTTGGAGGAAAATAATATGAATAGTGAAGTTAAAGCAATTGAATATTATAAAGAAATTGCAAAAAGAAACCTAAGTAAAGTATTTCCTACATTAAGTGAAGATGAAATTTTAACAGCTTTAGATATGATCGTTGATAAACGATATACCAAGAAAGACTGTACTTTAAATAATAACTATACTGAGGAGTTCGTTGAAACAGATGTGGCTCAAATGAGTAACTATATTATCAATAAATCTCCTATTATGGTAGCAAATGGATGTTTATTTAAACAGTATGAAAAAGAATTAACTCCTATGTATCAACTTATTACATCATTTACAGATAACCGTTCTAAGTTTAAGAAAGAAATGTTTAAATATGAGAAGGGTTCTGAAAAGTTTAATAAGTATAACATGCTTCAATTATTGGCTAAGCGTGATAATAACGCGTTATATGGTGTAATCGGCAACTATAGTAGTGCATTGTATAATTTATATATTGCGACTGGTATTACTAGAACTGGTCGTGCATTGATTAGTCATGCAATTACATTCTTTGAGTCATTCTTTACAAATAACGTAAAGTTTCATTCTATTAATGAAGCAATTACATTTATTGATCGTGTATCGAGAGAACCATCTATATTTTCATCTGAATTAGTATTAGATCAACCTGTAGAAATTGATGATGTATTCTATAAAATTATGGATACATTTGATAGAAACTACTTTGGTGATTTAAGAGAAGAAATGGAAATTATTTGGGATTTATTATTGAATCAATCTCAAGAGACTTTAAATAAACTCTTCTATAAAAATAATGCATTACAGTTCTGTGATAATTCTTATATGAAGAATTATATTGCAATGACTTTATCTAAATTAGAAGATACATTCGTAGATCCAAATGAACCACCAGAAACTATTAAGGATAATCTAGATCACATGTTTGATGTCCTTAAAGAATGGTGTTATATGCGTTATATTGTAGTAGACAAGATTGATCGTTCTGCTACTATGAAACGCGATATTAGCATTATCACTGATACAGATTCTACTATGCCATGCTTTAATAGCTGGTATACATTCGTACTTAAAGATGTATTAGGTGATTCTAAATATAAAGAAGAAATTAAATTAATGAATCTTCCAGAGACTGAACCTCAAATGGAAGAAGATCGAATTTATAATTTCGAAACTAAACAAATTGAAACTAAGATGATTGATGTTTCTGTAGCAAGCAATAAAGAGCCATTAAGATTTAGTATTATTAACATCTTATCTTATATTGCTGGTCGTTTATTACGTGAACACTTTGACTTAGTTGCAGAAAATTATAATACTAAGAGTGATTATAAACCTTGTTTGATTGCAATGAAAAATGAGTTCTTATTTGGTCGTGCATTATTGACTGGTGGTAAGAAAAACTATGCATCTAAACAAGAACTTCAAGAAGGTAATCTAGTTCCAGCTGGTAAAATGCTCGACGTTAAAGGTTTACCTATCAATAAATCTACTTTGAAAGAAAAGACACGTAATGAACTTAAAGATATTTTATTTAAGAAAGTTCTTAATGTAGAAACAGTAGATCAACTTGATGTAATTCAATCTTTAGCACGAGTTGAATATGATATTCGTAAATCTATTGAAAATGGTGAGAAAGAATATTATAAACCAGCTCAAATCAAATCTTATAGCAACTACGATAATCCAATGCGTATTCAAGGTATTAAAGGCGCAATTGCATATAATGCTTTACGTGATAAAGGTACAGAAGCTATAGATTTAACTATCAGAAATCCTGTAGATATTGTAAAAGTAAATATTACAGAGAATTCTATTATTAGTCTTAAAGATACTGAACCAGATCTTTATGAAAAGATTCATAATTTCTTGAAAGAAAATGAAACTGATTATAAAGGTGAAATTACAAGCATCTCTATTCCGATTGATGCTGAAGTTCCTAAATGGATTTTGAAATTCGTAGATTATAATGATATCATTAATGATAATCTTAAGAATTTCCCATTGGAATCTATTGGTATAACTAAGTTTGATAAAGATACAGTAAACTATACGAACGTAATTAGATTCTAAGAAATAATACCCCTATGGAGTTGAACTCCATAGGGGATTTCTTTTATTAAAATTTCACAGGTTCTAATTTAGTTTCAGGCATAGTTAAAGTCATTGCATAAATAGCCTGAATGGATTCTTTAGATGTAGATATTACTGGGGTGCCACCTAAGTTAATGAAGTGAATATTACTATTCAATTGCTTTTTAAGCTCTTCATTAGCTTCATCAGTATAGATACCTTTAATGGTAGCCATATCACCATCATAGTCACCACCGATACTATCTAAGTACCCATTACAGATGTTTAGAGTATCAATAAATGAGCTAGATGTATCTTTACCAATATCTTCAGGTCTAATCTTAGGATAATATGGGTAGAAAACTCCATCTAAAGTCATTGGTTCAGTTTCATTTGTAGATGATACTCTAATCATTGTACCGAATTCATTATAGAATGTATCAATTGGGTAACGAGTGATTAGTACCATCTTGCCTTTAATGGCTTCTTCACAAGCTTGATAAATGATATCACACCAAGTCAACTTACGTTTAAGAGGTGTTTTATTAATATCAAATTTATCATCTTCTTGTTTACCAGTGAATCCTCTGAATGCTAAAGCTGCAAGTTTAGTAGTTTTACCATCACGATATTCTACTTCTACAGGTCTAAATCTATCAGAGTAGCCATGGATAAATCTATCTAATTCTTTCTTCAATCTATCATCAGAGAATTGAAGTTGGTAATCATTAATTTCAGCAAATCCTTGAGAGCCATCTGGATTAACAATTGGATGTCGAGTATTACCAATGAATTCATTTTCAAAGAAACGTCTCATATGGAATATTACAAAAGGGAAGAAGTTAGCAGCTAATGATGTCATTGGTATCACACTATAATCAAAGTCAGCTCTAATTTCATTCATATTTTCTACATCCAATTTAGGTGCAGACATTACTAGACGAGTAGCATAGTCAGTAGTCTTGGCCATATTAGCACGTCTAATTACACCAAATTTACCAGGAAGACCACCATTTGGATTGGAATCAGTACCAGTACCAAACCATTTATAAATTTCAAGTAAACCTTCTTGAAGTCTACCTTCAACAGATTTACTTAAGCTAAATCCATAGTCAGAAGAGTCTGCTAATGCTTTAGCTGTTACGATAATATTAATATAGAGTTTATTAATATCACCTACAGAAATCTTACCACCATCTACTTTGATATCACGATAGAATGGTGGGATAACTAATAGTTTATCAGTAAAGAAATTCTTTCTGTTTTCATTAAGAAATTTAATATATCTTTCACGTTTAACAGAATCTGTTTCTCTAAACTTAATCTTATCGATATTCTTTCTTAAGAAATCAATACCATTATCTCCTTCTGGATCTTCTACAATATATCCAGACTTATCAATACTATAAGTACCGATACCATGTATAATAGATTTGAGTTTAGAGTCTACTTTACTCCAAATTCTATATACTAAAGGTTGAAGGAATTTCTTCTTTAAATCAATATATGCAAATGTAGTACCACGAGATTCTCTTGTGATACCGAATAATGTATTAGATAATAATCCATCATCTGTTGGATTCTTATTAGTATCAAATATTACAGGGTTAGTGATTTCACTTAAGTTATTTTTCTTAACAAAATCATCTATGTCTAATAGGGATACCTGGAGGTTTTCCTCCCTAAGTTTATCAGCCATCGTATACCTCCTTTATATTATTATAATGTAAATAAAATAGGCTAGTGCTCAGATAGCACTAGCCTATAGTATTATATTTTATCCATTATGATACTTAATTCTCTAGGAGAAACTTTTATAACTTTCATGGATAGAGGGGTATTAGGATCTTCTATTTTTAGAATATTAATGTATTCTTGATATACATTGTTGATTATATTGGTATCTTTTGATTTCACGATATATTCAATATGAGATACACCTTTTTGTATTTTGGTGATATCACAATTTAGAATATCATGCTCTTTAAGAATACTATATAATAGATTATTTTCGCCAAAATAATGTGTTATATAATCAAAATCTCCAGTGCCGAATTTACAGAAAAATTCGACTAAATCCATCGGTAGTGCCTCCTATAGCATATCTTCAAACGCATCTTCTAATCTAGCAGCTTCTTCACGTGTCATAGTTTGAGATTCAACTGGTTTACTAGGGCCTTGAGGAGTTCCGCTTATACCAGCTTGTGGGTGACCGCGATATGCTGCTTGAAGATATCGCATTCTCATCATTTCATCTTTTTGTTCTTGTTTAGCTTTCTTCTTGGCCGCATCAGCTGCTTCTCTTTGATCCAATATGAATTTCTTTAATAGAAGTAGATCACCTATCGGCATATTCATAGCTTCAATAACAGATAATCTACCTCTATATTCAAAACAAACTGAATCAATTAATTGCATTAGTCTAACATGCGAATCAACTGATGACGTGTAAAAACCAAGTCCTGAGCAGACATAGGAATTGCTGGAATTTCAGCTCCACATTTAGGGCATACTGCTGCAGGTACTTGATATGTAATATTGATATTTTTATTAGTCTTTTCAATATATTCAGCAATGAAGTCTTGTAGTTCTTTGAATTCATAGCCAGAAAGTTTAGAAAGTACTTTATAGATAGAAAGGATACGATATTTATAAGTCTTAACAATATCCGTAGATTTGGTTGTGAATTGAATTGGAATCAATTCTTCATCATCTTCATTGATTTCGTATACTGTAGAAATACAATGGGAAAGATTGATGATACCAGCGTAGTTGTTTCGGAAGTCTTCATCTAAAAGACGTTCTTCAAACATGGAGTTGTACAATTTGGGAATTACAATACCGAATGCATATTTATCATTTGCAACGTAAAGTTCTTCTTCGAAAGTTGGAGGTAAAGAAGGATCCAATTTAATAACTTTATTGAAGTTTTCTTTATCTCCATCTGTTTCAAACTTAACCATATCAATGATATCACGTTTTTCAGAATAGAAGTGATTACATTTAGGGCAAGTGAAAGGAATAATATTAGAGTCATGGAAGTTAGCATTATATAATGCAAAGAATAAATGATTTAGATCTTGGAAGTCTAATAGTTTCATCCATTCTTCCATTTTCATATCACGGCAAGCTGGTGCCAAGTGTTTATAGATAGTATCAAATGTAGTCTTAGTACTAACAATATCGTTACGATCTCTAGTATAAGGATTGATCTTATCTAATTCAATAGCAGACAATGGAGAGATTGCTACAGAAATTCCTGTTGCAAATAGACCCCATGTAAAGTATTGAGTTTCGCTACTTGTAGCCAAAACTTTAGTAAAAGCTTTAGGACGTTTACGTACTTTGAATTTGGAAATATCTGGTTTCTTAGCACTTGTTTCACTTAATTGAGAGCGAAGTACTTTAGCAAATTCTTCCATATTCTTTTGAGTACGGCGTTCTTCTTTAATACGTTCAGCTTCTTCTAAATCATCAATTAGACCAAGATCCTCAGTTAATTCATCAAGCTCATTAACTAAATCTAATTCAAGATCTTCTTCATCATCAGAAGAATCATGTACAGTAGATTGAACTGTAGCAGCTTTTACATTTTCAGTTACACTTTCAGCAGTAGGAACTCCTTCCATGAAAGTATTAACTTTTTTACCATCGGATTCAGATTCTGCATCTTCTAAGCTTTTATTGAATTCTTCTTCAATATCGGCTACAGATTCAGCTTTCTTTTCTGTAGGTGTAACTTCAGAAAGATCAACAATATTATCTTGATCTTCACGATCTTTACGGATTTGAGCTACTTCTTCATCAGTTAGATTTGGGTCAAGATCTAAAGTTGGATCAAATTTAGATTTAACTTTAGGATCTTCTTCTCCAGCAGCTTTACGCATTTCGTATTCTTCACGCATATCACGGATTTCTTTTAATGCTGGGCCAAAACGTCGTTCTGCAACTGCTTTGATGCCATCATCTAAATCTTCCATGAGTTCTTCTTGTGCTTTCTTAGTTGCATCTTCTTTACCAGAAGGAACTAATTGAGATAAATCAACAGAAACCATATTGTTTGGATCAAATGCTGGGGCACTTGCACGTGTAGGTTCTTCTGCTGTTGCAGTAGTTTCTTTTTCTTTGGAAGCTTCTTCTGCAAATTTTTCATTCATCAAATCATTTAGATTGATTTTTTCTTCAGACATTTATGGTTCCTCCAATTATTGCTCTTGATCTAGAGCTATCATTTTTAAAGTTACTTTATCACGATCAAAGTAATATCTAAATTGGGCAGAATTTATTTTCAAGTCCATTACCATTACATTCTGATCAGTGATATTTACATCCATATCGACAACTGCAGTTGGATCTATATAGTCTTTGATCTGATTTTTAACTTCATTAACAAAAGTATCTAACTTATCCGACTGCATATATCTATATTTACTTATTAATCCAACACCCATTTTAGGTGAATGAGTGATTGTACCTGGTTCTAATAAAATTAGACGCATGATTAACGTCCCTAAAGCATTAAAGTTTTTATAGTCTAAAGGCGTACCATATGCATTTACGTCTAATGTATATTCTTTTAAAGAAACTGGATTTTCTTTTGTCTTGGCAGTTTTTAATACGATTTCTTCAGCCATAAACAGTCTCCTTTCTTTGAATATTTAGCAATTACTATAAAGTTCAGGCGTTAAAAATATACATATTAACCCATTTTCAACATAGCATTAAATTTACATATGCCTAATAAAAGGAGGAATATGGATGTCAAGTAATAGAAAAATTAGCTGTCCTTTTTGTACTAGAAAAGAGGAAAAAGAAAGACTAATTCGACATATTGAACGAAACCATAAAGAACTAATACCAGAAGGATATGATGCTGAACGTCTATTATTCGATAAGACGCATCCTGACTCTGGTAAATGTATAGTATGCGGAAATCCGGCTCAATGGAATCCTAAGACTGGTAAATATACAAGACTTTGCACTAATCCTAAATGCAAAGAAGCTTTACGTGAAAAATTCAAGAAGAATATGCTTAGAGTATATGGTAAAGTAAGTCTTCTTGATGATCCAGAACAACAACAAAAGATGTTAGCTAATCGTAGCATTAGTGGCAAGTATAAATATAGCGATGGCACTATATTTACTTATACTGGTAGCTATGAATTAGAAGCTATTAAATTTATGGATGAAGTTCTTCATTGTAAGAGTGAAGATATCTTAATGCCTGGCCCTGTTATTGAATATAAAGATAAAAATGGTATTACTAGACAGTGGATAACTGATATTTACTACGTTCCTTATAATTTAATCATAGAAGTTAAAGATGGTGGAGATAATCCTAATAACCGCCAAATGACTGAATATCGAGATAAACAAATCTCTAAAGAAGCAGCTCTAATTAAGCTAGGCCAATATAATTATCTAAGATTGACAAATAATAACTTTGTACAGCTTATGGAAACTTTAGCATTACTTAAAGATCAAGAAATCAATCCGTCTGATGGATCTGATCTTAATAAAATCATTAGAATTAATGAATCTGTATTATCCGAAAGTGTAAATTCAGATGCATATAATATGCAATCATCCAATTTAGGATTATTCATCAATATGGAAGAATTCGAAGAAGATACAGATAAAGGCCAATTAATCTTCGGAGTTAACAATACGGATATACTTTCCACTCTTAAACAGCTTAGAAATTATAAAGAATATGAAAACCTTAGAGCTATCGATTTTAGTCAAATTTATAGTTTTGCTAAAGGAGAAAAATATCAATCAGTTCATAGCGATTTAGGTGATGATAATGAAGGTGATTGGTTAATAGAACAATATTTGGATTTATATTATGATGGAGATTATAGTATCTTTATTACCTCAAATAGTGATTATAAAAAATACCAAGAATCTGATGATGTTACTGATATATATCCAATATTAGAAGATATGATTGATATATGTATGCATCATAAGGGATTCATACTATTCATTTCTTATAAATTATATTTTCATATATTAAATATTTATAATAAAGCATTATATATGCCGGCTATCTTTGGTGGAATATATTATGCATCTGAATATAGCAGAATAAGAAATATTATAGAAAATAAACCAGATCAAGATGAAATGGTTAGATTATCCAAATATATTAAAGAATCTGCATTATCCGAAATCGGAGTATCTGGTGTTAGTGGAGTTATGATTGGAACTATAGATGGAAATATGATGGTCCAATATGGTATGTATCCTAACTCATTTACTGGAGAACGTGATGGCTTCGGTGTAGTTACAGATAAAAAGCAAGATAAGATGCGTATCAAAGATGACAATGATAAAACTGAAATTGTTAATCGTGAGCCATTCTTGCAAGATAAATTCTATAACGCATATAAACATAGAAAACCAGATATTAATAAAGAAGATGCATCTACTCTTTATGAAGAAATGACTGGTAAAAAGTTATTATCTAAAGATCAAGTAGAATATGATAAAGATTTTGAAGAAATAGATATTGAAAGAAAAGATAAACATGGCTTTGGTGATGTTATTGCTACACTCTCTAATGATGTAAATAATTCTTCAGAGTTAGCAGATGATTATCTTCCTATCTGTGATAAGATGGAATTAAATCAAGCAAAGATGAAACTAAGAGAATTCCCTGAAGGTACAACTATCATGGAAGACTCTAAAGGTTACTTTGCTATTGATTTAGAATCTGGAATTCGTAGTAAATCTTATAAACATATCCATGAAATTGAATCTGCTCCATATAAGAAGGCTAAAATTATCTTAGATAAAGATTCCGATTATGTAGATAGTCGAGTTAAAGATATAAATGATACTGGCTTCTATAAAGTATTAGATGTCGATTATGAATCTGAAGATAAACTTACAGATGATTGGAATGAATTCTTAGCTTTGCCTACAGAATTACGTAGACAAAGTGATGATAAATCTATCGCATTATATGGTAAGACAAATAAGCAACGATATGAAGAATTATTATCTAAATACTTAGATAGTGATATTGAATATAAAGATCTCCCTCTAGCTGAAGGATTGCAATTATCTGATATTGATAAAGCTAAAGATTATGGTATTAACTTAGCTAATAAGAAAGAAGAAATTGCATATCTAAAAGAATGGTCTCTAAATTCTGGCATATATTGTATTCTTCCATGTGATACCGAAGAAGAATTAGAAGTTCAATGGAATAATCTACAATCTATGAATATCACATTAATTCGTATTTCTGATATGAGAATGATGGAAGTATTTGGTTGCACTAATGAAACAATGTATAATTTCATGAAGGCTAAATTTGGAAATGATAATCATGAATATGAATATAGCTTTGCATTAGTTGAATCCGTATTTGAAGATTTAAATGTAGAATTCAAAGAACTTCCTGAAGATTTACCATTCTATACTCCATATGAAATTAATGCATTCAAAGAAGCTAAGACATTTACTGATATAGAAAAATCTCCTGAACGAGATAAATGGCTAGCTGAATATACTAAAGCATTCAATACTGGCGAGTATGATCCAAAAGCTATTCATCAATGGTTAAGTGAAGTTAGGGCATTATCTTATCAACTATCAGTAGATAAAGATAATGATGAACTTAAACAAGAATTATTAGAATATGGTTGGAATCCTTATCTTGAATTTGATGATGAAAATAGACGTAGTGCTAAACGACGTATTCAAGAAGCATTCCATGAAAATACTATTCGTAAATTAATTCAAGAAGCTGAGTTCCCAATTCAATTTAAGAAGAATGGAGATCTAGTCGTTTCTAATATTCTTAAGAAGAGAGATTATGAAAATGAATATCAAGAATCTCATAGACTCTTAAAGCAATATGAAAAAACTGAAAATATAGATCCTATGAAATATGAATTGGCTAAACTTTTCTATATTAATAATAGAATAGAATCCGATATCTATTCTGAAAATAAAACTGTACCTAGAAAGAAATTAGTTGATATTCGATCCAGAGTATTAAATGATTTCAATAAGTACATGCAGGTAGTAATGAAAAAAGATAAGCAATTTAATTTTGCTAATTACTATAAGAAGAGCCCATTTAGTGATGAATCAATCACTATTAAAGCTCCAACTTTAAAGTATTCTTTAGAGTACTTTAAACAACTCTTACATCTCTTATAATTTACATATAAATTCAATAGTGCTACTTACTAGTTAAGTAGCACTATTAATTTTCTAAATAAGTTATATATTATATCTCTAATAAGGAGGATATATAATGCAGAATATAGGTAATAAGCTTATAAAGAAAAATAAAGCTGGGCAGATCACAGAGCTTTATAGAATAACTTCTAGATCAGAAAAAGACTATTATAAAGTAAGTCCGATTATAGGAAGTAGAACTCTAATCCAAAAAGAAACTCTTGATGGATTAGAATCTATAACTCCACATTGTAAATTATTTATCGAATTATGTACTCTAAAGGATGGATCTAAAGATTTATGCTTTAGTATATATAATGAATTTGAAGGATTCAATTTCCCATACTTTGCAAGTAGATTAAACTATAGAATTACTGATTATAAATTTGGTAAATCTATTTGTAAATATCAATATGCCACTGGTGGACTATATCAATCATCATATGATATATTGATGTCTGATATAGTAGAAAAAACTAAGGCATACACAATAGATCTATATTTAAATGATTCGTTAAAGAATATTATTTCTTTGATTAAATTACAACCTTGGGTATGTGATACTATCAGAGAAATTAGTGAATCATATAATTCTAATCTAAATGATATCTATCAAGGATTAGAAATAGCTTTAAAAAATATAGAATTCATGTATTGGTTCCACTATAACTTCAAAGTATTTAAAGTACTATTTGAAGTTAAAGCTGGACAAAGAAATTTAAGACCAGGTGATCTATTTGTTTTAGAAGCGATAGCTGAAACTAAAATAGTAGATTACAATATTTTGGAATATTATCATGATATTGAATTATCTAAGATACGAGGTAACTTCTTCTTTATTCAAGATAAGAACGATAGAACCTTTATAGTTAAATATGTATCAATTGATGATCTTCCAGGCCTACATCTTAATTAAGTAAATATATAAATATTTATATATTATAATGGTAGTTAGAGATAGTATTTTAATATGAATCTAACAGAAAAGTAATCTTAAGTTATTTTTTAAGGAGGACTAGACATGTCTACTTTCAACCAAGTCCCTCAACCTGAAAATGGCTTCCAAAGCCTAGCTGAAGTTTTTCAACGTGCATCCAGAGGGCAAAAACGTGATGCTGAAAAACAAGGCGAAGAAACTCGTAAGAAGTTTGAATTGGATATTGAACCAGAAGAATTCAAATCCGATTACAAATCTCGCATGATCTCTACATCTGAAGTATGTGAACTTTTGACCCAACGATTGGGTGACATCTTTGGTGACTATGTAGGTTGCCGCGAATTATCCTATGTTAACTCTCCAGTTATCGGTATTAGCTTGGTATTTGATCCAGCTATCAATCCTGAAACTAAGAGCTTGAAAGCATTGGAAACTTGTGGCTTTGATTCCGGTGCATCCGAAACCAAAGAGCAAGAAATGATTGCTAAATTCAATGGTATCAATGCTATTAAATCTAGCAGTGCTAATGGTATCGTTAGCGAAGAATCCATGGGATTCCGTTTAACTAACGATGCTATTGAGATCTTGAAGGAAACTGTAGTTGACTTCGGTCTCAATGACAATAAAAACAATGACACATTCCGTAAACAATGCGTTCAATATGCATTGTCTGCAGATGGTACTCATAATATCTTAATCGTAAATGGCGCTACAATTGAATCCGTTCTTGGTTTCATTTATGGTAACCAATATGATTATGTAGTAATTCCTGGCGCGCCTATTAATAATGGTTCTTTCTCCGGTCGTCTTTTAGACGTACGTCAATTGGATCCAAAAGTAACTAAGAACCTATTGAAAAAATATGTAAGCCGTCAAGTAGTATCCGATGGTCTATACCGTCCAACTAATCGATAATTAATTATCGACGAATATTAAGCCTGGGAAGTAAATTCCCAGGCTTTTTATTTTTTGTTTGGAGGAGTAATAATGCCAGAATTCAAATGGAATATAAAAGAAGATGGAATAGATGAAGTCTTCGATGAACGTGGTAATAGTCTTTTAAAGTTATCAGAAACAAGCTGGAATGATCGTCCGGCTAAGCTTGAACTACGTAAATGGGTTATGGGAACTGATGGCTCTCTAACTCCAAATAAGGGATTCTCTTTTCTAACAGAGCAAGGTCCACATGATCTTACCCATGTTTTATTAGAAAAGGGTTATGGAGATAATAATACCATTAAAGAAATAATGGAAAAACGTGGAGTTAATTTAGATATTGAAACAGAACAAAAGGAGTCTAAGGATGAGAGTGGGGAGTTCTTTAACCCCTCAGAATTGTTAGGTGACTAAAATGAACTCATACAATACTAAACAACTTGACACAGTTTATACTATTAAGAAAAAGCTATTAGAAATCAATTTCTGGAATGATATGGTAAATGATTATTTCCATGATTTTGAATACTCCATCGAAGGAAGATACGTATGGAGTAAAGAAATTAACCGTTCAGAAGGTGCTTGTCTCGAACAAGTGAGCAGAGCTTATTCTGAGAATAAAGGAAATCTTCTAAAAGTGTTGACTACCCGTCAATATGATTTTTTAATGTCTAATATTCAGCTTTTCCATTCTGTATATAGAATTGGAGAAAACTTATTAGTTAGCGTTATCTAATAAAAAAGAAGAAATAATATACCCCATGGAGTTGAACTCCATGGGGTATTTATCTTTATTTTTTTTTGATTATTTATAAAGTTCACGAACGTCTTTTTCGTTTACTTCAAAACCGAATGCTTCAGATAATACTAACATAGTTAGCATACATTCAGCAGTTTCAACAATCTTATCCATTTTAATGGAGTTACGATCATCTAAGAAAGCTTGATGATTTTCAGCGATAACTCGTTTAGAAAGATGGTTAACCATATATTCCAAAATATTCTTTTTGGAATTTTTGATCTTATGAATTTCACGACGAGCTTTCATAATCTTAGATTCTTTGATTTGCTCAGCAACATCTGCATTTGCAGCTTTGATGCTTGCAACTTTTTCTTTAACATCATCTAAGATATCTTTGATTTGTTGACGGTCTTCTACATTAGAAGCAATGAAGTCCTCTACGTTGTTTGCTACATGTGTTTGAACCATAGCACCAACATCTTCGATTTCTTCTTTTTGTTGAGCCATCTTATCAATGAAGGATTCACGATCATCTACAGATACCTGAATATCTTCAGGAGCTGTTTCAGAATCTTTTAACTTTTCTTCATTTTCTTCCATAATAGCACGAGTAGATTCATTAACAAAGTTAGCTATATCTGTTAATACTACATCACGTTTACGGAACTTATTAAGAATATTTTCAACACCGTTTTCTTTAATGAAACCCATGATGATTGTATCCTTAGTTGTTTGAAGTTCTTCTTTTTCGATCTCTTGAACAGAACTTTCATTATAAAAATATTTAATTGCTTCAAATAAGAAAGCTTCTTTTAAATTATTGCGTACAGTTGTGCGTAGATTAAGGAATCTATTAGCACGTTTAAGAGACTTAGATTCATCGAATTCTACTACAGGAACAACTGTTTCATTTAACTGAGATTGAAGCTCATTAATTTTAGCCTGTTTAAGCATACGTAAGTTAGCAGACTCTCTAATGGCTTTTCTTGAAAAATGCATAATACTATGCTCCTTTCATTAGAATAAGGAAGATGCAGCAGAGTCTGGTAAACTATCTGTAACATCATCAATTTTGAATTTTTCTTTAGATTCTTTTTTAATATCGCCAGTGGCTTTATTTGTAGAATCTTTAGAATTAATAGACAAGGCGTCAGAAATACGACGGAAACGATCAACGAATTTACGTTGTTCATTTGCTGTTTTAGGGTCACCAGCCATTTCTAAACGAGCAGCGTTTAGTGAAAGCATTGTAGCTTGAGTATCAAAATAATCAGCAATGCTTGTACGGCAATAGTAGTAATAGTATACTACTTCACGAAGAAGTGGAACGATAGTGAAGATTAGAGAGATGGATACTCCAATTAAAGCAATAGCGGATGTACCAACTAAGTTCTTCACATTAACTTTTGTTACATTTTGAAGTAAAGTTTTAAGTTTGTTACCACGACATGCGTTATTAAAAGCTTCTAATGTACGAAGAGATAAAAGATCTTTACTATCTTTAAGACCGGCACGATCGATAGAAACTTCAATAGATTTACTTCTTGGATCTACAATGAAATCAATAGTAGTAGAAATCAATAAGGAGGTTGCACTAATAATAGACAATACTGTTGTATTATATAGTACAATTGGTAGACTTGTGTTAGTCATGAATCCACGTTGGAATTCAATCTTGAGATCTTGTACGTTTTCAACTGCTTCTAAAATTTCTTGAATTTCAGATGTAGGCTGTTTGTATTCATTGTAGATTTTTTTCATATCATCTAGGCATTCTAATACCATTTCGATATTATCTACTTTAGTAATATCACCTTTAGATGCAGGAATTGTACCAAAGTCAATATCTGTAACTTTGGCTTCAATTTTTTCATAAAGCTTATTAGTAATGCCTAATAAGATTTCTTTTTGTTCGGATTCATTTACAACCCCTATAGTCATATAGGTTTCTTTATCTGTAAAATCCATAAACTTGGAGGCTTCAACGAATTCTTTTAATTGGTATGCCATTTATTATCGTCCTCCAGCTAGAATTTGAATCATTTGTTTATAATCAACTTTGTCTTCTTTTTTCAAAGATCCAAAGGAATAGATTTCATATTCATCATCACCAGTATCAAAGATGAAACGAACGGATTCTGTAGAATCATCTACAACTGCAATTCCGATTAGATTGTATTCATCTAAAAGTTGGCGAGCAACGCGGGAATCTAAAAGATCGATATCGTTATTTTTACGAAGATATTCGACTTCATACATAGATACCATTAGAGTAGTAATAGCTGTTGCATCATTACGAGAAGAAAGCAAACGATTAAGTTTAGATGCAATAGATCTACGTTCAAGAACTTTCCAAAGCTTAGAGGAAGATCCACGTTTAGAAGAAGAAATAGCATCAACTTTTGCCTTCTTAAGAGCAAAAATAAAATCACGCCAGAAATCAATTTCACCACTTGTAGCTTTGATGAAATTGTATAAGCTTAATTTATTACCACGTTTAGATACTACATGATTTACAATATCCATAGAATCTGCAGCATATAATTTTGTTTTGATACCAATGAATGCATTAGCATCAATAGGTTCACCGGTTGCAGTAGATACAAATTTAATTTCAACTACAGTTGGTTGAAGTTCATTTGCTTTCTTAACATCCGTATCAGTCATCATTTTAGGGAATGAAACTTTAGCCATAGGGTCCATAGGTTTTGGATCTTTAGTTGCTGTGACTGCAAAGTTAGCAGAATCATTTCTATTAGCTTCTTGAGCTAAGTGACGATTTCTAATTACTTGAGTACGATTAGCTTCAGTCAAAGCATTTAATGGTTTACCAAATAGTCTTTCTCTTTTGTAAGACTCATGAACCATCTTTTCACCAAGTTTATCTCGGAAGTATAATGGGTCTAAAGATGCAGCTTCAGTTGCAGTCAAATATCCATCAACGTCAAAAAAAGAATCCAAATCTAGATTTGTGTGAATATTACGTAAATGCTCAATAGCATCCTTCGAAGACGTAATAGACAATGCAGATAATAGCATTTGAGTTAAAGTTGTAAATTTGCGTTCTAATGCTCTAGTAACTAACTGTGCACTTTTAGGTTCAATAGAGCTAGAAGCAATGACCGGGAAGATCATAGTTAAGTCTTTATTTGAACGGGTAATAGATTTAATCGTAGGGTTCTTACGAGAAATAAATTTTCCAATTTCAGAATCCTGAGCGATATCTAAAACGTCCGTAATTAAATCCTTAAGGATCATTATAGGTACCTCCTTATTAATTTATATAAATTTAATCTTATGTTGAAGAGGCCAATTTACAAAAAAAAATAAAGCATGCAGGTATTTGTTATATAAAATAACTATTTGGAGTTTCTGAAATAGCTTCATGAAATTTCCAGGTTAAGTCTTTATCCTTTATACCATTAATACAAGCATTATAAAGATTAACGATTCTATCATAGTCAGACTTTCTAACAGTATCAAATTCTTCCATTACATCATCTCCAGAGATGATTGCAACAGTAAAGATTTTAACAGCATTATCTGCAAGTGCTAACTCTTTTAGATCATTGTCATATAAGTGTATAGATTTAGTCATAATAACCCAGCCTTTAAATTGAAATGATTTAGAATAACAATAAGCTGGAAGTTTGGGTTATGATTATCATACACAAACATGCTTTATTTCACTATTATAATATACAATTACGATATTTATTCCCTTCTTCAACATAAGATTAATTTAAAATCCAGGAAAGGAGGACGCCAATTGTCTAATATCGTTAAAAACAATAATGACTTTGGTTTTACTGGTACTGGTGCCAAAGATGAAACTGGCAATACACATAAAGCAAAAAGTATAAATGTTTTAAATAGAGACACTCGACCAATGATTGATGAATCTGGTTCTAATGATGGGCTTTTAAAATTCGTAAAAGCTAATGGGTTAGGACTAGGTGCTGGTCGAGTAACGCAATCTGAAAAATATACAAAGTTTGCAAGATATGAAAGACTTGATCCACAAAACTGGATGGGTATGACTAGAGAATATGTATTCTTTACAAAACCCGATCTACAAATTTTCAATGGTAACGTCTTAAATTCATCTATTGCAAATAATACATTATTTAGAGAGGCATATGATAGATATCATTCTGTATTGGAAAGCTTAAGTTGGTCTGTAAATACACATAATCCATTTGTGAATTTACTATCTAACTATAAGAGATCTAATGTAGATATTCCAGATATTTCTACTGCTAACGATTATGAGACTTCTAAAAATATATTAGGATCTTCTCTTTTCTATAGAGGGACTTCTTATGAATCTGATGAGAATCATGAATTCTCTATTGAATTTGAAGATACAAAATATTTAGAAGTTTATATGTGGTTTAGACTATTCGATGAATACGAACGAATGAAGCATTATGGATTAGTTGACTTTGTTGATGATTCATATCTTGATTCTAAAGTTATTCACGATCAAATGAGTATGTATAAATTCATTGTCGGAGAAGATGGTGAATCTATAGTTTACTTTGCTAAATACTTTGGAGTATATCCAAAGATGGTTCCACGTAATACATTCTCTGATTTACCTGCAGATGGTAATATTAAATTTACAGTTCAATTTAAGGCTTCATTTGTTGAGGATATGGATCCTAATATAATTGAGGACTTTAATGAAATAAGTAATTTAATCACTAAAGGTAATCCTAGACTTGGTGGATACTTACCAGAATTTGGTGGTTGGAGTGGTGAATATATGCATCGTCCATATATAGTAAAACCTAGTAACCAACAAACTGATATGAATCTAAATATGAATAAAAATCAAAATAATAGTGCCTTCTATAAAGATGGTGGTACTACAGCATTAGCTGGGTATAGCACCATCTTACCAAATAGAGGGTTCTATAAATTAAAATGGGAGGGATAGATTAAATGGCATCTGATGCAGTATCTGCTAATACAGTAGCTAGAAGTTATTCTGATACTGTTATAAATACAGTAAAGAATGATACCATGCTTAATGCCAATATATATGATATTAATCAATATATTGAAAATATTAAAAAGAAATATATTAGCGAAGATGACCTTACTCTATCTATGGGCATCTTTGGTTATTTAGGAGATGTAAATTCTAATGCTCTTCAAAATGCCGTTTCTATGGCTGCAGAGTATTCTAATGAAGCTATTCCTATTAAAGCCAAGTTTGAAAAGAATGTAATTTCCCATGCATTATCTCTTGGTATAAATAAGATATATGCAGAGCCTTCTACTATGAATGCAATGCTTATATTTTATGAAAATGAATTGATTCTTAACACAGTCAATGATACTTTTAGATTAGATAGAGAAGTAAAAATAATGGTTGGTGATTATGAATTCCATATTCCATATGATCTAATCATTAAACGTATTCTTCTTCCTACAGGTGATTATGTATATACTGGGATGTATGATACAACTCAAGTAAATCCAATAATCACTAGAAACTCAAAAGATGTAGACCCATATCTTAAACCAACTATTAAATCAGAAATTGATGGTCAACCAGTCATCATGTGTTTAGTTGAATTAAGACAATATGAATTCTCTACAATTCATAAAACTATAGTTACATCTAATCCATTAGAATCTAAAATGATGCAATTTGAATTTGATAATCAATTAGCCGGATTCGATGTAGATGTAAAAGAATATGGTAACCCTGTCAGAAAATTAAAACCAGTTTATAATGGTTTGAATACTGATGGGGTTAACGATTTCTGTAATTATACTTTCATAGATTCTTCGACTATTCGTATTATGTTTGACAATACTTCTTATTTGCCTACTGCTAATACTGAAGTAACTGTAAACTTATACACCAGTCAAGGATCTAAAGGTAATATTAAATATAAAGATACAATCTACTTCCGAGTTAATTCTTCCAATATTAACTATGATAGATTAAATCTATTAGTTGTACCTACAGGCGAAGCTCAATATGGTTTAGATAAAAAATCTATTTCAGATTTGAAAAAACTTATTCCTAAAGAAGCTTTAGCTCGTGGTAGTGTAACCAATAGCACTGATATTAATAATTACTTTAATACTATTGCAGATGAAGATAATAAAATCTTCTTCTTCAAGAAAATGGATAATCCATTAAGTAGATTATACTATGCATTCTTATTAATGGATACCACTACAAATATCATTCCGACTAACACTATTCCTGTAGAGTGTATTAGACGTGATTTTGATAATATATCTGATAGTAACTATATATTGACTGCTGGTAATTCTATCAAATATGATGGAAAGACCAATGCATCTGTAGTATATAATGCATCCAAGGATGAGTTAAAGAAAATCAGTAATGAATCTTTCTTGTATATGAATCCTTTCATGTGTATTATAAATAAGAAACCTTTATATGTATCTTATTATTTGAATATCATGGACGTTAGCAAGATCTTGGAATTTACTTATGTAAACCAAGATTCTAAAGTTCAATTTATTACAAATAATATGAATTGGAAACGTAGCTATCTAACTAAACGTGATACTTACGTTTGTGATATCTCAATTCTTCAGAATATCCAATCTAATATTGGTATTATTCATAGAGATGATCCATACGATCCTAATAAGATTACTGGAGCAGATCTTAAAGTAATAGCAGTATTCTATTCTGATGACAAGTATCAAGTTCCTTACAGATGGGCTGAAGCTAAATTTGTAAACTACGATGAATCTTCTTATAGTTTCGATTACAGATTTGAATTGAATACTGATAATAAGATTGATAAAAACGTACGTTTAAAAGTTAATGACGTCCATGAAATGAAAGCTGCAGCTGATAAATTCGAACCTGGGTATATGCTTAATAATATGCCAATGAAAATCTTTGTATATTGTAAGAATGTATTTGAATATGATGCTGGTAGAAATAAGACTGAAGAATATTTTGCGGATGGATTCTTAAATGGTTATAGTTTAACGAATGAATATACCGTTAAATATGGTATTGACTTCTTATATAACTATTCTGACTTAATTGAATCTGTAATCAAAATTAAAAAGCAAGATAATGGTCAAATTAGTTACTATATAGATCGGGTCCCAGTTATTGGATATGACTATGTAAATACTGAAGATAAAATTCAAAGCTTTATTAATGAACTAGAAAAGAAACGTATTCATATTCTAGATTGTTTAGAAGTTCTTGAAGATAGCTTCGGTATCGATATCAAATTCTTTAATACATATGGGCCATCTAAAATCTTCTATATTGAAAATAGCGTTCCTATTAATAGGGTTAACTTATCACTTAAATTCAAGATTAAGTTATTGACTGCTAGTGATAAATATATCATCGACTATATTAAGAACGATATTAGAAAATATATTGAAGATAAATCTAAGATTACTGATGTTCATATCCCTAATATTATTACATACATCACTCAGAAGTATGCTGATAGTATTACATATTTTGAATTCTTAGACTTTAATGGTTATGGGCCTGGATATCAACATATTTATCGTAAAGATGAATCTATAGTTGGTAAGATTCCAGAGTTCCTAAACATTAACTCTACTAATACTGAGGATAATAAACTCGATATTAGTATCATCATAGCTTAATAGGAACCTTACCTATTTAATAGCTGCAACAATCTAATAAATCTAGCCTAATATTGGCGAAATAGATAAATTTTAAAATTTATACTTAAAAGTATATACTTTAAGGAGGACAAATATTATGGCATTTTTTGACGGTCATAAAACTGAAGAAGTTACACTTGAAAACTCCGCTCTTTATGAAGGTGAATTGGGTGCAAGTGTTATCGCTTTAGAATGCATGCAATTTGAAACTGAATTGTTTGAAGAAGCAGTTCGTGCTGACGTTGCAGAATATAGCATGATTCAAGAAGGTACTGATACAAAAGTATTCGTTGAAGGTAAATTAGCTGAAGTTAAACAAAAAGTTATTAAATTCTTAGAAACTCTATTGGCTAAAATTAAAGCTGCTTTCAAAGGATTTGTTGACAAATTCATGTCTGTTGTAATCCGTGATAATAAAGCACTTTATACGAAATTTAAAGATCAAGTTGCTAAAAAAGATCTTTCTGGTCTCAAAGTTCAATATGGTAAATTAACTGCCACTATGCCTACAAAAAATCCAAATATTAGAGACTATATCAAAGAAGATAATAAAGATAAAACAGTAGAAGAATTGAAACTTCAAATCTTCGAAGATCTTACTACTCTTAAAATTGAAAAATCTTCTGATATGCGTTCTAAATATGCAGCATTTTTAGTTGGTGAAGTTACAGAAAAAACTTATCCAGAAATTGCTAAAACGGTTGAAGGTGATTTGGCTGGTGCTGATTGGGCTAAAGCTAATAAAGATTTGGCTACAATAGTAGAAACTAACACTAAAGCAGCAATTGCTGAAGTTAAAAAAGAATCTACTGAAGAAAATTCCGCATTAGTATCTAAAGTATGTACAGCATATGCTGCAGTAATGTCTGCATTGGCATGGGCATGTATTGATGCTAGTAAAAAACAAGTTTCTCTTGCTCGTAAAGCTTTCCAAAAAGCAGTTGCATACAAACCTGTTAAAGAAGGCGAAGAATTCAATGAAGATCTTTTCTTAGTTGAATGCGACTTAGTTGAAGTAGAACCTGAAGCTTAATTTTAATTCATAGGTCTAATATTATGGATAATAATCTTTATACAACTAGTGTAGGACTCAGTGAGCTCATGTTAGAGCTTACCACCTTTGAATCTGAACTATTTAAAGAAGCTATATCCACTGATATTACTGAATTGCAACTTATCAATGATGGTAAAGATACTTCTGCTTTCATTGAAGGTAAGTTCGAAGATATTAAAAATAAAATTATAGAATTCGTTAAGAAGTTCTTAGTAAAACTTAAATCTGTTATTCAAACTTTCTTTAGAGTTGTTTATGATAAGATTACTATGAGCAACTTAGCATTCTTTAAAAAATATGCAAGTATAGTTAAAGACAAATTCCAACAATTATCTGAATCGGCATATCTAGATGTAAATCTAGAATCCGGTTCAGGTCTTGTTGTTGAATATGCTAAACTTAAAAACTTCACTCCTAATATCAAAGATATTAAGTACTATTTAGAAAAATGGGCAGTATTTACTGCTAAGTTTTCTAATATATCATCTGATAAAAATAAAGTTGCTATATTTAATGATATTTTTGGAACTAATGTATCTAGCCCTTCTGAGTTTGATAAAGCCATAAAAGATTTATGGTTTGAAGAGCCAAAGGAAGTTAGATATGTTGATATTGCTAAAGAGGTTGAAGAATCTCTAACTACAAACATGAATACTGTTAAACAAGATGCAGATAGAATGATTAAACAAGTTGAAAACACCATTCAAATTATCAAATCGGTAAATGACAATGATGATGAAACTAAATACATTAATCAAGTAACTACTGCATATCTTGCTGTAATTCATGTTTACGTTGCAAATATGCTTAGATTAATTAAGTTTAATGCAGCTCAAGCACGTAAAGCATTTGCTAAAGCTGTTGCATATAAACCTGTTAAAGAATCAGAATTTAATTCTGATCTTCTTTTAATTGAATCTTTACTCATGTCCGAGGAGGAAAAATAACATGGCATTTTTCATTGAATCTAAAACAACTCCAGAAGTTGAAGATACAAAGATGCTTGAAGGCGTAGAATTATTGGATACTGTAGAAGTTGACGATACTACTAACTTCAGCGAAATGGCTCTTGAGGCTGCTATTGAAATTGAACGTATGGATAACCTTATTATGGAAGGTGTAGGCCGTTATGAATTGGATTGCATCCAAAAAGGCATGACTGCTGAAGAAATCTATACAGAAGCTACTTTCGAAACTCTTAAAGAAAAAATCAAAAAGATCTTCGAATACGCTAAAAAATGGGTTGTGTCTTTATTTGCTAAATTCACAACTTGGTTAGACTCTTACGTTAAAGGTGACTTGGCTTATTTGAAAAAATATGAAAAAGACATCAAAGCTAATGCTAAGAACTTGACTAAAGAACGTACTTTCAAAATGGGTCTTACTGAAGAAAAATTCTTAGCTATCTCTGCTGGTAAAGCAATCGATCTTACTGAAACTACTTCTGTAGTATTCCGTGATCTTTCCACAGATAACGACAAAAACCAAGAATTGTTGGCTAAAGCTAAAGAAGAAGCTGCTGCTGATCAAAAACAATTCAAAGATTGGGTTGAAGTAACTACAGTTGATGGTGAATGGGTTGCTAAACACGTTGATGATATCATCAAAGTTGCTCAACTTCAAGTATCTGCAATTAAACAAGATGCTAATACTGCAGCTAAAATCATTGATGAATTACAAAAAGGTGCTTTGGCATTGAATCCTGATAGCACTACTTTCGTATCCGCAATCAAAGCTTTGGCTAAAATCAAAGTTAATGCATCTAACCGTCGTGCAACTATTTACTGTACATTAGTTCGTGCAGCTAAATTCTCTGCTCGTCGTATGTTGCATGCATGCGTTACTGCTAAACCTGTAAAAGAAAGTGCATTCGAACATGCTGAACTAGCTTCATATTTCGATATCTAATAAAAAAATATATAATACATTTATGACATAAATAGTTCAGCTATTTATGTCATTTATGTATTTAATATATAAGGAGACAAAATGGACCAATTTTCCAAATTGCTTTTAGAATGTATTAATGATTATGAAACTTTTGATAGCTCCATCTATGTTGGTATTTTAGAATGTGATATGAATGGTGTATCAGAATCAGACTATCTTCCTGTGTTGGAAGCAAAACTTAACTTAGATTCTTCTAAAGAAAAAATTCAAAATATTCTTAAGTCATTTAATGAATGGCGTGAAGACATTAAAAAGAAAAACCCAAAAATCTTTTCTAAAGCTAATTTAGCTAAGATTAAAGAATGGTTAAAAAAACAAGATGTTGAAACTAAAAAAACAGCTAAATTGCCAGAAAATGCATTCTTAACTATGGCTAAATTTAAAAGTTTCGCTCAAATGAATGATCATTTTGTAGCTAGACAAATGAACGCTAGAGAATTAGAATTAGAGCGTTCTAAAGGTAAATCTAAAGTTGCAAAATATGGTAAAATTTTTATAGATGCTTATATTGGATCTTTCAAGGAAATTGCTATAACTGCTAAATGGATTCTAGATAATGTAATTCCTATTTTTGAATTATTATTATCCGGAAAAGTTACTGATATCGAAAAATGGGCTAACGGTGAATTTGATAAAATTCAAAAAGATTCCGATGCAGAAATTAAAGCTGGCAAAGAAAGCCCAATAGCAATTATTCACCGCGAAGGCCGTATAAAACTTAATATTGCACTTATTGCATCATTAATGATGGCATTCCGTTATATCGTAAATAAAGCTATTGGCTTGGTAAATAAAGTTATCTCTCCAATTAAAGATACACTTAAAGAAAGTGCTGAAGAAATGCCAGCACTCGAATCCTATATTACAATCTAGGAGGTTATAATAAATGGAAAGTAATTTAAAAGCTTTCACCTTTGATAACCTTTTATTAGAAAAGATCAACCCAACACCACTCGCATACGTCCAAGGAAGTACTGCTTGTTATACAGGTGTATCTGACCTATTTAAAGGTATTAAACGAACTCAATTAAATGAGTCTCGTATTCTTTATAAGAATTTATTAGAATGCGATACAGTAGTTGATGCTAAAAAAGCATATGATAAATTCTTTGATGTTATGGTAAAACTTAATAAGTTCTACTATAAAAACTATAATGCTGCTATTAATTTTAAAGAAAGAAATCATATCAGTTACTTTGATAAATATCAAAGTACTATTCGTGATTTATTGGCTAATGTAAGCTCCGAAGATACTATTAGAGTATTAGGTGAACGTACAATAACCGAATATAAAATTGATGACACATATCCTAATATTAAGAATATTTTATTTAATATTCTTAAAATGGTTGGTGGTAACTTCTATGAACTTGATAGTGATAAAACTACTAAGATTCTAACAGTTATCTCTAATAACCATACTGAAATATTAGATAGATTAAAAGAAGAAATCTGTGGTAGTGATGATATCACTAGAATCCCAGATCTTTTCATTGTTGGAGAAAAAACAGTACCTGTTTGTAAAGATGTATTAAATGATCAAGTTTATTATCTTGAAAACTATGGTATTGATTTTAAATCTCTGTATAATGAAGCTAACAGTGTACAAGATGAATTCAATTCTATCTTTAAAACTATTAGACGATATAAATCTTCTACAAAGATTAAATTAGATAATGCGTTACAAATTAGTAAGATTGAAAAATTCGTAGTTTCTCTTATTAATGAAGTTATGTCTTTCCATTATTTAGTATTTACAACTAAAGCTAATGCTATAATGGAACGAGCGCGTCAAGCTCAAGAAATCTTAGCAGAATTTGTTGATTCATTCACTGAATCTGTTGAAGTCAAAGAAGCAGCTATTGAAGAACTAAAATCTAAAGATATCAATAAAGGTCTTCTTAGCCGTGAAGAATTGAACGATTCTATCGTTGAATTAAAACATGATGAATTGCTTGCAGATTGCTGTATGAAAGAAGCAATGATTCTCGCCGAAGGTGTAAATGTAGAAGAACGTATTCAAACTTTACATGAAAGTGTATTCAGTAAGACTATCGAATTTATTAAGAAAATTCGTGAATTCGTTGTTAACTTATTCAATAAGGTAATGGCATGGTTTGATAAATTTATTAAGAATAATCAAGATTATATTAATAAATATAAAGACATCATTGCTAAACCTACAGCTGGCTTTACAACTGTAAGCTTCGAAGACTATGATAAAGGTTTAGAGCGTATTCGTAGCGGTGCTACATTAGACCTTGGCGACATCACTAAGGTTAATGCATCTACCGATGTTGATTCTGCAATCTTTGATCTTCGTAAGAAATTGAATCCTGAATTCACTGATGCCAATGGTGATTGGAAAGAAGCATGTAATGGTTACTTCGTTGGTGGCGCTAACTCTAAACGAGATAAAACCCCTAATGATATTGATGTACAAGCTCTTGCTAATACAGTTCTTAATATTCCTAATGATATTAATAATATCAAAAAGGATATGACTACAATGCAACAAGCATTCAAATCTATTGAAACTGCGTTGAATTCTGCATCTACTCGTGCTAGCCAAATTGAAGCTCAAAATAATCAACAAGGCCAACCTACAGATGAAAGTGCACTTCTATATTTGAATGAAGATGTATTTAATGAATTAGATATGGTTAAAGCTAATGCTGGTACTACAACTAGCAACAACCAATCTAATATTGCAAATGCCGGTAATAATGTAACCAATAATATTAACAGTAATGGTACATCTACTAGCAAAGATTTTGCAGCAATGCAAAAATTTGCTAATAAATTAGCTTCTACTATTAGTACTTACTACCAATGCAAATACCAAATGGCAGAACGTATTATGTCTGATTATATGAAAATTATTAAAGTTCACGTATCTGCATATGTAAACGCTAATAATAACAATAATCAAAATAATAACAAATAAAAAATATCCCCATAGGAGTTGAACTCCTATGGGGTATTATTTTCTTAATTGTTTCCTTTAGGAATCTTAGCAAAGTTCATACTAGTATTGCTTGTAAACTTTTCACCATAATTAGTATAGACTTCTACTTTAGATAATAATAAATATTCGCCAGTATCATCTTTATGATCATCTTTATTATTAATAATATATTTCATATTAATATTGAATAAAGAGTTGTCCAACTGTTGTTTGTTTATCGTTAAATATGTAGATTTTAATTCTAATGCATGCTTAAAGTTCTTGATTAAGCCCATATTATCATTAGGGATTCTTATTAATTTGCGTTTTCCTAAGTCCTCTGCTACATTGACCAGATCTAATGCAACATCGACCATAGATTCACCATTTGAACCCATTTTAGATAAATCACTAAAACTATTTATTGTAGTTGCACCACTTTGATATAATGAACTTAGACTGCTTTGTAATGCACCGTAAGATTCTACTACTTTATTAGCAGCTTGCTTAACATCATTTACTGCATTCTTAGTTGTATCTTGTAAAGATTTTACATAAGTATTTGCTCCTTCAAGGATTTGTTTAGAAAAGTCTTTAGGAATAGTTTGAGCAGAAGTCTTAATTATACTAGATAAAGATTTGCCCACATTGCTATTTACTTTTAAACTATTATCCATTGTTTCAGTATAATCACTAATAGTCTTAGCCTTACCAGTACTGAAGTCTAAGTTTTCTTTTAATTCTTTGAAGTGAGATTTCAATGATCTTAAATCTAAATCAAAAGTTCTTTTTATTTCATGAGTTATTTCATCATATTCTAAAACAAAAGTCATAGTATCTGGGGCATCTTTTAAAGTATCTACAAGGAATTTATTATTTCCTATATATTTACCATATTCTTCATTAAACTTAACCATACTCTTAGTATGATGCTCACGAGATTCATCTTTCTTAGGTTGAATATTTTTAACTTGATCTAGCATTTCAGAAGTATTATCTGTAAAGTTGATTGGATCGATTCCACCAACTAAAGATTTAAAGTTTTCTAAATGATAGATTTGCCCAGTATACTTTTGTTTAAACTTATTAAAAGTATCTTCAGATCCTTCTACTGTAGTTCTACTAATAGTACTCATATCCATACTATTAGTTATTAACCCTCTGAGGAAATTCTTAATATTAAGATTACTATCAACTACAGTTTTGCCATCTTTACCACCTAAGATTCTTTTTTTACCTTCACCTATAACTTCTTCAGGCAAGGATCTTAGTAAAGTTTCAGCTTGAGACGCTACACTATCAACGGTAGATTTAACTGATGTGGCTTGTTCTACTATTTGGTTAAAGTGCTCTTTGATATCATAAGTGGTTCTATGAATATTCTTTACAATATTACGAACTCCAGCTGTAGTTTTCTTAATATTGTCAATGGTATTCATAATATTTTGATACGTGCCTAGTATACCACCAAATCCTTTAGATTTACTCATGTAATCTTGTTGGATAGTTTTAGATGCATCTATTACAGCAGTGAAGCCATTTAGTTCTTTATTAAGTATATTATCTTTACCATACTTAATATCAGTTGTTGGAACGTCAATTATATAAGATTTAGATTCACCATCATCTTTAAACCCTTCTAATAAAGATTCATTAGATCCTAACTCGGCTAAATCAAATTTAACTGTTTCATATTTATCTAGTGTTCTCAGAGTAGCCTTACCAGCCTTAGATACGAGATATGTATTCTCGAAATCCATGAAAAATCTATATCCTGTGTTATAGAATACTCTCACAGTATTTAGATAGTCTAGAGTCTTAGAAATTGACTCTTTTGGTGGGATAATAAGTTGGCTAACTGTCTCCGTTTCAGTAAATGGTTCTACTAAAAGAGGAACTCCAATATTTAATAAATCTACAACTATATCCTGCATGGAGGAATTATATATAGTTGCATTATTTGGATGAAGATTAGAATCTACTAAAGATTTAGAGATAAGACCAATTTTAAGATATCTATAAACATCTTCTCTAGTATCTTCTTTATCATCAGTTTTCATATAATCTAATGATTTACCTTTATTGGTGTCATCATCGGTAAGATAACTGAATTCTTCAGTAAAGTATAATTCATTTACTGCAGATTCATTGTCTGCTTGAATCTTGTATGCAGTTAAGATGAAAGTATTTTCTTCCATCTTAGTAATAATATCATCTGCTAAGTTTTTATCTAATACTAAATTCATAGTACAGATAGGCATATTATATTTATCATACTCTTTATATATAGTAAGAGATTTTATATTATTTTGATCTATCTGAGTGATTTTGCCATCAGACTTATTCTTATATTTTAGATCAAATGTATATTCATATTTAAGCTGAGCCATTTAATCACCTCAATAAATATCAGCATTTATAGTTATCTCAATGTTCAGATTAAGGACTTTTATTGTAATTTGAAAAAAACAAGTATATATTATATACGTGATAAGAGTATAATAATTTTAATTTATTTATTTTAGAAAGAGGTATTTAAAATGGAATATAAAAATAAAATAATTCCTACGAAAATTTTATTAAGTCTAGATGGATCTGAGTCATTCATCATTAGGCGATTAAAAGATCGGATTATGAGTGATCCAATTCAATTCGGATGCGCATCATTTTCTGATTCAGGTGGTAAAAAATATAGAATTATAGATGATAATAAAATAAATAAAACTGATGTAATAAAATCTATAGAATTTATTTATTATCAAGATACGCATTCTCCGGAGTTCTTTGAATTGAATAATTTTAATACTGATAGAATTAAGATTAAAGATACTGTAGTTGTATCGTATAAGTTAGTTCTTTTTGGAGATAAAGGAGTTGTATATCTACATAAGATAGTTGAGTTCTTTATTTTGGTAAATGACGTTTACACAATTAAAATTATTGGAGTTATCTGCATTGGTAAACATAAGACAAATGTAGATATTAGTAATCTTTTTAATAAGATCACTAGCGTGATACTTGCTGATAGATATGCCTTTATCGGGCATAAATTTAAAATAAACGATAATTATATTAGTATGAAAATTGATTATACTCCTGGATATGATATTGATAAAGGTTGTAGTGAATTAATAGAATTATTAGAGGATACATTAGAAAAATACTATGCTTCTTTAAGAAAATTAGCAAAAGGAGAAAATTAAAATGGAAAACACAAAGGCGAAAGCAATATTAAGTCTATCAGGCTATGAGTTCAAAATCATTGAACTCTTAAAAAGAGCAATTAAAGATAATAAAATTAACGCAGAATTGGAAGATGGAAATGTTATTAAAGTATCAGTTAGAAAGGCTATTGACAGTGATCTAAATTTAAATAGTGTTACTATAAAATTCAATAAAACTGGGAAATAGCAATTAAGATTTTTCCCACTTGGACAGATTGCATATTTAAGTGATAGTTTAGAATTGCTTCAATGTAATTCTAATTCTGTTTATTTTACAATATCTGGTAAAATGGATGGAAAGGTTACATTAAACCGTCACATTGTTTTTGATATTAAAGTTAACGAATATAACTTAACTTTAGATGCCAATATAATTCTATTGGAATATTCTGATAGAAAAATGGAATTTGTAAAAATGTTCAATACAATTAATAGTATTAGAATGCTAGATAGTGAGGCATTTGATGATACTGGATTTGAATTTGCGAATACTTATGCTCGTATTAAACTACGAGATGCTGAATCTAAAATTAAAATTGCCGATAGTTATAAATATTATTTAGATAAGCTAAATTCGGCTCTCTATTGTTATTATGAAACATTAAAAGATGGTATTAAAGGAGAATAAAAATGAATAATGAATTAATTTTAAAATCTACAGGTAAAGAATTTCATATTGTAAATGAATTACTTAAATTTATTAAGTATTCGGATTGTGTCTTTATTAGTAAATCTAACCCATTGATTTATAAAATGGGTGATGATTCTATTATGATGACTACTGATAGCGAGTACGAAGTAGTTCTTGATGAAAGAATAAAAGATGTTATAGCTATTACAGATATTTACGAGCCAAAAAATGAAACAGAGCTCGATATAAGCGTTGGTATTGTACGCTTATATCGAACTTATGAATTTAAAATAAGCCTAGGTGGGGTTTATTCATATACGATTAAGGGTAAATTTAAAATCAAAGAATCTAAACCTATGAAAGACGTAGGTTTAGATCACATCCGCGAGGTCTATGAAAAGATTGAAAGTATCAATCTCATAGACCCTAAGGTATTTGAGAGTGATAAATTTTCAGTATGTGATTATAAATTTACAATTTTAAATTACACCAGTGTTGTAAATTTAAATAATATTAAACCTATTGTAAAAATGTTTAATGGCGTTATTGATTCATTTTATAGTAATGGTATAAGTAAAGTCAGCCCTAAAGACTCGGATAAATAAAAAAAATAAATATGCCCATGGAGTTTAACTCCATGGGCCATTTTATTATTATTTTTTTATAAATAGCAACCGTTTTGAGCTGCAATTTCTTTAACACGATTGCGAAGCCAGTTACCACCAGTGGTATGAATACCATCAGTAGTACGGATATGGCATTCTGGAACTAAAATATCTAAGTCCCATTTTTCACATACATCGTCATATAGATCTTGTCTAGCTAAGCATCGTTCACCATGAGTATAAACCTTATTTAAAGGAATGCCCCAAGTAACACAGCAAAGATAGATAGCATATGCTAATGCATCTAATTGTAAATAGTTTACAGGTTCTGGTCCTTCTACGTAAGTAGAGTATCCAGTATATCCATCGCCAATAAGTTGACTATCTTTATTAGAGCATACTGCAATACCAAAATTGCCAGTATTTTCCATATAACTATGAGCACCTTTTTCATCAAAATTTAACATTTGATGATATTGGGCACCGCCATCAATACAAAGATGATAATCATTAAATAATACAGTATTATCAACACCAGTCCAATGAGCAGTAATCATTCTATTACTATGACCTTGGGCTTTTACAACTTCAAATAGTTCTTCTTTACTCAAAGACATTAGTTTGCCTCCTTTATGGTTAAATAAAAATTACTTATTTTATTGTAGCATCATAATCTATCCAAATCAAGAGGATTAGATCTAAAGTATTTTTCATTTAATAATTTAACCATATCAGGATCTTGTAGATTTACATCCCAAGACTTATCTGCATAATATTCAGATTGCTTATACAACTCAGATTGATATACAATATCAATAGCTCTATATCTATTCCAGATCAATTCAAATTCATCTTGACTAATTGAAGTAGATAGAATGCTTCTAAGTAGATCTTTATCTGAAATATATGTATTAGGCAATTGACCTTCAGCTATTAGTTTTACTAACAATTTAACAGTCGATGATACATTTAAAATTGAATGTAAATCTCTACTCGTATATCTAGTTAATGCCATAAATAATCCAAGCATCTTCGGAGATATAATAGATGCAGAGTCAATGGTTCTATCAGATAATTTTAATGATTTTAAATATTCCATCATACCATTAATTTGATCAATGATTGTATAATTTATCATACCATTAACCCATCTATGTTTAAATACAACTGTTTGAGTTTGGGTTAATGCTGGAATGATAAATTGTAATTGGCTTGTTGATAAAATTATATTAGGATCATAGTTTCCTTTAGCGTATTGATCTTGTATTTGGGTATAAATTATAGTTGCAGTCTCAAATGGGGCCTGAATATAATATACATCGGGTATATACTTACATAATTCTTTTAGAATTGCACAGTTCTGTATCATGAAAGTTGTAATCATTTCAGCTAATACCATTTTCTCAGTATTAGTATGATTATATTTTGGATAGAAATGCTCACTTCTAGTCATAGGACCAGAAGTCTGAATGATAAATATTCTAGCATGTACTCCATAATATTTTTTATAAAATGCACGGTAATGACTGCATAGGTTTACTATAGTTGCCGCAACAGAAGATCTATCTCCGACTGCAATATCATTACGATACATCTTTCTAAATATTTGATACAGATCTATATAAATATTAACTGAAGTTGCATCACTATTAGCAAATGCTAAATTAGTCATTTCTCCTAAAGTTTCATATTTTATATAGTTAGCAATAATTATACTTTCAGCATTTAATAAATGCTTAGCTTGATAGCTTCTTCGTTCCATTTAACTATTCCCACAGTTCTTACAATGAATTGCTCTATTTAATTTAGCAAAGCATTCATCACAAATACCACTAAACATAATTTTCGATGGATGTCCTTGAGATTTGCCACAGAAGACGCAATGGAATGGAAGTTTTTCTGCTTTAGCTATACGCTCTAAGCAACTATCACAAGCCATAATTTTCATATCTCTAACATCACGCTGTTCAATCTTATGACAGAATTGACATTCGAAATCCCAATGATCTACAAACTTAGGAGATTCATTTTTAAATACACAAGTTTCATAGATGCATCTACCATTATCATTTCTATAAACACATGTGGTTCGCTCACATGGCTCAAACTGCTCATAAGGTGGCTGTGTTCTATTTTTTATCTCTTCTTGATTGTCCGGTGTAAATCCCGCCATTTCTTATCAATCCCTTCTTTTCTTTTTGATTCAGCTAATGCCATAAGATTCTTAGCCAATGTACTCGTCTTTTCAAACTCTGGCAAAACTGCCGCTGCAAATTCTTCTACACAATTATTAACTAGTGTAGTATCAAATTTCATATTCATAATATCTTGCCTCCTCAAGATTATAATATATAATCTTTTAAGTTTTAAACTTATTAAAGTCAAAATATGTAACTTTAGTAGTGTCCATATCTTTAGTTTCCATACGTTTAATTGTATTAGTATATTGACTTCTATTATAAAGCATATTCATATACTTAAGATGAACTTCTACTCTAGGCTTAATAGAATAATACTTTCTAACAGTACCGTCTACTACAAGAGTATCGTCCAACCATATATTAGAGTTAAACATATCTGAATATTTCTTTCCAATATTATCCCAGTCAGGTTTATTAGTTGGTCTAATTAAACCAATTTCTGATAGGAATATATCAGTTGTATTGAAAGAATTAGGAGTCTTAACGAATGCATTGAATTCTACATCACATGGAGTATATAATAATTCTTGCACTTGATTTAATTCACCAGAATCTAATAGTCTACGCATATACATATTATCTTCTTTACCAGTAATAGAATATACGTGTACAAATTGAGAGTTGGCCATAGCCATATTAGCTAGGTTATATCTATTTACTATTCTAAATCTAGGACGTGGAGATCCTTCAGGTTCTTCAAATAGTACTACTTTTATATCAAGGAAATCTAAAGTATTCATCATTCGATTTCTTTTTTCTAAAATTTCTTGTTGCTTCTTAGGAGTGATATTATATTTATCATACATCCACTCCAATCTATCTTGAAAGTTTTCTGGAATTTCTCCATACTTTTCTTCATATTCATAGAATTTCTGTTTTCTATTTTTCATATATTCACCTCGACAAATAAAACGAGTTAAGGTATCTAGTACCTTAACTCAATGTTTTATTTATACTAGTTTTTACCAAATACACGGTTAGTGATAAGGTTTGCAACGTAGTTATTGACTCTCGTCGAAATATTATATGGTAAGTTAGTTGCAGCTTGTTCTTTAAGAGCAGCATACAATCTAACTGTACGTGAAATGTCAGGTTCATTAATGTTTACACCAGCTATATTAGCTAGATAAGTCATCAATCCGACATTGCCAAATGCATTACCTGGTCCACCTAAGATAGTTTCATTAGATATTGTTAATTTGCTATACAAATCTCTAATATCAAGTGATACATCTACTGTAGTAGGAAGACCATCAATAGTCCATCCGCCTTCAGATCCTTTTTGAACTGACATGGAAAGAAGTCCCATATCAACGTTAAAGAATCCACGATAGAATGCTCTAACTAAGAATGGAGATACATAACCATTTGGAGATACTTGTCTTGGTGCACATAATGCAATTAGATGCATCAAAGGTACACCAATATTTATAAACCAAGATCTTCGATCATAGTCAGGAGATACTAATTTCATATTAACCGAATAGCTAGTAGAATAAGAAGAATCTGCCCATAATTCAGGGAATTCTAATTTACCGCCAGCAAATACAGTTCTAGTACCATTCATGATCATACCCATGAATCCAGACATAGTTCCAGTACCAGCATTTTTAGTCATTGTATCGACATTAGGTGCTGCAGCATTAAGTCCTTTACTCATGAATACATCAACATCAAGTCCACTAATACCAGTAAGGAATTGTACTTCCCTACCTACATCGGACATACCGTTTAACTTATCTGCAAGAATACTCTTAGTAGATTCATTACCAAAGCTTTCAGAAATTTGGGTTTCTGAATTTAGATAGAATCCTACTCCACCATAATATGAGTAATTATGGGCAAGGGCATTATTAGATCTTTCAAACCAGTTTATAGTTCTAATTGTTTGACCTTGATATTTTTGGTCACTAATTCCTAAGAAAATAGATAGAGCAGTACACATACTGTTTACATATCTATAATATTCCTCAGCTTCGAATTGAAGAGTGTAATATCGCATCTCTTCATTCTTTTTACCTTTGATATCATTAACTCCAAAAGCAGAACCGAATAGATTACCAAGTATAGACTTTCTCTTTTCATCACTATATCCAGCCATAAAATCTGGAATACCAGGAGTTAATACTAATAATGGCATTTTAGATAATATCTTTTCATAATATTTTCTACCATAATTAGTATTGCCATTATTTTTTATTCGATTATCAGCAAGGGACATCCATTGATATGGAAGTCCCATAACTGTACTTAATTCATTAATAGAGAATTTTAATCCTCTAGTTGTGTTTCTTACAAAGTCGCTATTATTAGCTCCCTTTGTAATAGTAGCATAAAGTTTATTTGCTCTATCTGATGCTGCTTTAATTGCAGATTCATAAGTTTTTTTATCAATCCCAATTGCACTATAGAATGTATCAGTTAGAGTTTCAGTTATACTTTTAGGTTTTGGTGGTTGCTTGGCCTCAGATTTAGCTTTAGCTAGAGTTTTTGCAGAATCAAGTTTTAATGTTTTATTATCATTATTGGATCCAGTATTTCCACCTAATCCAGATTTTGCTCCAGCAAACGGATCTCTAACTTCACCCCAAGAACCATCTTTTTTACCGTCAATAATACCTAAAGTTGGATTGGTGTAATTTACATTAACATCATCTACAAATATTTTAGGATTATCAAAGGGGTTAGCCACTTTAAAATATTTATCCAGGGGTAGTGCAGCTCCCCCTGTTAATTTCCCAAGTCTACTGTATCTTCACTAAAGTTAGGATCATCACTATGAGAAATGAGTTTTAAGTCTTTAGTCCAAACCCAAGTTTGAATGCCCTTTGGATAACCAAGAAGAGCTAATTGATGAGAAGAATCAAATAAGCAAAGACGATGAATCTTTGGTTCATATTCTTGTTCAGGTAATGGACGATTATATGCATCTAAAGCACCTTTACGTAACATAACCAAATCATTATGTTTAGCAGTCTTAGGATCTAGAGATGGATAATCTTCGAATTCCATACACTCTTCGAAGTATTTATAAGTACCACGCATAGATTGGAATCTAACGTAACCTTTTTCGAATTTAATCCAGATATGATCTACTGGAGTTGGATCACTACCATCAGCATGGAAAAGCAAACCTGGCATTACGTATTCAGCATGTACCACTTGTCCTTTACGAACAACGGAAATTGCTTGAGCATAATCATCAGGAGCTTTACGCACATAGATAGGACCTTTAATACATTTATATTTTTTATCATAAACCATTAAGCCCATAATATTGCCTCCATTAAATAATTTATATTAGTATTATTTGGATGTTGTGGGACCCTAAATATTTGGGTCCCATTTAACTCCCATAATATCTTTTACATGTCTATCTAATTCAATTAATACTTTATTGATACCACCAACAATCAATACTGACGATACCATACGAGCATTAACTGATCCGACAGGTAAGAAACTATGAATCTTTTCTTCTGGACGATATTCAGATGTAGGTTCTTCTCCTTTAGGGAATATTTCTTTTACTACACCTTTCAATGCAGAGAAGTATACAAGCTTATCACCAACAGACATAGAATCTTTATATTTGATATAGAATTCTACCAATACTTTACCTTCAGCATGTTTTAATTTACCAATAGCTGGTAATACGCCAGAAGTACCGTATTGACTTCCATCTATACCAATCTTAGAAAGCTTAGCTTTCATCTTTTCAACAGGTGTATCAAATTTAGATACAAATTTAGCTAAAGATTTAGACATTTCTGCTTTATCTACTGTAGAGTATACTTTAATATCTTGAAGTACACCGGTTACTTTAGATTTAATCAAGATTTTACCTAAATCATTAACTATATCTTTAGAATCAGAATTCTTTTCAACCATTTTAGCGATGATATCTGTAGCATCTTGATCTTCAAATGAAGATCTATATGACATGATAGTTTGACCTTCTTGTAGTTGAGATCCAACTTCTAAACATTCAATATCTATATCTTTTGCATCTAATAACGTATCTACTTGAAGTACAATTTCAGATGCCATCTTTTCAGATAGATCATGAGAAATAATAGCACTATCTTCAAAGCCTTTTTCTGTATGCATAATAGCAATCTTAGTTAAAGTACCAATATTGTAAGCTAAGTTACCTTCACCTACAGTATCAGAGTAGCTAGATTTATCATATGCTACAATATCCCCAGCTTTAACTTTATCTCCAACTTTATAGTTTTTACTTGGATCAAGTTTAATAGTAATAAAGAAACCGCCATCGGAGTTCTTTTCAACTTTTTCTCGAAGATCAATGAATTCACGTATATTATCATCATTCTTAAGAATAATATAATCATCAGTGACTTCTTCTACTATAGAATTAGATTTAGCTTTATGAGCAAATGTATTAGAAGTTAAATATGGCAATGCTTGGTCAGCACCATTAGTAACTAATAGTGGATCTTGTTTAGTAGTACGCATACCATGTTTAGATGTCTGAATAAATGTCATTGCTGTACGGAATGGGTCATCATGTGTGGTACCAAATGGAGTTAATGCTTCTGTAATAGATAGAGTAGACGCATCTGACATCTTATCTAATTCATTACCAGATTTAATATAACCCTTAGTGCTAGTAATGCCCATATTAATTGTAGCCTGACGGTTAATACCTACAGTACTGGAGAAACCGGTAGACATAGATAGTTTATTAAGCATAGACTTATCATAAGTACGTTTATCTAAGCTATAACTTCTATCAGAGTTCATACCAGATAGACCTTTAAAGGTTACTGTATTTGCAGATTCCAATTCCAATAATGGAGATAACTTAGATAGATCACTAGTTGTAACATCTGCTAAAGCCATATCAATGACTGCAGATTGTTTCATAGTCATCTTAGCATCTTTACGATTATTCTTAATTTCTCGTAAATATTCACCATAAGAAGTTGCTAAAGATTTATATAAGAAATGAACAAGACGTTCATTAGTTCTAAATCTATTACCAGTGATATCTACATGGCGATTATATTTATTAGTAGTCAATAAAGAACTTGCATATGCTAATGCTTCCAAATATGTAGTTGGAAGTTTATAAGTTTTACAAACTTCAACTGTAATTGGGTCCATCATTAAATTGGCAAATGAATCTAAACCATCTGCTCTATTACGGCTACCAAATTCTTCAAGCATATCTAACCACATAGCTTTTCTATCAATATCAGTAACTGAATAATCTTCTGTAGGGAGAATCATCAATCCATTAAATAATAGAGAGGCTTCATCGTAGTTATTATCATGATCAAAGAATTTCATAAATCCATCATTGAATTTAACGTAAGTTTTAGTATCTGTTGGTCTCTTTTCACTGAATTCATATCTGATTCCAGCTACTTCTAAAGCTTTAGTTAAACCAGCAGTATATGCCATAACTACAATAAGAGGAATTTTACCATTCAAGATACTTGCCTGAGAGTAAGTTAATCGTTTTCCTGGCTTATCATATTTTCTAATCAATGGAGCTAATTGAGTACACATGAAAGCTATAGATTTAGCTACATTATTATTCTCAACCATTATAGGTTCATTATTACCAGTGATACCAATAGTTAATTTAGTTTCATCTACTTTAATTTTCTTTTCGATAAGTTTATCTCTAAGCTCATCTTGGTTAAAGTAAATTACACCACCAGATTTGAATGTAATCTTATTGAAGAATTTAGCTAATTCTACATATTCCATTGGCAATTCATACTTAGAACAAATCTTAGCATTATTACCGGTTTGGATTTTAACTATCTTATCATATATATTTTCTTTTTCATAATCGTTATATAGTTCTTTAGGCTCACCATTTTCGATAAAGTAATTCATTGCTTTGATTAAATTATCTACATTGGAGTTTAATTTGCCTGCTTGACCATAACGAGTGATAAAGATTTTATTATAGTTAGAAACAACTTGAACTGTATCTTCATCAGTCTTAATGATAGGAAGATTTACAAGTTGTCCAGGAACTACTTTATCATTACCGCGTAAACGTAAGAAACGATTATTGATTATCTTAGGCATATCAAACTTAATAGTATGACGTTTACCCAAAGAATCTTCTAAATGAACCGTATATGTAATAATAGCATCCTCAGAAGTAGATCTATCTTCTTGAGTTACATCTATTACAGACATTGGAACGTCTTTATTTTTTGAGAAAGAATAAATACATTGCATAATATCCGCATCAATATTATAATCTTTTTCAAAGTTTGGCTTCTTAAGATCTTTCCACTCGTCATCTATACTTTCAACGTGTTTAGTTAAATCTGTAGATTCTAGAGGTTTATCTTCAGTCTTAACCAATTCACTGATTGGAGTGTTATTCAATCTTTCTCTTAGGAATTTATCATTAAGAGAATCTAAACGTGCTTTACGTGTTGCAGAAATCTTGAATGTATCATCTTCATCATCCACAGCTTGAAGAATTAATTCTTTAATTCTAGTAGATTGATCTATTTCTTTTTCTGCATCTTCTTTAGAAATATTCCAAGATACAACTTTATCAACTTCTGAAGAAATTCTATCGGCAGTAGATTTTTTATCTTCAGCTTTAACTTTTTTAATTTCATCTTCTGTTGGTTCAGCTTGTTTACCAGATAATGATTTAATTAAAGTAGTATTTTGAGCATCCTGTGCACCTTTAACATCTAAGTTATTTACCTCGATATTAGTATCACGTTCAATCTTATCAATAACTACAGTTTTGATATCATCTTTATCTTCAGGTACGTTATCTTCGACTGGTTCATTTCGATGCATCTTAATAATATTAGCTTTGAATAAATTCAAGTTTTTATTATCAAGATCTTCTAATCTTAATTTAAACCAACCAAAGTTATTCATGAAAATAAAATCAATTCCAAATAGATTATACAAAGATTCTTTTGGTTTCTTAAACAATCTATGAATCATCGTAATTGGATTAACAAATTTTTGATGATTGAATAACATCGTCGAAGGGATATCTTGACACCAATCATTTACTGGAACGATTACTGTTTTTCTTTTGTAAGATTTATATTCAGGATTATTAATAAATCTACTGAATAGAGCATACATCAAATCTATACCTCTATCTTGAGTATATTTATTATTATTCAAGAATAAATTATGATAATAAGAGTTATCTATAAATAGATTTCTATTATTATACTTCTCAATCTTAGGATAGAAGAATTTAATATTAGGATTATTAGATTTAACAAAATCTCTAATCTTTTTAAGTTCAGAAGCTGTTTTGATTCGTTCTCTAAATAGGATTTGTTTCAATCTACTATTTATCATACTTTCAGGGGTAGCTTCATTGAAGAAAAATAAGTTGTCCGAATCTTGATAATAAGATTCGGTTATCATTGGGTGACCACTTACTACAGAAGAAGAAAATGGTTCCTCAATATCCATTGATTCGTTTTTAATAATTCCATTCTTTAGAGAGTAAAATACTTTCCATTCCATATAGTATGAATTAAACATATTTAAGTTTTCCATCATACTAGAATTCATAACTCTAAGAGAGGATTCTATAGTTGGAGTCAATAAGAAAATTGCACTCCCAAAGCGTTTATTTTGTTTCACAAATGGTGTGAAAAAATGGGTTTTAAGTAGTCTAAAAGGTCGCACCTTATCTACGTTTATAGGCATCTTTAACCCTCCTTTATATTAATCTATTGTTGAAGAAATAGATGTTAATATTCTAATCGGTGCTAACATCATAATAGTAGATATATCGAAAATTAAATGAAAACTTTTTAACAAGGTCGAGAAGTGATAGAAGATATAGTGAGTGTGCGGTAGTATTAGACGTATTTACCAATCTTATACATCTTTTAACTCTCAATAAATAGCGTTCTAACAGAACTATCATTATACTCAACTATAATCATTAATAGTTTGGGCCTTAGCTTATTAAGTGGGGTGTTAGGATACTATCTACAGAAATCTTGATGAGGTATAATTAAGAAAAACTTTTTTAACTATTTTTAATCATAAAACTGTTACTATAAAAAATATATGTTAAGACCAAAATGACTCTCTTCTTAATTATACCAGCACAAATAGCCTATAGGTCTTCACGATCTATAGGCTATTTTTTTATTTAAATAATATAGCTGATACATTTAAGTAATCTATTTAGACAGTTTGAGGTATAAATATGACTACTAAAGTAAAAAATAAAGATTCAAACAATGATAGTAAACATGATTTCATTTTAGAACTGTCTAGAATGACTCATAAAGAAATTAATGATTTAATTAAATCGAAAGGTAAGCCACCTAAATTGGTGGAAGCCATTATCCATTTAGATGAATGGGTTGATTAAGTTAAAGAACGTCTTTTGACGTCTTTATATATAATTATTTAAGGAGGATTCCGTTATGGAAAAAGTGGTTGACCTAATTAAAGAGGTTAAAGAGAATTTGACTCATGCTTCTTCTTCTCATAAAGATGAAGTGCGTGTTATGCGAGCATTCTTAAACGATACTACTTATGAAGTTGGAGTATATGATAAAACTGGTAAAGTTGGCACAGTGGCTCCAGCTAAAGAATTCCGTAGTATTATTACAAATGCAATTGTTGCTACAACTAAAATTAGCAAAGATGAAGCCGAAGGTTTAGTTTCTACTTATGAAGCTAAAAAATCTGATGCGGAAAGTATGATTGCGATCTCTAAAGAGTTCTTAAATACATACTTGCAGACTAACCGTAAAATTAGTCTTGGTGGACGAGAAAAATCGAATGTATCTTTCATTAAGAAAGAAATCAAAGCATCTACTAGAACTTATCCTAAACAAGTTGGTGCTGATGCGGCTGGCAAACCTGTTTATGAAAAAGCAGAAATCAAAGTTAGCCCTTATGATTCTATTAAGGTATCTAGTCCATGCCCAACATGGATTAAAAAATAATTAGAGTCGAACTATAAAGTAATTTCTTATATTTTTTGGTTAGTATAAGAAGTTATACCGTTCACTCAAAGATAATATATTCATCACCACCCATAGGAGTTAAACTCCTATGGGTATATTATCTTTTAAAAAACTTGTTACATATAGGTAGTATGAGCTTGACTCACTCATACTGTGATTCATATATATTTTCCTTATAATTTTTCTAGTTTTTCATTTTTTTATTTTAACTCCTGTTCAAATATTAAATACTTACTCCCTTATACTCCCCAAGGCTCTGCACAACGGCCTTGGGGAGTATTTCCCTTTTGTACTATTTTTAGTACTAACATTTTAGTGTAGGATTATTTTACTCAATCATCTTACACACCTTCTTTCTGTACAAATATAGAAATGTGCGGAACAGTACAACCCTAAAAAAATTGAAAAGCATATATTTTAGCCCAAGGATCCTAGATGATCCTTGGGCGATATATGTCTTAAAATTGAACATATTGATAATTTGAAAGAAAGGAGGATCCAATATTGGGGCTCAAGATTACAAATTATCTTAAGAATTTAGGTAAGTCAGTTAAGTATGCTGCTACCGAAGATTTCAAAACCAAATACGAAAATGTATATGAAACTGTAGCTGCTCCTAGTGGTGTTGCTAGAGACACAGTGAAAGCTATAGTTAATTATAAGCAAACTATAAGACGAGCACAAGATTATCTTCGTAAATCTACAATTTACGATGTATCTAATACAGCTCTTAAGAATGCTAAAGCCGATCTAAAGTCCGGTAAATTTTATAACATGGATCGTGTCAATAAATCATTTGGCATTGATGAAGATTTTGACTGGAACTTTGACGGCGATGATGATTTTGAATCGAGCGGTTCCGAATCTTCCAATATGACATTTGGAGAAAAAGCTATCACTTCCTCTATAGATGCTTCATCTAGAGCTAGTGCAACTCAAATCTCCAACTCAGTATTTGATGCAGCCAAATATCAAGCTGAAGTTTCTAAACAAAATACTTCGTTCATGTTTGTACAACAAGAACGGTTATTTGGTAATCTTAATAATAGTATTACTAGTCTTCATGGTACTCTTGGGGATATGCAAAATTTCCTAACAGGACCTTTGCATGCTCATATTAATAACTCAACTAAGTTCTATGAAGAATCTACTAAATACCAACGTGAAAATAATGCCATTCTGAAAGAACTCTTGGATATGGAACGTATACGCTTCAAAGAAGAGGACGAAGACAGAAAGGCTAATCAACGTAGACTTGGGCGTGGACTTCGCACTGATATAACAGATATCGTTACTGGTGGGGTAATGAACTGGTCTTCTTACTTTAAACAAGTAGGAAAGAATATTATGAACCAAGGGGATGAACTTGGTCTTGGAATGATTAGTAAAGAGATGATGATGTCCTTTGCTACAAATCCATTACAAATGATCCCTTCGATGCTTGTATCTCAAATGATGGGTAAACCATTAGAAAGAGCTATTACAAGTTTCAATAAAACTTTAGGAAGCGTTTTCAATCAAGTTAATGCAGACTTAAAGAAATCTGGTAAAGAATCAGATAGTCCATTTGCAAGTCTATTAGCTAATATTTTCGGTGTTGATATTGCTAGTAAGAGTAAGATAGATACTTCTGCTTATAATAAAGGCAGAGTTCCATTTGACGGTATTACTAGAAAAGCTATTATAGAAACAATCCCTGGTCATTTAGCTCGTATTGAAGCCTTGTTAGGTGGAGAAGAAAGAGCTTATGATTATAATGCTGGTAAATTTGTTTCTCGTAAAGAAATCAATAAGATTCACGAAGATACAAATAAAACCTATAGAAATATAGGTACCTCGGACTACAAGAATAAGTTAAATAATAACGTAGATTCTATGGCTAAAGCTTTAGGATTGAGTAGATCTGAAATTAAACGTATAAAAGAAGATATAGTAGAACGTGCAGTTCAATATGCTTGGGAAAATGATGGATCCATGGATGGATTCAGTGAAAGTTTCTTTGGTAATGATGCTAAGTTCGCTAGAGCTTTAGTTAAACGTACAGATAAACGAGGATTGGCTGGTGATGTTGCTTATAGTAAACGTCGCGAAGCCGAAGAATATAATAAGCTTTCTAAAGATGGCAGTTCTATTTTATTACAGCAATTTAATGGTTCTAATAAATCTGTAATACGCAATAATAGTGCCAATATGCAAACTGCATTTGGTAAAAATGGTGTATTCCAAAATATGCTTACTGAATTATATTTAATCCGTACAGGCGGAATCCGTAATAAAGGTAAGCAAATTAGTAAAGGTCAGCTTCCTGATTATATTGACTTTAATTCTGTTAGAGATGTAACTGTAATTAAAGAAAAGAAACAGGTTGCACAAGCTGCTGCTGATGTTAAAAAAGAATCTGGAAGAACTTTAGATGACTTTGATGAAAGTGCACTAGATAGTTTAGCAACTACTAGTAGTCCAAATGGTAAATTTGATAGTGTTACTGGAGCAAAAGGTCTTAAAGGTAAAGCTAAAGCATTTAAAGCTAACTGGAGTGATATTTGGAGAAATCCAAGATTATTCTTAGCTGAAAGTGTGGCTGCTGTTGATAGAATTGTTTATAGTTTCTTCTTTGACCATGATAATGGTGAAAAAGACTCTGAAGGTAGACCTATAACTGGGTTCTATGATAAGATGGCTTTTGAACTCAAGAATACATTTACTCAATTTAGGGACTGGATGAAAACTAACGTCTATGAACCTATGAAAGCTTTGGGTAGAAATGCTTGGGGTAAAGTTAAAGATTTCGGAACTAATTATGCAGGTGAATGGCTTAAGAGTGGTAAACGTGCATTTATGAGTGCAGGAGGATCTACACTTAGTCGTATTATTAATTCCTTTGCAGATGGATCATTAGCTGTACCAGAAACTGGTTTAACAACTATCTCTAAAGGTGAGTTGATTATTCCAGCTGATCAAAATCCATTTAATCCAGATAGACTTAATGCTAATAGATCTAAAGCTAGAGCCGATGAGCGAAACTTTAAAGCTAAATTATTTAACTCCATTATGTCTCATGCTGATGGTGGTAATAGTTTAGATGATATTGCGGCTGCTTATCGTAGAACTACTAATGCAGCTAATAGATCTAAAGTTAGTAATGCTGTATATAATACACTTCCACCTCAAGTTCAAAAATTCCTCGACTCTGATGATAAAACTGGAGTCGTAGCTGGATTATTGAACTATGCTATTTCTTCTCTTGGTGGTAAAGTTGATGGTATAAATTCTAAAGAGTTAGCAGAAACTGCTAAGGGTGCAACAAGTCAAGCATTCAATACTGGACTTGATAAACTTAAAGAATATTCTAAAGGATTAAATCCTGATACTGCTAAATCTTTAAATAGTGATATCGAAAAATTAAGAAAAGACTCTGCTGGTATTGCTGGACGTACAGTATTTAGTGGTACTGCTGGTTTACTTACTGGTGGAATGCTATTCGGACCTACTGGTATATTAGCAGGTGCCGCTTTAGGTGGTGCTGCTAATCTTATTAGAGAATCTGAGACTGCTAAGAATTTCTTATTCGGTAAAGAATTAGAAGATGGTTCTAGAGCTGGTGGTTTAATTTCTCGTAAACAACAAGCTTTAGTTAAGAAATATTATCCTTCTCTTATGAAGGGTACTGTTGCATCTTTCCTTCCTAGTTTATTATTAGGATTTGGTCCTGTCGGTGCTTTAGCAATGGGCGGAGCTTTCTCTATTGCTCAAAATAACAGATGGGCTAATGAAAAGATCTTTGGTAGAAAATACTACGATAAAGATGGTAAAGAAATCGGACGTCGTGGTGGACTATTTGGTCCTAAAGTTCAAGCTTATATTAAAAAATCTATGCCTAAAATTGGTGGCTTCTCTGCGGCTACAGTTTTATTAGATCCTACTGGTATGGGCTTAGTTGGAAACCTTGCTCTTGGTGCTGGTTTAGGAATGCTTTCCTCTAGTGAAACTTTCCAAAACTTAATCTTAGGTGAGAAAGGTGAAGATGGTAAACGTAAAGGTGGCGTAGCTGGTGCTATCAAATCTGGAGTTATTCATCCATTAAAATCCTTCGGTAGAACTTTAAAAGATGACTTCTTTGGATTTATGAATGAAAATTTATTCTCTCCATTGAAGATGTCTGCTAAAATATTTGGCCAAAGTTTAATTAATAGTGGTAGGTCTATGAAGTATACTATTTCTAATACATTAGAACGTATACTAGGTGGACCTTTCAGTATGATGCTAGGTAAACGCTTTGCTGACTATATCCTTAAACCATTTGGTAATAAAATCGCTGGATTTACTAACTTCGTTGGAGGTATTGGTAAATTTGTTGGCGGTGGATTTATCAGAGGTATTGGCGGCGGTTTAAATAAACTTAATAATCGTGCTAATAGATCTATGATTATGCAAGGTAGAGCAGGTCACTTAAGTGCAGCTCAACGTCTTGAAATTATGGGCGATGAAAATTATGCATTTAGAGATCGTGATGAAATGCTCAAGAATGCAAGCTTTAAAGATCTATCACAATTAGAAGAAAGCTTATCTGTATTCCAAAGTCAATTTAGCATTGGTGGTGGAGATACTAGAAAAGCAGTTAAAGGTTTAGAATCTGCTATTAAAGATAAATTATCTGTAAGTGAAGTAAGACAAATTACTAAATTTGCTGTATCTAATGATACTCGTGGCGCAATGAGTTATATTGAAGGATTAAACTATGATAGTTCTACTAAGACTAAATTAGTTCAAGCTTTCAATAAAGAACTTCCACGCATTCAAAGTGCATTAGGTAAGAAGAAATATACTTCTAAAGAATTAGCTAAAGCTAAATCTCATCTTGCTAAATATAATATAGATCCTACAGATAGACATTCTTTAGGATTTGCATTATCTCAAGTTAAAGGTGAACGTGACAGAGCCGAAGTTGCAGAAATGCTAACTAAAGGTAATGCTGCTAAATTTAGTTCTCAAGAAGCTGCTGCTACTGCAGAAGGCTTGACTAAAACTAATGATATTCTTATTCAAATTCGTGATAATTTAATTAAAGCTAATGGTGGAGAAATCCCTAAGGATGAAAAAGCCAAAACTATAATTAAAGGATTTAAAGGTAAATCAAATAGTCAACGATGGACTGATTCTAATGGTGTTACTCATTATAGATCCACAGATGGAAGTGATAATGAGGAAGACAATGAATCTAGATCAGATCGTAAACGTGATGAATCTAATAAGGATAAAAAACAAGAAGGATTCTTTAGTAAAATCTTCAGTAAACTTGGAATCGGTAAAAAAGATGACAAGAAAGATGGAGATCGTAGTTCTAAAGGATTACTTGGTAAAGTTGCAGATGGTCTATTTAGTAATATAGGAACTATAGCATCTATGGGTGCTGGTTTAGCTATATTAGGACCTATGCTTCCTGCTATTAGTAAAGCAGTAGGCGATTTATTACCTTCTATTGGAAAGATGATGACTGACACAGTTTTGCCTGCTCTTGGAGATCTTCTCTGGGGAGGTTTAAAATCTGGTGCTAGTAGTATCATTGATTATATTATGGGTAATAAAACAGTAGTAGATGAAAATGGTAATAGAACTACAGTTGATGATCCAGAAGCTGGTGGTAATTTATTAACACGAGCTGGTACTGGGTTGGCTGCTGGTTATATTGCTACAAAATTAATTCCTGGTGGTAGCCTAATCCGTAGTGGTGCTAAATTAGCCGCTAAAGGTGTAGGTAAAGGAGTTAAGACTGTTTGGAATGCTATAAATGGTTCAGAAAAAGTTGCAGCTGGAGCTAAAGCCGCTGGTTCTTATTTAAAAGGAGCTAGAGGTAAGAAAGTAGCAGATGCTGCTAAGAATGCCGAAAAGACTTTATCTAAAACTAAGATGTTAGAAAAAGCATCTTCTAGTAATAAGGGTATAATTGAGTCTATTTCTAAGAAAATGAAATCTGGATTTGATTCTTTGAAGAGTGTACATGAAGCTGGTCTTAAATCCTTATCAGGTGCAGCTCATGGTGCTAGTGAAAAGATGGGTAAAGGTTTCCAATTCCTTAAGAAATTAGTAGCTGGAGGTTTAGAATCTATAGCCGAACACGTTCCTATCCTTAAAGGTAAGAGCGCTGGTACTATGGCTAAGGTTGCTGAATCTATTCTAAATGGTATTAAACGATCCCCTAAAGCATTAGCTAAGATTGGCGCTAAAGTTGCTGCCGCTGCAGGTTTAACTGCCGCTACAGCTGGTTTGGGTGCTATTGCTATTGCTGTATGGACAGGTGTTGATTTAGCTGCTTCTGTAGCGAATGGTAGAACTAGATGGTACAATATTGCTGGTGTATTAGCTGACGAAGAAGTCGATGATGACGTTAAATGGTTAGCTGCATTGTGTAATGGTATCGATAGTCTATTATTTGACGTTCTAGGTGGACAATTCTACTTTGATTTATTATGTGGATTATTTGATATTGATCTAAGTCAACAAAAAGCGAGAGCTATTTCTGAAATAGATAAATACAATCAATCTCAAGATAAACCATCTGGTGCTCCTAGTTCTGTATCTTCTGTAGAAGAATACAATGAAAAAGTTCTTGGTAAATCATTTGGCCAATCTGTAAAAGATTTCTTCTTTGGTAAATCTGGTAAAGGCAAAGATGCCGATCCAACAAAGAAAGATAATAAGAGTGATTCTAAGAATGGTCCTACTTTATGGGATAGTGCTAAAAATAAAATTTCTAGCATGATGAATAGTGCTAAGAATTTTGTTAGCAATAACTATGAATGGGCTAAGAAAACAGCATCTAATGCTATTAATAATATAGAAGACAGTTTAGGTACAAGTGAAATTGGTGGGCGTATTTATAAAGCCGTTAAAGGTAAGGATTATACACCTAATAATCCTAACTATGGTAAAGGTAAATATTTCAAACAAACTGATCCTAAATATGCTGGTGTTAAATTTAATCAATATGGAGATAGCATAACTCAAACTATTGGAGATTCTGGTTGTGGTCCAGTTGCTGGAGCTAACGCTCTCAGAGCGCTTGGTGCAGGTTCAATTAATCCAATAGAAGCTTCTCAATTTGCATTAAATAATGGATTCAAGGGTAAAGACACAGGTGTTGCTCCTTCATTCTTTAATAGCTATGCTGCATCTCATGGTGCTACTTCGTATCAAACTGATGCTGCTGGTACTATTAAGAGTCTGATGAATGGTAATCCTGTAGTATTACAAGGTGAATCTACAACTGGTTCTACTTCTAGTACACATCCATTTGGCGGTTATCCTCACTATGTAACTGCAACTGGATATGATCCAAGAAGTGGTAAAGTTACAATTCAAGATCCTGAATCAAATTCCAATAATACTAAATATAATTTAATGAGTGTATTGAAAAATACAATCTCTGCAAATGCATTTGGTAGAGGTAAAGGTCCAAGATTCGGACGTGGCAACAATGCTCAACAAATATGGACTTGGTTGATTAATAAAGGATTTAGTACTCAAGCTGCATCCGCCATTATGGGTTCAATGCAACAAGAATCTAGCTTCAATCCTGAAGCAAGTCAAGGTGGCGGCGGTATCCAAGCGTCTATTTCTGGAGGCGAAGGTGGTAATGGTTACGGCTTATGTCAATGGACTGGTAGCCGTACTCAAGCATTATTAGACTTTGCCGGAGATAGAGCTAATACTGTAGAAGGACAATTAGAATTTATGGTTAGTGAAATGAGTGCTAGAGGTACATTAGATTCATTTAAAAATGCTTCTACTTTAGATCAAGCACTAGCTGTAATGAAAGATTATGAAGGATATGGTGACGTTGGTAGCCGTGAAGAATATGCTAGAGCTATATTCCAAAGCAATGGTAATAACTTAGCTTCTATCATGACAACTCAAGGTGGTAATGGCGGAGCTAAACCTTCAATCTTTGGTTCTTTATTTAAGCAATTTGATAATATTAGAAATAGCTATGGTGGAATGATCGATAAGATGATTATGGATAATCCATTCATGAAAAATGCTATGTCTATGCTAGGTTTAGATGGAGGTAATAGTGGATCATCTGGTGGCCCTACTGGCAATGGTGATCTATCTAAAGCATCTAAATGGGCTCAATCTATGGTTGGTCAAGAAGGTTTTGGTAATAATGGATGTACTACATTCGTTAACAAATATCTTGAACAAGCTGGAGAAAATCAAATTAACTATTACGTTCCTACAGCCGAGTCTGATGCTCATAATAATACACCTTATGCTTTCAAACCTGCAAATATGGGCGGTAAACAAGGTGATGTAGTATTACTTAATACTTTAACATCTGACCCGGAAGCTGACCATGTAGTAATTGCAGACGGCCAAGGTGGTTATTGGGGTAACTCTTCTAGTAAGAATCTTATTGTCCATGGTAATATTGCTAATGACTTTGGTGCAGATAACATCAATGGTTATATTGCCACAGGCGGAGATGGTAATGGTAACGTACCATCAGGTGCAGCTAAACGTAGTCAAAAGGAAATACTTGGAGATTCTAGCTTAGATTATGGTATGGGTAAACATGCTATCTATGGTAGAGCTAAAGGTGTTCCTCAAGAAGTACAAGCTGTAATTGAAGGTAATACTAAAGCTATCGATTTCAATAAGAATGCTGCTAAAGCACAAGTTAAATATGGTAGAGGGACTGAATCTGACAATAGTCTTGAAATTCAATATCTTGCTGCAATTTATGAAGAGCTTACTAAGATCACTGGTAATACTTCTGGTATTAACGGAATGGTTGCTTCTCAAGCTCAAACTGAGCAAAAAGTTAATTCTGTACAAACTGGTTTACAAGAATCAATTGCTGGTATAGGTAATTACCTAAACAAGAAAATTGAAGACGTATCCGATAACGTACATGGTCAACTTAATAAAGTAACTAAACATGTATCTGGTAGCACAATAAATAAATTACAATATTTAGCATCTAAATAAAATATATCCCCTAGGATCATAGAAATCCTAGGGGAATTTTATTTGTTTCATGTAAAAAAATACACAACTAACAACCATGTAATAAAATTATGTATGAGGGAAGTAGGCATGATAAGACCTAGCACCCGACCTTTGGTACAATTGGCGAAACTCCCGCCATAAGACTTGCTGGTAATGCGTTCAAACGGACACGTTTGTTCCCTAAAAGCCCCAGAGTCTCCTGTCAAGGATATGCCGAATAAGGCAAAAGCTCCGGCTTTTTCGTCCTTATTTTGCGTCCTTGATGGGGGGGAGGGGGGCAAATTATGAAATAATAATTATATAGCCTTCTATGAGACGAGCGGAGTGCGGACGGGAGACGAGGAAAATAGAAGGCTATATAAATAATATATTTGATATCATTATAGTTCGTGAGAAAGTACCGTCTTTTTACAAAAGACTATATTTGATTATCAATTAAAATTATATATTATAATTCTGAAAGTATCAATTAAACAGTATAAGGAATTTAATTCCTTATACTATATATTTTTATTCAATTATTATAGTTAGAATATTCTATTAAAAGATATTCAGAAAAGAAGAATAGGAGAATGTATCAGAATGAAAAAGTATTTATCTTCATTACCTTTCAATCATATAGTTACATTTGAAGGTACAGATTGTAGTTTTAAAGAAACTAATGCTAATAAGTTAAAAGATTATATTGAAAACGAATTAGGATATAATGCTATTGTATTCAGTTTTCCTAATTATTATAGTCATAGTTCACATGCATTAACTACCTATTTTAAAGAAATACGAAAGTATAAAGAATTATCTCCTAAGATGATCAATATGCTTTATGTAGTAGATTTCTTTATTACATGGTATAGACAAATTAAACAGTATTATGATAAGAAGTATATTATTATCTTTGATAGATGGTATTATTCAAATATCTATTATCAAGGAGTACGTGTATTAAAGTCCGTAGTAGAAGATCTGAATAAAGATAATATTGGAAAATATATTCATAATGAAAAGCTAGTAGAATTTATTAATGGATATGAAGATATTATTAAAAATGAATTTGGATTAGTAGATACGGATATTATGTTTAAAATGATTCATAGTAAACGATCTACTCGTGGTCTTATTGCAGAACGTAAATCGGAAAATGATATTAATGAAGGTGAAGTAGATTATTTAGAAATGGTAAATAATTTATTTAAGCATTTATTCATTGATAGTAATTTCGTAGTTAAAGAAATTGAGTTAGATAAATCGGAAGATGAATTTAAAAACAAAGAAGAAGTATTTAGGGAAATTGCGTTAGAGTTTAAATGTAATTTAAACTATCGTTTAGATAAATGGAAGAGTGAGCAAAGTGAAACTGTTAACGAAGCTTAAAACTTTATTTACTCGTAAAGAAGTTAAGCAAGAAAACTTAAATGTAAAATTAGGATTAGATGTGATTCCTCTTTTTTGTAATGAAATTGAAGATGATTCACATTATAATCTTATTAACGTATTATTTTATTTAGATTTTGATGAAACTAAAGTTAGTATTTTAGACTTGTTAGCATATGGTAGTTATGACCATAGAGTTCATTTGTTTAAAATAACTTTAGAGAATTTAATTAAAATGCGATTAGAGCAAGAGAATTCTTATATTGTAAAAGAATTCTTTTTGAGGATTGCGGTCGGAAGTGATTCATTTAATATTGTTGATAATGAACTTGATGAAGAATCGATCAAACTATGTGTAGTTGATATTATTAGTAATTATTCTTCTTATAATTCATTAAGAGCATATAATGCTAATGAAAATTCCGAAATAGATATTCCATGTGTAGATAGATTCATTTATGAGCTAAGACAAACTTGTAAAAGTTATACGTATGATTATACGAAATATGTATTAGCTAAAATTAGAATGGTTAGAGTTCCATTATTTTATTTGATTGATTTATTTAAATTAGCTGAAGATATTTGGTTTGAAGTTGATTATGATAAACCTCATAATTGTAGACGATATGGATCTAAAATGACATACTTCTTTGAAGGAAAACAATTTGGTTTGAATGAAGAAGAAGTTATATATTCCATCATAAATATGAGTAAAGGCAATATTTTGACGTATATGAGTACACTTCCACTTGGTGTATCCGTAAACGTCGAATTATCGACAAGCCTTGATCGTATTCTTACCTTTTTAGCCACATCTGAGAACGATGATTTGAAAACAATCATTAAAGATGAATTATTAGAAGGTGTTTTTGATGAAAAAGACTTAGAATCTTTAAGATATCATGCTAAAGCAACCGATGAAGAGATTGAGTATGATATTGATGAAGAAATTGATGAGGTGGTTAGTTATACTGTATTGGAGGACGATGAAAATGCTTAGTAGAGATTTATCTTCACTTGAAATGAAATTTATTAGAGAAATTGAAAGTGGAATGAGAGATAAGTCTTGTACACGTTTTAGACCGAAAGCAGAATTCTTTTCATTTGAATCTGACACTAATAAGATTCCTCATACAAATTATCATATTGAAACTGATAAGAAATTTACGATTATATTTGATCATGGTGTTTTGGAGATTGAATATAATCGTGAAGAACGAAGATGGATTGCTAACTCTTTAGGATATACTTTTAAAGATATCGTAGAGATGACTGCAATCTTAGGATTCATTGAATCTAAAATATTATTATTTAATATTAAACAAGAGGAGAAAGAAAATGGTTGATGATGAAAGAGATTTTTATTTTATAGCATTTTATTCAAAGAATAAAGATAAACTAAATGATTTCCATGATAATGCTAAAAAATATTTAGAAACTAATTTTGATATCATTAGTATTGGAGATATTGAAAACTTTGATGGATCTACTTATAAATTTAAAGTAATTTTAGCTAAAGATAGATTCACTCATTTATTTGATATCGAAGATATTCTTCAAGAAAAATATTATGGTGTATTCTTTGACTATCGTGTAGTTCATAATACAACTGGTATTATTTACGAAAATAATGAATACAGTAAAATTCTTCCACCTAAACGGTATATATTAAGTAAAGCCATTAAGATGCCAATTGATGGTAAGATCGAATATAAAGTGAGTGATTACTATTATGCAAAAACTAAAGAAGAATTGTATGATATGATCTTCCACTTATATGGTCTTATTATTAATAATCTTAAACAAATTCAAGAAGCATCATTTGAATTAGTTAGATATCATTTGATTAAGAAAGATGGATATATTAATAATATTTATCCACTTGATGATGAAATTATTGATTTCTTAGAGTTGGATATTAATAAAGATAGTCATCCATTTATGGAAAGAACGGAGAATGAGTAAAATGCTAAAAGTTCATACACATTGGGACGGTACATCTAATTCATTCATGTTTTATAGTGACTACATTGATGAGTTAGAAAAATTTCATAATTTATTATGTGATGGTAGTATCTTAAAATATATTTATGAACGTAATCCATTATTAAGTGATCAATTTGATGATTGTATAATTAATTACGTTAGTGATTTTGAGTATAATCCATTGTATGGCACTTACTTTGAATTAGACTTCGATTCCGATGGTCAATTATTTGAAGAAATTGATATTGTATTAGAAGAAATCTTTAACGGTAAGATTAATTACGTTGCTTTGGTTCATGACGAAGAACGTGGTATATATGTAAATACAGATGAAACTGGCGATTTCTATACTACACGTTATAAACGAGTTAGAGCTCATGAATCTGGTGAATTTGATAGAGAAAGTGATGTTGCTTTCTATTCAACCTTTAGTAGTTTAAAACAAGATGTACTTTTAGAGCATCCAGATAACGTACCTGAATTGTTAGGTATTACTAAATTTGATGATCTTGAAGGCGCTTTGAAACGTATTGATTTTGATAAGGAATATAAAACTTATATTTATCAATATGCTAGTGAAATTTAATATTAAATAAAGGAGTTAAATAAAATGGCTAATTATTGCTACAATGATATTACAATTTGTGCTAAAAAAGAAAATCTAGTTGATTTAGAATTTCTTCATACTAATTTAGTATACTTATTTGAAAAGAATGAACGATATTGTAATGATATATTTACTGAGCTATTAACATCATTTGATAAAGACCCAATTAAATTTGATGGTAGAGATAATGTAAATTGGTATATGGATACTATCGAATGTAATGAAAATGGTACTTATAACTTTACTATTAGTATCGAAAGTGCATGGTCCCCAATTATTTCTAAAATAGAAAATATTATATATGAACTATATGAAAATAAAATATGGTGTGTTGGTACCGCAGAAGAACCTGGATTTGATATTTATATAAATACAGATACAGAAGGCGAATTTTATGAAACTAGATATCGTCTAGTATTTTATTATGATAATACTTATCATGACTGGTATTTGGATAGCTTACCAGAATTAATTTTACGTATTAATAAAATTTATAGTGAAAATAATTATGATGAAGCTATTGAATATTCCGCTGATGCGTATGAAGTTAGCGAATCAGTTACTAAATTTAATAACTCCGAACTAGCTACATCTAAAGAATTAGAAATTGCTATCTATACATTCGAAGATAGTGCATCTTATGAATAATAAAAAACATTATGATAAACTCTAAGTAAAGGAGGTATCATAATGCGAAATCCATATATGCTAAGTGATGTAAATAGCATGAATGATGGACCTCAGATTATTACATTAAATAATCTACCTGAATATGATTTACAAGATTGGAATCTTGCAGATCAAAAAGATTTTAATAAATTTATTGCTGAATTAGAAAAGACTGTTAGATCTTCTATCGAATACCAGCAATATATTCAGTATCTAAGAAATGCATTCAATATGAATAGTTGTGCATTTTATAGAAACGTAACGAACGTGCCTAATCCTAAGATAAAAATCCATATTCATCATGAACCAATAACTTTATATGATATTTGTCTTATAGTATTCAGAAAGAGACAATCTCTTAATGAATCTATAGATGAAGAATCTATTGCTAAAGAAGTTATGTGGAATCATTATAATGGATTTGTAGGATTAATTCCATTATCTGAAACAGCTCATGAGTTAGTACACAATAATTATTTATTCGTACCTTGCACTCATGTATTTGGGGAATGGAAAGAATTTGTAAATATGTATAAATCATATTTTACATTAGATCAAATTGATTTATTGAAAGATATTGAATCCGCATCTGAAATGTATACAAGTGACAGAGCTAAATATCTATTCGATAAACGATTTACTTATGTGGACGACAGTGGAGCATATGATCTTCCTGAAAAAGAAAAGATCATTCAAATGCTTAATGATCGGAAACAAGAATTATACAATTCATTGTAATTTTATAATAATAACCTACAACATATAGATAAAAAATAGACCACGTAGATTTATATAGAGCAATAGTGGATTAGCGTCTCTATTCCAAATTATAAATCTGGTTCTATATGTTGGAATTAATCTAATGAGGTGAACAAATGAAATTTGACGTTCTAAAAGAACTATCTGAAAACTACGCATTAGAAAACACTAATTCCAGTGCCATTACAGAAGCAAAACATGATCTAAATAATATTCTAGAACAAGTACAAGATGTTTCGGTGGTTCAATTCCCAGTCGAAGCTGTACCAGTGTTTGAATCCACTAAGGACGATGGGTCTAAAGTTCTAGTAGTAGATGCTTATGATCTTGGTAGATTTATGGAAGCTACCTTGGAAACGGATGCTTTAGTTGCTATCGAAAAGATTAAAGACGCCAACGGTGCAATTATTCCAGACGATGCGAAGTTTGCAATTCTTATTGATAAGAAACGCTTAACTGGATTAAAAGAAGCAGCTGAAACTAATCCTGAATCTGGGCTTGTAAATGTTGGTCACGCGACTAACTTATTGCAGGATGTTATCAATAAAGGCATTGAATTAGTTACTGCTAAAAAAGAAGAAAAATAAAATTATATATCCCCTTGGAGTTGATCTCCAAGGGGGCTTTTATTTTTTAATAATATTTTTCACAATATATTATAAGTGTATAAAGGAGGTGAAAACTATGATAAAAATGGAAAATGCAATTAATATCTTTACAGATGCATCTGTATTAGGTAAAATAGACAAGCATAATAAAAATAAAGTATGTGGTGGTGCTATAGCAGTAGACTTTAATAATGGTAGAATGAAAGAATATCATTGTGTCATCAATAGATCTACAAACAACTATGGTGAACTAACTGCATTAGGACTTGGCATTCAATTGGCAAGTATCTACAAAGATACTTATGAGAGAATTAATATATTCTCTGATAGTAAACTGTCCGTTATGAGTCTACGAGAGTGGATTTATGGATGGATTAGAAATATGAATCAAAATTATAGATTACTATCTTCTACTGGAGCTGAAGTAGCAAATCAAGATCTTATTATTAGAATAACCGATAGTATAATTGATAACTTCATTCCAGGAAAGCATAGAATTAATATCTATCATTGTAATGGTCATATTTATAGTCCTAAAGACTATTATAAAGCAGTGAAAAGTTTATCTTTGAATTTTAAATATAGATTATCTGAAGAAGAATTCAAGATGCTTCAATACTATATGAAAATCATTCAAAGATGGAATAATTATATTGATGAATCAACAAGAAGTTCATTACATACCATGCAATACGGAGTAGAGTATTTTGCTGATGTTAGCACTCTAAAACAATGTATGGAATATCCAATGACTTATGACTTATTAGATCAATATAGCAGAATTGTTTCAAACCCATATCAACTCTAATTAGGAGGTATATTAAAAATGACAATAGCTACACTTTTTAAGAAAAATGGCGAAAATATCACAGGTAAATTCGATGAAGGCAAATTGATTATCGATGGATTTTTCATGTTAACTGATGAAAATAATTTGATTCATCTTTACCCAAAAGAAACCATTGAATACTTTGCTTTAACTAGCAATATCGAAGACTATACTACTTATTTAGACCAAAAAGGAATTAAAGTTCCTGTTGGTATCAATAAATTTAAAGTATTAATTGGTGAATCTCAATTAGTTATTGATAATGCATTCTTCTGTGAATCCATTGGTGATTATGTTAGAATTACTACATTTGGAGCACCAGGATATATTAATGAAGTATTCATTCAAAAAGAAAATGTGAATGATATCCAAGTTCATTACACTGAAACAAATCAAGAAAGGGCTTCTTTATTATTTGATAAGAAACTTTTAGAAAAGATTGATATGGGTGACTATTATGGTGAAGTAATGGTACTTATATCTATTCTTTCTAGCTATGATATTCATGAAGATGATTTCTTAGCAATCTATGAATCTAATTATTATACATTTAATATTAGTACAGACTTTGCACATGCAATCAATCTTTATATCAAATCTAAATCTGAAAATAAAACAGATTCTACTGATTTAATCGAAGAATATGGTGATACAATTTCTGATGATTCTATTAGTGAATGGAAATCTGTTAAACCAGAACCAGTAGAATTAAGTTCATATGATGAACTAGGTGGATTAGAACCAGAACCATTAAAAGATGAAGAAGATGATTCTACAGAAAAATGGGAATATGAAGGATCTACTGTTGAAGATATGGATGAAGAAGATGAATCTAAATATCTTAATGAAGAAGAACCAGTAGCATTAGAAGAAGTTGAACCTGAAGAAGAATTAGATGAAAATTCTAAAAGTCAGGTTGAACGAATTCAAAAAGATCTAGATGATCAAAATATTAATCTTGATATGGAAGAGTTTATTAAGACTGGAAAGATTGCCGAAAGATATGATCAAGCTGTAAATGAAATTAATGATCTTATTGATTCTGTAAAAGGTATGGATCTTGAAGAAGTAAAACATAAATTAGGGTTTGATCATGATTTAAGAGATCTATATGAAACTTTCTGCGAAGAATCAAATCTAACTATAAATTCAGATGAATCATATGAATCATTCTATGCATTTTTAAACGCTTAATTTTAAATATTTCCCACTAGGATCATAGAAATCCTAGTGGGATTACCTCTCTTTAATAATAGAGCTGAATATATATTATATACATGAAGGTTCGTGACCTATTTTAAAGGAGGTGAAGAAATGCGAATCATAGATTTTGTGGACTATAGTGGAAGTCCGCATAATATAGAAATAGAACCATCGAGTGAAGAAGAGTATAGAACTTTTGGTGGTTCAGAAGTATTATTACATGAAGACACAAAGGAGAATAAAACTATGTTAAAGATAAACCCAGGTATTGTATATAACCAAGAAACAGGAAAGGCTTTCATCGTTGATAGCCGTGGTATCTTATTACAAATCAGTGAAGCAACTGAAAAGGTAATTAGTAAATATGATTATGCTAAATTAGCAGAATTCATTGGTAGCAAGGTTAATGAATTCATTAATCGTGCATTCCAAACTTTAAGTGATATTGAAGAGCAAGAAGATCATAGTCATCATCATCATGATCATACTTGCAATTGTGGATCTGAAGATAGATTCCAAAATCAAAATCCTAGATTGAATTTATTCAATAACTTAACTAATGGAGGTCAAGGTTATGAGGAACCTAAATATCAAAATAATGGTTATCCTCAACAGCCAGTAGCTCCAGTTAAAGGTAAGTTATTTGAACGATTTACAAATGGTGATGCTCCAAAAGTACAACAGGAAGTATTTCAGGTAGATGATCATAGTGATTTCACGTCAAGTTTGAAATATAATATCGATCCAAATACTGGGGCAGTTAGAGTATTCCATACTAAAACAGGAACTATTGATTTAGCAGATCAAGAAGAAATTGATGTACTTTATACAAAGTGCTTACAATTCCGTCAAGAATATGATGCGATGCTTAGAAGTAAAGTAGGGCAACCTATATACACAGGCAATCCATTACAGTATATGATGAACGGAGGAAAATTCTAAAATGATTAAGACCTATTCTGATGGCAGTCAAGGGTTTGACTTATCAGATCTTAGTCGTCCTGAGAATACTGAATTTATAAAGAATACTATTAAGAATTCTAATGTAAGATTCAGAAATTCTTTTATATCTCAAACATTAGATCTTAGAAATGCATACATTAATAAACTTAATAGTATTGCATGCGGTAATCCAGTTAGACCAGTTCCATGGAATGAGTCAACAGATGAAAACGAAATTCGTGAAATCTTAAAAGCTCATCCGGAATATGAATTAGATTATAATCTGGAACTATATGAAGAAAAAATGTTAGCAATGGGATTAGATCCAACTGAAGGAATGTTTAAGCAATTTCCTCCTGGAATGCCAGTATTATCATCTGGTCGAGGCAAACATATTGCTTATATGGAACAAGTTAAGGATGAAGAAGGATTGAATACACCTGAATTGGCGAATTTCTTGATTGGTGTATCCGATCAGAATGACCCAGAAATTACAAAGAGGATTGAAGAAGATAATACTGATTATGCTCAATATGGTTATAATAATTATATGGTAAATCAATATAGAATGACTTCAATGATAGGACAACCTCCAATATATCCAGGTACTTATGGACCTAAACTTAATAGAGAAAATCTAGCAGTGATGGTAGAAGTTCCTATTAGACAATATGGGTATATTGAACCACCTAGAGACATTTCTAGAGAAATGCAAGATGAAAGCATTCCTTATGAAACTAGGTTACAAATTTATAATGACACTGTTAGATATACTAATGAATATAACGAATATATGAAAGGTGCTTGGTATGAAGTAAACAAGCAAAATATATATAATCAAATTCGTGAGTTAGTAGATCAACGTAGTGTATTAGTAAATTCCCCAGTTTGGTATATGCAACCACAAGTTAGAGCCAGCTGGGAAAAGGATATTCAAAAGTTAGATGCGAAGATTGCAGAACTACAACAGAATATTCCTAATTATCAACAAGATAGATTCTGGCAACAAGAACAACAAATGCTAGAATATAACTATCAAGCTAAAAAATATAACGATAATAAGATCAAATATGATCAATATCGTTATGAGCAATCCATCAACAATAGACCTGGAACTCCACAGTTTGTCACAGCAGATGACCTATATAAACAAGGATGTTGGTTCAATCCAAATACGAAAGAATGGTTTGACCAATATGGCAGAAATCTGAATAGGCAAAAGGCCGCTATTGAAGATGAAAAGAACAGAGCGAAATATATTTATGAAAATGAAGTAGAAATCAATAACCGAAGAAATCAGTTATTGGAAAATGCTTTAATGTATAATAATATGATTCGTGATGTAATGAGAAGTCAAGGATATGGAGAAGAAGAAATTCAAAGAGTTATTGATTCTGATCCATTTAGATTAGACTATAATCTAAACTACAATCCTGCTTATCAATCTGCTAGTACTTGGAATTCATATATGGGTAGAATGTATCCATCTTATGAAAAGATTGATCCAGAGACTGGCAAGAATGTAGATGAATTAACTGCAGAGGAATTAGAAAACTATACTCAAAGAATGCAACTTAGAGCTAGAAATAATCAAGCAGCTAGTGCTATTCTTCTAACTCCTGAACAGTTAATGGCTATGAAACTTGGTGGTGGAGCAATGGCTAATGGTAGCATGAGAATGTGGACTATGAGAGCTCCATTGACAACTAAGCTTCAAGAGTTGAATGATAATTATGATGGAAAACCTAAAGGTATTCATCATATCTTCGACACAATGAGTCAAGTGATGCCTGCATATGAATATGCAATTAAGCATCATAGACCAAGAGATTTATCTGGATTCTATAATCATAAAGACTTTGATGATTGTATAGAAAACTTCGTTCATAAAACTCGTATTGGTAGAACTTCCGATCTATTAAATGAAATAGATAATAATCAGGAGTTTGCTAAAGCAATGAATGATGGAATCTTAGGACTATCTCTACCAGAAGAAATTGGATTTAACTATAATAAGCGGCGAGTAGAATATGATAATTCTATATTGGAGCAACTTCAGAAAGTAAATAAACCTCTTCCTGAAGGAGCTAAGATAAAAGATTATCATACTGAAACTTATAATGGTAAATCTATTAAGGAAATTCAAAAGGAGCAATATGGTAAAGCATTAGAGCGAGCAGCTAAGCTTAAATCATACTTCTCCCCAGATTTAGGAGGAACTTGGGATGCAGCTACAGTCAACAATAATTGATGATCTAGCTGGAAACTTAGATAACTCTAAAATCGATAAAAGACTTTTTGAAGTGGAATCTATTTATGATGGTGTAAATGCTGTCACTAAATTAGATTATGACTTTGAGAATCTTCAAGGGCCTATTGTATATGATATTTTTACGGATGATGAACTTAAAGTAATCGATAAGATTATTCTTCATCCTAGAGATAGGTCCTTTAAAAAGAAATTCCAAAAGCTAGATGCTATTATTAAACCTAAAGGGTTTAAGAGATCTGGATGTGGTACTAATCGTGTAGTGTATGAACCTCTCGATGATAATGTAGGATTTTGTGTAAAGATTGCATTAGATAGAGCCGGTAAGAAAAACAATCCAGATGAAATAGTTAATCAAAAGTATTTAAAGCCATTTGTTGCTAAGTGTTTCGATATTAGCCCAGATGGCAATGTTGGTATATTTGAGCGTGTAGTGCCAATAGAGAATTTATATCAGTTTTGGTCAGTAAGAGATGATATCTATAATATCATGGAATCTATTATTGGTCGATTTATTATAGATGACTTTGGTACGAAAGTATTTAAGAACTGGGGCCTTCGTAAAGGATTTGGTCCAGTTTTACTAGATTATGCGGATATGTATATTTTGGATCCAAAGATCTTATTCTGTAATCATCCTACATATTTTGGTTCAAACGATATATGTAGAGGTGAATTAGATTATGATGGTGGATTTAATAATATCATTTGTTTAAAATGTGGCGGTATTCATATGGCATCTGAATTTAAAGATGGTCGTAAGAAGATCGCTTTGTTTACAAGAAAGAGAGTAATAGGCATGAGACCTAAAATTAGAATCTTTAAAAACAATGAATGTATTCTTGATACAGAAAAAGGTTATGCTTCTCAAACAGTAAATGAGGAGTTAGAATTAAATAAACCTTCTGAAGAGGCTCAAAAAGAATTAGACCATATTGAAGATCTTAAAGCGGAAGCTGAATCTATTGCTATTAAGAATCAAACTTTAGAAGCTAAGATAGTAAATGATCGATATGTACCTAAAGTGAAAGTTCGTCGAATTGAAGAAGATGAACAACCAAAGATTAAGATCTCCATCAGAGCTAATAATCCTGCAGAGAAAGAAGTAGATAAATTCGCTGTAGAAAAATTAGATTTAAAGCCTAGAGATCTAAGTCAAACTATGCATCAAAAAGCTATTAATATTATTAAAAATAATGCAGAAGTTGAAACAACGATCCCAGAATCCCCTAAACATGAGGAAATGGTAAAAAATGATTCTGTAAAAGACATTAATTTAAATAAAGAAGAGGAGACTACTGAAGTGGTTAAATTGTTAACATCTGATGAAATTTTAGCTATGTCTGAAGGTCTAAAAGACGCCGCAGATGATCATAGAGAAGTTCAGGATACTGATGATAAATACTCTTATAATGAAATTTTAGAAATGGATAAGAAATTCACATATCTTTTGAAAGAAGCAGATGAGTCTAAGAATATGACTATTGAAAGTATTCTTCCAGCTTCATTTGCATCTTATACTGGTATTGATAACTTAACCAAACATGTAAACATTGGTCAATTCAAAGAATTACTTCATGATGAATTGGCTGATTGTGCAACTGTAATTCTTGATGCTAAGTTAGATTATGAAAATGACTTAGACGAAGAGGACTACGTTCCAAAAGCTCCAGTAAAACAACGTACTCGAGCTCGCATGCAATTTAGTAATAATTACTAAGGAGTGAAATCTGATGAATCAGATTTGTTTTACAAAGGATTTTCAGTATGCATTGAATGCATCAATGAATCCTAATTTTAGAGTTGTATTGGTAACGGAACACGCTCCGTTACCGCTACAGCAAAATGCTAATATTGTAAGATTACCAAATCTTCTACCACCATATTCTGTAGTATCAGAATATGTAGATAGAGGAGAAGATGCATTTATTGAAAGATATACTGATTATCTTTATACATTTGAGACAATCATGAATATCTATCTTTTAGGAAGTGCACTGCTAACAAAAAATATTATAATTTATACAACTGATGAAGAATGGGGTAACGGTGCTATCCCATTCATGGATGTATTAATTAGAGTAATGGTGGACATTTTACAATTGGATATAAATACTGTAACGAATACTGAATATGGTTTATTCTTTAATCAAACCATGTACACAATTTTCAATGCAGCCAACCAATTATTCATGAATGGGTATATCAATAAGTCTAGTTTTGCTAAGTATCTTTCTGTAATCCCTATTCCTCAAGGGGCAATGGAATATTATTTGCAAAATATGATGATTGATACATCCGATGTACCACCACAATTGTTAAATAATTTAGCCCAAAGTGTAATTAAAGCACAAGCAGTAGATCAAAATCTAATGCCAGCTATGATTACAAATGAGGAGGCTTAAATGAAATTTGTATTTTGTACTGAACCAATCTATCAATATTATCGTAATAATCTTTATGATAATACTCAAGATATGCTTGATAGAAAGTCTATCATTGAGGGTGGATATGATGATATAAAAGATCAGCTTTCTAAGTTAGATGAAAATATTTACTCAGTACATTTAACTTCTGCGGATTATCCAAGAAATCCGTGGAATCAAATAGGTCAACTTGTAAAAAAGTTGACCTTAAATTATTTGATAGAAGATCCATTATTTGATGAAGCCTTTGCTGAAATTATATTTAATCAATCAGAAGAAGAGTTCTTTGAATTCTTTGATTTGATTTATAAATTTTATAATGGTAAAGAAGTCTTCATTATTGTTGGAGAAGATGACTTTTCTGATATGGTAAACCAAATGGTTTGTCGAGTTATTAGAAAAGCCTATGGTATTCAACCATCTATAGTTTATGACTTAGATGATGTAATGAATCTTCGAGATGATATCAATTTTTCTCAAGAAGGAGCTAGAACTTTTCATATCCAGCTCCCTAAGTATTTTGAGTTATTAGGTCGTAGAGAAAGAGAGTATTTGAATATTTGGTATCCATTTGATATGACCAATTATACAAATGCATTTGGTTAACCATTATGTATTATAATAAATTAACACCATACTTTAGTGATATAACCATTATGATTCAAGAGCATATCTGTGTATATTATGCAAAAGACGACAGTGATGAATGGATTAAATCTTTCTTAACGAAGAATAATATAGACAATGATAATATCTTAGCAATCATTGATGGAAAATTGATAGTTTATAATGTAGACCCAATGTATAGAGATGACAATATAGTCTGTAAAGAATATACAGATTATATTCGTTTAGAAGGTATTGTTATATTGATGGCTAGAGATATAATTAGGTCCACTAGAATCATATATGGCATCGATCATCCAATATATACATTACATGAAGATTATATGTTAAAATTCATTGAAGAAATAATCAGAATCCTTGGAGTTGGAAATGTAGATTTAGCTATAAACAAAATAAAACAGTTTAGAAGTATATATCTACATAGAGAGCTCCCAAAAGAATACTATAGAGAATTCAATAGCTCATCTAAATATACAGTTATTGATGATATCTGTAGATATGGTTTGATCGACATAGATGAAGATCAAAAAGGATTGATTGATATTTCTTATAATGAAAAAATTATACGATATTTATATAGTCTAGTTGCAGGTCTATATTTGAAGTAAAAATAATACCCCATAGGAGTTGAACTCCTATGGGGTATTTCTTTTTTTTTATTTTTTACCCTTAACACTCTTAATGGCGGAATTGTTTTTAGCAGCATAAAGAGAAATATTCAAGAATATACGTTTAGCTATCAAGTCAGGGATAGCTTCACTTTTATAGAATAATTTCAATTTATTTATCATCGTATCCGAAAGTCTGATAGCAACTTCATTAGATACGAATAATCTAATCTTCGCTTCGATATCTTCATTGATATAAGTAATACTATCAATAGCATTAATAATAGCATACTCATTAATAGCATCGTTGATAATTCCATCTAATGCACTATTAACCTCGTTGATATTAATTCCAATAGATAACTGCAATGCAGTTAATTCATTATCAACTCGTTTAGAATAAGATTCAATATATTTTTTTATAAGTTTATTAGCTATAAATATAACTATAGCTATTAATAGATAGTTAATTATTTGCTGAATGGTTAACTCCATATTCATTCATGACACTCCAATCTTGAATTTTATCTCTAAGTTTTAGGAGTTCACCGGTTTTAGTATCTCCTAAAGAAATAGCATAATTAAGATAATTTATTAACTTGTTTGCTATTTCAATAGTTATACCATATCTATAGTCTTCTAAGAATTTAGGCCAATTACCGATACACATATCAGGATGAAGATACATTCCATTTGCATTATGAAATACTTGGTGAGCAGTTAAAGAAAGCATAACTAGTTGTACTTCATTGCTAATATGAACTTTCTTAAGCATATTAACTAAATCATAAGAAGTAATATATCCAATAGTATTAATTGTATGCTCTGTAATAATAACAGCAATATCAAATATAGTAAGCATATTATGATGCATTTCTATTGTTGCCATTTCTGCAGATATATTGCTATGCAATTGACAATGGTCTAATCCTAAATTCATTAGATAAGATTTATAGTTTTTATAGCATCTAGATTTTCTAAATCTAGATATTGCATTCTTTATAAAGTTGGAATATAGATCAATATCCATCAAAGTATATTTAGTTTGATAGAATGATAATTCATATGGTACATATGGAGAACGAATAGTCGGATTCACCGGATCTTTTCGTAACTCCAAGTCTGGAAATTCGTTCATTTTACTATGCTCCTTGGGTATTAATTACTACCTATATGTTAAATATAGGCCTCTATATGGGTCACATATTATTAAATTACATATAAATTCTCTCTGGGAGGAGGATATTTATTTTATGAAAGAAGCTAATATGGGCAAAGTTTTTACAGACTATCCGTTTGTAGATGTCCTAATATATTATGTAAAACAGTTAGCTATGTATTGCATAGTAAAATCTGAAACTGAAGCTTCTGCAGCTGAAACTTTACGTACTGAATATATGGGAGACCTGTTTATCCAGTCTATTGAAGGAACTGCAGATTGGCGATTATATGATTATAACCAAACAATATTATCTAAGATCGGATTGCCTGCAAACTTAATGGATGTTTGTATTGCAGATCCAGATAATATTCCAGAGGAATTTAGAGAAGCTGCTAAGAAAGAAGCATCTGATAATTTCTTAAGAAACTATATAGAGGAAAATGAATACTATCGTAAGATTATGGGTCTACCAATGCTTGGTGATTCTGGATTATTAGTCCCAGAAGAATTCCGAATAGCTAATATTGGCGTAGATTATAATATTCCTCTACATTTGATGAAAGACTCTGCTATTAATATTCTAGAAGAACGTGGCATTTGGGATAATATATTAGCAAGATATACAGATGATAAATATGCATATCTTAAATATATTAAGTCCGGTGTTGATAACTATAAAGCTAGAAAAGCAGAAAACTTCCAATTATTATTCTTACCTAATATTGATAATACTGTAGTAAAAGAAAAGTTCCAACGTAGATTCTCTGTAAATAGAGCTTACGCTTTAACTACACTTTATTCTGAAGCTCATAAATTTGACAGCAAATATTATGATGCATGGATGACTATTTTTATCATAGTGCAAACTATGATAGATATGATTTCAGAAGTACAAGATCATATTATTAATTTGGATGTATTTGATGAACGATGTGTTCGTTATATCTTCCAATCTCATGGTATACCATACTATAATGAAATTCCTTTATATTATCAAGTAAGAATGATGCGAAGACTTCATGAATTACTTAAATATAAATCGACTTCTAAATGTATGGTAGATATATGCTCTTTATTTGGATTCGATGATCTTAGAGTATTTAAATATTATCTTTTAAGAGAACGTGTTGTAGATAAAGATACAGAAGAATATGTATTCAACTACAAAACTAAAAAAATATTAGATACAGATCAAAAGATTCAAACTCATAAAGAAGTAGTTACAGGATTTACTGGTAATAATATTAGAATACCATTCCCATCTGAAGGCTTCCTTGAAAAAGGCGGAGCTATGTTAGTTAATCTAGATGGTAAACGTATTCGTGAAGATCAATATGAAATTGTAGATGGCAATTTACGATTCAAAGATCCAAATGCACTTCAAGGAAAAACTAAGTTAGAATTCTTATTTTATTCTAATGATTCATTTAATGAAAATATTAATGAATTAGATAAATATAAGATTATAACTGAAACTAAAAACTTCCCAATAACTAATAAAGATCAAAAAGTATTTAATATAACTTTCCCAGTTGCAGACTACTTTAAAAAAGGTGGTATCATATTTGTAACTGCAGGCTCTACATTTATTGATCAAAAGCGTTATACTTTAGATCTAGAAAATAATACATTAACTTTTAATGATGATGAAGGTAATTGGTATGAAAAAGGAGCTAGAGATATCTCCATTATTTATATCCATTCTGATCAATTCCAAATTAAAAGTAAAGTATTAGAATATACATATCCTGGGCCTAGCCAAGCAATTCCAAGCTTTGATATTCCAGAACCATATAAAGATTATATCCGTTATGGTGGTGAATTCTTTGCTCTCCAAGGTTCAGTATTATTACCTAAAGATAGATACTTTATTAAAGATAAAAACTTCTCATTTGTATCTGCAGATGATAAGATTATCAAAGATAGAACTATTACTTTCAATAATATTTATACCGAAGGTAATGAAGTTGAAATGGAAGAATCTTGGTTTGAAACCAAGGTAGATATTCCAGGCATTCAAGATTATAAAGTTACTGTACCATTTGAAAACTATACAGAAAGTGGATATCTGCTTGAAGTATTTATCGATGGTAATAAAGTTAGATCATCTGAATATACATTCTTGAAGAATAATATTAAGATTATTGATCAAACTAAAGTAATGAGACCTGGCGTAAGAATTCAAGTTCACTTTGTATATGCTAAAGATAGAACTAAAGCTAAAATAAGTTCTTTAAGCATTCCAATTGAAAAGAAAACTTATGCATTCAAAATCAAATTTCCATACGATGGATATGAATATCGTCATGATAAATGGTATTTGACTGTAGATGGAATGATTATCGAACCATCTAAATATAAATTGACTGGTAATGTATTATCATTCAATGATCCACAATACTATCTAACTTCTAAGAATGTAGTAGAAGTGAAATTTATCAGATATGATGAAAATACATATTCTATTCACGTTACAGAAGAAGATCTATTAGTAAGAGATCAAGAGCAAAAGTTATTCACCATTAACTATCCATTTTATAATTACCAACGAAGTGGTAATGGTATGATAGTTACAGTTGGTGGAGTTGTTATTGATCCAAGTAGATATACTCTACTAAATAATACAATTCAATTTGATGATACTGTAGTTTTAGATAAAGGCCGTTCGGTTCACTGTATCTTTGTATACAACTCAGTATATGATAATTTCAATAATTATATAAGAAGTGAATATAGTTTATATGATTTAGCTAATGGTAGCAAAATCGTAAAAATTCCATTCCCTTATGATAACTTCTTAGAGTCTGATAATAATAACCAAATGGAAATTATGTGTCAAGATGGAACTCTATTAGAAGAAAATGTAGATTATGAAATTATAGATGATCAAGCTATATTTAGTGATACATCTAAAATTCTTTCTCATGGTAATAATATAATCTTTAACTTTACTTATATTAATGCTAAGAAGAAAGAAATCTATATTGAAGATACATCTAAGAACTATGATCTAAAGTTTGTTAAAGTTCCACTAAAGCACTCTGCTGATAATTATCTTAGAGATCAATCTAAATATATAGATTATGATAGATTTACTGAACCTGACTGGTTATGGGTAAATGAATTTAATCCTGTAGATATAAAAAATAAAATTCTTGAAAAAGAATTTAACTATGCTCGGACTAAATATATTTCCATAGATACAGTCATGTCTATGAATAATCTATCATTTATGATTCCATACTTCTTTAATTTATTCTTTGATAATTATAAATTAGAAGATAGATTGAGACTACAGCTTCCTAATATTAAGCAAGATAAGAATTATAAAATATCTTCTGTATTGTGTATGCTATTCTCTTTATCTTATGCGTATTATAATATCGAAGATAAGATTCAAGATGAAACAGTTCCTATCATGTATATTCAAGGATTTAACTTTGAAACTGATTTAGCTATGTTGAAAAGTGATATCCTTAAAAAATATGGTTATACATTTGAGGATCTTAAAATTGGAGAATTTGAAAAACATAATTCAAGCACTACAATCAAAGGTTTGATGAATATGTTTGAGCATAATACTAAGATTTACGATACAGTAGTAAAAGGAATGTATTATGCAGATAATAAGAGAATATATGATGCATATAAAGCAGTATATAATGCTCTCATGATTCGTAAATATTCTAAGAAATTCTTTACAACTAATGGTGTAGATGTAGCTAGAACTTATAGTGAATATCTATACTATCAAGATAAAGATCTTTATAATATTATTGAGTATGCTAAATCTATTGGCGATGATTCTGAACGTAAAAAATATATCACAAATATGATCATGTCTGTTGTAGGATATATTGAAATCTATTTAGGTTCATCTGAATATAGAGAGTTATTCAATAGCTTACCTGGTATTGGTATTGATTATATAAAAATGTATGTATCTAAAGTTATTGACTTCTTTAAATCTTATAAAGTAGAAATAGCCGGATTAAATACAGTATACAATTTCAATAACCGATATAAACAATATATCAAACCTATTGATATTATTAAATTATTGGTTAAGATGCCATTAGAAGATTTTGAATTATTCTATGATGGCTTTGAAAAATATATAATTAAGTCTAGAAAATATGATAGAGTAACTCAAGAAGATATGATCTTTATTATGAGATACTTCATGAAGAAATTCAAGTTTAAAGACTTTGGTATTAATGAAAGAGATAAGAAGAATAAAGTTAAGATATTTGATAAGAATAGAATTCATTCTGTCTTAGCTAAATATGATGATCTTCGTCATTTAATAACTAAAGAAGTTTTAACTTATTTATCTCGTGTAAATATCTTTAATGATATCGTATCTGATATATTTGATATCATCAAACCTAGAATTAAATATAAACCTAAAGATAAATATAATATGATTGACCGTATCTATATAGATACTTACCATAAAAAGCCTTAAAGGTCAACATAATAATAAATTTTAAGAATTAAATTGGAGGTAAATATAGATGCGTGAGTTAAACATCGCAGAATTTAGTCACTTCAATGATAAGACTAATGTAACAACTGCAACTCATAGAGGAACAGATGTTAAAGTCTACGTTGGTGGCACAGATATTCTATTATATCGCGGAACTAATAAGATTATTCTTCCTGGTGCAGAATTTACTGCAACTCAACACTTTGATATTCCACGTCAATATATTACTCCATCTTACAACATTGAACTTAGCTTAGAAAATTCTGTATTTGAAACTCCAAGTACACCTGAAAAAGTTTATTTGTTCTGCGTTGGTACAGATGGTTGTGGTCGTGAAAACTCTCAAGTATATGAAGTAAACTATGGTAAATGGTGTGCTCCTGAATATTTAGTACCATTCCGTTATCCTTTGATTACTGAAGATATCACTGAAGCTAAAAAAGAAATCTACCATGGTCGTAAGGTAATTGGTAACCGTGTTGCTTATTACTTCAAACAATTCGAATCCAAACCAGTTAAAAAGGTTCGTTTCGAAGATGGTACAACAGTTGATGCTACTGTATATAAATCTACAAAAGAATCTGAAATTGAAACTTTCGTAGAAATCAATCTTAAGATTACAGAAGAAGAATGCCGTGAGTATTTCATCAATACTGTAGGTATTAATGAAGCACGTATTAACACAATTTCCTTGTGTACTGCTTGGAAGAAAGAAATCAATGGTAAAGAATATTATCAAGATATTCGCCCATTGACTAAATATAATATGCCTAATGAACAATTAATCGAACTTTCCAAAGGTTTAGATATTGTTTATCAAATTTATTATTAATAAAAAATATCCCCATAGGAGTTCAACTCCTATGGGGTATTTATTTTTTTATTTTTCACTATTTAGATACTTGGAAAGTATATAACGGGAATTGATATCTTTAACAACTTCATCTACATCTTCTGGATCCATATATTGAAGAACCATTTCTGCCGCAGAGTTAAGCATTAATTTAACTGCAGACTCATCTTTAGTTAAGAATAATGCACCAGTAGCAAAAGATGATAATTTATCAATCTCTTTATTTTGAATACAGATAGACATAAATAAAATTAATAATTCTAAGTTGGCTAAGTTATTAGTATGAGCCATAAACTCAATAACTAATCCTAGAACTTTATCAAATACCGCAAAAGTTTGTCTAATAGCCAATAATAAACATTCATAGCCACCTCTAGACAAATTCAATTCAGGGATAGGAATATATTTAGTTAATACATTAATATTTTCATAAGCTTCATTTTTGATAGCAATATATAATAATTCATTTGTATCAAAATTCACAGAAGAATAATTAGAAAGAATATCATCTAATACAACTGAATATTTTTCTTTCTCTAAAACCGCTTTAACTATTTGATCGAAATTATATTTTGTATCGGTTTGGATGTTTATTAAAAATAATAATCTATCATGTTTATCCGTAATATGAATCATATCATCTAGAAGGCTATTTAGGCTACCTGAACCATCACCCTTCCGATTATATTTAGAAGCTATTTTATTAAGTAAAGTCATTCTATTTACCTCCAAACCAATAAGTATAGGTACATCCAATTTAATTGGATGTACCTAATATTATTATTTATATGATTTAAATGGATTGATTCTAAACGCAATCATTGCTCTATTCTTATGAGTATATTCTTTACTACCAGATAGTTTCCAACCTAGATAGATATCAAATAAGAATTCTTTTTCAATATATGGAATACACCAATATTCAGAAGACTTGATACAGAAATATCTGTTGATTCCTTGAGAATCATTTAGGAAAGATACACAGAATTCTTTTCCTTTACCACGTTCAGATTCTAATACTATTTGGGTATCACCAATATAGTCAATACCTAACCAGTAATATGCAAATCCATATCCTGTATTTCTATATAACCATGTAAGTCTACAGAAATATCTTTGAATACGTTCAATAATAGTCATATCGTCACTAATGATTTCTATATATCCAGGAATCATCTTTGTATCAGTCTTAACTTCTGGATGATAAATATAATATTTGCTAAAGTCATATTTAAAAATAGATAATACATGATTTTCATAAATCATCCAATCTACATCTAAGCAATTATCATACGTTTGCCATAATCTAAAGCATTTAGGTAGATTGCCATATTTATCAGCAAATAGAACTACTATAGGATTAGTAATATAGCAAAGTATCATGAATAGCAATTGAGCTACAACGCAAACTATATATTCTAAAGTAGCCAATTCATATAGGTATTTAAATGATTTCTTTGTATGATCTAATTCCATCTATTAGCTCCCACTTTCTTCAATACCAATAGCTTTGAATGTACCATTAGTACCAAGACGAGCTTTTTCTACACCATTGAAGCTGAATACTAGAGAACCATCATTATCTGGAATGATTTTCCAACCACCAGATAAGTTCAAAGGTTGACCAGCCGCAATAGATGCTTTAGTTACAAACAGGTTATCCATTTCTGTTCTATTATATAGATCAGCTAATTTCTTATTTTGATATTTAGTTACAAAATAACGATCATCGCTTTGTTCAATAATAGATGCAGGTAAAGTTGCAGGAAGAGTATAATTATTAGCACCAGCTTCGATGCCATCTAATTTAGTTTTATCTTCTTTACTCATTTTACCATCTACATTACCAGATGCTAATGGAATAGAGTTAGCAGAGATAGCAACCCAGCTCTTACCATCATAACGATAAGTTGTATTATCAGATGCTACGTTTACAGTCCAACCTTTTTGAGGATTAGGATATGTAGTAGATAATGCACCAACAGAGTCTACAGTTTCTTTCCAATCTAATTCAGATTTAACTGCATTGATCTTAGCATCAACTTCAGCTTCAGTAATACCACCATTAATGATACGATCTTTTTGAGTTTTAGTCAAGAATTGACGATCATTAGTTTCAGTAATCATTGCCGCAGGGATACCAGTAATTTCCATGGATACGTTTTCGGAACCATCGAATGCTACTGTACCACCTTCGATACCAGTAAGAGTAATATTTCGTTTAGTATTTAATTTACTTGCTGTAGCAGCATTCTTAGAAATATTAACATCAATCATATCTGGATTACGAGCTTCAACTACATGACCTTGGCGGTCTACAGTTACGGCTAACCATTCTTTAGCAGATAAGTCTTTAGCTGTATTTGGATGAGTATAAACAGTATCAGTGAATCTAGCATTAGCTGGAACGTCAGCATCTACAGTATGACCATTGATACGGCTTACAGAAATATTAGAACCAAGTTCTGTTAGGTTGATTGCTAATTCAGTTACGTTTAATTCAACGTCATTAGTACCATCAATAATGATAGGATCCGCTTTGATCTTACCAGATACAGTCATTTTAACTGGACGTTTAAACTTTTGTGCAGTAAATGCCTCTACGTTAGATTGCATAAAAGAAATTGCATTATTAACGAATTTAGTTGTAGCAAGTTGATCTGTACTAGTACCAATTTCGGCAGTTGGTGCTGTAGGAACACCAGTCATAATTGGAGATTCTTTTAAGAGCAAGCTATTAAGTTGAACACCACTAATTTCATCTGCAGATTGAGCATGAGATGCAGTACCACTAATATTGATAGAATATGTGCCAGCTAATAGTTCTACTGGTAAAGTACCTTTGATAGCAGTAACATCAACACGGTCAACAGGTAATACTAAATCGTTAGTACCATCAAACGCAACAGGTTCAGAATGAGCTTTACCAGAAATAGAAATATTTACAGGGCTAATTAATTTACCAGTAGCAAGAGATTTGCTTGGAATATAAGTTTTAAGAGCACCAACTACAAAGTTTGTTGTTGCTAATTTTTCACTAGCATCACCTTGAGAAGGTGTTGGTGCTGTAGGAACACCTGTAAAATTAGGTGAATCATTAGGAGCTTTACTATCCCAATTATTTCTATCAACTGCAGATATATGCATCTTTTTGTCTGCAATATGTCTATTTAAATCATATGTAATTAGATCAGAAGATTCTAGAATTCTTTTCTTTAGACCAGGAGTGAGATCTTCAATATCTACTTTATCGAAGTTACCATTAAAAACTTCCATTTATTTTCTCCTTTCGAATGCAATAGATAATCAGTTACCTTTATGTTTTAACAATACAGTAACCCCTGGTTTTGCTTATTTAACCGTATTAGGGGTAAATAAATTACATAAAGGAGGTCTTATATTGGGACTATTACGAAGCTTAAAAGCTAACATGGCCTTAATTTGTATGGGTTTCGGCTTGCTTGCTGCTACATTAGTTTTAGCATCTTGGTTATATGGCTATTGGTCTAATGGTCTATATGGTACTAAGTTTGAAATTGATAGCTGTTGGCAAGGTCTATCTGCATGCGGTGTAGGCTTAATTGGTCTATTTAAATGGTTAGTTGATAGCTCTAAGAATTCTCCAGAAGGAGAATTCCCTATCGCTCCACGTGGTGGACTAAATACAATTTTAAGTCCTTTAGATGCAATGATGCCAACTGCACCTGCAGAAGAAGAACACGTTAAAGTTGTTTTAGAAAATCCAGAACCAGTTAAGAAAGCTGAAATTGTCGAAGAACCTAAAGATCTTTCTACTACTGATAGCTTAGTAGATATGGCTAAAGATGCTGCTTTAGAAAAAGCAACTCAAAAAGTATCTATGAAAATGCACGATCTATTAAAGAAAAAATAATAGGGGGATTTTTATATGGCAGAATTTGGCTGGTTATCAGCAAAATATGAATCCGATGGTGACGCTGGCACAATCTCCAGTGGTTGGGGAGATCCAGGTGGTAAATCCTATGGTATTTATCAATTATCTAGTAATGCTGGATCTTTGGAAGAATATGTAGATTGGATCCAAGAAAATGAGTATTGGTTCGGAGCAGAGTTAGCTAAACATGAGTTAACTTCTGCAGAATTCGATGCTGCTTGGAGATGGTTAGCATATTCAGAAAACGGTCATGACTTCAAAGAATCTCAAGATCGTTATGCTATGAGCATTTATTATAATCCAGCAGTTCGTTATTTACGTGGTGCTGGTTTTAATATCGAAAACCATCATGATATTATGAAAGAAGTTGTATTCTCTAGAGCAATCCAATATGGCCCTGGTCAAATTGTAGATATGTTTACAGATGCAGTTCATTATCTAGGTTGGCCTGATCTTTCTTATGTAGATGCCGAAAGATTTGACTATGATATGGTAATGAATATTTATCTTAAAGTTTGTTCTTCTTGGGAATGGAACCATTCCGCATCAAGAGATTCTTTAAATTACAGATTTATGCATGAATGTAGAGATGTATTAGACGTACTCGAAGCTGAAGCTTAAATAAAATTACCCCAATGGATCTTGGTATCCATTGGGGCTAATTGCCTATTTTTGAACATATACGTAATAAAAATTATTACGTAAAGGAGGATAAATAATGGCAGAATATAGTTCAGAATTGGATAAAATTACATATGCTGAATTAGCCTTATCTCTTCAGAATACAATTAAGAATAATCTTGCTCATACTAAAGATCAAGTTATTCATGTAACGCAAGAAGATAAAAATAAATGGAATCAAATTTCTGATATCCCAGAGGCAACAGAAACCAAAAAAGGTGCTTTAACGCCTCAAGAAAAAATTAAACTTAAAAATATTGAAGAGCGAGCAAATAACTATACTCATCCTACGAGTGGAGTTACTGCTGGCCAATATATTCAAGTAGAAGTTAATGCTGAAGGTCACGTAGTGGCTGGACATAACCCTACAAAAATTAATACTACATGTGAAAATGCTGATAGACTTGGTACTATCCCAGCAGATTCATATGCTAAAGTAAACTCTCCTTCCTTTTTAGGTATTCCTTTAACGACTACTCCTAAACCAGATGCTCCATCCACTCAGATAGTTAATATCGAATATCTAAATAGTCAACCAACTTATATTAGACAAAAGACTGCTCCAGAAAAAGCTCTTAGTGGTAAATTATGGATTGGTAATAATAACTGTCTTAATGCATATAATAATGATGGTTGGCAATCTGTATTCTCTGAAGTAGCATTATCTATTAATGCTCTAAATTCTGCAGTTGATCAACCAACTTCTCCTAATGACTATTCCGGTCAATTGAAGTTTACTGGTAAAAGAAAAATTACTGCATTAAATTTAACTAATATAAAAGCTACAACTTCTGAATATGCTACTGTTATCGGTATGCGTGCCGATAATAAAGAATTAGCATATGAATTCATTTGTATTGATAACTATATTTATATGCGAACTGGTAAAGGTGATACATGGAATAATGCTATCTCCATTATCAAAGACTAAGAGAGGGTAATATAATGGCAAAGAATATGGCTCTATCTTTTAGGGAGCAAAATGGTAGTTTTGATAATCAATTAGATAAAATTACCACAAAAGAATTAAATACATTATTGAATGAAAAAATTAATAATGCATATGCTCATCAATTTGATGAAGTAAAACATGTTACTGCTGAAGAACGTACTAGATGGAATAATATCGTAAATACGTTCAATCCTGCAACACAATCTACAGATGGTTTATTTTCTGCTCAAGATAAAGTTAAACTTGATGGTATCGCTACTGGAGCAAATAAATACGTACATCTTCAGACTGGAGTTATGACTGGTACATATACCCGTGTATCTGTAAATCCAGAAGGCCATGTAATTTATGGTGATAATCCTAACAGATTAGATATAACTGCAGCCAATTCAGAAAAACTTGGCGGTGCATTTCCAAGCGAATATGCAAGATTAGCAAGTCCTACATTTACAGGTGTAGTTAAGATGCCAGATGTAACTATGACATCTAATGCTAGCTCTCCTGTAACTATTAAGTTACTTCAAAGCTATGTAAGTGAACAACTTAATCGTAGCTGGCCTATTGGTAGTATCTTTATTACAGTTTCCAATATTAATCCAGCTAACTCTATTGGTGGTAAGTGGAAACGTATCGCAGAAGGCCGTTGCCTAGTTGGTGTTGGTACATCTCAAAATACTGATATTAAATTGCGTCAAACTGGCGGTGCTTGGTCAACTCAATTAACAACTACTCAATTACCAGCCCATAATCATCATATTGGTGGAAGTATAAATACTAATGAAGCTGGTGACCATACTCATAAATTACAAAAGAAAGGCGGCATGGAAGTAGATAGAAGTGGTAACGATTTACCATACACTGCAATCGATGTCGGCGATAATACGCCATATAATAATTCATTCACTGACTTATGGACTGAAAATGCAGGTAACCATAGCCATAGTATAACTTTGAATTTATGGACTGATCAAACTGGTAATGGTGATGCTGTAAATTTAGCACAACCGTTTATTGGTGTATATATGTGGGAACGCATAGAATAGAAAGGTAGTTAATATGAATAAACAAATTGAAGAAACAAAAAGTTATCTAAAAAACTATTTTTATAATAATAAGAAGACTATTATCGTTGGTCTTTTAGGAATCATCTTTTGTGTATCATTTGGTGGATTCATTACATATCAAATTATGCAACGTCAAATAGAACAAGCAAACCAACGAATTGAAGATTTACGTGCTTCTCAAACAGATGAAGAAATGGCTCGTGAAATTCGTTTAGTTAAAAATGCAGTAGAAGATCTTAGACAAAATAAACCTGTAATTGAAAAAATTGCTGGAACTAATACTACTGAAATTCGTTATATAGAAAAAGAAAAAGCTGATGACCCAGATGTTGATATCCAACACGCTAAACCATCTGCAAAAGTTCGTTATAACGATCAAACTTATGATATTCCAATGCAAACTAAAACTACAACTTCTAAGAATCCTGATGGTACTGTAAAAATTACAGAAGGTCAAGAATTGACTATTGATACAACTGCAATTGTTAATCGTCAAATTGCAGCTTATCAATTGAATATGGAAGATAAACAACGTGAACTTGAAAAAGAATTAAAACACGTTAAGAAACAAAATAAAATCATTAAAGGTGTTGGCACCGTAGTTGGTGGGGCAGTAGCATATACTGCTATCAAAAACGCTCTAGATAAGCATTAAAAACATATTAATAGTTATCTAAGCGCAACGAAAGAGGTGATCAACCCCATATGATTTCAGAGCTTAATGAACTTCTACATAACTTAGGAAGATTAATAAATGACTTTGGGCCATATGTATTTGGTTTGGTCGCATTATTAGTTATAGTAATCTTGTTGTTTGTAGTTTTATTATATTTAGTAAAATATATAACTAAAGGTGGTAATAATAAAGAACTGACCGATCAGATAGCTTTATTACAATCGCAATTAAACAATCTCCAAGGTAATAATCAAAATGGTGTTAATCCTAATGCTATAAAATTTACACCTGAGAGACAAGAGAATTTAATGAATGTATTTCTACGGATTAATAATAGTCTTAAGCATACTTGTAGAGAGTTGCTTAATGAAATTGACTCTGATAGGGTAGCATTTTATTTATTTCACAACGGGACCCATTCTACTAGAGGGGTTCCGTTTTTAAAAACTTCTTGTATTTGCGAATTTAGTAAATCTGGATATAATGCTTATCATCTTATTCAAGAGCATAAAGATCTACCAATTTCATTTTTAGGAAGTCTTGTTTCTGACTTAGTTGAGAAACGAGAATTCGTAATATATAAGAATGATACCATAATGGATGCTTTCATTTCTAGAATCATTCTAAATGAAGAAGATAAAACATGTTTATTCTGTGGTATATTCGATCCTGATAGCGGTGAAGTATTAGGATTTATAACTGCAGAATTTAATAATGTAACAAAATTTGATCCTGACGATCTAAGAGAGAAACAGGAAGAATTGAGAGAGATTTCTAAGCGTACCATTTCGGCTATGCAAGTAATTTCTGCTTTAAAATAGAGGAGGATTAATAGTGGCTAAGCCAGATATATTAACACGCCTAAAAAATATCGATGGAACAGCCGGCGATGAAGAAATTGTAGTATTCTCCGGTTCCAGTGGATATAAAGTTAAATCTAGTGGACTTAGATTTGGCTCTGTTATGGAAATCGTTTCTAATAATAGAAATGTATTATCCCATATCAATAATAACAAAATTCATGTAACTCAAGCTGAAAAAGAATCTATCACAGAAGCAGCTAATAAGGTCAATGATCATATTGCTGATACTACAATTCATATTTCTGCTGTAGATAGAGCTACATGGAATGCCAAGGAAACTGAAGAGGGAGCTCAACAAAAAGTAAATATTGCATTCTCGGTTGCTAATAAGCATATTCAAGATAAATCTTTACACGTTGTTTCTTCTGACCGTTTAAATTGGAATAATAAGTATACGAGAGAAGAAATTGATAATAAATTCTCTCAAATGCAATACGATAATGTATGGAAAGAATCTGTAGATGTATTTGAAGAGCTAGCATCTAAATATCCATCTCCTCAAAAGGGCTGGACAGTTACTTGTAACTCTGATAATATTACTTATCGTTATGATGGCACTAACTGGATTCCAATTTCCGCTAACTCTATCCCATTAGCTACAATTGCAGTTGATGGTAAGATGAGTAAAGAAGATAAAGCTAAATTGGAAACTGTTGAAATGAATGCTAACCATTACGTTCATCCAGACAATCCTAATGTAAGACACGTAACCGATGGCGATAAAGCTTATTGGTCTGCTAAAGCAGAAGACCGTGTTGCTTCTTATCAAGCAAATGGTTTGATGTCTAAAGAAGATAAATATAAATTGGATTCCATCGAAGAAGGTGCAACTAACTTTGTTATGCCATCTGAATTGGATCCTCAAATTATCAAACAAGATGAAAATCATCGTTTTGTAACTGATAAAGAAAAAACTGACTTTGCTAATAAAGCAAATAAGAACTTAGCTACTGAACAGCTTGATGGTTTGATGAGTCGTTATGATAAAGTAAAAGTTAACAGTATTGAAACCAATGCTAACTATTACGTTCATCCAGAAACTCATGAAGCTACAATTATTAAACAAGATCCAACTCATAGATTTGTATCTGATGAACAAATCTTAGCTTGGACTAATAAAGCGGCAGCTCAATTAGCTGATGCAGAGCATAATGGTCTAATGACTAAAGAAGATAAGGCTAAGCTGGATGGTATTGCAGCTGGTGCTAATAATTACCATTTACCAGAAACCTTACCTCCTACAATCATTAAACAAGATGCTAATAATCGCTTCTTTACAGATCAAGAACGTGAAAAACTTAGTTTGAAGAAAGATATGTCTGCATTCGTTGTAGGCAGCGGTGTATTTAATGGCACTGAAGGTACTATTATCAACCACAGCTTCGGCAATACATCTTTCTCCGTATCCATCACCCCAACAACTAATCCAAATGGCCAACTAGGTGAATATTGGGTTAAGAAAACTAATACATTAGTTGTAGTATACTGCTCTGGTGCAGGTAAGAATATCGAATTCGATTATTGCTTAACTTATTATAACTAAAAAAAATATACCCCATAGGAGTTGAACTCCTATGGGGGTTTATTTTATTTAAATGGATCTATTCCAGCATTGTTATTTGTAACTGTAGTAGCTTGAATGCGTTTCTTCTTAGCATTATCTAATGTAACTAATGCGTCATTGAAGTATTCTTTATTCATATAAACAACAAAGTCGGATAATACGTGTTCAACTGGAACTTTAGTGGTCAATTCCATTTTATCCCAGTCTAAATCGTATTCATATTCTTCATTATTATTGAATACTTTGAAATCTAAGAATGCAGATGGAGAAATAAATGTTTTCTTACAAGCATTTATGATTCTCATGATATTAATATCACCTTCAAAGATTTCACCAAACTTAATAGTTAAAGGTTTAGATTTATCTTCCTCTTCATATGTAGTAGTTATAAATTGATCCCAACCTTTAGAGTTAGTATTAGGAATATTGGAGAAGTTAACTACATATGTAGTTAATTGCCCATTTTCATTGAATCTCATGAAGTTATTATGCTTCATGCTAAAGTAACAGAATATTTTAGGTGCTGGGAACCGCATTTCTGCATTAAAGTCAATATAATAGTTAGAAGTAACTTGATTTTGACGTTCACCATCATCAATATTCATATCAGGTACTTTTAAATGTACATACATATTTGAAGCACGTAAGAAGAACTCATTTCTACCATTAATAGTTCTTAATTTATAGATAAATGGAACTTCTGAGTGCTTATTTAGATAAGCTAAGAATTTGAATGGTTCTTTAATAACTTTATTAGTTATATCTACATCAAATCCAACTTCTTCGGCTAAAGTATATAGCATATCATAAGGTACATGAATATCCATATCAGTATAATATCCACTTGTAGCACCAACTTTATACGCCATCTTCATATACCGCATCAAATCTAATTGTTTTGCTTTAGTATTTACTTTAACTTTCACGTTAAATTGGAATAGAAGTTGATCTAAAGAAATACCAATATATAGATCCTTCTCTAAATCTTTAAAGAAAGTATCACGATAATTAAAAGTTCTAGCATAGTAATTTAGATCATATTGATTTACATCAATACCGTCTCTATTGAAATCTATATCCAATGTAGGGATAATAGCAATAGCTGGCTTACCACGTTTGATTAATTCTCGTTCATTGATATTAGCAAACTCATCAAATAGATGACGTCCATCAATATATACAGTTTTAAAGTATCCTTTATCAAATTTACCAAGAATCCAATTCTTAAAGAATTCTACTGCTACAGAATATGCGTGACTAGCACTAGGAACACATAGATTCTTCAATAGACTCTTATTCATCATTTGTCCAATAGTTACAGGGACAAGAGTTGTTGGATCAAATCTATATTTAGGATTATCAGACCATAATGTATTATTAGGGTCTTTCATCTTATCATTATTTGATATTTTCTTTTTAGGGTCTAGGAATGTATGCACTCCTGGATCTGTGTCATCTATATTCTCTTGAATAAGAATAGGGACAGTGCCATCACTATCGGGGCCTAATGGTTCAGGTATATAAGTATCAGTTCTTAATGGCAATATTTTCACCCCACTTTATCAAAATTTACAAAAAAAATATTACCGTAATGTTGGGGAATGACTCTTATAGCCATTCCCCTAATTACAGCCTAATATAGTGGTATTCTATACTAGTATAGTGGAAGTGTCATTACCGCCCATTGACGTAATCACCACCTTCCACTATGATAATGGCTATCATTTCACCATCATCATCTACTAGGAGCTGTCCTCCTAGTAGTTCAGGATCATCTTTAACGTCAGGCCTGAGCTTATAAAGCACCTGACGTGAATCCTGTAAGACTTCAATACTCTTGACCGTAAATGGTTTAATCACCCCGATCACGGTATTGATCAGAGGAGTTGCTTCCCCGATTTTTCTATCACCGGGACCAATAAAGTTCCAGCGTTGCATTACAACTGACATAATAGCATCCTCCTTCGTGATTATAATATATAATCAGAAAAGGATGTTATTTCAACTTTCTTAATGCATTAATATTATCAAGTTCTTTTTGTGTATAAGAGTCTCTACCAATATAAACCATGCTATTAAGATTTACATATGTATCTTTAAAGTGGTTTACTGCAGAGTTGAACTTACCATCATTACGTGAAATCATCATTGCATTTCTTGGATTAAGAACTCTTGTAGCTCTTTCTTCGAATTGCTTATTGATGATATACATAATATTCATACAGTCGCCATCAAAATCTGCACCTAATGATGCTAAGATTTGTAATGGTACACTCATAGTGAAATCATCTTCATTAATACCAACACAATACATTTGTAAAAGTGACCCATAACTAATAGATGGGTTACGATTAATAATGAATGCGATACCACGAGGACGAGATTTGATAATATTATAAATAATATTTAAGATGAATTGATCTTTAATAATTTGAGATCTAAACCATCTCTTATATGCATCGGTATAGCTCATATCTAGAGACTTAACTAAGAAATTGATAATAGTTTGCTCCAATAGAACTACTAATGCGGCATATGGTAATTTGATTTCATCAATCTGTAAAGTAGCATCTGGAGTAATAACAGCACGAGCAGTGAAGTTATATCGGCCAGCCATTACAGAACGGATTGCACCTTTCTTACCACGCATGTCGTTAAGAATGATTGTATAGATTTCTTGAAGACTCTTTTGAATATCAAATAATACATCATTCTTAGTTTTATTACGACGATAAATATCCATTGATTCATTATTTACAATAGATACATTTCGTGCAATATTATTATACCATTTATTATTCTTAGTAAATGTAAATTGCTCTCCAATTACATTTACCATACGTAGGAATAATGTATATACTGGTATACTATGAGTTAAGATCTTCTCACGATTCTTCATGAGATGATTATATAATTCAATCTTTTTAGGATTGCTTTTATTTTTATTTCTATAAAATTCTAAGACATCATCTAATCGTTTAGCAAAGTCAATCATACCAATTCCATCAAATGGAGAATCTGGATTGATTTCTCTTGCTTCAAAGAATCCATCTTCATTAGCTTCATTAGAATATTGAAGAATATTATTCAATTTCTTACTACCAATGAAACTTTTTAGAACTTCATATAAGTTAGGATGAATAACTTGGTATTTATCGGATAATACAATCCAACCAAAAATACCAAAGTCATCATCTACATATTTAACTTTGTCATGACAAATAGGACATTCTTCACCATTATATAATGCCCCACGTAAATGACCACATTTACATCTATATCTATCTTTAAATGCATTTTGATCTAATACAGATGCACCATATTTAGATGAGAAAATAGATGTATCAGATTTAACATCTTTCTTAGGATCTTGAGGATTCTTAATAAAGAAGTCCTTACCAAGAATAATACCTTTGTCTCTTTCCTTATCTAGATCAATTACTTCTAGTCTAGTTTGATACTCATATTCTTTGTTTACAGGTTGAGTAGTTCTAATGTTTAACTCCATTTTATATTATCTCCAAGCTTTTCTAATAATACTTCCAAATGTTTTCTTATAAGTTAAGCCAAGCAACTCAGTTGCTTCTTTTTCACTAATATTAAATTCTTTACCCAATTTATCAATTACGCCATTTTTGATATCATTAGGCACAGTATCCATCTTAACAATTTCAGAAATACATTGAATAAAATCTTCTTTAGTAATGCTACTAGAAAGAAGAATATTTTCAACTGTCATTCCTTCAAGATAGAATAGACCAAAGTATTTGTATTTATTTAAATACTTAGAACTCTTTTCTGTATTCTTAGCTTTGAATACAATATCAACAATTGCCTTGATTGGCAAATTTAAAGTTTTATGAATGTCTTCAAGTAATACTCCTTCATTATAAAGGTTTAGTACTTGAGCTTCTGTGTTATTCAATAACATTTATTTTCCTCCCTTCTTATTACGCAATAATATAATATTTATTCAAGATAAATTTTATAGTATCTTCAGTAGTATTAAGTTCAGATGCAACTTTAGCTACATCATTATATTTAATAAATGCTCTGATGGCAACTAAATCTTGAGTAAAGTTTGGATCTTGTTTAGCCAAGCTTTTTACAATAGTCTTAGTATTAAATTTATCACCTTTAGCTCGTTTAATATAAGTGAAGTCTTTTACGAGCATAGGGTAAATACATTTACGAGTTTCTTCTAATCTGATAGTAGCCATATGTTTGCCTAAAGCAAGACTAGCACAAATATTTTCATTGAATATACTGCAAATGTCTTTTGTTAAATTAAATTTCTTAGATATCTCTCTAAGAGTTAAACGGTCTTCATTAACAAGACGAATGATCTTTTCGTAAGGAGCTACTTTGTTAGCTCTGAAGATATCATAGTCGGATTTAAGACGCATTGCAAATCTTGGAGATACACGAGATAGCGCACTCACTTCTTTTAAAGTTTTACCTTCAAGAAGAAGATTGAATGCATTAACTACGTTTACATAGATTTCTTTATCTGAATAGATTCTAGAAACTACATTGGAAACCTTAGCCCATTTAATACGGGACCCTGGTTTAATATTTCCATATGTTTTTCTATGAATACCAAATTTATTACATGCAGAACGTAAAGCTTTAATAGAATATCCATATTCATTAGATAACTTAGAAAGAGGAAGCTTTTTATCTACATACTTTTCTTGTAACCATTCTCTGAATTGCTTATTGGAAGCATTCAAAGTTTTATTTAATTCTAATTGAATAAATGGATTGGAGATATATCGTTCAATAATAGTGATGGTTGCAATACCATATTTAGAAAGAATTTTAAATACATTTTCACCATCGTTAAAGTCTTTAATCCATTTAGGAGTTGTTGAAAATTTAGCTTCGATATTTTTAGCACGATTGTAATGAGCATACATATCATCATAAACATCATTCGTGATATCTAAATACACACAAGCTTTCTTTTTAGGAATATTACTTTCCCGTAATAGTTTGAAAGTCTTTAGCTGATTCGTTGAAAAGTTTAACATAACACGTTCTCCTTTAAAAACAAATATCGTTTCTAAATTTATAATATATAATTTATTATCATAATAGAATAATGACCCATACCCTATGAAAGAGTATGGGTCATTTTTCAAAGTAAAGGATCTAACTACACCAAAAGTTAGAAGCACATATATGTCCGCCCCATCTCAAAAGGGCCCGATGCGAGGTGCGCAATCTCTCACACCGTACTTATTTGTTGCTACTGTAATTATTATTTAAATCCAAATGCTTTATCTGGATCCATCTTAGTCATAACAACTTGAGAGTCATGGAAAGCTTTCATGGCAATCAATTTCAATTTAGATGCAACTTGAGGCATTGCAGCTCCGACATTAGTAATTCCTAATTTATAGAAAAGATTGCCAGCACAATGATTACAGATTGTACCATCTTTAGCTTCGCATACAGAAGCAAATCGCATTTGTACATCTTTACCAATATATTTGTCTTTATTATCAGAATTAAGCTCTACTAGCTTATTTCCTTCTTTAATAAAGCAATACATATATTCCTTAATATTTTGATCTGTTAGATGAACTTTGACTGTACGTTTAGTTCCACAATCAGATCCTTTAGGACCAACCTTGACGTGTTGATATGCAGGAAGCATTAGTTTTTCCCAATACCCGCCAACTTCTGTTTTATTAGAACGGGAATAAGGACCTTCTGCTAGAGAGTTAGCAAAGTCCGCATATTCTTCTTTAGCGATACCTTCAATATAATTAGACATAATTATATTATAGCCTTTAGTTGGATCTGGATTCTTAGTGATACCCTTCATAATAAACATATTTTTGAAGTCATTGTTGAAGCTACCACGAGCACCAGAGTTATAAGTATCTAATGCAATATCATCTTCAAGAGTTTCCTTAGCAAGTTTTAGCAATTCATCTTGAATCTTTAAAACTACGTTTGGATCTTTTGCATCTAATTCTTTTCTATATTTCTTAACTAGATCTTTCTTAGCTTTACTAATCACTTGAGTGATAGTTAAGAGCTTCATAGAGTACCCATTAGCTAGCACTGATACATATGGCATGAACTTTTGAGTTTTCATGATAAAGTCTTTCAATGTAGATAATGGTAATTTTTCTTCTAAAATAGCATATCCAATCTTTTCTGTGATTTTACCAACCATTTTCTTATCAATACTTTGATTGATATATCCATAGAGATCGAATAATTCGTTTTCAATAAATACTTTATTGAAAACCCAAATTCCGACTGTTGTTAAAAATGATTCTTTATTCTTTTTACCTTCAGGACCATAAGCTCCTTTTGGTACTGTAAAAGTATCATAAGTATTAAATCTTACTTTGCCATTGAAGTCACCAAAAGTTTCCATAATAAAAGATAATTTGGTTCCTTCTTCTTCAGTAATATTTAATAAGAATTCAATATCTTTTGGATTGGTGATAGTTTTAGCAATACGTTTTGCCATAGTATACCTCCTTATTATTACAATGTAGAACCTATATAAGCATATACCGGAAACATTAGATTAATATAAATTAACGCATATAAGGAGGCTCTTATGGCTACGTTTAATAAAGAGAATATGATTACTCTCAAAGAACTAGCTCCTAGTTTAGTAGAGATCATTACAAGTAAAGCAGCCCAAAAAGATTTGACTGCTCATATTAACAACCAAGATATGCATATCACTCCTAGTGAACGAACTAAATGGAATGCATCTCTTGACGATTCTAAATCTTATACTGATAGTAAGTTAGCAGATGTGCTTGGTCCTATCAAAGACCAAATCGGCGGTGACTTAAACAACTTAACAACTTTGCTTGCTAAGAAATTGGACAAAACTACATTTGATTCTTTCCGTGGAACTCTTGCTCGTGTAGCAACTTCTGGTTCTTATAATGATTTGAAAGATCAACCATCCGGTTTGTCTTATTCTGATACAGCAAATAAAGCTTTACGTGCTGACCGTGCAGGCCACGCTGATGAAGCTGATCATGCAACTCGTGCAGATGAAGCAACACATGCTTTGACTGCAGATAATGCATTACGGGTAAATGGCATTCGTGTAACAATCGATGCTTCTTATCCTTCTAATCCAGAAAATAATAAAGAATTATTCTTCCACACTGGCGAAAAAATGTGGTACTGCTATTGTAACAATGCTTGGCAAATGACAGGCTCTGCAATCAGATAGAAAAATATACAGGGCTCAATACATTTCAATATGTATTGAGCTCTTATTTTTTCTATATAGGAGATTTATTTTAATGAAAAATTTTGAAGAAATTTACAGTGAATTAAACTCTGTTACAATGATCATTACAAATCGTTGTAACTTAGCTTGTGATTACTGCTTTGAAAGATCAAAGGGTAATAAAGATATGACAGTCGAAACTGCAATTGAAATTGTAGATAAGACATACAACAAACTTCCAACTCCAAGTGGAAGATTTACGTATAATTTATTTGGTGGTGAACCAATGGTAAACTGGCCTGTAGTTAAAGCAATTCTTGATCATATTGATGAAAAGAACTACAATGCTCAGGTTGGTATTACTACAAATATGACTCATCTAACCGATGAAATGCTTGACTATATTGATGATAACGATGTATTTATTTTAGCATCTATTGATGGCATTAAAGAAGTACATGATGCTCATCGTGTAGATCATGCCGGTAATGGGTCATTTGATATTGCAATCAGAAACATCAAGAAAATGATTGACCGAGGACTAGCTCATTTAGTTGAAGCTAGAATGACAATAACTCCTGAGAGTGCAAAATATATGTACGATGGAGTTAAAATGCTTTTAGATCTAGGTGTAAATAATATTTGCCCCATTGCGGCATCTGACTTAGAGTGGGATGCTCAATCTTTAAAAGAATATGAAGAAAACTATGAAAAGGTTTTAAATCTTTACGTAGATATTCTTAATGATAAAGACAATATTAGAAATATCAATATTAAACACGTTGATGATATCATTGGTACTGCATTAGAACCAGAGACAACTGATACAAAGATGTGTCATATTGGTAATAAATATTGGTTATGTGTAGACTGGGATATGAATATTTATCCTTGTCACAATTTCCCAACTACTGATCTAGATTTCTTAAAAGAAATGAAGATTGGTAATATTAGAACTGGAGTAGATGAAACTAAAGTTTCTGATAATGCACTCCAAGCTAAATTTGAATTAGATCGTTGTAATGGTTGTGAAGCTAAGCTTATTTGTAAGTCTGGATGTCCATTCCAAAATCTAACTGAAAATAAAGATTTCTATACTCCAACTATTGGATATTGCAATCTTCAAAAAGTTCTAATTAGAACTGCATTGAAATTTAGAGATAAGTTATTGACCGCAGAGAATATTCGTTCTCGTAAGTTAAACGTACTTATTGAAAATTTAAAATTAAAGAAATATTTCGATACTGAAATTAAAGATGGTGAGGTTACAGACTTCTCCTTTAGATTGAAATTAGATAGATTCTTAGAATTATATAATAATTTGAATTTCAAAGGAAATGTAATCCCTAGCTTTAACCAATATTTTTCCTCTCAATTAGCTACATTGATGGCTATCTTAATGGCTATTAATGGTAAACGAATTCAAATTGAGGGAGATGAGGAGGAAGTAAATAATGGCTAGACGTGCTAAATGGGAATACGCTGATCCCCAATTAGACAACTATACTGATAAGAAAGTTAATAGAAACTTCTTCAATCAGATTGATTACATGATTGATGTAATCAAATATCAATGTGCTGAAATGGACGACATTCTCCATGTGGCATCTAATCCAGATGAGCATACTGATCGCTATTATCAAAAGAAGAATCCTCAAAATACTTCTTTCTATGATGCTAGAAAAAGTACTTTTGATGAATTATCTAGAGATGGTGATAAGTTAAGTCTTAATGGATTTAATAAACTTATTGAAATTAACTGGGGTCTTCTTAATAACGTCCATAATATTATGGGCAATCCAGATGCTGGATTAAAAGATTTACCTAAGTTTAATGAAAATGAAAAATTAACCATGGAAAAATTCAATATTATCTTAGAAAATATTAGAAAAACTAATACTTATCTAAATAATAATTGGGGTAGATATTTCGATGGTTCTGGCTATTGTGTAATGTCTTGCCAAGTTGCATGTCAGGCTGCATGTCAACTTGCTTGTCAATCCTGTCAATACAATACATGCCATAATCAAAACTGTGGAGGATGGTCGTAAATGAAAATATATATCTTAGATGAAGTATTTGACTTTGCTAAGAAGATAGGTATCGTTACTAGGATAAATGACTTAGCTAAGAAAAAATATAATCCATCCACTATTCAATCAGATCTCCAATCTTATTATGATATCATGAATTCTAAAGAATATTTAGATCTCATGGCTGAATTGGAAACTAAGCTTAAAGCTGATGATATGTATTTATATAATTTATTCACTTATACTAAAATACAATCTTTCGATATCGTAGCAGAATTGTTAAATACTGTTAAGAATCTTCGTGATAGATTTGTATTATTAGAAAAGAATATTTCATATAAATTATCTAGTGCTTATGAATATGAAATCTTAATCTCTTTATTCTGCGCAATGTATGAAGAAGTTGCTGAAGATGTAAGAGCTGGACTTCCTAAATATATTCATTTGGCTTACTATAATTTTGTAAGCATTAAATTCTGTACAACCCAATTATCTACTGCTGGTGATTTGGATATGTTTGATGAATATGAAAAATTCATGCAAACTAAATTTGATGCTATCAATAAATATATTAACGATAAAGATACATTACGTAATCTACGATTAGAATTACGTTGTGCGGCCTTACAATATCTTATTCCTAGAATGGATAGAGATGTTAAATATAAAACTTTAGCAAAGATTGAAAAACTTATTGACCCAGCTACTTTAGATTTCGATAATAAAGAAAACTCTATTGGTGTAATTTGGACTATGGAACGCCTATATGAATTATACTTTGATCTTTCTGATTATAAGAACTTCTTTAAATGGGTTTATAAGCAATATCAATATATTGATAACGCATTATTTGATAAAGAAAAATTCTTTGATGGATTGAGATACTATAATAAGAATAATATCACTGGATTTATTATTTCTATGAGACGATTCTATTATATCCAAAATTTATATCCAATCTTCAATATGGAATTTAGAAATGTAATTCAATCTGATGAAGATTTTATTACTAATCCAAACTTAGAATATACTTTATATGATACTTATGCTAATAAATTATTATTAGATAAATTTAAGAATTATGTAGATACTTGGTTTGCTAACTCCAAGGCTAAGCTAGATGATTTAGCTAAAAATGAATCTATGCTTAAGCGTTGTAAACGTATAATTGTAGATGGTGTAGATGAAGCAACTGCAATTAAGGAAACAGAAGATAAAAATAAAGCTGGTGCCACCGCAGATTATGATTCTACTGAACACCCAGAAAATACAAATACTGCAACCCCTGGTACATTCACTGAAGATAATAATCATACAGAAGAAACGCCTGGTGCACCAATTGTACCTAAATTACCAGATGGGTTTAACTTAGATCATCGAGAATTGAATAGATTAAGTGAAACTACTGAATCTGAAACTCCTGCTGTTAATACAGAAGCAAGTCCAGATTTAAATCCAGTTCCTAAAGATCATCCAATTGCTACTGATGATTTAAGTGAAGAAGAATTAGCTGCATTAAATAAAAGTGAAGATGAATAATGTATAAAGAAATTTATCTAATGCTAACCGAGGCATGCCCTAATCGGTGTGAATATTGTTATATCAAAGGCAGAGATAATCCTGCCACTATGACATTTGATCAGATAGATAAAATTATTCAAGAAGAAAAGCCATCAAGGATATTATTCTTTGGTGGCGAACCTCTTCTTTGCTTAGATCTAATTGAAAAGACTATGGAGAAATACTATGGTAAATTGAAGTTCCAAATTGTAACTTCAACTGTAGTAAACTTCAAAGAATTTATTGATCTAAATGAAAAATATCCAATGAATGAAATCCAACTCTCTTGGGATGGATTTGCTGATAAAAATCGTGTTGATACCTGTGGTAAATCTATTGCATCTAATGTATATGAAAATATTTGGTATGCTATAGATCGAGGTTTAAAATTCGATATCAAATGTGTTATAGGAAATGAAAATGTCCATCTAATGGAAGAGATCCATAAACAATTCTTAGAATTCCAAAAATATGGAGTTTCTGGAGAATTCGTTGTTGCTCATCGTTCATTATATACTGGTAATTTCCTAGAAACTTTTAGAGAGCAATATATTAAGACCTTTACATTAGATAAAATGTATATGGATCATCTTAATAGAATTATTGCTGTACTTCAAAATGATAATTACTTTGGTTCTTGTGATGCTGGCAAGTACAAGGTTATAACTCCAAGTGGATGGCAATCTTATTGTACTGCTTTATCTCAAGAAGAAACAAAGTTTGGGGAAGAACTTCTACAAAAACCATGTAAAAATCCTAAATGTGATGTATGCGAATATCGTTGCATGTGTGATGGTGGTTGTAGATATGAGCGATTCTTAGAATTTGGTGAAGATTGGGAATCCAACTTCTTAGAATCTACATGTATCATGATGGAAGTATACTACAAGACCATTAAACAATGGCTATCCACTTTATCTAGATCTGATAAAGAAAGATTGTATGAAATAATTAAACGATATAAGGCTTACCAATCCGAATATCATAAGGAGATGGTTTACTGATGATTAACTACGTTCCTGAGCGTATTTACGCTAAAATAAAAGATGATCCAAGCTTTATTGAAATAGATAAGCTTGCTAAAGATAGATTTAGTAAATCTGGTACATTGCTAGATGTAGTCATGTTTGATAATAATATCAAAGAAGATGATTTCATCTATAAGCAATATAATGATACTTTATATGCGTTAGTTAAAAAGTATTGTCCAGAATATGAACTTCAAATGAAGATTACTCTTGATAATGATATGACAAAAAATGATCTTTTGTATTATTATGATCATAGATCTGAATATGATACAGAAACAGTTCTTTATATATTATCATACTTGATTAATACATCTTATCAAGACTATACATTCAATACTTATCAAAAACAATATCATGAATTATATGAAGCTCAAGATTTGAAAACAAAATATCAATTCTCTACATATATTCATTTGAAATATATCAACTCTAAAGTTGAAGATTATGCTATTAATGAAGCTCCTAAAGATGAAACTTACTTAACTAAAGTATTTAATCTTTTAACTTCATTATATGAAGAATATAAATTGATCATTAAAGATCAAGACTTGTTAAAATATGTATTCATTGAAATCTTTGATCATACTTTAACAAATGCATATAACTTCGTTGATAATGATAAGCTAATCTATAAACAACTTCCTAATATTAGCGTCCCAGAAGACATCTTAGATGGCGACTTCAAAGGAACTTCTATCAATGAGCTTGGTATTCTTGATAAGAAATTTGAATTAGCATTTGCTGTTCGTAATTGGGAAGAGACCACTAAATATTATTATGAAATTCTAGAATGGATTGATAATGCTCTTTCTGAACCACAAAAATTATTCAAGACTCTTGTAATTTATGATAAAGTTATGGCTCCAAACTTCTGTGGTATTTTACGTAGATATGTAAAATTAAGCACTCAAGTTTTATGTAAGTCTGGAGATCCATATCTTAGAAATCTAAATCCTCAAGATCAAGAATTTATTCTAAGAAAATCTTATAGTGGTACTAAGTTCTCTAACCAAGCAACTACAGATTCTTTCAATCGTTTGACTAATCATATAGATCAATGGTTTGCAAATAATGAAGTTGCTTTAACTGTATATAAAAACTGGTACTACAACATCAGAGGAAAAGAAGATGTATTCTTGTCCTAGTTATGACATACAATCAGTAGATGACTTTAAGTTAAATACTATTGATTTACATATAAATCGTTTATGTAATATGGCATGTAAATATTGTTATCTTATAGGTGGGTTTAATACTAATAGTGATACATCTACATTTACTAGATGGAATGATCTAATAGAGATGCTCAAATATATAAATATAGATAATGATAGATTGACAATAAATTTTAGTACTGGTGAGTTATTTACCAGTACTAGAATGCCAACTTTATATAATGCTATCAAAAAGATAGATAAGATTAATAGATATAGAGCTATTGATATTGAATATAGATGCTTCTCTAATGGTACATCATATGAGAATATAAAAGATTTTATGAATAAGATGTTTGGCAGAAATATCACATTGAGTATTTCTTATGATGGAGAGAATTCATCTAGATTATATAAAAATGATTCTGATTCTACATTAGAAACTTTAAAATCTTTAGCTAAAATAAACTGTGCTGATGAAGTTATAGTCAGAAGTGCAGCTCATGAAAACATACGAGATCTATCTAATACAATCATCAATCTATATAAACTAGGGTATAAAAACTTAGAATACTATTTAGTAGATGATTGGCAAGGATATAGAGATCCTGAATATATAAAACTCTTCAAAGAGGAAGTATATAAACTATTGACTTTCTTTAAAGATAAAGGAGATTGTTTATATAATATTCATAAATATAAAACCAGAGTGGCTCCGACTACATCTTGTGTAGCTGGCAAGACTCTTTCTATAGATACAAATGGCAGAATATCAGTATGCTCTACTTCACTAAACCCTAAGCTAGGATTAGAGGATATTTCTGTAGATATAACTGAATGGAGAAGAATTCCAGAAGTCTTTAAAAAGTTTAAAAATATTACATTAGATAGATCTAATTTAGATTGTGCTACATGTAATAATATTCTTTGTGAAGACTGCTGTTCCCATAAAGCTATATCCAAAAATTACCAAGATAGACTATATCAGCAATGTAATATAAGACATGCTGAACTCGAAGTTTATAAATCAATATTTGGGTGATAACTTAATGGTAATACTCTTTATGAGTATTACCATTATATTTTCTATGGAGGTATCAAATGTTTGAACGATTTGATGCTATAGTATATAAAGTATCCGAGTATTGTAATTTAGATTGTGTTTATTGTTTTCAAAAGCATGATGTTAAAGAACGTACTAGAGGATTTACATATTTTAATGAATTGATAAAGTTACTTATAACTTTACCATTAGCTGACGACTTTGAAATTAAAGTTACTGGTGGTGAGTCTAGTCTTCATTGCGATAAGATTAGACAAGACTATAAAAAATTTAAAAAGATTGAACGATATAAAGAAACTAATATCCAAATGACTACAATATCAAATGGATCTAATATAAATGGTTTAATAGATTTATGGAATGATGGAATATTAAATCCATGGGGTTGTAAGATATCCTGGGACGGTATATATAGTGCATCTAAATCTCGTAAACCGAAGAATATTGATGTATTTAATGATGACTACTTCAATAGAACTATAACCACTTTAGGCAAATCTGACTATAACGATAAGGTGCTTGTTAGGACTGCATGCACACCTGATACAATAGATAATTTATATGATGCATATAAGTTTGCTTTAGATAATGGCTGTTATAAGTGGGAATACTATCCACTATCTGACTGTGATTATTATAAAGATCCAGATTTTCTTAAGAAGTTTGAAGAGCAATTATATTATATCTTTGAAGAGAATGCTTTAGAAGAAAATAGAGATAAAATAGTTGCAAATGTAGACACAATGTTGTATACTAATAATATGACAGAAAAGGAAAGACTAAGATCTATTAGTTGTAGACATCTTGGTCATTTCTTACATGTCGGTATTGATGGTTCTCTTTATCCATGTGGATATTTTTCTGATGATGCATTCTATTCTAATCAGACTTTAAAAATAGGGGATGTATTCACCGGATTATATCCTGAAGTGATAGATAAATTCACTAAAGAATATAATCAAACTCCAATGTGTAGTGTAGCAGAAGAAGATGGGTGTAAATGCTTCCATTGCTTTGAATGTCCAGCGGTAAGTAAATTCTATAAGAATAATTTACAGAATAAAATGAGACAACAGTGTGCTATGAGACATATAGAAAAGAAAGTCTTTGAAGATGTATATAAAAATTATGTATTTGATGAAGATCAAATTAAACGGAATTTTACGTACGCAGAAAACTGGAACACATGATTGAGAGCCAAAGTGTATGAGAAGTTTTTATTTTTTATACAAAGGAGATCTCATAAGAATGAGTACGGAAACTATCGTCAAGAGACGACAGCTTAGGAAAAAATTTTTCCTTTTATTTCCTGCGGCAATTCCTGTTGTATACGTTTTAAAAGGAATTAATTTCATTCTTAAGTTAGTTTTGAAAAAGAAGTAAATTCTTCAAACTATGGTTATATTCCCAGTAGGTGTTAATCATCTACTGGGATATAAACATCTCGATAATGAGGTATTTATAATGAAATTTAAACATTTATATCCTGAATGTAATAATGCAATTCTAATTACAACTGACATGTGTAATTTATCTTGCAAATATTGCTTCGAGAGTAATAAATCTAATAATATAATGACTTCTGAAACAGCTTTAGGAATCATTAAGAAAATATATAGAGATACCGGCGATCCTGAATATCCATTTAAAGTATCCTTCTTTGGAGGAGAACCTTTAATTGGCTGGGAAGCCATGAAAACTATTTATGATTATTTGAATAAAAATAATCTATCATATAAAACTGGGGCAACTAGTAATCTAACTTTATTAACTGATGAAATAGTTGATTACTGGAAGAATGCTGATACTTTTATAACTGCGTCAATAGATGGTGCTAAGATTACTCATGATAGAAATCGTAGTAATTCATTTGATAAAGTTGCAGATGCATTAGATAAATTAAATGCTAATAATATTCCATTTGAAGCCAGAATGACTATATCATTCGACGATATTGATAATCTATTCGAAAATGTAAAATTTATTCATCAGAGATTTAATGCTAAACGTATAATACCACAACTAGATACTAATATTTTACATATATTAAAGTATCTTGATCTAGAAGCTCAGTGGTATAAGATAGCTGATTATTATTTAGAGAATTTAAATACAGATACTGAATTTAATTTTGGTGGAGTATTAAGTAGATTCTTAGATTTGGATCTAACTAAACATGATGAATGCACAAAGTGCTGTTACTTCGGGTCTAATAGTTCTGTAGTAATTAATTGGAATGGAGATGTCGTAGCATGTCCAGATTCATATTTCACTGAAACAGATTGGAATATGAATTATGGTAATATTTTAGAAGACAATCTAAATCCAGAACTAAAATATGATTGTATAAAATATCAATTAGAATCTAAGTATGCAAGAAAATGTGATTTTTGTCGCTGTAAAGGTAATATATGCAATGGTGAATGCTATTTATATATGATAGCCGATGAACGTACTGAATTTGGTCAGAAAAATGCATTCTGTCAGATGAATGAAATATATTATGACGTAGTTAAATATATCCAGAATGCCCTTAAATAATGGAATTAGCCCATAGGCGATCATAGCCTATGGGCATAACATTTCAGTAATTAAATAGCGTGAAAGGAGTTAAATATGCCTGATCGTGGTAAATATAAATATAATGATCCTCCTTATGTAACTGAAGGAGTTAAGATCGGAGATGAATTTGCAACTCAAGCTAATAATCTCGTAGATGTAATATATAGATTAAAAAATGAACTTAATGATATCAATCATGTTTGGGAAAATCCAGATGAGCATTATGATAGATATTATCAAGAAAAGCATATCGATGGCGATAATAGAAATTGGCATAACGATACAAAGAATAGAACTGTAACTCCTTCTAAACGAGGTCAGAAGTTGACAGTTGATAATATGAATGTATTAGTATTATATGCTAATAAAATTAAGGAAAGTCTTGGACATCTTCCTGCAAACTTATATACAGACATTCCAGAATTAACTTATGGTAGTAAAGCTAGTATTGAAACTTTCAAATTAATTGAAAATAATATCAATACTATTAGCAAGCATCTTAATAAAATATGGAATCAATCTTTTGATACTAATGGTTATTGTATTAAACCATGTCAAGTTGGTTGTCAAATAGGTTGTGAAATTGCAGCTCAAGCACCTGATATGAATGGTGCTAATATTTATCCTCCTAATATTGGGATTGAAGGATTCTATTATGCATGGCCTGGCAGATATTATTCTTCTAGACCAGATCCTGATCCTAAAGGATTTATGAAAATAGTACGTGTAAACTCGCCTTTAGAACAAGAGAGTCTTTATCGTAGTGGTAGAGTTTTTGATTCATATTCTGGGCTACCATATACTCATATATTTGGTGTAGTAAGTGAAGAATTAGAACGACGTATTAATAATTACAATTTGGAACGATATCATTATAATCTTGCTCAAAAGAACTCTAATAAATGGCCTAAATATTATAAGCCATATTATTCATCTAGATGGTTATCTTATGTATTACCAGTAGACATCGACAATTGGTTAGATCCAAATAAAGTAATAGACCATCTAGAAGTTGATAGAAATGGCGCTCATAATTATTATAGAAATATGCCTAAGCATATTCAATCAGATAATAACTATGATAAATATGTATTTGTAGATTACGATACTGATTATCTAATAGATTCAGATGAATCACAATATCAAAGATATAAAAAGGATTATTACCTATACGTTAAATATCCTAAGAAAAATGGCACGTATAAATACCAAGTACGGAAAAGTTATGACGACTGCGGTGGGTGTGAAAATAAATAGAGGTTATATAGATGGCAAAATTAAGAGACACGAATGTCAGAGACCGCTTAGAGGTTGTTGGTAGTATAACCTCTGGCGGTAAAGAAGTTTCTAAAGCTGGTCACTCTCATAGTTTATCAGAATTGTCTGGTATTAATGAAGCAGTAATCGAGCTAATGAAGAAAAATACTGCATACAACTCTGAAAGATTAAATGGATTAACCTCCGATGAATATCTAAAGAGTAAAGGATACCAAGAGCTTATTGTATTAGCTGATATGGAATATCCTAATATTAAAAATCTATCAATGATTCTAAATAATAAGAATACATTCAGTATATCTGCTATTAAGTTAGAATTATTGATTAACTATTGTCCAGTAAATATGACACTATATCTAACTGCCGATCGTGGAGCTACATATGTAGATCAAGCTGATAGCTATATATCTAGTAGACTTATTGGATTTAGATTTAAAGTTCAAAATACCGGAGACAAATTTAGTCTTTCTATAAATAATATTGATGTATTTACTGCTAAGATTGTAAAATTCTCAGTAATCAATAAAACTTCTACAGGTATTAATATTCCTGATGTATCTCAATTAAAGACTAATTTAGTTGTATCTACTCCTGCAGGATTTAATGAATCCGAAGGGGATCTAATTAGAATTAGACCAATAATGAATTATAACTCTATTTCCATTAATGGAATGAGTAAATCTTTCATTGCTACTAATTTTAATATGAAACGATTCTATGGTAATTCTAATGCATCTACTTTTGCATACTATCCAGTATTAACTGATTGCATTTGTATTGGTGATAAAACTGGTAATGTGAAAGTATTTGATTTAAGAAATAAAACCGCAATCAAAGTATATGATCTAAGTAATGGATCTATTAACTTTAGATTTACTGATGTAAATAGTAAAGATTTTGATTCTGCTACTAATTTATTGATCGATGCTGGTTCGGTATTTAATGGTCAATATAATATATTAGCTCTTGGCAACACAGAAAATAATTTCTTCTATCCATATGGATGTATTGATCGTTTAGACGATGGAACTAGAAGTCTTACATTTAATAATGTAACTGATATTCCAGATTGGGTGTACGCAATTAGAGATCATTATCGTTCTCTTCTCGGTCTATCCCCATTAGTTAAATTAACTGGTAAAATTAATGGAGTTGCATATAATGGCACGTCTGATATCGAAGTACCAGCAGCTAAATTAAAAACTCCAGTAAATATTAATGGTGTTAAATTTGACGGCACTAGAGATATTACTATTACTGCAAGAGCAAATGGTGGTAATGCTGATTCTCTTGGTAATTTAAACGCAAGTCAATTTGTTAAATTAACTGACGTTGGTAATGCTGCTAATAAGATAGTAAAATATAATGAAAAAGGTCAATTAGAATGGCCTAATGGATATAAAGAATACTTTGAATAAAACAGTTAAAGATAGTACTATCTCGTATAGTACTATCTTTAAATATTTAATGGAGACTTAATATGGCAAAGCTTAATATAAAACGTGTTATAGAAAGTCCTGATGGAAATAAAGAATATCTGACTTTATATACTACTTTAGAAGAAGTAAATGGTCTCGGTAAAGCATTTGAAATACCTAATATTGGGAAAGCATATTATGGTATTGGTGAAGTAACTGACCCTCAAGCTTCTGCTAAAAAAAGATTTAATATTAATGGTACAGTTATGGCCGCACTTAAAGAGGTTACTACTAGATATTATAGTAAATACTTCTTATGTGATATTGGTGATAACGATATCGTATTACCTCCAGATGCTATCAGTGTGGAATATACATTGATTGGTGCTGGATCTGGTATGGCAATATTTAATAATCATATTTATTATAGTGAAAATGATGCTAAAATAAATGCCACTGATTATAATAAATTCGTAAAAGATATTAATAAAATATATCCTAATGGGGTTAATGGTGGATCCATTTTATCCGGATCTGCAACTAAATTATCAGTAGTGAATGCTGATGACTCTGTGAAAGAAGTTGCCACTGCTAAAGGTGGAATATTAGAGATATATTCCGCTAATCTATCTACTCCAACATCTAAAACTACTAATAATTTATTATTTGATTCTAATAAAGTAAATTTCGATAAAGAAGTTTTAGAATTTAAAAATACTGCTAATTCTAATTATCGACCTGGTATTATTAATAAACTTATTGGTCGTAGTGTTAGTAAAAATAGTTCTGTATCTGAAGATACTGGTAAAGAACTTCCTATAAATATAGGCAACGAATACGAATCCCTAATTAAGAATAGATTGGGAATCACTGATAAAGATATAAATTATTTTATACCTTTACGTACAAATAAAGGCTGTACTGTTTACAACAAAATGGGGCCATATATAAAAACTCTTTTAAGTTATAGTAAATCAGAAAATACTGATCAAAAATCTATTCTTTCCGCTATCGGCACAAACTCTGCAAACTATTTTAAAGGGTTAATAGAAAACGAAACTATATTCCCAGGTAAATTTTTGTCCAAGCATACAAGTGGATTTAAATTAAGTAATGATGATATTGGTCAAATCCCTCAATTACCAAAATCAATAAATTCCAATTATACTGAAAATTATACATTTAATGAATTTGGGTTAAATGCAAATAATGAATCTGAATTCTTCAATAAATTATTCACAAACTCAGTAGATACTGGTTCTATAAATGGTAATGAAATATATTATTATAGTGATAACTCTGGAGTAGTATCCAAACTAAAAGCATTAGCTAAAACAAATATAAACTCCAATCCAAGAACTGATGGATTTATCAATTTATTCTATAAGAATATCTCTAAGAAGTCTTTCAATACTGATGCTATTGGTGGAAAACGTATTAAATTTAATGGAGTTAATACTAGTAATAATAATCTTAGTAAATATTTTGATCAAGACACTTTAAAATGCGAATTCAATGTGGGTAGTAATCTTAAATTAGATTACTCTTTCTACTTTGGTCAACTTCAAACTTTGTTCAATGAAACAAATGACAAATATGATTTCACAAATGATGATACCTTCTATAAATTCAATCCATTTAGTGCTGGTTGTATTACTGGTACTCCATCTGAAGTTGTAAAAGGTATAGTCAATGTAAAAGGTTGTAAAGCTATACGTCTAAGTATTGGTGAACATGGTAAAATTTATAATAATAAAATAGGATTGGATGCCAACGATTATTTTAAAGATATCGAAGCCAATGGGTTTGCTATTATTAAAATTAATTTCACATCAAATGCTTTATATAATGCTAGTGATGATCAATATTTAAATAATCTTAAATATAGTTTAAATAATACATATAATTCATATGCTGCTATATCTAAAGATAAATTACCTTTCTATGATTCAATTAACAGCCAAATTTGCCGTGAAGTTATATCTGGTAATAAATCTAAGATGTCTCCGAAGTATACGACCGCTCAAATATTAAATAGGACGAATGGTAATGCAACAAAGATAAATAGATTTAATCCTATAATAGCAGACACATCAGAAGATGCAATTTTCTCCAATTTTTATCCGACAGAAAGTAGCTACTTATTGGATTTAAATAATGATATTATATATCCTTCTATGATATATAATCTTCATGATATAACTCCAGTTAGATATAATCCTTTATACACTAAATATATATCATTATCAGCTTTTTATAATTCGAATCCTATTAATAATTTTAATAATTTTATTAGAATTATGGAAAGCGATTCCGCTAAATACTTATACTCTTTAAGTAATATTAGTGATTATGATATTCAATACTCATCCTCAAATCTAATAAGAAATAATGATTTATTCTATATTAATTTTAATAAATCTAAGAATTTAAGATCTATATATAATATTAAGAGTAAATCTAAATTAACAGTATTAGATTTACGTAGCATAAATGGTGATCTAAATCTAAGCATCATCAATCCAGATGGGGATCTAAAGGTCTTATTTAATCATCAGACTGCATTAGATTTATCTAATTTCCTTAAAGATTTTAAAGGTGATTTTATTGCAGATCCTGCTATTCCAGAAACTTGTATCTCAAACTCTATAAGTAATACAAATGCATTATCTACTGCATTTAATAATGCTCAAAATATTAAAGATTTAAGTATGCATGAAATTAGGAATGATAGAAATTATAAAAATCTAGCATTCAATAATGTATTTGCTAACTGTTTAAATCTAACTCATACTACTAAAAATTTCTCTAAATTAGTAGAAAAATCTACAGATAGTACTAATTTCTCTATGTTATTCTATTCATGTAAGAAATTAAATACAGAAGAAATGCTAATTAATTTTGGTAATCATACCGGCAAATTAAATATGTATGCAATGTATTATAATACATCAATACAAGTAATAAATGATACTATTGATTATAGTAATCTTGCAAATGGTTCATTAATGTATGCTAAAACTACATTAAATCATCCTCTCAATAATGAAAAAGTAGCAAGATTCTACTTTACTGACAAAATGGCATCGATCTTTAGTGAAACTACATTTAGTGATATTAATTTTACACAAAAATTAGTAAGTAAATATAATACATTTGCTACCGATACAAATGTGAAAAATCTAAATGTATTTAAGAATGCAATATTCCCTAGTGATCAAGAAAATAACCCAGATTTAGTTTATAAGCTAAGTGGTAAATATAATAATCATGGTAAAATTATTACAGATGCGAAATTAGATTTTGAATATACTGAACCTATCACTGATATTACAAATGATGATATGGGTATGAAAAACATGACTATGGGTTATGATTTGAAATTGCTCCAATCAAATAAGTTCATTGATAGTGTAACAAAAGTAACTGCATCATCAATTTCCCCAATGGTCAAATCTAATATATTTAATATGAAATTTAATAGACTGATACCAGGTCCTCGTACAATCGATACAGAAACAAACGTTAGATTTATTCTTTCAGAAAAAGCTACAGATGTTAAACTTTTAGGACCACTAGTACCAGGATTTGAAGATAAATATCATGCTGAAGTTTATGGTATTAATAAGAATTTTGAATTAACATCAAATTCTACATATGAAAATATTGTAAATACTCTAAGTAACGTTTATGGTGCGGCATGCTCTTGTATGTATAATCCAAATGAGTATCAAAAAAATAATGTTGGCTTATATCTTTCTGATGGGCCAGATAATTATCATACAATTCATGATAGTGTAATTTATTATGATAGACAATATCCTGTTAATATAAAAATATTTTATCAACAATATAAAGATGATCAAGGTACCCCAGCTAATAATGCCGAACTTAAAAAGGAAATTGCCAATATAGATAATGTAAAATTTATATCTACGTTTACAGTTGCCGATAATATAAACAAAAATATAACGTCTATTTTTATCGTTAACAACAACGATGAACAGGAACGTATTGATTTTGACAATTTTACAAGTAAAGGAAAGAAAATCCTTATAGTAATTTCTAATGGTCAAAATAAAATTGTAATAACTCTTTATAGAGTTAATACTACTAAATATGTAGTATTGTATGATGAAAAATGTAAGCTTAAATGGGCCCCTGTATACTCACATTACGATATTTCATTCTACCCAAATCGGGATTATACTGATGAATCTTTAAAATCTAAACCTAGAACTACACCAGTTCCTACTAATGAATGCGCTATAACATTTAATACTAATTCACTAGATAGAAATGCTTTAGGTGAATTACAAGAATATATTAAGTGCGTGAATTATCGTAGATCTAAACCAGTCCATGCTATAATCAAAATTAGAGACAAGGCTAACTGGAATAATATATTACTAACTCAAACAATTTAAGGAGAATCTTATGAGAAAATATGCACAAATCTTCCATGGTGAAGTAATCTATATTATTGACTCCTTTGCATCTTTAAGTGATCTAAGAGAGCACTTTTCTGAAGATACTGTATGGCTTGATGTAACTGATGCAGAAGATATCGAAGTTGGCTATATTCAAGTTGTAGATAGAGATGGGCAAATTACATTTAGACCTAGTGTTGATAATGATTTTGATTCATTAGATGAATCTGAAAAAATTAATGCAATGATTTATGCGGCTAAAGTAAGACGAGATAAATATCTTGATGAGCTAGCTCAAGCTAAAAGATATTTAGATGCGCGTGACTGCTTCGATTATGATTATAGTATTTATTCTGATGGTCATAAGCTAAAGGATCTCAAGTTTAAATTAGATCAATTTATCTTAGAGCAAGTTCCTAGTTTGATATCTTTAGATGCTGCTAGGGATCTAGATTTTGAATCTGAATCAAAAAGATTAGAATTTGAATGGTAAGAAAGAAATACCCCATAGGAGTTGAACTCCTATGGGGATATTTTTATTAATATTTCATCATTGGATAAAGATTGATATGATCTGGATGAATATGAGGATCATTTGAACTATATACGTTAGAAGATCTAGATGCATCAAACTTCAACTTTTTACCAAAGTATTGTTTGTTGAAAGTTTCCATATTTGCACCAGTATTAGTTGGATCACTATCTTTGACAAATGCACCAGATGCTTCTTCTATACCGATTTGACCGCCAGTACGAATAGCCATTTCACCAGTAATTTTAGGAGCACTAGATGTAACAAAATTACCAATATCTGGAGCATCCACATCTGCTTTTAGATATACATATGTATAATTTGGCAAGAAGAATTTATCAGTACCAGATTTTCTAAATAGACCTTTTTTGTTTGTATCAGTAGTCCAAAGACTATTCTTTTCTACAAATTCATAAAGTCTAGGATATCTAGAAATAGAAACTTCTGCACCATTAGCTAATATATAACCATCTGGTTTATAAGGTAATAATATAAGTTCACCGATTAGATGATTATCATCTTTATCAAAGTATTGTACTGTAGAATTACCTTCTAGGTTAATAATAGAGCCTATAACATTGCTGTTATTTTTCAATGTAGTAGCATTATTATTATTTACAAAAACTGCATTATTAGATACAACTTGGTATGCTTTTCCTTCATAGATGAATTTTTCACCTTTGACAAATTTAGCATTAGTATTCCAAATTCTATATCCACTTTGCATTTCAATAGCTTTAATTAGAGTTGCAGCTATGGTTTCTACACTACTATTTGCAGTTTGTGCAATCTGTCTAATAGATTCCATAGTTTCACTTACAGTAGAAACATTAGCCAATTCTAACCAGTCATTATTAGACTTATTATCTAAAGCAAATTTAAGAGTTTTTGTTGCTCTATTATAACCAAATTGACCGGCAAAGTTAGGAGTTCCACTTAGATTACCGCCAATATTGAAATGGTCAACAGATAACCAACCATTTTGACCATCAGCGATATAATATTGAACTCCACCATAAGGTGCCCAGCCTGGAGCAATTTGACCTTTAGTGATACCACTCAATTTAGGTGGAGTTACATAAGGTCTAAATATAGTATTACCATTAGATGGAACTACAGTTGTATTCCAGTTAAATGGAGTATTTACTAGAATTGTACCACCACCAGATGTATTCATTACATAGTATACATTGTTAGCGGTATTTGTATCGCCACCTACAGTGATATTAGAGTTAGGGCTAGTAGCTAAACCAGATCTAGCACTACCATTTAGTGTGATATTATTACAAACTACATTAGAACCATCTGTTACAGTAATATGAGTAAATCTATCTCTTAGAACTACACTGTTATTAAAAGTACATCGTTCAAATCTACCATTAGTATTGCTCATTACTACATTGGCGTAGTCAGTATCAGATGCTACTGTAGGATATACTTTGAATTGGATATTCTCAAATCCAACATATTTAGAATCTTTAATGATTAATGGTGGAAGGAATACATTACCACTACCATCACGTTTAAATTCTAAATGGCTTTGTATATTTTTAATTACAACTCCAGTTCTTGTACCAGAATCTGCAAAATCATTTAGATGATCATCACCAGTATAATCACCGGATTTGATATTAACATTTATATCACTATAGTTATTGGAGTGAACAAATCTAATTACATCACTTAAATTATTAAACGGTGTTTCTTTATCACCAGTTCTATAATTTCCAGTATATGATTGATCTAAATAGATATCTAATGCAGAACCCTGCATATTAACACCATCACGTAATAGTTTAGAATTATAACTAACACTATTATTTTTAGATGTATATGTAATTTTGATATCTTCTACTTGATCACCAAGACCATAAATATTAGCACCAAGTTCAGATAAAGTAACTTGGTAGTTATGACCAACTGTATTACCACGAAGTTGTTTAGCATTTGCTGTAACTACAACATCTGTAGGACTAATTTTGCGATAAACTGCTGGCATTTCTGTAATACCATGATGATGAGATTTAAGTAAATCTACATTAGATGGTACATACTTAGCAGTATTTTGCATGCCTTCAGTTAGACAATCACCTTCTAAAACTACATTACGACCAATATAGCTAACTAATAACCCAATAGACAAGTTATTATAATTATTATTGGCTTTATTACCAGTCTTATAATAATCATAATCTGCTTGAGAATTATTATAGAAAGTTAGCTCAGCACCATTAAAAGATTGCAACCCGTTAGGGGCAACTTCACATGGGATATTATTAGATGCACATAAGTTATTATATTTATTATATAAACTTTGTAATACTGATTGACTAATACCATTTGGTCCACTAGTAAATGCGGTTTTAGATACATCTGGAAGATAAACTTTTTCTACCTTTTTACCAGTAATTAATTTTTCTAGATTACCATAATGATCTGCATGGAAATGTGTAATCAAAATAAATTTAAATTTAGTGATTTGATTTTCATCCATGCATCTTGTTATGGATTGGAATGATTGATTAGATTCACTAAAGCAATCAACTATAAACCAATTAGCATTATCAATCCCTACAATTGTACAATCACCTAAATCAGTTTCTGCTCTATATTTAGGAAAGATAACACTTAAAGATTTTTCATCAGCTTTTTGTATTTCTTTTTTGAATGCTGTTAATTCATTTCTGAAATTGTTTACAGATTCATCTAATTCAGGACGATAGATAGTTACTTGATTATTAGATCCTCTACTACGAGAAACTTTATAAACAACTAACTCAAATGTATCACCTTTATCAGCAGAATAGCCTAATAAAACTATAGATTTAGATGTCTCGCTAAATTTATAGTTAATACCTTCTGTTAAACGGATACCATCTTGGAATACTTCTAATTTATCAGTACCAGGATTGTAATTTAGTGCATTAAATTTGATGCTAGACTCACCATCAGTAGCTGCAGTATATGTATAAGTGGTACTATCAATAAGATATGGCATACCATTTGTTACATATAAACGATTAGATTTAGAATCAAATTGTAGTGACAATTCATCATTAGCTTTAATTTGACCGGCTTTTACTGGAGATGCACCGACAAAAATTGGATAAGATACGCCACCAACTGTAATTGTGGCATTATCGGCAACGTCAGCATGGAAACGAGTTAATAGGATATTACCATCGATTAGTTTATAATCATCAGATAAGTTAGTTCCCATATGCGAATTATCATCTTTAGTAGTACAACGGATAACAATAGCACTTCTATCCATTAAGTTAGCCATTACGTCATAAAGACCTTTAACTGCTGCACTTGTAGCAACTGCAGTAGTATCATTAGTCATATAGTCATTACTATACTTAACCATTCTATCGATAGGAATAGTACCTTTAGCAATATATGCACCATCAATGAAATTCATTGTTTCAAGCTTAGGAGCTTGAGTGTTATAAATAAATTGGAAGTTGATAGTACGGTTAATATCAACTTCTTCTTGGAAAGTAATAGTATTATTTTCCACAGAATAACGGTTTGGATAGATTTGAACTGTACCAATATATACTAGCATAGCATTAGGATAATTAAAGTATCCTTCGAATGGTACAGGAATATTGAAAGTTTTACCTTTCTTAGTGACTACAATAGAATCAAAGGAAGATGAAATATGGGAGATCTGTCTGACTTTAGATTCTACTGTTTCACCATCATCAGTATAAACCTGAGATGCAATTGTTAAAGGAGCAAATCGTTCTTCACCTTTAACTAAAGTTGTTGGAGTAATATTTTTATAATCACCAATAACTTTACTAATTTCTTGGGAAGCAATTACATTATTCCAGTTCTTTTCTTGAGTCCAAGTATAGAATAATTGAGTTCCCTTTACATAGTATACTTTGCCAGCACTAGCTTTATCATTATTAGATAATTTAAATCTGTCGGCATCTGTATCTAAAGCTACAAAGGAAGAAGTTTTAAAACGAATGTCATAAGCAACGTCATAAAATGCTTCATTTGTATCATTTGTCAATATAAACTGACCTTCAGTAATAGGGACTTGAGATAAATCAGCCCGATTAGAAGGTGTAAATTTTAAAGTCGCCATCTAAATAAACCTCCAGATTAATTATCGATATTTGCGTCTTTACCTACAAAGGTAGGAGAAACAGTACAGAACCAGTTGATACCACCATCATAAGAATTAAGTCTAACTAGTTGAGCTTCATTATTCTTACTAGGAATGATACGTTTAGGTAATTTAAGTTCAATACCATCTTTACGAGTAATATGTACATTGAATGCTTGAGCCCCGATATTATGAGGGCTAAGAATCAAGATTATTTCTTGAGTTGTATCAGATACAGCTTTGATGGTAAATTGAGGTTCAGCAGTATCTAATAGGAAGTTGTATACAACACCAGGAGTGATTTCCTTAGAAACACCACCAGCTAAATTAACTTGAGATTCTTGTCTTAAGTTATTTCTATTAGTATTAGCAGCTTCAAGAGCTCTAATTTTAGGCAATGGATCTTCTGCAGCCATTAATCCATTTACTTTAGATTGTAATTGAGCGAAGCTATTAGTTAATGTATTTGTAGTTTGTTCAACTTTTAATACATTTTGCGTTAAGTTAGGAATGGCTTCCAATGCAGTAAGTCTTGTTTTATAAGAGGTTAAAGTATCACCAATATTCAAGTTATCATAAGCATCTATACGTGCACCTAAAGCATCACGTGCTTGAGTATTAGTAGTATTATATCTTTTTAATTCTTCTATTTCACTATTAACCAATCTAGTTCTAGTTTCGATACCATCAGAGATAGTTGAAACTTTTTGTTTCAATTCATTAATAGTAGCAGTATTGTCACCAGCTTGCTCTAAGGTGGATACTTTTTGTTGTAGAATACTAATCTGAGGTCCATAATCTGTTTTAGCTTCAATTTTATCAACCTTACCTTCAACAGTTTTAACTCTAGCAGTTAGGTCTTCTTTTGCTTCTAAAGCAACAAGACGTTTCTTAGCATCATCGATACCAGTTGTAACAGCTTTTATATTATTAATTGCAGATTCAATCTTACCATTAAGACCATCAGCTGTTGTTTGAGCACGAGTAGCAGTTTCTTTTGCAGCATCAACATCTCTTCGTAGAATAGGAAGATCTGCATATTGGTCTGCAGTAATTTTAATCTTAGCTACATCATCTTGAAGTTTCTTAAATTTCTCTGCGTCTGGAGGTGCAGTTTCTTCTAAGTGACGTACACGATCTACGATATCAGTATCTGTACGAGCTACCCATTTAACTACATTACCATCTTTAACTGGGTATGTATTATTATTTGCACTTTTGAATCCATTAATTTCAATATTACCATCGAAATTGGAAATGGAATCATTATCGAATTTGATTTGAGGAACCCGATAACGCTTATTAGGTTCATCTAAAGTTTTAAGGTTAAATTCAGATAATTGTTTAATATATTCGCCTAGGTTTACAACACCTACGCCTTTGATATTGAATGTATAATTAGATAAGTCTACATTCTTCTCTACTTCTTTTAGAATAAGTTCTGTTATATCAAAGATAACAGATTTATCTTCAGCCGAAACTACATATAGCTTGCCCTTTTTATAGTCAAATAAGATTTCTTTCTTCTCTGCCATAAAACGAGAGTTATAATCTAATGCTATAAGAGGGACACGAAGACCATTATAGTTGGAAGTTGCCATTATCGTTTACCTCCTTGAAAAGTTAGATAATTACATTAATGTTCAAAAATAGAGCTAGGACACAAAAGGCCCTAGCTCTATAGTTTTGAACTTAATTAACCATTTTTATTTATAATAGTATCACCATCATGAATAATAACTTTATCGATATCGATGATTTCATTTTCATCATCAAAGTCAATTTCAGGTAATGGTTTATTGAATACTGGTTTATCTTTTTCTAATATAGATTCCTCTTCGGAAATTACATGAGATAAACTTGGGTCTCCAACTAATTCACTATTCTTAAGCTCTACATTTAGTTTTTCATAATTAATATGAGGGTTAGCTAAATGATCTGCATTAAGAGTATTAGCAATATACATATTTTTATTGAAGGTATTTACATCTTCAACAGCCGTAGTGAATGAAATACCAGCAGCGCCATGTAACTTCTTATTTTCATATCTAGTCATATCTAATTGAGTGGATGTGGTTTGTGGAGTTACATAGATTGTATAGCTTTCCATTGGTTTAACTTTGATATAAGTAGTAACTTCTTCAGGAATAGTACTAATGCTTCTTGATGCCGATACTCCATTAGCCAATAGATAATTAAATCTTTGTCTATATGTAGTATTATTACCAGAGCTATCAATTACATATGCATCTGTAGGTTCTACAAAACCAACTTCAGTTGTACCAATAGCAAATTCTGTATGATCTGTAGCAAATAATAATTCACTACCACCAATAACAGTATTTAACAATGTAGAATCATATTCATTTGCAATTCTATCGTAGAATTTATTTACATCTAGATCTTCTATATTACCTGGATCTGGAATTGGAGATGTAGAGAAGTCAATGTAATTATATCCACAGAATTGGAAGCTTGCTGAATATCTATCAATATGATTTGGATTGCTATCTGTAGGAGTGCTCTTATACCCACTACACATTGTAAGAATAATTTCAGCTACATGATCAGGGCAAGTCCAATAGAATTCACCTTGGTCAGTAAATGGCTGATTATATTCAAGCATTGTATCATCGCTATAGATTTCAGCAAAATCTTCAATATATTCATCAGCCACTCTTGTAGTATCACCTTTATATAAAACTACTGCAGAATGTCTATCGGAATCGAAGTTAATTCTATAAGGTAGATTATATTGAGGCAAATCAGTCTTGCATAAATTATATGCAATATTTACAAATCCATTTTCAGGAACTCTGATTCTATATTTTAAACCAGGGTAAACTTTCACATTAGTAATTACTTCTTTATGATAGTAATTTGGTCTGAATCTACCACGAGTTTCTACAGTATCATTAGATCGTTCTGGAATGAATGATGGTTGGAAATTATTCTTATCTAAATCAAGATTTGTAGAATAAGGTTTATCTAATGGAATACTAGCTTTAGTCAAGTTATTATATCCAATTACTTTTTCTACATAATCTGCGACTTGAGTTGGTAATACGTAACTAATACCACCATATTCAATATCAGAATCTGTAAAGTATCCAAGAGTTTGCATTGCTCTAGTAATTGGTTTAATACGTCCAGCAGATGCAATTGTTTTTACATTGAGTAAAGATACACCTTTAGGAACTACAAATGTATACTTAGCAGGAGAGATATATCTATGAGTAGTTGTAGCTAATTCATAAATAGATCTATTCTTCAATGTAGTTGTATCGTAAGTATAAACAAATGGTAAACCTTTATTTATACCATTACCTAAGTAATGAGTTCTGATGATATCATTAATAATAGCTTCTTGAGAGGTATCTGGAACTATATGACCTTCAAGATCTGTAATATTATTATAGATATTGAATAGTTTATTGATATCTTCATTAGAAACTTGGTTCATGATAATATCATAATCAGAGTTAATATTTCTATAAGTATCTAATTCAGGAATAGATGGAGTGTAATCGATCAAGACTGTATTGAAACGAGTTTGAACGTCACTCTTAAGTCTAATAATATTATTAGCAATATCCTTAATATTATCTCTATCAATTTTCTTACCATTGATATATAAGAAATATAGATTACTATTCATAGGATGATCTAAATCAACTCTGTTTAGATAAATATATCCACGTTCATTAATCAATGGATGTTGTACATCTTCTCGATCTAATGATTTATTGGATTGATTTGCAATATAGAAATATAGGAAAGATAATTGTTGACCTTTAAGAAGAGATTCATCATAGTTCAATAAGTATAACTTATTACTATCAACGTCAATATTATATCTTGTAGGATCTAAATAAGTTTGATTTGCAAATACCATTACAGAGTTACCTTTTTTGAAGTAGTTTATATATGGTAAAGGAATATCAAATTCCATTTGATTATCTACGATAGCATCAACGTCAATAATTTCTTTTTGAATTACTACATAGTCAGAATCAATCAATGTAAATGTAACTTGACGATCAGTCGTAGTTACGATATTATCATCAATGATAGTCAATGTATTATTCGTTTTAGAAATTGTATATTGAGATTCTCTAATAAAAGTAGAACCAACAGTAACAAGAATCTTCTTATCTAATAACATAGAATCTGTCCAAGGAATATTAAATACTCGTTGGCCATTTTCTGAGCACATTACAGATTGTGTTTTGAAAGTAGCATATTTAGAAGTATCGGCAATCTTACCAATAGTTGCAGTTTCAGAATCAATTTCTTCAAGATATGCAAATATAAATGTAAGAATACGTCCTTCTGGAACTCTATCTTCATTACTTAAGAATCTAAAGTCATTACCATCGATTTCAAATCTACGATTATCAATATAAGTATCCCCGATTACACAGAAGAACTTACTTTCTTTTCTATTATAATCATGGAATAATTTAGGTAACTTAAATACCATCTGACCATCTTGATCTGCACGAACTTCTTCAATAGCAGTTTTTACAGAAACATTCTTGCCAGTGATAAAGTTAAATACTAATTCTTGACCTCTATCTAAACCTTCAGTGGCGAGTAATTCAACAGTCTTTTCTTTTTTGTCAACGTAGTATTCATTACTATTTAAGAATACGCCATTCTTGATTAAGAAGAAACTATTGTCATCTTCGAAGTATTTAGTATATGGTAGAGGAATACTGAATTTAGTTTGATTAGAAATTGTAGCTCTAACAGCCACTGCAGTTGTGCTTACTTTATTTTTATCGTTAGGATAAATGAATACGAATACTACAGCAGTACCTTTAGCGAGGCCAGTATTAACATTTAAGAATCTGATTGTTTTAGTCTTTTCGTTAATGATATATCTATTAGGGTTTACATATAACCCGCGATAAGAAACGAAGAAGAAACCATTAAATCCTTCTGGATAAGGAATCTCAAATTCTAATTGATTATCTCTTTCAGTAGTAACGAATCTAGGATCTACATTAAGTACATCTTCTTCTTCAATACCACCATAAGGATTAAGATCAATATTTTTATTGTAAATGAATACAAATGTCAATTCACGACCATAATCTACATAATCATCAGGATCAGTAAATACGATCTTATGACCAATTACATTATATCTAGATTGATCTACCATAACGGAGCCTCTCATTAAGAAGAAGCTTTCACCATTTAATAATTGAGATCTAGATGGGTAAGGAATACTAAACATTGGCTGTTTATCTATAGTTGCTCTAACTGTAACTACATCAACTTGGTTAGAACGACCAATATCAACATAGTTAAAGTCATAAGGTAAATAGAAAACATCGATTGTATCACCAGGTTGAGCCACTCTACGGACATGGATACATACTTCAGTGGATGTATTTTCCACTTGAGGTACAATTACCCTATACATGTCTTTTGTAAGCATTCTATTATTATGGAATACTACAAATCGTTCAGTATTAAGACAAGGAATAAAGTCACGACTAAAGAAATAACGAACAGTTGGTTTATTTACTTGGAAATGAGCATATTTGAATTGGTTTTTAGCTGCCATATAAATGGTTTTACCATAATATGCTGGATTTGTAAATGTAATTTGTTTATGATCTTTATCAACTTTATATTTAACGTCAAAGATAGTACGTTTATTGAAGTTTAGCTCTTTATAAATATGATCTTCAGTATAGTTAGCAAATACCATTAAGTCATCATATTTAATTAGAGTATTTTCAATACTATTATTATCTTCAGTACAGTTTACTTCAATAAAGTTATTATTAACTCCGGTGAAGTAAACAATTTCAAATGTATTATAATCTGCAATCTTAGAGATTTCAGTATCAGTCAATGGAACTTCAAAGTCAGCTCCAACATAACGAATTCTATGATAGTGATCCCATAGTTCACCATCTTTATGAATCATTACATATACATCAGGACTCTTATGGAATCCACGAGGCATTCTTAATACATTATTAGAAATATTTTGCTTAAATTCAGCACCAGTGAATTGACGGCTATGAATTTTAAGACGCTTTTTATATAAATCATTGAATAACTTAGAGTTATAACGACTTATATATCTAATACCAGAGTTTACATTATCTTCATACTCAGTATCGCCCTTATATTTGAAATCGAAGTCTCTACCTAGAGCAGTTGTGTCTAGTTGAGGCATTTCGTTTTCTTTTTCAGCAACCAAGTGTTTAAGAAGAGTTGTATTTTCAGGAATAGTGATATTGCTTAAGTTATGGTTAGTAATATCTCTATAGAAGTATTTGATATCCAAATCATAATCGATTGGATCTCCATTATTCATAGAAATTAAGTTAAGATTCTTAACTTCTGGATCTAAATCTTTATCGAATAAAGAGTTCTTCCAGCATAAGAAGTTATTATTAGTTAACTTGAATTTAGAATTTACTCCTAAATCGTAATTGACTAATTTACCACCATTAAGAGTTTTGATGTTACCATAAGTAACACCCATCTTTTCAGTATCTAAACTATAAACAGTTGCACCGAATCCAGATAGTGTACCATCATCAGCAAATCGGAATAATTCCTGATATCCACCTGGTATACGTCTAGATTCGGAATAACTCATATATGTATAAGGGAGATTTACTATAGCTACTTTTTCAATATGAAGACCATTAACATCTTCAGTCTTCATTTCATCAGCTACAATATATGTATATTTGGAATTACGAACAACACGGAATGAAGACCATTTAATATGATGACCATTTACAAATATCATAAATGGATATACTAAACCTTCATTAACCGCATCAGTCATTCGTTTATCAAAGTTAATATTCTTTCTATTAACTTTTAGAACTCTATATCGAACACCAGTTACTCGTAAGATAAAACCTTTTGTTTCATAGGTTACATATTTACGAATACCATCAGCCACGTAGTAGTTTGTCTTCTTCCAAGTCAAATCTACTACTTCTGGTACTATACCTTTTTGAATACTAGAAATATTAGTTGTGGAATAATTCTTAAGTTGATCAACGTAGTTATAAACTTCGTTATCGTAAAGCTTCATAATAATTGCCTCCCGTTTCTAGAATACTTTTTACATATTCTGGAAGACCACGGTTAGTAACTTTTTCAATAGTAGATTGATTATTTAAATAGCATCCAATATAAGCATTAGTCATCATAGAAGAGAATGCAGGGAAATATTCTAATGCGAATAATGTGGATGGAGTATATAATTTAACCCAAGCAGCAATAACTGCTTCAGTAGTTAATTTTTGTAATTTCAATGCCTCACGAAGCATCTTAACAAAGTTATCAATATTTCTGAATGAGTCTTTATCGATATAAGTTTCAATCAATTCAACTTCGCGTTCAGAGATACGAGCAATTTGTTTAGAGAAGTCTGTATTGTTTGCATATTCATAAGTATCTTTAGCTCCGCCCATAATATTACGAATGAAATATTGTGAAGCTAAGAATACGCAACGATTATGAATATTGCTTACGGAGTTTGTTTTGAATAAGTAATTAATTACATTATTGAATAAACTTGCAAATGCATAAGAACCAGCTTTGATAGTGGAAGATTTAGAAATGATTCCACGATAACCAGAGAAATACATTAAGTTTACAGATGCATCTAATAGATATGCAACTAATTGTTTGATATTATTGCATACATATTTACCATCTTTTTTATCAAGAATTTGGGAGCAATCTACGTATACAACGTATTTGCCATTACCACCTTTAACATCTTTTGCAGTAACAACACGAGTACTACGGTTTAGGGGATGTTTGCTAATATATAATCTAATAGATTTAGATTCCATTGCAGCTACTAAGAAACCACCAACTTGGCTTTTCTTAACATCATATGCTACATCAGAGAATTCATCAGATTTTACGTCAATTAACGTACCACCATGAATAAAGTTTAGAATGGATTTTTCATATTCATCTTTGTATTGTTTAAAGATGAAAGTTTCGTTTATCAGTTTACAATTCAACTGTTGTGCCATTTAGTAAACCTCCTTGAGTTATAAGAAAATATTACTACAATGTTTAAAATATGAGTGTATACACCCCTAGGGGCCTGAAGCACCTAGGGGTTATATAACACTGGAGATTAATTATTAAAATGAAATTAAACAAAAGAAAAGAGTAAACTAACAAATAGAGCTCACAAAAATCTTAAGGTTAAGGTGAATATAGTTGGCGAAACTATATTTATTATAAAGTTCCCATGAAATTTTTATAAACAGTAGTTTTTACATTAAAATACTTTATAATGATTGAGCGAGGTATTAATAAATGTCTTACTTTAATATAAATGACGATATAATTGAGACTGGAGCTTATGAGCATGGTACAAATAAAGTTCCTAGTGTAACACAAGTTTTACATCATATCCATGAGGATTATATAGCTAATTGGGCTAACTCTCTTGGATTCAAAGGTATAGGTTATAGAAAAGAATTAAATAGATATGCTACTGAAGGTACTAAAGTTCATAATGAAATCGAGAATTTCCTAAGAAATGGATCTCCAATGGTTTCTGGTGATAATATTAGTATGGGATTTGCATCATTTCTTAAATGGTTTTTAGATTCTGGTGTAAATAGTGGTAAAATGATAATTCCACTAATGTTAGAACAATCTTTCATCGGTAAATATTTCTGTGGCACTATTGATGCAGTATTACAAATAGGAGATAAGATTCATATAGTAGATTATAAGACATCATCTACTATTGGATATAAGTATTTTATACAGCTTGCCGCATATAAATATATGCTAGATAAAGCTGGATTACCATGTGATTATTTAACGGTATTACAATTAGATAAATACAAAGCAAATGCAAACCAATATTCTATTTCAATTAAAAACAATTCTGAATTGATAGATGAACTATTTAATGCATTTGTATATACTTTAGAATCTATGGTATCTATAAATACGGTTAAAGAAATTAAAGTATCAGATTTTAAATTTAGGAGTATCAAATGAACGAGATTAATGTATCTTCTCTTGATATTATAGCAAGAATTATTACTATATTCATATTTGCTTATATTTTAGTAATAGTCATTCAAAATGTAATAAAATCAAAAAATAAAAAATATTCTGCTGATGAAAATTTAAATATAATCAGTCACTTCTTAGTCGTAGGAACTAGTGTGCTATCTTTGTATGCATTACTCGTAATACTCTATGAAATTATAGTTAATCGTATAGGGTGATAGATATGTCAGATGGTAATATAGACGAGGTTAGCCTTCATCTATTATTTATACAAGCTTTGACAAAGAAGACTTCGTATGATAAGTCTAATTTAGTATATAGAACTTATTGTCGATATTTATATAAGAAGTCTATATCTGATATAGTTAAGTATATAAAAAATGAAAATATTTATGATGTATTATATGGACTTCTTTCAATTCAATGGTCTCTAAAAGATGCATATTATATATCAGAAAATTCTAGAATAGATAGAACTAAGGATAATAACTTTAGTGCTATTATTATAGAGAAAGATGATAAAAAGATAAATGCCATAGTTGGACCAATCCAATATACTGCATCTAATAAACATATTGAAGCTAATATAACTTATATAGATGATGAAAATAGAATGGCTTATACAATCAATAAGTATTCCAAAGAAGATGATAATCCTCTAAAGAAATATATAGAAGATGAGATTAGGAATATTATAATTGAATTCATGAAGTCATTAATTAAAAATTCTTAATACTGATATATTATAAATATGAAAGAGAGGTCTAGTGATTTAAATCACTAGACCATTATTTTTATTTATTTTAGGAGGAGTATAATATGAACAATAATTATTTTGACAGAACTTTACGTCGCACGTTTGATATATCTGGTATAGATATTAGCGAAGCTGGAGTTAAACGATTATCTGATTCCACTGAATTTTGTTATGCGTGTTATCCAATCATTGAAATTCTAAAAGTTCTTAAAGGACCAGATTGGATTCATCTTCTCAAGGAGATTGAATATCTAAGAGGTAAGATTACAAGAGCTTGTGGATGGTATACAGTTAATGTATATACATTTGTAGGAACGTCTGATAAACATATCGAATTCAAATTATATCCAGATCAAATAGCTTGGATTTCTATTACATTTGCTTTACGTGGTGATAATAGATTAGAAATTGTAAAATTAGACTACAATGAAGAAGCTGGTAATTTCTGTTATTTCGAAAATACACATTTAGCATTATTCATTGATGCAGTTTATAGTATTTATGATACATTGTTTACTGCTATAGATTATGAGGATCCATTGATCAAGTGAGGAGATTTAATATGAAATATGGTGTAAAGGAAATAAAAAATTTTAATGAATGTATTAAGAATTTATTCACTCTATCTGTTTTAGTAAGAGGAATTCTTGTTTGTAAAAAGGGTACTAGAAGTGATATCTGTAAAACATCTAAAGGTTTAATTACGGATACTCGCATTATTATTGGTGGATCTAAAATAGCAATCCAAATTGGTAATATTAAGATTGCTGCAACTACATTGAAAACAAATGATATCAATGTGACTATTGAAAATGAAGATAAGAGATCTATGCGTGATATCAATGGATTTATCTTAGATATCTATACAAATCTTACTAATGAATACGGCTTCTATGTACTTCCTGAATTTGAACCACATAATACAACTAAGGTTGTATATGCTAAGACTGGTGAAATTATATTAGCTACATACACTAAACTTTGCAATAACTATGCAGATCGTGCTAAGTTTATTTATAATGGACTTACCAAAAATAAACTGACACATTTAGATCTTAGTAAAAATACTGTAGCTATTGAAGAAAATAATATTCTCAGTATTGATGGTGTATCATATTTTAATTGCGAAAAAGATCTAGCATTTACTGTTGTGGATACAGATCGTAAATTAAAATTATTTGAACTTACTGATCTATTTCCAGATGCAAGATCTATGTCAGGAATGGTTAAAGAAGTACGTGCAACTTTAGAATAAAATTATAAGGAGATTCTAATATGGATCTCCTTATTTTTTTTTATTTTTATAGTATTTTTCACATACTCATAATACTTATTAATTTTTTAGGAGCATAGTAAAATGAGCGATTACGTATATAATAATTTACTAAGAAATATTATCGATGAATTTAAACAAAAAGATCTTGATAATATTAAATATGAATTCTCTGAGAAAGATATTGCTAAAGCTAGAGTGGAATTATCTTTATACTGTAGAGATTTCGATGAAATCCCTGAAGAGATTCCTACAGTAGAAGATTTCTTACGTCCACAAAAAGACATTCTCCCTGTTAAACAATCTAGAGAACTTACTGAATTATATTCTTTCATTACTTTGATGAATGTAAATGATCTATTAAAACAACTAAAAGATCTCATTATTAATGAAGATAATTCATATATAATTTGTAATACTAAAATATTAGATAATGAACGCATGATGACATGGGGATTTACTGCAAACTTCTTCTATGGATCATTTAACAATTTCAGCAATATAAAAATTAGATATGATAATCCTGGGATTATTGATAATAATACTCATGATATCCTAGTAGCTGGGGTTGTAGATTTTATTTATACTAACGTGAAACTTGGGTTATTGTAATGGAAAATAAAGACTATAAGAGTTTAGTAATAGATACTATCAAAGAACTCAATAAGATAAAATCATTAAATAAACCAGATGCTGCTAGAGAAGCATCTGAGTTTATTGGTGAAAGATTAGATAGAGAGCTATTAATTAGTAGCTCTAATATCTTTGATCTATTTAAAGACATTATCAATCCAACTGAAGATCTATTAGATGATCTTAGAAAAACTGATTGGTATGATGAGTATGTGAAATATAATGGCTATAAAATAATTAAGTTATTTAAAGTTAAACCATTCACTGAACTAACTTATTATGAGAAGATTGCTGTATTAACTGAATTTAAAGAATTTAATATATCAGAAGACCAAACTATTGTCAGAGATATATTCTTGAATATTCTTAAAAGCGAAGATACTAGAATATTAAAATTAGCTACAGCTAACTATATTTATCATAATGGATTATCTAAGAATATAATTAGCTTTACTGATATACCGGATTCATTAAAAGACAATTCAGAAGTATTAGCTTATCTAGTCTTAATGAACTTAAGTGATTCTATCTTTATTACAGATAAGATTAAAGAAGATGAATCATTTAACAGTAGTATCGCTTATATGAGTAGACTTGTGTTTAATATGCCTATAGATTTGGAATTAAATAAAAAAGAAAACTCTATACGGTAATATATATTTTAACTATATATTATTTAGGTGATATGATGATGCCTCTACTCCCTGGCATATGTCATATCGAACCCCTATAAAGGTTTATAACTAGAGACACACAACACATACAAAACACACACTAACAACCAAAACACACATTGAATAATAATGAAATTTTATAATACTCTCCTATAAAATAATAAATTCATAAATTCTCTCTCATCTTACATGAAAACTTTTCTACAATGTGTCTCTAGTGTATAAACCATTTTTTTTTATTTATTTCACGAAAGGATGGTCAACAGATATGAATGAATTGACTCCTAAACAACTTTTTAAGGATATAAGTCCTTACCTAATTGACCTTGCAGAATTATGTAAAAAAGGCAAAGAAATCAACGATGTAGTTGGAGCTAGTGTACGTAATAATTTATGTACCTTTGAAGGCTCAAGTGCAATCAATGATGTAGTAGTATTTAAATTCGAATTTAAATATGGAAGCTGTTCAATTACAGTTTTTGATAAACAAGTCAAATCTATTAAGTTTGAACTTAGTAAATCTTTAGACTTTAATACACTATTAGCTCTACGTGGTGCAGTTATGATTCTAGGCGAAGGATATGATTGTGATTATTCTTCATATGAAAGTGATACTAAGGTAGGGTCTATTAGAATTAAGAATGTCGGCGGTAATGAATTCACTAAAGTTATGCCGATGTCTTTATATAATAAGAATATTATTACAGATAGACTTAGATCTATTTGTGAATATATAAAAGCTAATTCGGATAAAGTAAAAGAGGATGAAACAAACTTTGAAGAATTATCCGATGATACTTTCCGTGTTGTATTTTATCGCGGTGTTAATCTAGTAAGGATAATTGATCCATACTATGATTCTATTTCTTGTGATTTAGATGTGACAGATATTAGAATCACCTCCAGATATAATATTAGGAATTTCACATATGGAAGTGATGTATTTAATCTTCTTAAAATTGTAAAACGAATTCCTAAATCTATTAAGGAGGAAAAATAAAATGGAAATGAATCTATTCATGGGTGCTATTATTGATATGCCAAACAGTAAGGCATCTAGAATTATAAAGAAGTTCTGTGAACCATTTATTGGAGCTGAATTTGTAATCCATTCTAATTTATATGAAGATACATATAAAACTTCTTATGAAAAAATCACAGATTCTAAAACTATTAAACATATAATTCATTTAAACTGCGATGATGAAAAGCTATTTGATCTTAGCTTTGAATTAATTAGAGGTAAAAATGAATTTCAAGTAATGGCTGGTGGTACAGTAGTTGAAGATGATGGTGTCATCAAAGTAATTAACGCATTATCTACTTCCATATTGTGTGATTTAGGTGTGGTAATTGATGAGTATGATGAAGCTTTAGATAATTTTGAAATGTGCTATTCTCTATATGATATGGAAGATATAGACGATGATAAATTAAAAGAAATCTTTACAAAAATACTCCAACCTATATTTAAGATTTCAAAAATATATGGTGCACTTAATGCTATAAATGTAAAGAGATTCAATATTTCTGTTGAAAAGGATATGGTTAAAATATTCACAAATGATGGTAATATGGTAGCTATATCACCAACTGATATTATCGTATCTAATGAAATATTTGAAAATCCTAATTATATCGATTATTTGAATAAAATGGCTGATGAAATTAGTATTTATACTAATGCATTAGTTAAAACCACCAAGAAGCCAATTGCTGCAAGATTAACAGAAGAACAGCATTCTAAATTGGGTTCTATAGTACAAAGCATAATCACTCCAGAATTAATTGCGTCTATAGATGTTAGACCAGGACAAGATCCGGTATTTGTAGATGAAGATGATAAAAATTATATCTACGTTCAGGGTCCTACTAATAAAAACTCAGTTGTAGTTTTGGGAATCAAAAGTAAACTTACAGGTAAAATATTCATATTAAATGTAGCTATTGATAAGATTTATTGTTTCTTATTTGAAGAAAAGATTAGTAAGAATGGCAATATTACACTCAAAGGCATGAGTAAATTAGATGATGAATTATTCAAAGATCTTGAAGATTATGCCGAGATGTGTAAAATTAAAAATTCTGATATAATTCTTGGAACTTCAGAAATTAAGAAAACTCTATTATCTTAATGAAAGGAGCATAGTAAAATATGCAATCTGAAGATAGATATAAAGACATGTATCTTGATTTGATGGATGTACTAGCATTAGTAGTCATCAATCAAGGTACTAAAGATTTTAATATTGATGAAGAATTATCCAAACGTGGATATGAATTATAAAAGGAGAACAATCATGAACCTTAAAGATGTTATTACTAAACTTGAAAGAGTAGCTGCTGACTATTATTATTTTAATGCATTCTTTGCAGGGATTTATAAATTTATTGTAGATGATGAATATATTTTCTTTAATAAGACTGCAACTGAATTATATACATCTGGTGTTAAATTAAATATAGAATTGTATCCAGAACAAGCAGATCTTAAATCTTTACATAAAGATGTAGAAGAATTTTCAAAAGACGTTGATGCTTTTTATAGCTTAACAAAACGTCTAAAATTTGTAGATTTGGATTATGATGCTTTAGATAAGAAAGTAAATAAATTATTCAAGAAATTGAAGCTTTCTGAAAAAATCAATACTAAGAATGCATCTTATATTACATTCACTACTGATCTATACGTAGATGATGAAAAGAAGTTTGCTATTGAAACTGATTACATCAACTACTATATGTATCGTCGCACTAGTGATATTATTTCTATCATTATGGGCGTATTAGACGAAGAAGGTAAAGTAAGTACTACCGCATACGTTTACCGTTATAAAGATCATAAATTCACTAAGATTGCTGATAAGAAAGCTGCTGAATTGATTAATGATATGCTTGCTTAATGGAGGTACATATGGAGAATTTGCAAAACCAATTCTTTGATATAGTCGCCTATAAGAAACCTAAAAATCCAATTAAGCTATTGATGTATAAATATATTATGTGGAAATATTTTAGAGATTTATCTAAATTATCTCCTTCATTTAATACTATGGTAGAAATGGCAGCATTCATCAAACTCGCCGAAACAGTATGGTTTTACAGAAATGATGAAAATAATATGTATAATGACAGCCCTGTTACATATAGTAAAGAGGGATCTATTTATATTGTATTGATGGTATCTGAATCTACATCTTGTACAATCGGATTGAAACAGAAAAGCAATCAGATTAGCATTTCTATAAAGAATATGTCAAAGAATGAAATTACTTCAAGCATTAAGTTTAAAGATGGTGAATTAGAAATTAAGAGTAAAATTGATGAAATTCTATTCATTAATATTCTTAATGCTTTGATGAAATCTTTCATTAATCTTATGAAATATTGTATGGAGATAAACAATGAGCGACGAATTTAATATTAAAGACCAACATATAAGTTTTCCACAATCTATACTGACTAGATATGTATCAAATTTAGCCAAGGTCATAGATAAGTTTAGAACTATAGATAGATCATTTAAATCTGAAGTTTTAGATAGTGGTATACGATTTAATACGTTTAATATGGTAGTAGATGAATATAAATTTGATATTTTTACACCAACATATGAAGTTAAACTTCATTATGCAGTTATGGATATTAGTTATGTGTATAACTATGAAGATGGGCATATTATTAATATACGTATTACTCCTTCTTCATGGGATTGCATTAATATAGTAAGCTATCTATGTGCATTACGAGGATTCACTGCATTTTTACGTAATATTTTAGAAGGCGATACTGAAGATGATTTTAAGACAGTAGATAATGACTGTATCAATGTAGTGACAAAAGATGAAATTCTTTATTTACGGTCTACTCAGAATGAGAATGAAGATACTAGGTTGTCTAAAAAGATATATAATATGATATATTCACTATTGAATGATGAATTAAGTATCCGTAAAAATATACGTGGTGTGGATTATGAAGATGGTGTTTATACCATTAGGACAATGATGGACCACCATGTTTTATTTTATTGCAAGCATATAAATTTATTATATTCTAGAAGTACTACTTCATCTGAATTGTATGGAATTCTAGAACGTATTGAAGAAGTATAAAACAAAATTACCCTAGGAGCTTCAATTCTCCTAGGGTATTATTTTTATATTTTTTAATTAACGACTAAACAGTTTAATAAATGATGTGAGGTCCTTCAAGGAACCTCACGGTTACTTTTTCTTAAGGAGCTTAGTAATGCAAGAAGAAATCTTAGTTGAAGCTCATATATCAGATATACACTTTGGTGTATTCGAACCATCAAAACAATATCAGATCTTAAAACAGCAGTTTATAGATCGTATAAATTTATTAAACTTAGACTTAATATCTATCAATGGGGACTTATTTCATCATAAGTTCATGAGCAACTCAGATGCAGTTATGTACGCAATGAAATTTGTAGATGAATTAGTCCAAATTTGTAGACAAAAACAATGTACCTTGTTTATATTACATGGTACTCCATCACATGATGCAAATCAAACAAAGTTATTTTATAGATATATGAATGATCCGACAGTAGATGTACGGGTTATCGAATCTATAAAATTTGAATATGTAAAAGGAAAACGAATCCTATGTATACCTGAAATTGCAGGATTAGGAAAGGAGTTTTACGAGAATATATTGTATACAAATGTATATGATGCAGTATGCATGCATGGTACAATTAGAGGTGCAATATATGGGAAAGATAAAATGGATCTAGATGCTCCAAGCCCAGTATTTGGTATGGAAAACTTTAAGTATTCTATGGGACCAATTATATCTGGGCATGTGCATGTATCTGGATGCTATGAAAAAGATTTTTACTATTGTGGGTCACCATATAGATGGTGCTATGGAGAAGAGAAACCTAAAGGCTATTTGATCTTACTCCATAATATAACTACTAGAAATTATTATATTCACTTTGAAGAAATCAATTCTTATAAATATGATACAATAAATTTTGATGAGATGATCAAAGATGATCCTCAAAAGATTATTGAATTTATAAGGCAACGGCAAGCTGAAGGTGTAGATAATATCCGTATGGAATTTACATTAGAGCATGAGAATATAAATATTCTAAAATCATTCTATCGGAATAATCCTAATATAGCAATTAAGTGCGATTATAAGAATGATATTATCAGACGTCAATCTCAAGAAGTTCTTGAGCAATGTAAAGAATATGACTACATTACAGACAAGAGCTTAACTGAGTTTGATATTCTAAGTAGATATATAAATGATAATAAAGGTTATACTTATATTACCCCACAAGAATTAATCGATCTTTTAAAAGAATAATTTGTTATGGTGATGAAGTGAGGGGCTTAAATGGCCAAGAGTGATATTGGTAGTGGATTCAATTTACCATTATCTTCGTTAGTATTATATGCTACGTATATAATGAGAACTATCCACGTATCAAATAGATCTGTATTAACTGACTTACGAGATCTACTATCAATGGTAGATCCAAACAAAAACTACAGCGTTGAGCAGACTAGAGAAAAAAATACATTTAAGTTTCTTTCTCAATTAGTCGAGGCCCGACTCAAAGGATATGAAAATAGAGATATACTTCTTCAAGCCGCAACGGATGGTGTAGATACTGAGAATTTATTTCCTATATCTAAACTAGATGATGCGTTAAGTGTTAATGAAATCGGATATATCGAAAGTAATATCAATGTAAATAGAAATAGTTTTTACACTCAATCCATGATGTCAAATGTATATGCTGATTATGCAGACTTTGCAATGGCAGATGAAGCTCAACGTGTAAAAATTATTGATAAAGTTCAACGTCAGATTGTAGAAGTGAACAGAAAGATCAAAGAGACTGCTAGTATTAGTGGAGTTTCAGAATCTTTATCAATTTCTGACGAAGAAGAATATGAAGCGGCTATCACTCATTTATATAATCGTAGTGTAAATGGTTCTACGAAACTTAAATGTGGTATGGAAGCATTCAATAGATCTCTTAATGGTGGTTATGAAAGTGATCGTTGTTATATTTATTTAGGCTTACCGGGCGAAGGTAAATCTAGTACTTTGCTAAATTTAACCTTACAACTCAAAGCTAATAATAAAGATGTAATAACAAAAGATCCTACAAAACGCCCATGTATTCTTTTCTTAACAATGGAAAATACTTTGACAGAAACTCTAGAACGTGCATTCAGCATTCTAGTATCTGATGAAGATATTAGCTCATTTGGTAGTGAAAAAGAAATTATGAGATTACTTAGAGAGCATGGTTTGAAAGTTACAAATGATAGTCCTATAGATATTGCATTTAGATATGCACCAAGTAATTCTGTAGATACTGATTATTTGTATACTTTATACGAACAGCTCCAATCTGAAGGTAAAGAGGTTATTTGTTTAGTACAAGACTATATTAAACGTATTAGACCTCGAGACTTCAAGTTAATGAATGGTGATATGCGTGTAGCACTTGGCGCAGTTGTTGATGAATTTAAGGAATTCGCAATAGCTAAACATATCCCAGTTATAACTGCATCTCAGATGAACCGTGATGCGGCTAAGATAATTGATGAAGGCCGATATAAAAATGAATCTGATCTTGTAAGAAAGATCGGTCGTTCTAATATTGGTGAATCTACATTGATTACAGAAAATGCTGACTCGGCATTTATCATAGTTCCAGAAACTGGAGCAGATGGCAATAGATATCTTGGTGTATCTAATGCTAAGAAGCGTTTTAAAAATCAATCAGCACCTTGGTTCTACCAACCTTATTCTAAAGAAAGACCTTTGGAATTATTGCAAGATACTAAGCTAGCTGAGCCATTATTTAAAACATCTCTTAATGAGCTTAAAACTTCTACTAATAGTGGTGGTTGGGGGCAATTATCAGAATCTGTTAATGTAGCCAAACCCAACGATAAAGTAGAAGATATAGCTAAAAATTATAATGTAAGTAATGAATTTGCATCTGAAGTTAATAAGTATATGAAGCTCAATGGTAAGAAAATCATAACTCGTAACGATGTTAAGGATATAGTTATCGGTAATGGCTTTATGTATGGGGAAATGACTCCAGATCAACAAGATTACCTTTACGTTATCAATGGGTTTGACCCAGAAAATAGTAAAGACGGAATGAATACTATTCGAAGCTACAAAACTAATCAATTAGAAGATGGGGCTCCACGAGTAGTAGTTCAAGAAGCTTTCGAAAATGATGAATTATATACAAAAGCTTTTGTTAATGATACATTTGAATTTAAGTGGTAGAAAGGTCTAAGCCACTGAATAGCTTAGACCTTAATTTTATGATTATCATTGAAAGTTTTAGCATTGGCATTCTCTTGAGTATAAATATCCGATAGATATTCTTTAAGCTTAGCTTTTGGGATAAGATATAGATATTTCTTACCAAGATTGAAGTCCTTTACATTATATAAATCATTTAATCGAAGTATAATATAATATAGTTCAGCATTATCATATATATCATAAGATAACAGCTTAGGACTATATTTATACTTCAATATTTCATCTTCAGTTAGTTCTACTCTAACTGAAGCTTTCTTGAATTCATCAAAATAGTCATCAGTGATAAGATTAACCACCGGGAATTGAATATTTCCTCGTTCTTCTACGAGAGACATATTCTGATAATCAGTTCCAATGGTTGGTTTATTACTAATAAATTGCTGAATGCTATTTATTGTTTTCATTATAGCCATCGTAATCTCTCCCTACAACTACTGGTTTATTAATATCGCCACCCAGGAAAGATATAGTAAATCTAGTTCCAGGAGGAATGTATTTCGTTGGAAAATTCCTAACAACTTCTTTTGGCATTTCAATTAGGATATTAGATCCTGTTTGCACACTGCCAGTTGTAAGTTTGTTTTTATTTATGATATTTGGATTTCTAACTTTAGATGTAGTCTTAATAGGAGATTTCATATTCATCGGATTAAGTGCTTGCACATAAAACGTCTGATATCCTGGCTCATATTTATTACATACAGAAGTTAGAATGCCGACTTCAGTGAAACCTAATCCTGAATCGGAATTATACTTATCATCCATATTAAGTCACCTCGAAAATATAAAAGTATAGTACTTTAATGTTTTTGGGTAAGGAGAATATATGAATATGCTACAACCTGCAATGATTTGTAACTGGGATGAGTACGTAAATGGTTTCGTATTATCCCTTTGTAGTAAAGTCGGTCTCCAGAAAGATCTTCACACTGGAAATATGTGTTTAGAAGATGATAATGGAGATCTTATAGTATTAGACTATAAAGGCAAATTTCTAAGATTCCCATTAGATTGCTATAATAGCCTATTCAATGACTGGATCATGTTTGATCCATTATATAACAAAAATGTCATGAAGTTTATATTTGATGTATTCATTGATAACTTTAAAGACAGTGTATATTTAGCAAGCTACTATAAAGTATTTGGTAAGACAATGAATTCTAAAAGTAGATTAACTGCTTTATTGTCTGATGGTACTTCTTATAGTACTCGTGAATATTATAATCCATCCCTTCAATATATGGAGATTATTGATTTCTTATTATTCGGGGTAGCAAATATTGATTATTCATATTTGGACTATCTGCCTCCAGTAGAAATGCCTAAACGTAAAGGGCGTGCTAAGAAATGAGATTCAAATTAAATCCTGGTCAGCAAGCAGTAGTTGATGCGGCAGTAGATTGGTTTAATAATTCTTCTGAGTTAGTATTCCAATATACTGGTGCCGCTGGCACAGGAAAAACAGTCGTACTAAATGAGATAGTACGACGTCTTAATATTCCATTAGAAAATATAATGCCTATGAGCTATACTGGTACTGCGGCGATTGTTATGCGTAATAGAGGAATGACTAATGCTAAGACAATTCATTCTTCTATTTATGAACCGGTTGAAGATATCTTATATGGTGATAATGGAAAGCCTGTAATGGATGATTATTTCAATAAACCTAAGACAAGATTGAAATGGGTTAAAAGGGAATATATTCCAGATAAGAAACTAATCATCATTGATGAAGCATCAATGACTCCAAGAAGTATGGTTAAAGATATAGAATCTTTTGGTATAAAAATTATAGCATGCGGTGATTTAAATCAATTACCACCTGTAGGAGACGATCCTGGATATTTAGTATCTGGTAAAGTTCATAGACTTACTCAGATAATGCGTCAAGCAGAAGAATCTGGAATCGTTTATCTTGCAGATAGAGCTATTAAGGGTTTACCAATCCAATATGGATTCTATAATAATGCAGTGGTAATACCAGAAGATGAGTTAACTGATAAGTTGTCTCTTCAATCTGATATTATACTATGCTGTAAAAATAAGACAAGAGAGATAATCAATAAGTATATTAGAGAAGATATATTGAAGATTAAGACTCAATATCCAACTTTTAATGAACCATTGATTTGTAGAAAGAATAATTGGAGCATTGAATCCAATGGTATTAACTTAGTTAATGGTCTTCGTGGTGTAGTCAGAAATTATCCCGATATAACTTCTATCAAAGATAATATGAAACTAATGACTATTGATTTCCTAGATGATGGTAATAACTTATTTCCTCAATTGGATATAGACTTAGAGTATTACCGTGCACCATTTGAAGCACGTGAAGCTCTTAAGAGAAATCCATATAATAGAGCTGATAAGTTTGAATTAGCATATGCTATAACTACTCATCTTTCTCAAGGTTCCCAATACCATCATGGTATTTTTATGGAAGAGTTTTTACATAGAGATATAATGAGTAATCTTATATACACTGGTATAACTAGGTTCTCAGACTATCTTGTATATGTAAAGCCTAAGCCAAAATTCCTCTAAATAATATATTATAATCTTGTAGGGTATATGACTCTACAAGATTATTATTTTATTTAAGGAGGTATTGTGTTATGACAAACATAAACCAAACAATCGACAATGGAAATATTTTTGAACAACCGCTAAAATTAGCGATGTTCCCTGATGAAACAGGTAAGATTAAGGTTGATCCAGAGGAAAGACCTTATACATTATTCATCTTCTTTGTAGATGGATATGATCAAGAAAAAACATTTAAGTTTGCTATTGGGCAAACTACAGTACGAGAATACATCATTGAGAATGCCGATATCATTGATTTCGAAAAATCTCTAATCTCGTCCTGGACAACTAAACCATGTGATCCAGATGGATTTATTACATTGGTTCAATTTATGCACTATTTAGATACTATCACTGATGAAGATGGTAATAAATGGTTTGAAGATGATTTCGATATTCAAGAATATCTTGAATCTCAAATCGAAATCGATACAATTTCTGATGAAGAACGTGATCATTACAATAACGCAATTCATCTAGTAATGCAAAATTCTATTTTGAGAGATATTGATAGAATTGAAGAAGGAGACGGTAGTTATGATGTCTAATGATATTACAAGTGTTTCTAATGCATTTGAGCAAGGTAAATTAGATTGCGAAAAATGGTTAGCTAACTTATCTCAAACTAATCAACCAGTTCAAGTTCCTAGATGGCCAACTCATCCTTCTACTAAGGAAGAGCATTATTATAGAAAAGGCTTTGAAGAACGATTCACTGAGATGACTAAGATTAGTACTAATCAAGCAGCTCGGTTATCTAAAAAGAACTATAATCTTAACGTCCATAAAAATGGTAAGGCTCGTCCTAATGCACTTGATCGTGAAATCAAGTCCAAAGGTGCAGACTTTTTATCTAAATATGGCGATAGATTCTATGTAGAAATTAAGAATCTTTCTGAACGTATTTTACGTGACTTAGCTAATGCAAATATCAATGTACCAGATTATGAAGAATACTTCAAATCCAATCAGTTACTTGATAGCTTAATTTCTGTAGCAACAGCTAAGTCTAACTATCATACATTCGTAGCAAATGCAATTCACTTCTATGGTATCTGCGCAGAACAGTCTGCTCAAGGTCTAACTCCAGATAATTATACAAGTGAACATCAGCGTTTCTTCGTATATCATTCGTCTAATGCACAAATCTATACTACCCTAGCTAATGCATTAGTTGAATTCAAAAGCTTCTTACTCTCTGGTATCTTTAACCCTGAAAGTATTCATGCTGCTGAATCTTATATTTATAGTAAGAAGTTGAATATGAGTGCACGAGACCCATATGCCCAACGTAGACTATGATATTAGTTTTCACTGTGCAGACAGATTACAAGAAAGGGTAGGTCTGCGTAAATCTCAGAAAAGTCAAGAAGCTTTCTTAAAGAAAGTTAAAGAACGAGGGATATCTATAAAAGATATCCCTAAGTCTGAGAAGTTATATAAGTTATTATATAACTATTGTAAAGATCAAGAAGGAACTTATTCCATATATTTTAGCAACTATGTGGTAATATTTACTGAATCCAACATTGCAATAACAGTATTAAATGCAAATGATAATCTCATTAAATGCGTAAAGAATTATTGCAAAAGGAGACATATAGATGGATGCTACACAAGTAAAAAAATATCGTGATCTTTTAAGAGGGGCCGAAAAAAATATCGGTCTAAGATTATATTGTGATAATGGTATTATTATTGATGAAATCGAAATGTTTGTCAATTGGAATGATACAGATAATGTAGTTATCGCAATCAAATCTAATGAAGACCAAGTTAATCACCCAGGTGTCAAACTTAAAACAATTATTGCAGATTACGAAATGATCCAATATATTATTGCTTACTCTACAGGTAGAAGTATTAGACCTATTGCTAAGAAGCTTAACTATACTGATGAACAAATTACAAACCTTATTAATAAATTTGCTGATCCTGATATTAATAGCTTCTTGAATACTACACCTAAAGCAGTACTTGAAGAAATTAAACATGAACACGAAGAACGTGCTACTGAAGCAGCTCGTGTTCATAAACTTCAAGAAGATAGAGCAAAAGCTGAAGGTCATGTAACAGTTGACCAAATTAGAAACAAATAATTACTAGAAATAAATTGGGCATGATAGTAAATTATCATGCCCAAAACATTTCTGTAATTGTATATTATTGGTGTGTATATAGCCGCATAATATATACAAAAAATCTCTTATAAGACATTTTTTAAGGAGGTACATATCATGTACAATCAACAATTTATGCAACAACCACAATTCGGAGCACCGGTTTACGGTCAATTCGCGCAACCATTTGGGGCGCCAGTTGGTCCTGTAGTACCAGCACAAAATATGTTCCGTGATGTGACTGTTACAGACCCAATGACTGCGGAAGATTTAAAAGCTCTTAAACCAGAAAAACGCGAATTCAATATGAATTTGACTGGTGAAGAAATGGCACGTGCTAAATGTCCGCACAAAAACAAGACACAAATCTTGCTTGAAAAAGTAGCAGGAAATGTTGTTCGTTGTAAACAATGTGGTACTGAATTCGATTTGACTATGCTTAGCAAAGAAGAAGTTCAAAGTGCAGTTAATGCAATTAAAAATGTTTTAAATCAAATGAAAACATATGCTATCAACTTCACTCCAGACTTCTATTCTGAATATATGATGATGCTAGCATTATTGGATAAATGCCCAGATCTTTATGAAATGGCTAAAGAAAACTTCACAGAAGTTACTAAACAAGTATCCAATTCTCAATTCGTAACTCCAAACCCTAACCCAGCGTTCAACCGTTATGGCTTTGATGCTTACCAAGACATCTTCAACGGCCAATATGGTGCTCGTTATGGTGTTTATAATCAAACTGTGCCTGTAGCTCCACAAGGTTTCTATGATCCTAACATGGCAGCTCAACAAGCACAAATGGTTCAAGCAGCTCCAATGGCTATGCAACAACCAGTGGTGCAACAACCACAAATGTTCGCAGGATATACTCAACCAGTAGCTCCAGCTCCTCAAGGTGCTAACCCATTCGCTGCTGGCTTTGCAGGTAATATGACTGCTCCAATGGCTATGCAACAACCATCTGTTGCTAACCAACCAGTAGCTCCAGCTCCTCAAGCTCCAGCACAACCTGTGGCTCAAGCTGAAACTACAACAACTGATACAACAGTTACCCTTTAATCTTAGTCAAATAATGCAAGATTAAATATATAAAAGATATTCTCGCCCATAGACTTATTGAGAGTCTATGGGCATTATCTTTTGTATTTTTTAATGAAAATTATAACAGCTAAGTAGGAGGGTCCTTATGTCACTATCTAAAGAACAAATTGAAAAAATAAAATCCTATGAGTCCCAAATTACGACTATTGAGGACTTCGCTGAAGCTGTACGAAAAACTGTAACTCAATATCTTGGGTATACTGGTAATAAAGGCTTTATTAATATGATTCGAGAAATCTTTCAGAACTCAGCTGACGAGCTTATGAAAGATGATAGTCCATGTGATGAAATATGGACAGCATTTAGTGAAGAGAATCAAGAATTCATGGTTAAAGATAATGGCCGTGGTATTCCACATGATTCTCTAATTCGTGTATTCAGTTCACAACATACTTCATCTAACTATAATAAGAAACCAGGTGAATTCTCGTCTGGTCGACATGGCGTAGGCGCTAAAGTAACAAATGCTTGTGCAGAATTCTTTATCGTTGATTCCTATATCTTAGGTAAAGGTAAACGAGTTGAATTCCATTGGGGTGACCCAAAAACTGCTAAAGTAACCAAGCTTCCTGATGAAAAGGGACGCCAAGGAACACAGATAACTTTCAGTCCAATTGTAGATGTAATGGGTGAAACTACTGTAACTTGTGAAGATGTTTTACATCTGATCAGTGCATTAACTCCATTGCTTAAACAAGGGGCTAAGATTAACTTCATCGGTAAGAAACGTGACGGTGGAGTAGTAAAAGATGTAATCATCAATAAAGATGGATTAATGGATGGTCTAATTTCTATTATGAAAAAACCAATCATTGCTCCGATTAGATTTGGCGCATTACGTGATGATAAAATGATGAAAGCTGAAATTGCTTTTACATTTGATTCTGATAATGATAATGAAATCATTAAGTCATACGGGAACTTCTGTCCTACACGAGATGGTACTCATGTAGAAGGCTTCCTTTCCGGTATGTCTAAATTCTTTAGAGAATATATGAACAAATTCTACTTGTCTGAAAAGAGCAAGTTAAATATTACAAACAGCGATGTTCGAGTTGGCCTTAAGGCAATCGTTACTTGTTCTCATATGACCCCAGAATTTACTGGTCAGTCTAAAGAGATAATTTCGAATGCTGACTTGGTGCCTTTTGTAAGAGATCTTACTATTGCTAGTCTAGAAGATTGGGCTAAGAAGAATAATAATGATCTCCAAAAGATTTGTAAGTATTTTAAAGAAATTGCAGAAATCAGAACACGATCTGAAAATGAACGTGTTAAAGTAAAAGCAAAACAAGTTTCTACTATCACAGGTCTGCCTAAGAAATTTATAAAACCAACTGGTAAGAAGAACTTAGAACTATTCATCATGGAAGGTGATTCCGCCGTAGGTCCAGCTAAAAACAATCGTGATAATACTCGCCAGGGTCTATTCCCTATTCGTGGTAAGATTGTTAATGCTATGGCGGCTACAAGAGAGAAGGTTGCGGCTAATGAAGAAGTTGCAGCAATTACTGCTATTATCGGTGCTGGCTTTGGTCGTTCATTTAACATTGAAAAATGTAAATGGGAAAAGATCATAATCGCTACAGATGCCGATCCAGATGGTGCACATATTAGAAGTCTTCTATTGAAGTTCTTCTTGTTATATATGCAACCATTAATTACTGCTGGTAGATTATATGCTACAGTTCCACCATTGTATGGTGCTAAGATCAATGGTAAGATCAAGTACTTTACAGATAGAACTGAGTATAATAAATATCTCCAAAAAGAATTTTTCAAGATTCATAAGCTAGAACTAGCTAATAAAACTAAATTAACTGAATCTGATGTAATTAAATTACTTGATCGTAATACTAACTATATCAGAGACATTGATGCAGTTGCTAACTCCTTTGCAATCGACGTTAAGTTGCTAGAAAAGATCTTAGTTCTCTATAGTAACAAAGTAGCATTTGATTCAAAAGAATTTAAGAAGATAATTGAATCTCAATATCCATTCTTGAAAGTTACTAAGACTGGTATTGAAGGTTTAGTTGATTCTAAGTACCAAACAATCTATTTTAGTGAAACATTGATTGATGCTTGCAAGTATGTCTTAGGATATATTGCTAAGTCTCCTAATGAATTCTTAGTAGATGGTAATGTAGTATCTTTATATGGATTGATGGAAGAATTTAATAAAGTTAGTCCACCATCCGTAACACGTTATAAAGGTCTTGGTGAAATGAATGGTGATCAGCTATTCAATTCTACACTTGACCCTAGTGATAAAGGTAATCGGGTTCTAATCCGATATACTTTAGAAGATATTAAATATGAACTTGATAAGATGAAAGATATTGAGGATGACAAACTTCAACTCATGAAGGATGTAGATGTAACTCAATATGTATTCTAACTATTTTTGAGAGAGAAGAAGTAGGTAAGAACAATGATTATTTATTACCAAGATAATCATGACTGCATGTTTGCGGCCAATATTATTTATAATAATCGTAAACATCTAGCGTGGGATGATGGTACCAATGTAAAGTTGGTACCATATCGCTACTCTAGAACAGACATTTTAAAGATTCTAGATACTAAAGAGACAGTAGTAATTCTTGGTATCGGATTCTTTGCTAATGACCCTAAATCTATTGAACGAGTTCATACTATAATTCAACGTAGTAAGAAAGTTATTTGGATTGATGGTCATGAAAATACAGAAGACTTGATGCAGATGTTTCCTGAAATAGAAACGTACTATGAAAAGGGAAGAGCTACATCATTCATTCTACATTATAAGATCTTAAAAAGAGATTATAATCTTGGAGTAGATTTGATAGCTGAAAAGCAAACATATCCTAATCCAAGTATGGCATGCATTTGCCTCTATCTGTATATATTATCAGTTTATTCTGATCCATCAGATATTGTATGGAATGAAATCTATGAAAGTAATAACTTAGATCCTTTAATCAATACTGGATTGATTACTATAGACTTCTTAAAGCAACAAAATATATTTGCTATTGAAAACTTTGGATATAAATCTATTCTAAATGGTGAAGAAGTGATTGCATTAAATGCAGATCATCGCTTATTCCTACCAGATGTAGTTTATACTCAAAAGATTCCAATTCTATTCTGGCAATTTGATGGAAATATGTATAGATATTTCTTATATAGAGCAAATTCTAAAGTTAATTGCTTAGAACTTGCTAAAATTTATAATTCATTTGGTACTGATTATAGAGCAACCTTTGTGTTGTCTTCACTTATTGCTCCAAGAAAGGAAAAAGAATGAGAAAGTTTGAAATGGTGAAAGATAAGTTTATTGATTTTAGTGAAGATCTAACTTTCGTATTTCCTCATCGAAGCACTGATCATTCTGCTGGTTATGATTTCTTTGCACCAAAGACCTATGTAATCGGCCCAGGGGAATCTGCAATCATCCCAACTTACTTTAAAGCATATATGAATCCAGATGAAGTATTATTCATTGCACCGCGTAGCTCTTTTGGATATAATTATGATATGCAGATTAAATCTACTATCGGAGTTATTGATGCTGACTACGTAGACAATGAAGATAACGATGGTAATATCATTATTGGAGTTAAGAATAACTCCGATAAGTTATTAACTATAGAAGCCGGTAAACATTTCGCTCAAGGTATTTTCATTAAATATTTGACAACAGATAATGATGCTGAATATCCAAAGAAAGTACGTAATGGCGGAATCGGCTCCACAACTATTTAATATTTAAAAAGAGGTAAATCATGAGAAACCAACGAAGAACAAACAAACCAAAATTCAACAATGTACGTATCGAAGTACCAGTAAAATTCAATCCTAAAATGGATGAAGCTACTAAGGAAAAGATGATTGATGTTTTGGGAAGTGAAGTTCTAAAACTTATCAATGTTAATATCTTCGCTCTTCGTAGTGATGTTAATAACGATCCAGAATCTAAAGGTAATGTAATTGTAGGTAACTTCATTGAATATAATAAAGAAACTAATACAGTTACAGTTGACATCTATGAAACTTTCAAAGATGTAATCAATGGCCTTGAAGAAAAGATTGCATACGTTTTGACTTCTTATAATGCTCAAATGAATATTACTAAGATCAATCGTATTATCATTGAGAAAAGTCGTTAATTTACCCAAGGCTATATAGTTCTGCTATATAGCCTTTTATTCCTCTTGATATAGGTATAAGTGGGAACTAAAATTTCACTAATACGTCAACAGCTAAATAAGTAAGGAGGATACCACTGTGGGTAGAGAAATAGACGTAAATATGCTAGAGCAATATACTGATGATATGAGATTATATTCAGTATATTCTGCATTATATCGCGTTGTACCAGATTTCCGAGATGGATTTAAATCTGTTCAACGCAAAATCATTTATGCGATGTATAATGATATCAAAGGTACTAAGACCGTTAAGTCTTCTTCAATTGTAGGTACTGTAATGGATAAGTATCATCCTCATGGTGAATCATCCATCTATGGTTCTATGAAACCTATGACTAACTGGTTTGAAAATAATATTCCTTTGATTGATAAGCAAGGTAACTTTGGTAACTTCCAAGGTGATGGTCCATCAGCTATGCGTTATACTGAAGCTAAACTTGCTAAGTTTACAGTTGATGCGGTTATTGGCGATCTAAAAGAATCTAATCAAGTAGTAGATTGGGAAGATAACTATAGTGGGACCCTTAAAGCCCCAGAATATTTAGCTCCTAATTTACCAATGCTTTTGATTAATGGTTCATTTGGTATTAGTGTGGGATTCAAAGTAGAAATTCCTAAGCATAATATCAATGAAGTTATTGATGCTACAATTAAGCTTATTGATAATCCAAATGCTAAAGTAGTATTGATTCCTGATTCTCCAATGGAATGCGATATTATTGATACTGACTTTGCAGCCATTTCTAATTCTGGATTTGGCAATTACAAAGTTCGTGGTCGAATTGATATTGGGGAATTCCAAGGTAAACAAGCTTTGTTTATTCATAGTCTTCCAGATTTAGTATATCTAAATACTGTAACTGAGAAGATTGAAGAATTGATGGAGAAAAATATTCTCACTCAAATTCATAATATTTATGAAAACTCTGATGGCGATCATAAGTTGGAATGTATTATTGTATTGAAACCTGGGGCAGATCCTAAGTTTGTTAAAGATACATTGTTCAAATATACTCCAATGGAAAGATCTTGCCGTGTAAATCTTGAAGTCGTATGTGAGCGAAGAATCGTTCATATGGGATATAAAGAATATTTACTACGATTCATCGATTTCCGTAAAGTAACAAAGCTTAGATTGTATTATAATCTTCTACAAAAGACAATGACTGATTATCATCAATATGATGCATATATTCGAGTTATGTCTAGTGGTGAGATTGATACAATCATTAACCGCATCAAAAAATCAACTGGTAATGATGAAGAGTTGATAAATGATATGGTTAAGAAATTCAAGATTACTGATCTTCAAGCTAAGACTATCATAAATGCTCCATTGAAATATTTATCTAAGCATAACTTAGCTAGATATATTGAACGAGCTAAGAATCTTGAACAAATGCGTGACTTATACATTAATAAGATTCGTAATGAGCATGAGCTTAATGAAGAAATTAAGCAAGAGCTTAAAGAATACAAACTTAAATATGGTAAGAAACGTAATACTCGAGTAATTAGTCAAGCTGAAGCTTCTGATATTCCAGAAGGTGAATTTAAGGTTATCATTACTGAGTCTAACTTTGTTAGAAAGGTAGGATTGAATGATCCTATCAAAGCAGTTAAAGGTGATAATCCTAAATTGGTTATCAAGATTAAGAATACTGATAATGTAATTTTATTTGATGCCGGCGGCAAGTGTTATTCTTATCCAGTTCATAAGATTCCATTGTCAGATAAATCTAATGCTGGTACTGATATCAGATTCTTGAATAAAAAGATTACAGCTAACGTAATCGCTATCTATCAAGAAGAAGCAATCAAACAAATTGCAAATTCTAAACAAGCCATGTATATTATGGTATTAACCCATAATGGCTTTATTAAGAAGATGGAGTTGGATGATTTTACTTCATTAACTGCAAGCGGTATATTCTATACTAAGTTAGATGCAAATGACTTTGTTAAGAATATAGTTGTCGGCGGAGATGCTTTAGATGTAGTTGTCTTCTCTGATAAGAAAGCTTTAAGATTCTCTGCTAAAGATATTCCATTAGTTCGACGTTCTGCTAGAGGTGTAAGATCCATTGGTAGTAAGACTGTTGAATATGTAGACGGCATGTGTTTAGTTGCTGGTAAAGATGTAACTGATGTTATTGTAGTAACTAGAAATGGTTATTTGAATAAATTCAGTATTGCAGCATTGCCTACAAGTCAAAGAGCTAAAGCTGGTAGTTCTGTAGTTAAACTAGCTAAAACTGATAATATCGTTAATATCCATATCGTGAATAATAATGATATCATTAAGTTAGTAACTGAAAAAGGAGTTAAGGAAGTTAATGTATCCGAAGTTCCTGTTGGAAGTTCTATCTCAGCTGGTACTAAATGTATTGATGGTAGAGATGTAGTTGTAAAATCTTTACTAATTAGAAATGTAGACTAAGAAATAATACCCCATAGGATAAATTCCTATGGGGTATTTTATTTTTTTTTGTAATTTTTAATAATAAATTATTAAAATACTAACACATAGGTAGTTTGAAGTTTTGTATAGCAGTAGCAAACTATTTTTATACACAAATTCTCCTTTGTGAAAATATTAATTACTCTACAGTTCTCTCAATTCGGATGCTATACAAAAAATGATCCCCAAGGTAGTTAAACTACCTTGGGGGTTTATTTTATTTAAGTAATTCACCGAGTTTATTATAAGAGAATAATTCATTATCTCTTTTATTAGTTAGAACTCTATTCCAGAATTCTTCATTATATCTATCAGTTGTAGATTTAACTTTATTTCTTTCTGCAGCCTCAATACGTTCATCGATATATTTACCATATACTTTTTCTAACTCATCGATATCTGCTAGAATACGTTTCTTAGTTTTAGCATCAGTATTGATATCATTCATTTCTTTTCTCAATGTGAGAAGTTGTGCATATACTCGTCGGCTAGTTTGAATAGCTATTCCAGAGTCTGTTGTACATATGTAAGAAAGTAATGTATAGATAGGAATATAAATATATAAATTATAGAAAGAGTTATCATATGGATCGAATTCTTCATCGATATCAGATGCCTCAATCTTAGTTAAAGCAGAAGCTAATTCTGGACCATATCCATAAATAGTAGCAAAGCTATCAGCCATTTCTTCTTCTAAATCATGAACTTTTATAGGTTTTTTAACTTTATCAAAATTCTTAATATAGTTCAGTATTCTATTGGATTTAGTACTATCCCCAATAAGATTATATGTATCTTTTAAAGTTGGAGTTTTAAGAATATCTTTAAGTAGAATCAATGTATTGATTACGTACTTGATTGCAAATACTGCATCTTCTGTAAGTTTAGATATTACTCTACGGATCATCATAAACATATCTGCAATAGAATTCGTTTCTTGAGATGCAATTCTAATAATTTTATCTAATTCAGAGAGTCCTCTAATATAGCTAGCCATATATCTCAATGAGCTACTATTTAAAATTCTCTTAGATGCAAATTGGTGGCCAATTTCATGAAGCGTAATAGCGGTCAATTCTTTACCAGATAGGACACCACTTAACATTGCTGGAGAAAATACTACAAGTATACTACAAGTATTTCCAGGTAGTGCCTTATATCCTTCAGATGTTTTGATTTTCATTTTCTTAATATCTGCAATATCAATATAGGTATATGCATTTAGACCTGGAGTTTTATCAATACCAATTGATACATTATCAAATCCAAATTTCTTTTGTAGTTGTTTTGCTACAATACCTAACGATGAAGCATCTATTTTATCTTTAGATTGTATAGCTTTATCAAACGATTTTTCAATAATTTCTAATTCTTTAGACTTACCAAAGTATGTTTCATTTACAGCGGTAGTCATATCTTTAATAAACATAATCAGTTTCTCCTGCAGCAGTATAGATTAATTTACTAACATGTTTTAGACAATAATTTAAATAGGTTTTACTAAGGGATTAAGTCTCTTAGTGATTTTCTTTTTAGGTATATATTATAGATATGAAATACGTAATTTAATTTTATTAGGAGGTTAATATGAAAGAAGATTCAAAAAATGGAACAATTGAAATTATCGATGTTAGAGAAGAAATAATTAAAGATCTAAATGTCGAAGTATCACGATTAAAACAGCAAGTAGTCGATAAAGAAGATGAAATGATGCGAATGGAAAAATATTTTAAACATGCATACATGGTCATCGTATTAGAGGGCATGATTGGAATGTCTATTATTGCTATCATATGTACATATTTACTTACTACCAAATAGGAGGATTTAGAATGGAGAAATTACAAAGAACCATCAATAGTGAAGTTAGTGATTTAGCCAGCTATATTGGTAATGATGTGCAAATATTAAAAGATGCAGTAGATGAAAGTAATATTAGTATTAATAGTATTAAAGAAGAGCTATATAACAATAAAAACGGTATTATAGAATTAAAAGAATCTGCAGAAAAAGAATTGAATAATTTAAATGAAAGAATCTATGAAGTTAATTCTACTGTTAATAGCCTAAATAGATGGTCAGTTTTGATCAATAATAAATTAGAAAATGAGTATGTTAAATTATCTACATTCCAAGATAAGACAAAATCTCAAGATAAGATTGCTGATTATTTAATGTGGGCAGTTATCACAGAAGCATTTGTAATCTTAGGTTTAATATTTTATTTATGCTTAACTAAAGTTATTTAAAATAAAGGAGAAGAAAATGGAAAAGTTTGTAAAATTAGGAACAGAAAGAATTAGATTATCTGAAATCAAATCTTATAGTGCGGCCGATGGTGACTTATGTATTGAGACAGAAGATGACTATTTTACTTATTATAAAGAAGACATTGAAAATCTTGATGCGATTATTAAATATCTTGATAGTGAATTAGTTGTAGATGCAACTAAAACAGATACACCTAAAATTGATGTATCTACATTAAGTGCAATAGAGCCAAAAACAACTTTAGATATTACTTGGGATGATATTCTAAAAGGCAATATCTTTAATAAAAGAGAAACATCTTTAATTCCATTTACTTTATATGATTTTGATGATGATTATAATAAAATTTATAAGCTAAATGTATTAAACCATATGCTTAAATTAATGAAAGATAATATTCCAGGATTTGATTCTAGATCCAGCTTATTCTCATTTGGTACATTATTAGAATTCGATGATAATGGATTTATTAGTAAATTTAATCCACGTCCTAATAATTTTGTTATTAAGTATGATCTACTTGGGTCATTTAATTATTTAATGATTATGGTAGTAAAGCAATTATATAAATATATGATATTCGCTGGCTATGAAATTCCTGAATTTGATTGGGATGTAGAAGAAAGACTTTGGAGCCGTAATGGGGATCTAAGATTAGAAGAAGAAGAAATAGATCTAATCATGAAATTAATTAATGGAGAATTAATTAATGAATTAAATTTACTTAAAGTAAATGAAATTAAAATAAATATGACTTCTAAGAAAATCATAGATAAATATTTTGAATTGAGTGAAATCATGATTGATAATTTCAAGAGAGAAATGCCTTATAATATCATAGATGAAACTGATCCACTTAAGAAGTTCATATTATTAAGATCTTTATTTAGTGATGCAATTAATAATGAATGCGGGATACTTAAATGCCATTTCAATTTATAGATGAAAGATATGATAAATCATTTAAAGTAATCAAAAATTTAATATTAGACTTATTGGGTGAAAGTGATAAGCTTGATGTTGAATTGATTGAAGACGCATTTAGACAAATAGAAGATATTAATTATCCATTAACTTCTGAGTTTCTAAAGCGTCGTCAATTTGGATTTATTAAGAAACGTAATATAAAGTTTGAAGTTACTTGGTGTAGAGAAACAGCAATACCTAACTTCTTACTTAATTTGATGAATGCATATTATAGCGATTCTATTGGTTATAAGAATGATGCATTTAGAGATTGCATACTCACCTCTAAGGAAGAGGCAATGCCAATTTCTGAAAAATCTAAAAATAATTTAGTAATTGGAGCTAATGGTAAGTGCTATTGCTTCATTGCAAAGGCGTAAGTTAAATGACATTAGATGATATTCTAAAAGGTAATATCTTTACAGGAGATTTAGAGTTAATTCATTTCCTAGATATTACTGAAGAAACTGAAAATAATGTAGAAAAAGAACAATATTTTCTTAAAGTTTTAGAAACCGTACATAAGGAAAATAAAGACTTTAAAGTATGGGAATATCTTAATACCTTTAATGAACAACGACTTGGGTGTGTAATCTGGAATGAAGATAGAGATGCTAGAGATGGTGTTGAGTTTGAATTCAATACAGATTATTACACTTTCTATTACGATAAAGAAATGAACCCATTGATCTGTACTGATCTTGCAATTTTTCTTGCTCTAATATATCTATATAAATATCTAGGTGTAGATGCCGTATATATGGATATCTTTAATAAACCTGAAGAATTAGCAGACTTTATAAATGGTTTACATTTAGAAGAAGATGAAGAAAATCTATTAATGGAGCTATTAATAGGTAGTATTTTTGGATCCCATTATTATGATTTTTATTTAGATGATAAAATAGTACATCCTTCATATGCTAAAATTTTAAATATCTATTACATACTAGATGGCATTGATTATCGATTAAGTAATTACGAAATCAAAGATCACTATCATACAAATGAAACTATACGTAAAAACTTTTGTATACTTCGTAGTGACATCATTGGTTATATTAAAAAGGCTTTACAAAAACGGGAGGAAAAGTAAAATGTTAGATTCAAAGGAAGTATTAAATTTATTTACTGGTAATTTATCGCTAAGAGATCCTATTACTATCGGATCTGATGAATTAGAGACACCATTTGATGCTGAGAAGGAAAGAATTGCTTTAGATCTGATTTTGTCTATTATTAAAGAAATACCCGGTGCATATATTAATAACTTCATCGTCGATTTTAATAGTAGTGGATATGGGGTTATTATTTCACGCCAATATGATCCACAAAGTTCTGAAATTGTTGGGTTAAAATTTAAATTTGATAAAAAGCTAAACCCATTAATAAGTGTTGATTTTGCTATTAGATTGATGCTCAGATCATTCTATAATTTTATCTCAGTTCCTTGTCTTATTGAGCTGAATAACCAATTTTTAAATGATAGATCTAAAATTTTATGGGATAGTTTTGATGAAAGATTCGAACTAGATCATGGCGATACTATATTAAAATTCCATTATTTATTAAATGGATTGATCTTTTCTAGATATGATGAATACTTTTATAATAATCGTATTAATGATGGTAGAATATTAGAAGTATTCGATGAACTATCTAAATTCTTGAATGATATATTTAGTAGATACATTGAATATGATAATAATATTACTTTAACTGAAAACTTCATTAAATTAAGATCTGAAGCAATAGATGCAGTAAACCATTGGATTGATGCTTGTTTTGATGTATCTGAATAAGGAGAAAATATATGATTACATTAAAAGACATCTGGAGTAGAACTGCTTTTGATGATTTTAAATTAAAAGATTATGTAGACATTACTGATGATCCAAAAACTCATGAATGTGAAAATGTAGAAGAAAAAATTTTACGCTTAGAGGAATTATTAAATCTAATTAGTGATCAAACAACTATGCCTGACAGAGATCCAGTATTTGTCATATTAGATTATATAAATATGCTACAGTTAGGCTTTAGATTAAGTTGTAAATATGAAGGAAAATCATCTGAGTCTATTAAAAAGGGATCTTTAACAATTGAACTCCAACCAGAAATAAACCCTTATATTACATATGATACTGCTATTAGAATGGTATTAGATTATTATTATTATGATGCAACCAAAATATCCATGATTAAGGGTATATCTATATATGATTATATCGAATATGAGTTGGAAAAAAATAATTATGGATTAGACGAAAATGTATTATTTGATCTAATCAATGGGTCATATTTCTCATCTGATAACTATAAGACATCCATAAGTTTATCTAAATATGCATCTAATATTTTAGAATTTGCAATCGGATATTGTAAATTTGAAGATACGTCTATTCTTAAAACTGATCTACTAGTTATAGATTTAATAAAACATGCTCGAGCACTAATTATTAAAGTTATTAAGACTCGACATAAAAATCAAATAATGGATTCAGTATTACAATCCCTAAATAAGAAATATAATGCAGTTGTTACTATAATAAGTGCAATATTTATAGATAATGTAACACTAGCTGACACGGATCCACAATTAAGGGAAGAAAACATAAGAAAATATTTGGATAGTTTAGACTTATTATATAAGGGTTATGATTTGCCTGAAGAATATAAATTTGCTTCTATATATGAAAAATCCGAAAGGTCTAAAAGAGATCTAATGCGTATCTTTATGGTACTTAGTGAGAATAATAGACAAATATTTGATTATATTGAAAAAATGATGTTTAATAAAGGCGAGGAGTGATTAATATGATTAAAATAGGAGATATTATTAGTCGTAAATCTTTTAAAGATTTTAATCTAAAAGACTTCTACGATGTTGATTTATCTAAAGAGTCACATGATTGTGAGAATGTAAAAGAAAAACTTTTACATTTAGAAGACATTCTACGAGTATTAGCTGAAACAGGATGTAATAGCGGAGAATATAATACGTGTAGAGATATTATTTATATGCTAAATTTTCATGAGTGTGGATTTGTATTAGACTGCGAGTATGATGAAAATGATAACATCAAACCTGGCACTCTAAAAATAGAATTAAATTCTACTAATCCATATATTACACATGATACTGCTATTAGGATTATCGTAGATAAATCTTATAGCATTATAAATATGAATCTTTTAAATGGCATTCCTGCCTCCAAACATATTCAGTTCACATTAGATGAAGTTGATACGGAACGAATTCTATCAGTACGGTATATAGAGGACTTTATTTCAGGAATATATTTCTCATCTTCTTCATATAGGAATAGAATTGGTGGGTTATTGCACATTGATAATATATTAGAATTTGTATACCAATTCTGCGAATATGATGAAGATAAAGATACACTAAAACGATTAGATCTATCTAAGCTTGAGTTATTAGATATAGCTCGTACTTTACTCATGAGAGAAATAAAGAAACGTCATGAGAATGGCGTAACTGACGAAATTTTAGTAGCATTAGAACATAAATTCCAATTAGTATATAGACTAATTAATGTATTAGTGGAAGACGAACTTTTACACAAAGATCCTAAATACCCAATTGATCTTAATGATAAATCTAGATTGGAAATGAATATCGATTATTTAGATAGCTTATATGCTAGATATAATTTACCAGATGAGTATAAGTTTAGGCATTTATATGAATCTGATAAGTTTATAAGAAAAGAGCATATGAATGATCTACAATTTATATTTAAAGAAAATAATAGATTGATCACTAATTACTTAAGAAAAAGCTATCTTGCTTGATAATAATTATAAGAAGAGCGAGTTTATCCCGCTCTTCTTTTTTTTGTATTTATAGCCATCTTGAACAATCCAATAACTTAGAAAGGTGGTATATAATGAAAAATACAACCGTTATTGTAAAGAAAATCTATCCAATTATTGAAACTCAAATTAAGAAGAATCTTAATGCTTATAAAAAATACATTGGTAAATTCATTTCTGATAGATCTGAAGACTTATATGATATTGCACCATGTAGAAGAATCTACTTTACTCAAAAAGATGCAGATGATTTATGTAATACTCTAAAGATCAATATTAAAGATATTCATAATTTGATGCAAGAAACTTATTATGCATCAATTTCAGCATTCAACCCTGCAGCGGCAAAAGATGAGATTACTATTATTCTCTTATGTCTTTTACGCTATTTCTGGAAAACTAGAGATCCCAAACTCATTGATTTAGGTATCATTAATCTTGCATTTTCTGGAAAGTTTTATCCATCTATTCATTATGGGTTCTTTAAGAAAGTTCAACCGGCTGAATATAGATGGGTAATGGATTATGTAGTAAACAATATGCTTACTGGTAAATTCGATCTTAAAACTCAAGGAAGTGTTTTAGGTGCAGTTAAATCTGTATCTAATACATGGATTGATACATATAAAGATCGTCTAAGAGATTTCGAAGATGAAGATTGCGTATATCTAATTCAACAACTTCATGGACGTATCAAATCTTTTATGAAAAATATTGCTAGTTTATATTATGAAGCATATGAAAATAAATCTCAATATATAACTTATGCATCTGATGACTATTCAGATACTGGCTATAGATTAGCAGATACTGATAGCTTAATGGCTGAACGTATTATAGATAAAGCTGTAAATATTGCATCTACAATGTCGGTAAACTATAAGTATTGTAAAATGTCTGCTGACTCATTAGTTAGAACTGATGAAATTAAAGATATCATCGAATATATCATTAAGAATGATACTAAACAACTCACTGAAGTTCGTGAATACATCAGTTTATTAGTTTATACATACTTTGCTCAGTCTAAAGACAAAGATGTTAGAACTGCAAACTTTATTAAGTATTCTATTCAACCTAAACCGAATACTAAAGATAAGAATATCCTAAGAATAAAAGATATTACAGAAAACTGGTTAATGCAAGCGTCTAAACGATACATTCATAGACGTAATCGTGTAGCTACAAGAAATAGCTATACTAGATCAGTTGTCATGTATTTTACATTACTTATTCATTATAGTGCTTTATAATTTATATGTCTATGGAGTTGAACTCCATAGACATTTTATTTTTTTTGCTCATATATTATAACTGTATATTTAAAGGTCATTTATTTTAATATATGGAGGAAAAAAGAAATGACAACCACAACTAAAAAGAAATTTAAAATCGATGATTTGTTTGTTGGGAAGTATGAAATATCTAGTATTCTAGATTTTCCTGAAGATCATGTATACGAAGAACTTGTACCAGTAGTGGGTACATTGGTTGGTAGACTGTTAGAAGTCTACTCATTACAAGAAGTACAAGTATTTTTAGATATGCTAAATAAGACATATAATAAATCATTCAAAGTTGTTTATGATCCGTCTAATAATATTACAAGCTTCTATTATTCACATGAACACCCGACATATAATATGGAAATTATTGTGAAATTGATTGTAAAAAATATTTATAGATATTTTGGAATAAAGTCTAATCCTTTAGATGAATCATATATAGTTGATAAATATTTACGTAAAGACATCAAAGAGTTTGATGTTAAAAATACTGGATTATATGATACAGTGCAAAAAGTATTAGATTTTGATTTCTTCTATTATTATAATAATTTAAAAGTATTATATAATATAGAAGGAGAACCTAAACCTGTAGTATTTGATCAATCTTATAAACACGTTATCAATAAGATCGATTTATTGACTCAATTTGTCAAGAAGATGAATCCTGGGATTGATTATAGAAGAATATATCAATCTTCTAGAGATTTAGGATCTTATGTATTAGAATTGCGTAGTGTATTAGTTAAGAATATTAGATTTAAAATGGCTAAAGAAGGCCTTGATAATACAGAGTTTAAAAATGACTATGTAGAAAATATGATGAGGGCAACTGAATCTATACTGTTTATGATGCAAACTGATATTAGTGATAATGATAATGAATTAGTATCATATGAAAATGAAGAATTTAAACAGACTCTAGAAAAATATACAGACATTTTATCTAAGTTATATGGTACTGATTTTAGAAAAAAGTGTACACTCTTTTCATTATTTGAGGATGAGGCATTGATGCAGGCTAGATATGTAACAGGTGAACTAAGACTAGCGGCTTTAGATCTTTGTATTAAAAAATTTGATGAAATGCAATCTAAGTAGTTGATTTATTATATAGGAGGCAGTCAATTCTGCCTCCAAATATGGTTTATTTTTTTTTACTCATATATTATTATCATGATAGTAGAATGCATACTACTATATTGGTCATTCTTAATAAATATGGAGGAAAAAGAAATGACAGACATCAAAGAAAAAATTATTAATTGTGAATTATTTACTGGCGAGTTCGAACTCGCTAAACCATTTGATATTGATGTATCTAAAATTAATCAATCTTCATTTGTTAATGAAAAAAATCATATCATGAGTGATGTATTACAATATATTGGATATGAATATGGGCTATCTAAGTGTGATATATTTATTGAACGAATGAATCGTATTTATTCTAATTTATTTAGAATAACCTATAAAAATACTAAATATATGATTAAACAAACAAAAACTGAATTTGGGGAACTCAATATTGATTTATGTTTAAACTTAATCTTAAGAAATCTATATCAAAATTTTAAATTAAATAAATATGATTATATTAATCCAGAAAATGTCACAATTTACAATGCGTTATATGAAGATGCCAAAAGGATTAATAAATCAAAATCAGACTTCGTAATAAATATAATTACCAGAATTGTAAATATGGAATTCTTTAATTCTTATTATGCAGATTTATTTGACACCATTGGTAAATCTTTACCATTTAGCACTAGATTTAAACAAATAGCACTGGAGTTATCATTAGTTGGTGATTTTATTAAAGAAATTAATAGCAACTTTTCTGATAGTCTAGCTTATAGTAATTGTAATAATCTTGGTGAATATACTCTTAAATTAAGAGATGAGTTAATAGATATTATTAAGCTTAAAACAAATCAAAAAACTAATAATAATCGAAATATTAAACTATCTGCAGATGTTGCATATTCTATAATTAATTTAATGGAATATGAACTCAATGCTATAGATGTATCTATGACTTATGACTCTTATGTAAAAAATATTATAGATAAAAATATAAAACTGTTAAATGAATTTTGTAATAGAGATCTAAGTAAAGATAGTGAACAACTTAAAATGTTATTAGATGGTAAAGAAGTTAAAATAGATGATTTCATTAAAGATATTAAATTGACAGTCGATAAATATTTATTTTACTAATTTATAGGAGGAAATTAAAATGGTAAATTTTGTAGATGTAGCAAATGGTGATATTTTTAAAGGTAGTATAAAATTAGCAAATATTCTGGATATTACTCCAGAGTATGCTAAAGAAAATCAGAAAGATGAAAAGAAGTTATTATACTTCATAGAAATTCTTAATGCTATCGGTAGGCGTTATGAAAAGCTATCTGATTTTCCAGGACTTAGACAAAATTGTGAAATATATGATTCATTAGTTAAACTTTTGAATGATGTTAACTATTATGGATTAAATATTACAGCTCATTATAATGGTACTAATCAAATAGTATCTCTGAAATTAAATTATTCTAATGATTTAAATCCTTTAATGTGTTTAGATATGGCAATCCATCTTATTTTAGACAAAGCTGGTGTTGGTCTTTTTGATTTTAAACGTATGGAAGAATTTATTCGAAGAGATGCTACACCAGAATTACTTAAAGCTAAAATTGTCAATATGTTAATCACTGGTGAATTATTTGTAGTTTCATATTCTCTCTATGAATACAAAGTCTTCTCTAAAGGTATTGCTGATTTAATGAGCTTTGTTTCTGAATTTTGCAAAATTCCTGATAATGAATTTAGCACCAATAATTTAGTAAACAAATCTATCAATGATGCATTATTAGCAGTACGTACATATATCATTAATAATCTTAAGATTAGACTTGAAAATAATGCCGACTTCTATTTCGTAGAAGAGATGGAAAAAACTTACAGATCCTGTGAGCATATTATCAATAATGCACTATATGCCGTAGAAGATGATAAATTTATTGAGTCAATAGTCTCAGTACTAAATAGAGTATATGAAGAGAACTTTGATAAAGTATCTGATATTAAATTCACTGTAAAGGATGCTAAAGTTTCTCTAGGTCTACTTACCAAGAATTATCTAATTAGAGAAAAGATAAGAGAAGTATATTTAGGCATTAAGCCAAATAAACTATATGGTAACTTTAGCTAAATATATCGAGTATTAATATATAACAAATAGGCCCATGGGAATAATTCCCATGGGTCTTTTATTTTTTTTGTAAAACTTTAGTTTCTTATTAATATATTATTAATGTGAATATATGAGATTTATATTTTAATTTATTTAGGAGGGATAGTATGTTACACGTGTATGTAGTTGAAGCATCTGGCTGGGTCGACGGACAATTTATACATATAGCTTCTGATTATCATCAGTCCTTAGTGGACTGCTATGACGATCTAGCTGAAGCCCCTCAGGGGTTATGCTTCGAAGAATTCTGTTATTAATTTAGGAGGTTAATGTGATATGAAATTGTATAATTATTGGGGCTTCATTGGAAGCCTCGCCGAAATCGAAGATTATGTGAGAATCTTCGATGATAATTATTGGAACGGCGAACCAGTTCCATTTGAGGCTGATGTATATGGCCTCATCTCAGGCAGGCATGAAATGCCTGTAAAAAAATTTATATTAAAAGATATAGTTTTTGGACCAACTTCATATATTAGTATGGAGGAAAAAGCCATTAAAACTCTAGAGTCACAAAAAACAAAAGACTCTATACTTATATATGTAACCGGTTATACACCGGCTACAATAGCTGCTATAAATGCAGCAAAATCTGTAGGATATTCTCAAATCATTCTGAAACACCATGATAAAGATAGCAATCTCTATCTCGATCAATGGGTGTATTAAGGAAGGTGAATATGATGAAAAATGATATTCTTATAACTATTTTACTAATAATAATCTCTATACCCGGGATTATTATAACTTTAGCAAAGTTAAAATTAGCTTTGCTATTTTTACAATAATAAAAAAGGAGAAATAAAAATGAAAAAAATATTAAATGCAAAAAATATTGTAGCAGCTGTAGCCATTCTTATGGCTATTGTTGGAGGAGCAATTTATGGGCTTAATGCCCCTAAAGCCGATGCAGATAACACTCAAAAAACAGAAGTTTCTGCTCAACAAAAAATTGAGAAAGAGGCAATTAGTAATCAGGTAAAAAAAGTATCCAATGAGAAAAAGATTCACGCTAGTGAATCTACTATTCACGTTGGCAAACCAACATCAAATAACGGCCAGTTTGGTCGTACCCTAAATACATACTGCTCAATCCCAGTACAAAATGATTCTGACTGGGCTGTTCTTGTCACTGTTAAGTTTACAGTGACAGTGTATGATAGTGCGTGGAAGAGAGAGATCACGCACGAGGAGGTTGTTCAAAAAGCAATTAGATCACATACTAGTGATGTGGTTGAACTCAAGAAGTCTTATACTACTTCTGAGTTCATTAGAGGGAGTTATGATATCGTCGAAGTTCGCGAGATCTTCGGGAAAGGAGTAAACTAATTTATGCCTGACTTTTCTACAATATTATTTATTGCATGTATTCCGTTAGTCATGTTGATTATATTATCAATAGACCGATAAGAATAATAAGAGGAGATGGGATAAATTCCCATCTCCTTACTTATATTTTTTTTTCGTCATTTTGAACACTCTATTAAATTAAAGGAGGTTTAATATGACTAAAGAACGAGCTAAGGCAGAAGAATTAATCTATAAGGTTATGGATGCTTTAGATAAAACTGGTAGTATGTCAAGATACTATGCTGAAAAATTTAAACCTATGGATGATAAAGAATTTCTAAAATACATTTCTAAGAAATTCCCATATAGATTTCAAACCCGTATATTTAAAATAGAACCAACTTTTGTTGAAATAGAAAAAGCGGCTAAGGTACTTGGAGTTCCATTAATGGAAAAAGTATCCACCCCAGATTTATATAAGAATAAAGATGGAGTTCCTGTAAGTACTAAAGAAGCACTAGTTGTTTATATTCATTTAAAGAAAATGAAACAGTTCTTAACTAAGAAGAACTCTATCTCTACTAATATTACTTCTAGAGATAATAAGACTGGTAGACTTGTAGGCCACGATAAGAATGGTGCTACATCTGACCGTGAAATGGAATCTCTAGTTGTATCTGGTATGGATAATACAATTCAAGAACTTTCTAGAGCTCGTGCAGATTCACCAGAAGCTAAACAAGCTATGTACAATACAATCTCTGCTTTAGGAACAGTTTCATTAAAAGATATTCCTGAAAGTAAAACAGATGTACTTTCTAAGAATATGATGAATGTTTATATGTTAGGATCACATATCAATACTAATTTGATTAATATTGATAATATGACTCCTCAAACTATAGCAAATAAGCGTATCTCGAGACGCAATTAAAATTATTCATAAGCATTTTAGATGCAACCAACAAAAGAATACCCCATAGGAGTTGAACTCCTATGGGGATATTTTTATTCATTTTAGACTACGGTATCGGCTACCCATAACTAGATGGGTAACCTAAGACCGCAGTCTCTTATAATTATTATTGAAAGGAGGTAAAATATGAATTAACCAAATTTTACGTCTAAATATACAGTAACTGTATATTTTTACTATAATGTTTATATTATAATTAATTATATATTATAAAATTGTTAACATATGCCGAAATATGTTAATAATTAATAACCAAAGTCAAACATTAGGGTAAAAATTAAAAATTTCTTATATTATATGGAGGAAATATATAATGGATAAGAAAATCGGAGTAATTCACGAAATTGGAGACATGGGTCTTGGTTTCGAAGAATTAACAGAAAAAGATCAACAAGCTCTAAATGAACAAAGTAAAAAAGAGCAAGATGAAAAATCGCAAAAATAATTTGATTTGATTATTTTATGAGTGCGATGGTGGTCAATCCCCATCGCACATTCTTTTTGTAAAAATTCCATATTACTGGCAGTGGTAATATGTTTATGTAATAAAATATACAATAGAAAGGATGTCTTAGAACAAAATCCTGTGTGGATCCTATAATATTAAGGAGCTGATGAAAATGAATTCCACATCAAAACCGATGCGTACCCAATCAGGTACGTCAAAGGGTATGAGAAGAATGAAATTTGCATTACTCACAATGCTTATTTGTCTTATATCCATCGTTCCAGTATTTGCACTTAGAGCAGATAGCGACGAACAAAAACAGAAAGAAGAAGAACGTCAAAATACAATAGTGCAAGAGATGGCAGATAATATAGTGACAAATCATAGAGAATATGATCAAAGAATCACTAGAATTATTTTAAAAGATTGGTTCAAGTACAAGTTTGATGTAGTAGAAGATTCTTATGAAAACTACTATAAAACTATGGAAGAAAAAAATAAAACCAAATCTGAATTAGAAAAAGTTAGACTAGAAATCAGAGATAAAGCTGAAAAAGATGCTGCTGAAGTCAAGGCACGTGAAGATGCATTAGCTGCAGAACAAGCTAGAGCTAACGAAATTAGAAACAATTCTCGTTATTCAGTAGACCGTTATTCCGATCTATCCAATCAACACGCAGTTATTTCAGTTGATGACATGAATAATATTATTTCTCATTGGGAGAAATATAATGGTGGATCTCCATTCAATGGACATGGGGATATCTTTATACAAGCATCTCAGGCTTCAGGATTAGATCCAATTTATATTTTTGCACATGCAAGCTGGGAATCCAATTGGGGTAAATCCTATTTAGCAAGAGATCGTGGTAATTATTTTGGTATTAATGCAGTAGATGTAAATCCTAATGCGGCTCACCATATGGGCTCTACAATGGCTGATGGCATAGTAAATGGTGCAGTTTGGATTAGCCAACACTACTACAGTGAAGGCGCTACAAATCTAAATGGTATGATTTATGGTCATAAGCAGTATGCTAGTGCAGCCGATAAATGGATTAATGGCATTAATTCAATCATGAGTGAATCTTATAGTGTATTAAGACAATCTCGTGGAATGTAAATAATAATAGAATTTACAACAAATATATAAACTTAGAGTATTGGGATGGGCATTTGTCCATCCCTTTTATTTTTTGTCTAAGGAGGATTATAATGAAAGCTAAATTAATTGGTATTGGGGCTGCTGGTAATAAAGCCGCAATGCAAGCAATTGAGAATGGCGTATTTAATCGTGAAGATGTACTTCTGATTAATACTACTCGAAAAGACATGAAAGAAAATTATGATGATATCAATGTAATCATCGGAAGTGGTATGGGTGGATGCGGTAAAGAACGTAATCGTGCCAAAAATATCACTATTGATTCTTTAAAATCTGAAAAATTAAAAATTGATCAATTCCCAGGTGCAGATGATGATGCAATTGTTATTGTATCTTCCTCTGAAGGCGGTACTGGTTGTGGATCCTCTACTATTCTAGCTAAATATATCCGTGAAGTATTGAATCTAAATGTACATCTTGTAGTATTTACAGGATTTGAAGATGATGCTCGTGGATTGCAAAATACAGTAGAATACTTCCAAGAACTTCAAGATAACTATACAGTTGAAGCTATTAGTAATAAGAAATTCTTAGCTACTAGTAAGAATAAACAAGAAGCTGAGCATAAAGCTAACTTAGAATTCTGTGATCGTATGCGTGTATATCTTGGTTTAGATCTAGCTGATTCTAATCAAAATATTGATGAAACTGATCTATATAAGATTGCCACAACTCCAGGATTTATGACTATTGAAATGGCTAAATTTGATGGCATCAAGAAACAATCTGACTTTGATAAAGTATTCGAAGAAATGATTTATGATACAAAAAGCTTAGATTATTCTAATACTGCAAGACGTATTGGTGTATTTATGTATGCATCTGAACGTAGTCAAAATGTTGGGTTTGATAATAAGAAAATTCGTGAAGAACTTGGTGAACCATTTGAATTCTTTACTCATATTCAAACAGTTCCAGCAGGTCAAGAACGAGTTTGCATTATGGCATCTGGTATTAAACTTCCAGTAGAAGAAGTTGAAAAGATCTATAATGAATATAAAGAAAGAACTGCAACTGTAGATAAACAAAAAGATAGTTTCTTCGATAAGATCGGTTCTATGGATATGGAAGAAGATGACAACATGTTTAATCTTAAAGATGCATCTTCGAAAAATCCTACAACTGATAGAAAGACTAATTTCTTTGATGCAGTTGAAGATAAGAGTGTGGTTACTATCAAAGTTGGTAAGAAAAGTAAGAAAGATGATTTCTTCGATAATTATTAATAATCTTATTAACGTGAAAGGATAATTCTATGGGATTATTTGATAAATATACAACTCAACCAAAAGCTCCAAAAACTAATTCAGTTAGTTTGAAGAAAACTCTAACAACTATAAGAACTGAACTAACTAAATTGGATTGGAATAGTAGAGAAGCAGTATATGAATTCTTTGAGAATAATCTCATGGATTCAATATACTATCTCGGAACAAATGAAGATCTATATAAGAACTTTGGTATTCGTGGAGAAATATACATCACTATTGATGCAGTATTAACTCAAAATCCAAATATAGTTCTTCCTAAGAATATTGTAATTCATTTGAATGATTGCATGTTTGGATTCTTATTTTCTGTTGACCCAGTTTACTTTGGACCAATCTATACAAAAACTAAAGAATCCATCATAAATATTTCTAAGCTTATAAATAAATCTACATATGAAAGATTAGATTTTGTAGATTGCTGTAGTAATGAGCAGCTATTAGAATATCTTCCAATTTGTAGAAATTCTAGCTTAGAAGAAGCAGTAAACATTCAGCGTACTAATATCATTATAATGACATCTTTGAATCCTAGATTAACTTCAGAAGAAGATATTAAGGATTTATATGGGGAGCTCTTCTATGAAAATTGGGAAGAGTTATTCCTTAATTCTATGACTGAAGTATATCCATCTAATATTAAAGAAGATGATGGCTGGATGTATGATATGATGACAAATGCATTATTAGAAATGCTTAATGAAAAACCAATGTCGGAAATTAAGAGCATTCTTATTAAGTATTCTGAAAAGTGCTTAAAGATGCAATTAACTAAGGTTGGTGTACGTTGTTCTTTATTTGAATTATCTTCTGATTATGATAAAATTGTTTATATTGCAGAAGAATTACGCGACCAGGGAATGTATATCATTTAATATAAATATACCCAAGGAGATTCAATCTCCTTGGGTTATTCTTTTTATTTTTTATAGACTCCTGAACTTATTAATAACTAAAAATGTATTAATACGCAAAGGAGTATTACTATGGGCTTATTAATTCAACGCGTTGCGGAAGTATCTGGATACAGTCCAGAACAAGGCTTATATGATGTTGCATATCCTACTGGATTTTTAAATTTCGACCATTTGAATGGTTATAATTTAAATACATTTAACGATAAAGGTGAATTAGTTCCAACTAAACATATTGGGTTACTTGATGGATCTTATAATCTATTGATTGGTAGATCTGGTTCTGGTAAATCTACATTTGCAGTTCAAGCTGGTGCAAATATTATCTCTCAATTTGAAGATGCAGAAATGATGATTCAGTCTATGGAAGGTGGTATTACAGTACCACGTTTAGAAACATTGACTGGTTATGTTGGAAATGAATTATTTAATAGAATCTCTATTAAGAATAGCGGTATTACTGCAGAGTCTATATATGATGATATTTATAGCATCTATGAAACTAAAATTAAAAATAAGGAAAAATTCTTATACGATACTGGTATGAGAGACTCTACTGGTAATCCTATTATGAAATTTACCCCAACAGTTATGGTTATTGATTCCATTGCATTATTAGCACCCGAACGTATTGCCGATAAAGGTGAATTATCTGGTCAAATGGCGGCTACCGCAATGGCTAAAGCTAATACTGCATTACTTAAAGGTGTAATGCAATTGATCAAAGCTACAAATATCATTCTTCTAGTAATCAACCATATTACTGAAAAGATTGAAGCCAATCCAATGATGCATACTAAAGGTGCATTGATTTATCTTAAACAAGGTGAATCTCTACCTGGTGGTAAAGCTGTTACATACTTGGCTAATAACATCATTCGTTTTGATGATAGCAAACTCAAAGAAGAGACATTCGGATTTAGTGGTGCACAAGTTGATATCTCTCTTGGTAAATCTCGTACAAATAAAGCTGGTAAGTCTACACCATTAATCTTCTCCCAAGAAAATGGTTTCGACTCTTTATACTCTTTGATGGTTATGCTTAAAGATGCAGGTGTAATTGCAACTAAAGGTGCATATTTAGCACTTGATGGGTATGAACCTAAATTTAGAACTCGTGACTTCAAGCAATTATTCATGGATGATGAAGAATTTAGAAAAGCATTTGTTAGAGCGGCTAATACTGAATTAGAAAAATTGCTTACTCCAATTCCTACTGGTGGTCAAGCTACGAATGCATCTATTACAAAAGATCTAATTGCTACATTCAAAGCATTGGAAGATTAATTAATACAGTGATTATATATTATAAATCAGATATAGCGGAAGAGTTGTTAAAACTCTTCCGTATTAATTTTTGTAAGTGTTTAAGAAAGGAAGAAAAAGATGGCTGGAAGTCTCAATCTAGAAGATAGAATAAATGAGGTTAGACAGAGATTAAGCAGTCCAGAACAGGTGTTAGGGAAAGAGTTGATTCAGCCATTTCCTACAAGTAGTTCTGGTAGCCGTAAAATAATGTATAGTGTCCATTCTGAACAGGCAATGGCACTGTGTAACCCAGAAGTACCATTCATTCAAACTGGATTTGAGAATGAGTATGGAAGAAGATCTACATCTTTCCAACAAGCAGAGCAAAATAAAAGAGTGTTGGATAAAGTAGAAAAATATGGAATCAATCCAGGGCATGAATATTATTTGATCGTTTATAACGAAGAAAGTAATACACTTGATTTAATTCATAAGTGTGATTATAAGTATATTACAGAGTCGTTTGGTTATCAGATCAATAATTCATATCTTGATTCATTAGCTCCTGGAAGTATTATTGAAAAAGATACAGTTATTAGTAAATCTAAAGGATTTGATAAATATAATAACCGTATGGATGGCATCAATGTTTTACTAATGTATATAGCTCAGAATAAGACTACTGAAGATGCTATTGAAATTAGTGAATCTTGTGCTAAGAAATTTAGATCTCCTTTAGTTAAGAAGATATCCTTCATGATAAATGAAAATGATATCTTACTAAACTTATATGGCAATGATGCAATCTATAAAGTCATTCCTGATATTGGAGAAAAGATTAATGATGGTATCTTAGCTGCAGTACGAAGAGAAAATAAAGAAGAAGCTCTATTCTCTCAAGTATATAGTAAGCTGAAAGATATCAATATGTCTGATGAAAAGATTACTAGCTCTGGTACTGTAGTTGGTATCGAAGTTAGAACTAACAATCCAGACTTAATGGAAACGTCTATCTATAATACTCAACTTAATATGTATTATCAAGATAAGAGACGTTTCTGTGAAGAAATGATTAGTAAGGTTAATAAGTTGAAGATTCACTATCAATGTGAATTATCTTATGATCTTCAAAAGATGGTTTATACTTGTCAGCAAGTAATTGATGGAGTTAAATATGATATGGATAGCAATGTATATTCCAACTTACAAATGGATGTATACGTTCTTGAAGAAAATGAACTCCACATTGGTGATAAGTTAACTAATCGATATGGTGGTAAAGGAGTAATTTCAAGTATTATTCCTGATGAACTAATGCCACAAACAGAAGATGGACAATATGTAGAAATGAAATACAATCAGGCTACGGTTGTCAATCGTCTAAACCCATCTCAATTATTTGAAATGGAAATCAATTCCGCATCAGCATCTATTATTAGAAATCTTAATAAACAAGATGTAAATGGTTCTTTAGAGAAACTAGTTAAGTTTACAAGATTCTTTAGTCCAACTCAAGCTGATGAAATGGAAAACTTTATTAGAGAAAGTAATCCATCTGTAAGAGCAGAATATCTAAATTCTATTATCGAAGATGGAAATCTTACTCTATCTATATTACCAATTCAGGAAGCAACTAATATTGACGTACTCAGAGAAGTACTTCATGAGTTCCCTGAAACTAAACATCGTAGAGTTCTAACTCCTATGCTAGATTCTACTGGTACAAAATATAGATTAGCGAAATCTTTAAGACCTGTATTGGTTGCTAAACAATACATCTGTAGATTGAAACAATATGCAGAAGAAAAGTTTTCAGCAACTAGTATGTCTTTTAGTAATAATCGTGGTGAAAATAGTCGTAATAAAAACTCTGGACTATATAAACCAGTTTATACTAATACTCCTATTCGTCAAGGTGAAATGGAAATTGGTGCCTTGACTCATATTGGTGATGATATCAATGTAATTATGCTTATGCTTTACAGTACTGCACCTATTGGTCGTAGAGCAGTAAAAGAATTGCTTACTGGTAATCCTAATGATATTAATATTGTATTAACAGATGATGCAAAATCTCGTTCTGCTGAAATCGTTAATACTTATTTGAAGTCTATCGGATTACGATTAGTATTCGAGAAAGTTCCAAAGAAACTTACAAATGCATTATTATATAATATTCCTGATGAAGATTTCTACGTTCCTGCATTTTTGAAGGAAGATGGTTACTTAGGAGAATTGAATCTAAATAACGATAAGAATTTGAAAATCACAGTTAAGAAAATCAATGGGAAATATTATCCGCAATATAAAAACTTTAAAGAACCTTGCGTTCCAGCAATTATGACTGGCGCAATGTCTTCCGAACAACCTGAAGGATTTGATGATACAGATCCATTCTGGATGATGCGGGATATAAAATACTTTAATAAATAAGGAGTTTATCATGATTCTAAGAGATCTATATACCGATCTTCTAAGAGGCAATCTTGATAATGTATTTGATCAAGAAAACGTACAAATGATAAACAGTGTAACTTCTAAGTTATTATCTAATCCAAGTTGGACTAATAAAGATATAGAAGATGCTGATCTCATTTTACGAATAAGTAATATCTTATACAATAATACTGACTTCTTAGCATTACCATTAGAAGATGGTATTTATGATTTATTACTTGAAGCTTATAGAAAATATAATCCTCATTTTCAAGTTGGGTCTGAAGTTGTGCATTTTAAGTTGCAATCTTCTAAACAGCCTAAGTCTAGTAAAAATGAGCCTCATTATATTGAAGCTATAGTTAGTTATCCAAAAGAAGCTAAAGAAACTATTTATGAGCAAGTATTTACTGAAACTCCTACTAATAGATTTCAAGAAGCATATGCAACTCATCATGCTACTGTATCTGATAGAGGAAGGGATACTGCTCATAAATATCCTAAGTTAGTTGGAACCTTAGATAAGTGTAAATTTGTCACAGATAAAGATGCACAAGATGCTATGGTTTATAAAGATCCTAAAGTAAGAATCTTTGAAAGAGATTTCTTAGCTAAACATCTTATGATGGGTCTTATTGGATATAATCAGCCAATCGAAATGGTTGCTGAAATTAAATATGATGGGTTATCAGTTGAAGCTGAAGTTAATAATCAGATCATCAGTGCGAGAACACGTGGCGATCTTGATGCAGATTTAGCTACAGATTTAACTGATATCTTAGCCGGATACAGATTCCCAAATAATATTTCTAATGATGAAATTATTGGGATGAAGTTCGAAGCTATTATAACTAAAGAAGATTTGATTAAATTTGAGAATGCCACTGGTAAAGAATATAAGAATATGAGAACTGCAATAGCCGGAATCATTGGTTCTGCTAATGCTAGAGATTATATTAACTTTATTACTTTAGTACCATTGGCTACTTCATTAGAGTTCAATAATCGAATCGAAGAATTAGAATTTATGAATAGATACTTTGCAACTAAAGAACCTAACCGTTATCAATATATGGTTGGGGATTTTGCAAATCTGCTATTCCAAGTTAAGAAGTTCACTGATGAAGCTGCATGGTATCGCGATTATATGCCTTTTGCATATGATGGTATTGTGGTATCTTATATGGATAAAAATATTATCAATGCTTTAGGTAGAGAAAACCATGTGAATAAATACAGTGTGGCTATTAAGTTCAATGCTATGGTTAGAACTACAAGATTTAGGGGATATCAATATACCATTGGTAAGAATGGTGTAATTACTCCGATGATTATGTTTGACCCAGTTGAATTTAATGGCACAATTCATAACTTAGCATCAGGTCATTCTTATGAGCGATTCAAAGCATTAGCATTGAAGTATGGAGATCTAATTGATGTCACATATGTAAATGATGTAATGCCGTATGTATCAAATCATAGATGTCCAGAAAATGATGCAAATCCTAATAAATTGGAAAGATTCATTGATATTTGTCCATCCTGTGGAAGTACACTTGAGGAATCTATTAGCGGCAAATCAGTAGTTTGCCCTAACCCAGATTGCCCTGGACGTGGGCTTGCAAGAATGGAAGATATGCTTCAGAAGATAAATTTCAGAGATTTCTCTGGAGCTACAATACGTGAATTAAATATAACATCATTCACTCAATTGATCAATATAACTAAAGATCAATTGACTTCTCTTGGAGAAGTTAACTCTGCAAAATTCATGGATAGAATTAATGAGCTTAAAACAAATAAGATTTATGATTATAATATCATCGGAGCTCTTGGCTTCTCTGATATTGCAATCAAATCTTGGAAGCTTATCTTACATGAACTAAGACTTGAAGAAATAATGAATCTAGACCCAGCTACATTGGAGTTCAAATTATTAAAGATCAAAGGTATTGGTAAAGTTGCCACTGAGACTATAATCAATGAGCGACATTTATTCATGCAAGATCTTGTTACAATATCTGAAATGCCAAATGTAGTTAGAACTTGTGGTCTAGTAGATAACCGAAAGAAGATAGTCATTACTGGATTCAGAGATGATACTTTATCTGATTTGGTTTCACCATTAGGATACTTTGTTACTGATAGTGGAGTAACTAGAGATACATCAATCTTATTAATTCCGCAACCTGGGTTTGCTAGTAGTAAAGTCGATAAGGCCATGAAATATGGCGTTCAGATCGAAACTATAGTAGATTTTAGGAAGCGATTAGGGTTGTAAAAAGTTACAAAACAAAATACAAGGTATTAATATATTATAGGTATGGAGACATATAGAATTGATCATCTATGTGTCTTTATATATACATTTCTTTTATTTCTTTGCAAAGGAGATTTTTATTATGAAGAAAGATGTTAAGGAAACAAGTATCATTTCTACAGTGGTTGATCGTTTGAAATCCGAAGAAATGATTCTATTCCATTCCAACCAATTTATGCAAGCTGGGAAATGCATCTTATTTGGTGCAGTTAAATTCTTAGCTAACACTAAGTTTGAAAACGAAGTGGCTTTACGCATCAATGATAAGAATGGCGTATTTATCATTGCTGTAGTATTGGAAAAAGTAAAAGATGACGAAGGTAAAGATAGCTTTGAAGCTCGTTTCGAAACAAACGAAGAAGGCATCAAAGATATCGCTACTGTATATGATTTGACTGATGAAGAAGTTCAACGCTTCATTAATCGTTTCATGTATTCTATCAGCAATAACAAATTCGTTACTAATGATTTTGTATACAAAGTATCTCGTGTGATGTTTAGTGCAATCATTAACTTCTTATTGAACCTTGGTAAAAATGAAGTTGACGAAGATGGTTATGAAGTAGCATTTGATGAATATCTAACTGCTACTGCAACTGATGAAGATGGCAAACATGCTATTGCTTTAGAACCTTCTACAGATTTGAAGAAATTCATCAAAGATGATAGCCTAATCGACGTAGAATAAGAAATATAAAATGGTGGTTAGATTCAACATCTAACCACCTTATATTTTTCTTTTTAGTATATGGAGATATTAAAATGAAAAAGGCTATTATTAATGGTGAGTTGTATACAATCTATGACTTCGAGGAAGGTATTAGACATCATGAAGAGCCTAATATTGCAGTCGAAGAAGATGGTATTGTATATCCAGTCATAAGTAAAACAAATGCGTATGGTCAGACTGGGGTATTCGTTGACGGATGTATGGCTACATTCGTTAATGCCTCAGATAAACCAGAAAACTATAAAGTCGATAATCTAAAAGTTATTGATTTTAGTAATACAAAAAGCATGAAAGAGCAAATTGAAAAGAATGCAGAACTTCGTGAAATGGAAGAGACTGTATTGGTTAGCCCTGATAATATATTCAATGCCAAACCAAAACCTACAGATCTTCCAGAAATGATTGCTCTTAAACAAGCTGTAAATCAAAAGCATATTGATATCAACAAGTATGCATATCGATTTGGTGATAACTTTAATAACGATAGGCGATTGTTTGAGAAACCAACAATCACTTTATCTAAATTGAAGACTATTGCCGAAGCATTAGATATGTCTTGTTATATCATTATTGAAGATAAAGATAAAGATGTACCTAATCCGATCGGTAGCCAAGTTAAAGTTCGGATTACAAACATCGAGGAGGGAGAAGCAGATGATTAATCAGGCTAAGTTCATTGCCGATTACAATGAGCGTAATAGACCTAAGTTTAATGATAAATTCTTCCAAAAGTCAGATGATGATATCATCGAGGATTTGAAAGATGTAATTCTATCTTGTCAACGTGATAAATTTTATACGATACGAGTAGAAAAATTCGAAGTCATCGATGATTATGCAGAAATCCAAAGATTATTGACTGGAGAAGAAACTCCTACAATATCTATTAAGGATTCTGATCTAAAAATTCTTAAAGTAACGTATTATACTGCAATCGGTAATCAAGAAGATACATTTGATGTATTGATTGCAGTACCACGTGTTATTGATGGTGCTTATATTCATCTAAATGGTAATGATTATTTCCCATTATTCCAATTAGTTGATGGTAGCACTTATAATAATACCTCTTCAGCATCAGCTAAGACTCAATCTATTACGTTGAAGACTAACTCCAATGCAGTTAAAATGCTTCGTAACTTCTTTGAGTTCAAATTATCTGATGGTGAAACCTTTAAGAAGTTAGCATCATTTAGTGTTTATCTATTTGATCATAAGGTAACTTTATTTGAATATTATCTTGCTAGATTTGGATGGTATAAAACCATTTCTGAATTTAAGTTTGATCATGTAATTAAAGTTACTGAAGAAGATCCTCAAGATGATGAATATGATACATTTGTAGTTCAAAACAGTCATATGAAAACTCCTATCTACATTTCTGCAGTTAGAAGTGTTTTAGATGCTGATAGAATTCTACAATCTTTCATAGCAGCATTCATCATCTCTATCAATAAATATGCAACTAAGAAGTTTACATTAGACAATATATACAATACAGATTTCTGGATTTGTAAACTCGGTTTTAACTTTGTAAGTTCTGAAACTTCAGTATTTACTAAAGGTAATGCAATTATTGAATCTTTAGAAAACTCATATGATATTCCAACTCAAAAACGCTTAAGATTACCAGACGAAATCAAGTCCAATATCTATAGTGTATTGAAGTGGATGGCTAGTGAGTTCTCTTATATTCGTCTAAAGGATAATTTAGATGCTTCATCTAAACGTATTCGTTGGTCTGAATATATTGCAGCGATGTATATTATGATTATCAATCTTAAACTACGTCGCTTACCAGAAAAACCAGATCCTAATGTAGAAGTGCTTCGTATTAAACAGCAATTGAATACGCCTCCAATGGCATTGATTGCTGAATTACAGAAGTCTAATTTAAAAGGGTTTAGAAATATGGTTAATGACCGTGACTCCTTCTTACAATTGAAATATACCATCAAAGGCCCATCGGGTCCAGGTGAAGGTAATGGTAAGAAAGTAGCACAAAATATTCGTGCAGTAGATATCTCTCAATTGGGTATCATCGATGTTAATACATCATCTGCATCTGATCCTGGTGTTGGTGGCATGCTTTGTCCACTAAACGATAAAGTATTTGAATATAATTCATTTACTAATGAACCAGAACCAAATACTTGGGATGCTAATTTTGATGAATTGCTAAAGATTTATAGAGATCAAAAAGGTTATACTTCTGCAATAGCTCTCGCTGAAGATGCTGGTCTAGAATTAACTGATGATCGTAATCCTGAATCTGTAGCATTTGATACAGAATATCTCGGTAATCTTATTGGAAAGATTGCTCCAACAAAAGCATTCGAAACTCAATTAAGACCTGCATTCATTAATATGGAAGATAGTGGGTCTATTATCTTTGAAGACTAGAGGAATAAGAATATGCCACAAGACATTTATTATAGATATTTTGTGTTCTCCAGAACACAAATGGAAACAATCAGAATTCGTGAAGAAAAGCTTGGTCGTCGTGCTAAGTTTGGTAAAGTTATTGTCGATGGCGTTCCAAAAGAGTACACTGATATTCTTTTGGATATGTCTGCGGCTAAATATCCTGACTCTATTAAAGTAGCCGAAGGGGATATTAGACGCATCGTCTATACTAAATAGGAGGTATATTTTATGAATCCAGTTGGACAAGCAAGTTGTGATCTTCATAATATTGGTCATTATTTAGCTAAATTAATCGGTAAAGAAACTCTTTACTGGGATAAGCTTAATACTATTGAACCAGATTATAATATTTTGACTGATCATGTAGATGAGTACTTTATTAAAAAGGATTTTGAAAAAGATTCTGAAAATAGATACTCTAATATTGAAATGCAAGCATTTGGTCGCAAATTCAGCGTACGTGGAAAAAATATTATTCTTGTTTTCAATAAATATATTCCAGATAGTGCTGTTGGTGATAATCCATTCAGTGTTGTTATCAATCAGGAAACTGATTCTATCAATACTCTATTGATTCATTTTAATCGTTTAAAACTCATGGTAGGAGATAAGGATTATGCGGCTTTATACTCCTTCTTTAATGCATTATTTACATACATCTATGATAAAGAGTCTCCAATTGTAACTCTTCATACAATGTATACATATATTGACTTCGTATTCAATAACTTATATATGGAAGATGTAACTGGATATATTAAATTCCATACATCTAAAGCAACTGAAGTTATTATGAATGAATGTGAAAAACTTAAAATCAATGATTCTCAAGGGTTCTTGCAAGAAGTATTAAATCAATTAGAAGATGAAGAATATAAAAATCTTTTCTACTCTCCTAAGAATACTGCAAGAATTACTGAAGCATCTAATGAACCTAAGTTTAACCTAAAACGCTTATTAAATACTATTGATAAAGTATTCTATGAGCAAAATGTTAATACTGTTCAAGTTCGTGATGCATTCATCTCTTTAGCTAAATCTAGAGATTTGAATGATGTCGTAAAAGTTGCTCAAGTTTATTCTTCTGAAGTTGAATTGTATAATGAAATTCCTGAAACTATTCAAAAAGAAGTTATGGATATTATTGTAAAA